TCTTGATGACTTCTTTGAAGACTTCTTAGAACCCTTCTTTGAAGATTTTCTTGAACCTTTCTTACCACCAACTAATTCTTCTTCAGCACCTCCTCTCATTCTTCTAGAACCCTTCTTAGATGACTTTCTTGATGACTTCTTTGAAGACTTCTTAGAACCCTTCTTTGAAGATTTTCTTGAACCTTTCTTACCACCAACTAATTCTTCTTCAGCACCTCCTCTCATTCTTCTAGAACCCTTCTTAGATGACTTTTTTGAAGCCTTCTTAGAAGACTTTCTTGATGATTTTCTTGAAGCCTTCTTAGATGATTTTTTCTTACCACCAACTAATTCTCTTTCTCTTTCTTCACGTCTTTCTTCTCTTTCTCTTTCTTCTCTTCTTTCTTCTCTTTCTTCACGTTCTTCTCTTTCTTCCCTTCTCTCTTCTCTTCTTTCTTCAGCACCTCCTCTCATTCTTCTAGATCCCTTTTTAGAAGACTTCTTAGAAGACTTTCTTGAAGACTTTCTTGATGATTTTCTAGAAGACTTCTTAGAAGATTTCTTCTTACCACCACCAGTTAATTTATTTTCAGTTTCTAATAATTCAGTAGAAGTTTCATCAGCATTATTAAAAAATTCACTAAATGTAGCATCATTTAATTTAATATCAACCTTAATACCTTGAGATTTAAGATTATCAAAAAAGTTTTTAACAGAATGAATATATAATGGCTTATTATTACCACCTTGTAAAGATTTATTCATTAAAGATTTATTCATTACAGAATTATTAAGTTCATTGGTAGAAGTTTGTGATTCGCTTGTGAGCATGGATACTAATTGTTCTACTTTCTTTTTATTTTCTTCTGTAATTTTTTTATCAGCAGATTTATGAACAGATTCTGCATTACCACCTTGCTGAATAGTAGAAGTAGCAGATAATTTATTCATTGTTGGAGGAACTGCAGATGATGTTACAGAACCATTTTCATATAATCTAGAATGATTTCTAACAAAAATATTATTTTCAGTTTCGGTTTCTGAATTTAAACTAAGAATATGTTTCAATTTATTTCTTAAAGATGACATTATATATATTATAATTTAGAAATTAATTTTAAATTTTTAAATTAAATTAATGAATTTAGAATAATAATTATTATCCTTCTTATATTAATAGTAATTATAATATATGTATATAGATCAATATGATGAATTATTTGATGATATATTAAATTCATTTTATAAATATCTTAAAAATATTAAATTTTTTGATAAAATAAATAAAGAAAGCAATTTTGTAAAACATCAAGATTTTATACTTAAAACAATCAAAACATTTGTTGATAAAATATCAGATAAACAAATTTTAAATGTTGTGAAAAAATCAATTCATGTTGAAAATATTATTAATATTATTAAACGATATTGTGCTTTTTATATTTATTTAGGTATTGCATATCATTACAAAAAAACAAAAGATTTGTATATAACAAATATGATAGAAATATCGCGATATCAAAAAGATACAACATATAATATTGAAAATTTTTTTAATAGTGAAAATAATAGTAAAATTATTAATTATTATACTGATATTAAAAATATTATATATTTATCTCAATTCAAAACTATGGACAAAATAAAAATAATTATAAATAATAATCCTATTAAATATGAATCAACTGTAAATATAATTAATAGTATTGGTGAAGATCATGCCATAGAATATTTATTAATAAAAGATAATTTTGATAATTTAATGAAAATAATTATTTTTAATTTTATTTATAAAAATGAAGAAAAGGTTAATTTATTAAATCTACTTGATAGTATTGAAAAAAAGAATACTGAATATAAATATATTGATATTGTTGTATCTACTCAAAATAAATTATTAGATTTTAATCATATTCAAAAATTTATAATATCTGAGAAATATCCAATTAGTTTAGCAGAAGATATATATGATTATCTTGAAGAATATAGGGATAATAAACAAATTATATTAAATAGAAATAATGATTTTATTAATTATTTATTTGATAATAAAATTATAATTCCAATTACTGAAGAATTTTTAAAATATCATAAAGATAATGAACATTCAGTAGATTATTCTAATAAAAAATCAGATAATAATCCAGATAAAGGAAATAGAGATAACACTAGAATAAAAGCATTAATAACTAAAATAAATAATATTAAAAACTATTATTCTCCTATGATTGCAAATAATGCAAAATTAAAAGCAGAAATAAATAGTTATTTTTATAAAAATTTTGAACCTAGAGTTGTTGTTTTATATAACTATTTTGATGAAATGAAAATTATTCAAAAATTATCTCATTCTCCAAATGCATCTGATTATGATTTATTAGTTGATTTAGAAAATAATAATAAATATCCTTATATTAATTTTAAAAATTTTAAAAAATATGGTATTAAAATTAGACCACAGCTTACTATTCAAGGTATTCGAGCTATGAATTTTAAATATAAACAAAATACTATTATTGAAACAGTTATCGGACATTCTAATAATCCTATGAATGTTATTGGTCTTGCTTTTAATTCTGCTAATATATCATTAGATTGTATTAATGTAAAGGATATGATTAATGTAAAATCATTATATAAAAATCCTAATGGTTATAAAGCATTTACATCTGTTATGAATAAATATATGAATAATCAAAAAGGTATAAATAATAAATTATTTTATTGGTTATTTGATAATGAGAGTGATATACCTATTCTTAAAAGTTATATAAATTATAATAAAAACAACTATGAAAACAACATCAAATTGATGTTAGAAGGGTTATATTATAATTATATTAATATTATATATAATAATATTATTAATTATTTAAAATCAGTAGGAACAATAAAAACAAATGATTTTTATAATATATATAATTATTACAATAAAAAATTTGATTTTGATTTAAGCCCAGAATTAAAACAAAAAATTATTAATTATGCTTATACTAATAATATTAAAGAAGTTAAAATTGATATAGATGAAATTGATAATTTAGAAAGTAGCAAAACAAAAAATATAATAATACCTTCAATAATAAAAAAAGTTAATAAAAATGATAATATGATATATTTAAATGATAATAGATTAAATATTGCAAATATTGAAGTATTTAAACAAAGTGAAAATGAATTAGATGATTATATATGTTTTCATAATGTAAAATGGATGCAAATATTAAAATTAAATAAAAAGACAGAAGAATTTAGTCAGGGTGTTTTTGAATTTGTTAAAAAATATATTAAACTAAATAATACAGGTGAATATATTTGTAAAAGTTGTGATGATTATGTTCCTATTAAAAAATATGTACTAGAAACATATTATGATGAAGAAAATGAAGTATTATTAACAACAAATATATTAGTTAGTACTGATTTAGAAGATATGGATAAATACAGATTATATTCTAAAACAATAAAAAATATTGAAAAGAATTTAGAACGAATTGCATATTTATTAAATATAAGTATTTATACTGGAAATACACCTGTTGTAAAATTAAGAAGAAAAATGATTATAAAAGATACTATAGATATGATTCTTTTACATACTGATTGGTTAAAAAAACAACAAAATGATAGAATTATAAATTATTCAAAAAAGTATGGAATTAATAAAGAATTTACAAAATTATTCTTTTTTGAATTAAAAGATGATATATTCTTAACAAAAGCAGATGATACTGATTATTATAAACAAATTAAATATAATAATATAATTGGTTACTTAATTTATAATATAGTATGTGATATTAATATGGAACAAATAAATAATTTTAAACCAGATAAATTGTATAATATTGTATTATTTAATAATATTAAAAAAGAATTATTTGAAAATTTATTAATTCGTATTAATCAAAAAGAAAAAATAGAAATTTTAAATATACCTTTACTATGTTATACCTTATTTTATATAAGTGGAATGATTTTAGCAAATAAATTATGGTTATATAACAGTACTACTGATAATTTTAAAAATGATACTCCATTGGAAAAAGCAAAATATAGAATTTATTTACATAAAATAATAATTCATACATTAATAGATTTAATAAATACAATTACTGAAGCAAATTTTGATGAGAATAAAAATTATATGTATGAAATAATTAATATGAAATTTTATAATACATTAACAAAGAATTATAATAACATTAAAATGTTTGAAAAAATAGAAAATGCAAATAAAACTAGTATAACCAATATAAAAAAAACAGATAAAAATTATGATTATATTACATTAAATAGTAATAACAGTAATGATTATATTACTAATATATTTAAACAATGTAATGTTAAATTTAAATCGGGTGATTATAGTTTAGATAAAAAAGCGAAAGAATATTTAGAAAATTATTATTCTACAAATTATAATTTTAATATTCATACAAATTGTCCATCAGGAGAATTTCATAAATGGGAATATATAAATAATAAATTAATTTGTAAAAAATGTAATGAAGAATATTCAGAAAATAATAAAAATTCAATTAATTATATTGATAAAATAAAACATAATATATTAGTTAATTTATCAAAAAAATATTGTATATCTGGTGATTTACATATATTTGATAATAATATTTGTAAATTATGTAAATTTAAATTAAATGATAAACTTTCAAATAATGAATTATTAAAAATGGAAACAAATATTGATAAAAAACATGATGAAATTGCTATTAAAGAACATGATTATATGGAACAGAAACATAAAAATGATATCAAAAATGAAAATATTATTATTAATACTATTCATAATTTAGATATTGTTTATAAAAAAGAAACTAATAATAAATTTGAAAATTATGTTATTGATTTTATTGATAAATTAATAAAAATTATGGGCAATAAAATAACTATAAAAGAATTAGATAGTACAATATATCTTAAAGATACTATATTTATAATTAATCATGATTATTTAGGTAATAATATTAAACCAATAAATATATCATCAAAAGATGATATTATTAAAATAGAAAAAAATCATCCATCTTTTAATAAAGATATTTTATACTATAAAGACAATAATAATAAAATTTATTTATATTATGATGTAATTTCATTACAATATATTGGATATTCTAAAAATAATAAAGATATTACTAAAACTAAAAGTAATGTATCTTTAGAAATAATATTATCATTAAAAGATTCTATCTTATTATTAGGTGTTGATTCAAAATATCAACAAATTGATGCAGATGCAACTAATAATATAATATATGATATTCTTCGTAAAAGAAATGTAAATTTAAAACAAATAATTAATAATTCAATTTCAATAATTACAAAAATAAATAATAAAAAAGAGATATTATTATCTGATAATGAAAATACTTTTAAATTAAATGAAAATATAATTGTAAATGAATTTGTAAAAAAATTAAAAAAAATAAATATTGATGATGTATTCTCAGATCATTTTATAATTATAAATAATATTTCAATTGATTATAATATTGATAATATAAATTTAGAATATAATGATGATATTGAAAATAAATATTTATCCATTGAACAATTAATAGTATTAAATAATTCTGATAATAAGTTAATATTTTATCTATTATATAATTTATCATTATTACTAGATAATAATATAAAAAATACTAATATTTCAGAACTAGCTAGATTAATTGTGTATATGTTAATATATTTTTTTAATTTATATAACATAAAATACAATAATTATGAAGTTAGAAAATATAACTATATTATTAATAATTTATCTCCTTCTGATTTATATGAAAATACTGAAACTATTGTTATTGGTGATTATAATGAATTAGTCAATACTAAAGATATTGTTGAACGAGATGTAAATGAAGAAACAAATGATAATGATAAAATTAATATGGAAGAAGCATTAGATATAGATGATTATGAAGTGAATGATGATGTTGATGAACGTGCAGAAGCATTAGATGGGTATGAAGATTAATTATATTGAGTTTAAAAATAATAAAAAATATTTTTATATTTAATATATAAAATTTTATGAATTTATTGAATAATATACTAATATTAATATTAATTTTAATATTAATAAATTATCTTACAAATGGAAAATTATTTGTTCATGTAAAACAAAGTTTTCATAATATTAAAATGAAATGTTTAAATTGGATGGATTATAATGAAGTACTAGATTCAAAGACTAAACCTGTTCCTCCTCAATCAAATAATCTTATTCTTCAACAAACTACTTTACCTATACAAACAGAATTAAAACCAATTAAACCTATAAATCCTGAAACAGATGTATTTTTAATATCTGATAATAAAGAAAAATTAACCAATGATGATGATAGTTTAATTCCTAGTAGTATAGAATTTTCAACAGCATAAATTTATTGCTTTCTCATAATTTTAAAAAATGAATGTGTTTTTAATATTTCATTAGGTGTTGTAAATTCTTCATTAGTTAATATTCGTCCTCGTTCTGTAACATATTTAGTTCCATATGTATATTTTTCTGGAATTATACTTTTTACAAAACTTTTTACTTTTTCAGGAATTTCTTTTTCTGTCCAAAATTTAGGAAAAAATCCTTCTCGTGTTAATGTATTAAAAAAATAATGAATATCATAATAACGATTTCTATTTTTACTAATGTTAATTTTTTCAGTCCATTTAGAATTAACTTTAGCATTTTCTATTAATCCACCTATACATGCAAAATCAAAATCCCATAACTTTATTTGTATTCCTATATTTGGAACTATATATTTTTGATCATCTATCATATATTTATATTTTTCACTCTTTTCATCAATTAATTGAACTAATATATTATTCGCCTTCAAATCATTATGTCTAAAATCTGGATATTTTGAATGTATTGTTGCTAATACTGATAATATTTGAAAAAATATTACTCTCCAATGTTTTATCTTAAATGATTGATAATTTTTTCTTATATAATCTAATAAATCACCACCATCAGCCCATTCACTTACTAATACAGATACATTATTATAATATTCATTATTTTTATGTTTTTCTATAAATTGATCTATTTTTTTATTATTAACTATTTTATTTTTTGTTAAACATAAAAATGGTTTTATATTACAATTAAATGTTGTTATTGGTAATACTATATGGGGATTTATTTTATTAATTACAAATTGTGATAATAATTTTATCATTAATAATTCTACATTTTCTGGTCTTCGTACATTATACATATCACCATAATCTTCTTTTTTTGGATATGCTACAACTTTTACTGCATATGATTTCTTATTTTCATTATTAGGTGGTGGATAAACTCCTTTAAATGTATGACCAGTACTACCACTTTTAATATATAACATTTTCCCACCTAGCTCATTAATAGCTGCTGAAAAATCTATATATTTTTTATTTAATAATTCTCTAATATCATTAATATTTTCAGGAATCTCATAAGAAACATTATTATTAAAATCTATTATACTATCTATATTTTTATTTCCAATTATTTCTTCAATAAAATCTAATCTTTCCTTTACTAAACCATAATTTTTTGTCATTAATTTTTTAATTAAATTATATTATATATTATATTTTTAAACATTATAAAATTAAACGAATATAATTATTATAAATTAAATGCAAACGATTCTATTGCATTTTTATTATTATTATTATTATTAATATTATTATTATTATTATTAAATATTATTGGGAATAATAAACTACCAAAATAGTATTTTATTTTACAAAAATAATTTTTAGAAAAATGATTAAAATTCATTATTTATAAAAGTAATTAATTATAATAATATTTTTATTTTTATAATAAATTAATTATTTAATATTATGATGTTTTTTTGTAAAATCATTATATTCTTTAATTTTTTGTTCTATATTTACATTTTGTACTGGATCAAATATTGGTTGTAACATGAATGCTCTATTTAAACTAGTGTATGTATTTGTTTGTACAGAATTTTCAACATATAATTTATCTATATCAGTTATACTTGTATATTGATCTCCAGCAACATATGTTGATAATTCCATAGGTTCGCCTTCATATTTTACTAATATATTTGTAAATTTACCATCTTTCTTTTTATCAGTAAAAATATTATTAAATTCATCTGTATTTTTAATATTATCATTATTAATTTTAAATTCATAACTATTTCTAGATTGCTGTATATTTTTATAATTATCTAATATTTTTGAATTATCAACAAAAACTTGATTAGTACTGTGTTTTTTATTTAATTCATCTGATAATAAATTAAATGTTTTAACACTATTATCTTTACTTGGGAAATTATCTAAATTTTTGATTGATTTATTAAAATCTGATTTTAATTCATTAAAAGTTTCTGATTTAGTAGATAAATATGTATCATAAGATTTTCGTAATTCTTTATCTAATAAAATTTGATTTGCTAATATAATATGATAATATATATCTTGTTCTAATTCTGAATTTTTATCAGGATGAAAATTTTTAATAACTTTTAAAAATTGTTTTTTTATTTTTTTTTCATCTGAATCATTAGAAATATTTAGTATATCATATAAATTATATTTTAGATTTTTGAAATCTATATTATTCATATATAATTATTTATAAGAATTATATATTTATAATAAATTATACTAGTGATTTTGCAAATTTAAGTAAATCTTCTTCTGTTCTTGAACCACCATATACCTTTGATTCACCATTTACTACAGCTACAACTGATGGATATCCAGGAACTTTAAATTGTTTGCATAAATCATCATTCTGTTTATCATCACATTTAACATCAACTACCTTTACATTAGGTAATTCTGTTTTAGCAGTTTCAGTAAATTTATCCCAAACAGGTTGAAATCTTTTTGACCAACCACACCATGCAGTATTAAAATTATATATAACTACATTTGAATTATCAAATCTTTCACTTTTTGGGTGATTCATAAAGCTATTATATAATGCTACTATAACAAAAAACCCAACAATACCTAATAATACATATAAAAATATTGAAACAGTAGATTTATTAGATCCATTATTTGAAGATGAAATACTATCCATATATATTTTATAAAGAAAATAAATACAAAAAAAATTTAAACTAATTACAAAAAAATATATATTATATATTTTTTGGTGATTAAATATTATTATTTTATTAATTTGTATTTATATCAGACTCGTACTTCTTATTATATTAAAAATATTAGTAGCAGTATTATTAAAATCAGCTCTAGTAATAGTTTTTACTTGTATATTATTTTTAAAAATAATAATTCCAGTTAGTAGTGATTGTTCTTGTATTTCAATATTAGATCTCCCAGATAGCGCTATATAAGCGCTTAATTGGGTTTTTACATCTTTCCATTTAGCATCTGTAGATGAATTTTTATAATATACTATTTTGTATTTATCTGTAGAACCGAATTTTTCACTTTTTGGGTTTTCAGTAAGTTTTTTATTAATTAATGCAATAATAAGAACAATAGTTAATATCCATAACCATCCAGCAACATTTAATGTTTTTTCATTTAATAATGGTTCTAATTTATTATTATTATGCATAATAATTAAAACAGTTATTACAACTGCAATTATTAACCATACCCATAATGATATATTTAAAACACTAGTATGACTCATAAAATAATGTATTTTTTGTAACATTGATGCAGTTTCTTGTTGCATTTGTGCTACAGATGGTAATTCTGGTACTGGTATAGATATTAATGCAGGTGTTGGTAAGGTGGGTACTGGTACTGATGGAATTGGTACTGTTGGTACTGGTACTGATGGAATTGGTACTGTTGGTACTGGTACTGATGGAATTGGTGCTACAGGTAATACAGATGTATTTTTAGCAGCAACAGCTCTTGCAATTGCAGAATTATCATTGGCTCTTTCAGCTGCAATAGGAGAAACTTCATCTTTCATTAATCCAAAAGGAAGGTTTTTTTCATCTAAAATACTAGTCATATATATATTTATAGAAAAAAATAAAATACTAAAAAAAATTTAAACTTATAATTTTTTTACAATATAATTTATTATAAAGATGGAATTCCTACTGTAAATTATAATATGGGTTTAGGACTTTTAATTTTAGTTTCAGTTGGTAAAGAAAATTTATATTTATCTGCACAACCTGAAATTACCTTTTTTAAAATAGCATATAGGAGACATACTAATTTTTCAATTGAACCAGTACCTCAATATTTTAAAACTACACCAGATTTTGGACGACGATGTACTGTTAATATTAGTAAAAATAGTGATTTAATGGGTACAACATATCTTTATGTTGAATTACCATCCATTCAATTAGAACAATTTACTAATTATAAAAAATTTGCATGGGTTAATAAAATTGGTTTAGCATTAATAAATTTTATAGAATTTGAAATAGGTGGAAATATAATTGATAGACATTATGGTGATTGGTTAAATATATGGCATGATTTAACAATTAGTATGGGTTTATCAAAAAGTTATAATAGAATGATTGGAAATGTTGATTTTTTAAAAAATTATTCACAAACAAAAGAATCTGTAATATTATATATTCCATTATCATTTTGGTTTTGTAATGATACAGGATTAGCATTACCATTAATTGCATTACAACATAATGATGTTAAAATTCACGTTGAATTTAATAATTTTGATTCATGTTATAAAATATCACCATCAAATTATATAACTGTAACTAATAATTATATATTATTACAAAAAGGTGAATATTTTTATCAAACAATAAATAATTCAACTTCAGTCGGTGAATTTATATATTTTGATCCAATAAATAATTATCTTTATTATAATGCTATTAAAGGAAAATTTATAATTCCATCTACTAATTTACAACAATCACAAACAACTCTTTACAGTTATAATACAAATTTTCCAATAATTATTGCACCAAATTCAATAGTAGTTAATGATAATAATTATTTTTCATTTAATACTCCATCAATATTAAATAGTTATTTATTAGTTAATTATATTTATTTGGATAATTTTGAAAGATTACAATTTATAAAAAAAAATCATGAATATATTATTCCAGTTGTTCAAACATTATCAGAACAAATTGCATATAGTTCAAATATATCTTATAAATTACCATTAATTAATCCAGTAAAATTATTAGTTTGGAGAGGAATATTAACATCAAATTTAACAAATAATAATCAATTTGATTATAGTATTATGAATTATTTGCAAAGCAACAATTTACAAAATAATTTACCTGAAAATATAATTAATAATAATAAATTAATTATAAATTCAATTGAAAGAATGGGATTATATTCATCTGAATATTATACAACTTTACCTACATATCAATATAATTTTTTAAAAAATAATAATGGAGTTTATATGTATTCTTTTGGATTATATCCAAAAAATTTAGATCCATCTGGTAGTATGAATTTTAGTAAAATAGATGATGCTTATTTACAATTATCATTAAATAAAAATATAAATTACCAAAATCCAGTATCATTAACTTGTTATGCTGTTCAATATAATTTATTAAGAATAATTAGTGGTATTGGTGGATTGGTTTTTAATATATAATTATATTTTTTAATATATAAATATATCATCCTCATTTACAAGTAATTGTAGTCCTAGTACTGCTTTATCAAAATCATTTTCATTTACTAAAATTAAATTTTCATAAAAAGTATTTATATATATAATTGGAATATTATATTTAGTAAATACATTACTAATATTATGAACTATACCACAATTATTAATTTGATTATCATAAGTATAAATAGAGAAAATATTATATGTATTATTTTCTCTTTTGATATTATCCATTTCTTTTAATTCATCACATTCTTCAATAAATAAACTAATAGTATTATTAGATTGTTCTTTAGTAATAGAATAAAAAATATTATTATTTTCTAATATTTTGATTATATTAGAAAAAAAATATTGATATTGTTCTATAGTTAAACTATATAATTTAACTTTACTATTTCTATTAATTTTTACATTAAACATATCCTAATACTAAATATAATTATTTCTTTATAAAATATTATCTAATTAATTATAATGAATTATGAATTTATTATACCTAAAATTAACAAATACAAATTACATATAGAAATAGGAAATCCAATTACATATACTTCTAAAGAATTTGATAAATATTTAATAACTACTGATAAACTTAAAGATATTACTAAAGAACAATATTATACTATAAGTCTTCTTACTAGTAGGAATACATATATTGCTCCTTTTTTTATTAAAAATAAATCATATAATTATTATTATACTAATATACTTTTCAAATCTAAATTTTTTAATAGTTTGAAATCAAAAATAAATATTAATGCAAATATTCTTCCTATGATAGGTATAAATGCATCTTTATTTCCAATATATAAACAATTTAATCGACCAAATATAAAAACATTACATTTAATTAATAAATTACAATATTGTGATGTAGTCATGTTAAATGAATATAGAAAAACAAAAGATAATCATACTGTTTTACATTTTGAATCAATGTTAAGTGAAGAACAATATAAATTTGATAAAAAATATATTAAAGCATTAGGTAAAACCGATTATCGTAATTATAATAAAGAAACTGCATGTGATATTGACTATTCTGAATTTACAGATATGGATATTCTTATTTTAAATATTTATCAATTTGATTATAAAATTAGAGATTTAGGAGAATATAGAAATCTGTTATATATATTTTATATATTACCACATTTACATACAATTCTTCGTTCTAATGGATTAATGATTATACGTTTTAGATTATTAGATTCTAAATTAGCAATTGATTTACTATCTATTCTTAGTAGAATATTTGAAAAAGTAATTATTGGACAACCTACATTATATTATGATCAAGCTATTATATGCGAAAATTTAAAAGATTCTTTTTATATTGATACAAAATATATAGATAAAGAATGTGGTGTTCAAACCAATTTTAAATCTTATTTACAAAGTTTATTTATTCAAAATATTGATCCTATATTAAATGTTGTTCGAAAATGTACATTAGAATATCTTAAGAAAAGATATAATTATACTAAAGAAATTAGAGATATATATTTAGAATATCTAAAATCTCCAAATATATTAGATCAATATATATTAAAAGCAAAATCTGAAGCAATAAATTTTTATACAACATTAAAAATTCAAACCCCTTTATATTTATATTATAATAAAGATGATATATATAAATTATATAAAAAATATAATGAAAGTATCAAAATATCATTTAATGATAAATATAATAATATAAATATTAAAAATAAATATGAAATAATTAATAATATTAAAAGGCAATTTGATTATATAGATGATGATAGTTATTATAAAATAGTTAAAAAATTAAAACTTACATTATCAATAAAAAATATAATTAAAAATGATATAAATCAAGCATTTCTTAAAATGATGGAAATACTAACGGAATTTAAATTAATAACAAGAAATATTACAAGTTTTCATACCTGTGAAGCACCTGGGATGTTTATTAAAGCAATAACATATTATTGTAATAAATATGATTATTCTTATGATTGGCACGCTCAATCTTTAGCATCCGGATTTGGTTATCATAGTGATTTTCTAAAAAATTATAAAGATAGATTATTCATGCAAAATAATGGTGATATTACTAACCAAAAAAATATATTATTTTATAAACAATTCTTTAATAATAAAAAAGTAGATATTTTTACTAGTGATTGTGGTGTTGGAAATTGTGATTATTCTGATGAAGAAATATTGCATCTTAAAGTTCATTTTAGTCAAATATGTTGTTGCTTATTAACTTTGAAAGTTGGGGGATCGTGTGTTATGAAAACATTTTTACCAATACAAACAAAACTTGGAATAAGTATTATATATTATTTATATAAATCTTTTGATGAACTCTATTTCTATAAACCATCGCTCAATCCAATAAGTGGGGAATTTTATATTGTTGGTAAAGGATATAAAGGTGAAAAGCAACATTTTTCCAAATTATTAAAAATACAAAAATCTAATGATTTATCAAATGAACAAATACTATCAGTACCAAAAGAATTTATAGATAGATTAAATTATTATATATATTTATTATTAAATAATCATGAAAAAGCATTAATATTATATCAATTATGTTTTTATTATGAAAATATAATTGATAGAACTGAATATGCAAAGAAATGGATAAAAAAGTATATGTAAAAATAGTTAATTTATATTTAAAAATAAAATATATAAAAAAAAGTATATAACAACATTATTTACGGTAATCCGAAATTAATATCTAAACTAATAATATATATGAATTTAGTAGATTTTTTGAAAACTCATACTAAAATTAATAATGAATTTATAACTGATTTTTTTAGTTTATATAAACTACAAGATAAATATAATTTTTCAATTAATATTGAAGCTATTGCAAAATGGTTAAATATGACTAAAGGACATATAAAAGATACATTAACTCAATCTTATAAAATTAATATAGATTATAAAGTAATTAAAAATAAACCAACTGGAAAAAAAGGTAAACCTAGTGAAACAATATTACTTACTCCTAAATGTTTTAAGATTATGGCTATGCAAAGTAGAACTAAAAAAGCAATACAAGTAAGAGAATATTATTATGAATTAGAACAAGTTTTAGACCAATATAAAGAATATATTATTAAAGGATTAGAAGACAAAATTAAAATATTAGAAAATAATCAAAAGCCTAAAATAAATCCTTCTAAAGGAGTTATATATATTATTCAAACAGCCGATGGTATCGGTCATTATAAAATTGGAAAAACTGTTAATTTAAGAAAAAGATTAAATAATTATAATGGAGATAAAAAAGATGATATTATTCCTATTTATATTTATGAAAGTGATAATATAAATGAAGTTGAACATTGTGTTAAAAGTTATGCTAAAAAATTTCAATATCGAAAATATAAAGAAGTATATAAAGCAGATCTTAATTTATTGAAAGAATTAATTAATGACTGTGGAGAATTTAATGAAAAAACAAATTTAAAAATTAAATGGAATGGTAATCATATTAAAGGTGGTAATCATTATATTGCTATTTATAAAGATTAATTTATCCATCCTAAACTACCTATTCCACTCATTATTCTAAGAATATTATATTGTTTTGTTACAGTACTTATAATATAATTTTCTGATATATTACTACTGCTTTGCAGACTGTTTTGCAGATCATTATTTGTTATTTCATAAACAACATCATCAAAATTATTAAAATTTAAATGACCTGAATGTTGATTACTTGTTGGATATAATGAAAAAGTATAACTATAATATCCTTCTGGTATAGATGCTTTATATTTATTATATGGAACTAAACTATTAAAATATACATTATCTAAATTTTCAAATAATGGAACACCATTCGCTCTTAATGTTATGGTTCCTATTGGTGATATTTTTATTATATTTTTATTATTATTGAATTGATATTGAAGATACATATTTAATACATATATCTGTCGTGATATTGATAAATTTGGAATAAAATAATTAACATAATACATTAAAAATAATAAAAATTCATAATTTGAATCAAAATATTTATATTTTCCAAAATTATTTATTAACATATTTATTTGATCAAATTTACTTTCTGTTTTATCTACTGATGATATATATATATTTAATAAATTCATATTATTCATTATTATATTTATATCGTTACTATATTCTTTCATTGTACTGTCACTAAAAATATATGATTGTATATATGTTTTATAATAATTATATGCGATATTATATCTATCATATCTATAATCATATTCTGTTTCTACTTTTTCAAATGCAGTTTTATTAAAATCATCCAACATTTTTGTTATTAAATGAATATCTTTAACCAATCCACTATATCGTCGAGGTATTATACTCTTCTTTTTAGTACTATTATTTGTTATTATATAATTACTATCTATATTATATATATCTAATATATATTCATGACTATGACTTCCAAATAATTTTCTCTCCATTTTATCTAATAATATAAAATCACTTATTAATGTTAATTTAATATTTGGATATATCATATTCGGATATGTCATATCAACTAAATCATTTGTTATTATTTTATCCATTCCATTCAACTTATATTCTAATCTTATTGGTGTTTGTTGTAATGCAATTAATGGTATTGATTGAGCTGAATTATTACAGAACCAAAAAATTAAAGGTAAATATATTTCATATGATAAATTTTTTTCATTATATCTTATTTTTGTCATATTATCAAATGCTTTTCGTTTTTCTTCTGTTAAATATAAATAATAATAAATATTATAAACATCAGTATTTAATTGTTCTATTAATTGATCCCCAATAAATAATTTAATATATTCAAAAAATCTTATTGGATTATTAATATTTATTTTTTCTTTTGTTTCAATAATATTACTACTTACACTAACTTTCTGAATCATATTTTCATTTTGTTTAATAGTATTATTATTATAATAATTTATTAAAGTATAATAATTATTTTCTACCAAATAATATTTAGTTGGTTTAATCAAATTTATATTTTGATTATAATTTAACTCTTGTGTATTATTATCAATAAATAAATATATACTATTCATATTATTTTGTTCATAATATGAACCTAATACAAATGTATTCTGATATATTTCTATACTATTAACATTATTACTATTTTGATATGGTAAATTATATACATATGTTTTATTTATATCCAATATTTCATTAAAACTAACTATATAATTAATATAATCATCATAATAAATATCAAAAATTTTGCCATTATAAATATTTGGATTTATATTATTAATAGTTGATAAATAAAAATCATTATTTGGACCATATCCACCCATTAATCCAATTGCATTTGTATTATTTACAATATTCGTTCTAATTAAATAATTATAATTGTTTAATTCATTTCCAGTAGCAGTATAAGGTACTAGTAAGAATTGTTTTGATGGATCATATTGAAAATCAGTTTTTAATGTTATTAATGCTTTTCTATATGAAGTTGGTTTATATATTAAACCATAATTATCTTCTTTATAATATTGTTTAAATATTCCATTATTAATATTTGATGTCCAATTAAAAATAATATTACCTTTATTAATAATTATATCATTATTATCAATTATAATATCATTAAATGAATAATAATAATTTGAATTATTTATTATAATTAAATTATTAGGAATTGGAATATAAATAATATTATCAATAATATTACCAGTTACATTAAAAGAATTTTCTTGAATAAATCTTATATTGTTTAGTAAATCTATATCATCAACATTAATAGATAATGTAAATTGTGTAATATTATTATTTTGTTTAAAATAAATAGATTTATTATTTTGTAAATTATTGTTTGCATAAATATAAATAACTGTATTTTCACATGATGGAATAATTTTATCTATATTATAAAGATATTCTTCCTGTTTTTCAATACTTACAACTTCATTTGTAATTATTTCACCTAACTTTTTAAAATATTTAAGTTGATTATAATTATATTTTTTTGTTAAATCAACATATGTTAATGGTATGATATTTTGTGAATTATAATATTGTTCAAATATAATTATATCTGATAATAGTATTTTTTTTGTTAAAAATGTTAATTGTATTGTTACTGTATTTGTATTTATATTAATACTATTTTTATTTATTAACAATGAATTAACATAATAATTACAATCAATATTATATGTAAAATCAGTAGGTAAATTAAATGTTAATATATATGTCATATAATTCATTGTAAAATTTACAATATTCCAACTATTTTTAATTATATAACTAATATTATTAATATTTGTTGGTATATAGTTATTTGTAACATATATATAACTATTATTGTTCTGTAAATTGCTGCTTTGCAGAATATTTATACTTGTTGATGTTTTATTTTCAATATCTATACTAGGTTTATTATCAATAATTTCATTTAATGTTGTATCATATACATATATAACCATATTAGTTGTTATTGGTAATCCATCATTTGGTATTATATATATAATGTTATTTTCTAGGCTACTTTCTAACGAATTATTAATATATAATGAATCAATATAATCAAAATATAAATTTATATTATTACTTGGATTCATTTCATTTATTGATAATGAAAAAATATTAATTGGAACTATTGTACTATTATTAGTTGTATCTATTAATCTAAAATTTAATGGATTTATATAATTATTTGTTGGATTATAATTATCATATATATTATTATCTAATGATAATGAATATACTACTTGATCTGTATATTCAATAGATGATGGATTAATATTAAGAATTAATGATAAATCATTATCATTTATAATCTCACTTTGCACTGTAGCATCTAAATTATTAATATAATAACCATCATTATCTTTACAAAGTAAATAATATATATCTTTTGATTTTAAAAATGTTTTATTTGCAATAAAATTAATATTATTATTATAAAATGTAATATAATTTTTGCTCTGCAAATTGCTCTGCAAACTATTACTCTGCAAACTACTTATAGATACATTCATTCTTAATTCAAAAGTATCATTTATTGTCAATCTATTACTTTGTACAATTAATACTGATATTTTATCTATCACACTATTTTTTATTTTTAAATTATCGTTAATAGTTACTAATGATGTTCTATAATATATATTATCAATATAAGATAAATTAATATTATCAAATGTAAGAATATAATTATAGCCTAAACATTTTAATGCTGTTATATTAAATATTTTTTCTTCTTTTACCATTAAATAATCTGTACTTTGAATATTAATATCTGTTTTAAATAATAACTTATCAGGATATAATACAACGTCAGATTGATTTAATGGAACTATTATATCTATATTTATACCATTCAAAAAATCAATATAATACTTATTATTTGTACTTATTAAAGTATCATTAAATTGTATTGAATAATCATATTTTGTTATAAATTTATTTTCTTCAAAAATAACACTAATATTATTTAATGACTTTTTATACTTATTATAAATATTAGCAGTCATAAAATTTAATAAATGATTACTTTGTAAATTGCTTTGCAAACTATTATAATATATAGTATCAGTTATAGTCATATTATTTATTCCTTCTTTTAATAATACTCCTAAATTTGTTAAATGATTTAATAATTGTATTAAATTAAAACCAAATAGTGATTTATTTTGATTATTAAAAAAATCATTAATCTCATCATTTATTTTATTATAATTATTAGTAGAACGATATACAATATTATTACTAATATCGTAAGTATATTCATTAGATAAATATAAATTATTATCAATAATAATATTATTATAATATAAATTATCTCCATTATAAGTAAAATTATCAAAATTATTAATTAAATAATCATTAATTATAGTATTAACATCTAAAAAGAATGAATTAACACTTAACCAATTTGGTAATATATTTAATATTGATGTAAATATATTTTGTAATTTATTATATAATTCAATATTATTATTTACCGATATTAAAAAATCTGATAATATTTCAACCTCATTATTAGTTAAATATGAATAGTTATTTACATTATTATCTGTATATTTTACAACAGTTCCTTCCCATTTTAAATAACAATGATTTAATACATTTTTAATACTATCTAATACAGTTGATATATTTAATATACTCCATGTATCCCATGGTTTTAATGATTGTAATATTCTAGTATCAATAATCATATTATTAAATAATTTGATTCGTAATTCTTTAATATCACCATTATTATTATTACTATTTAAAAATAATAAAGTATTAGCAGTATTTTCAAGATATATATTAATATTACTATAATCTAATCCATATATTGGATATGTTGTAATAATTTTTTGGGTTTCAATATACTTTGTATTATTATTTATATTATCAATATAATATTTTGAAAATAATGATAATTTTAAATCATTTGTATTATTTTTTAATGTATAATTATATGCTAATTGAAGATTATTATTTTCATTTTTTAATAATAATTCAAAATTATAATATTCTTTATTATCAATATTTCCAATAATATCTTCTAATCTTGTATCATCAATATTAATAGCCCTTCTATTTGAAGTTTGTGTAGAAGATTTAATAATATTCTGTTTTTTAATATAAATAGTTGTAATATCATTACTAATATATTTTGATGATATTATAACAAACTTATTATTAAGATATTTTAATTTATAATTATTATTTTGTAAATCACTTTTTGAAATATAAATATCATATTCAACTTTATCATATAATAATATATCAATATTATCAATAAATATTATATTTTGATAAAAGATATTATTATTAACATAAAATGAACCATCAAATTTAATATTATATTTATATAATAAATAGATTTGATTTTCATTATTTGTTATAGTATTTAATGATTTATTAACAACAACTGTCATTGGTAATACATTAAATTCATTATTTTGATTTATATGTATTGGAAAAATCTTAGAAAGATAAAAATCTGAATCATATTGAATATTAGTATATATTTTTAATTTATTTGGATATACTATTCTACATAAATGAATAAAATTTCCTGTTGCTCGTTTTTCTAATAATAAATGATAACTATCATATAATATATTAAAATTTTCAATAAACATTGGTGCAGATTCTTCTAATGAAGGAATATCAAATAATATATTACTATTATTATAAAAATAAAGATAACTATATTTACTATCTTTTAATGGCTTATCTGGACTAGATGCCATATATTCTATTTTTATTTGTTTCTTATAATTATCTATGAATACTAAATCATCATTATAAAGATAATATTTTACTACATCTAAATTTCTACTACCATATGCTGTATTTATATTATCATAATCAATTGGTTGTAATGCATTATTATATTGAAAGATATTAGAAGTATAATATTCATAATTTGTATATGGAGAACAGATCATAGTAACATATTCTGATTTTACATTAATATTATTTAATAATTCAATATAATAATTATTATCTTCACTAATAATTATATTTTTTAAATAATTAAATGTACCTAAAATTTTAATTGGCATCATAAAATAAAAATTATAATATTGAACAATACTAGCATTAACAATTTTAAATTTATTATTACTATATATTGTTAAAATTTCTATTGGAATATTATCTATTTTTGATTCAATACTACGATTAGGAACTACATATGGTAAATTAAAATTAGACGTATAATTACTTGCTAATACTCTTACATATCTATATCCATTTGGTAATCTTTTACTCTTTGATGTATAATTTATTTTATTATTTTTAATTAAACACATATCCATTTCAGTATATGTATTATTTAATAATAAAATCATATTATCTTTAATTTTATCAGAATATATATTATCATCTATAATATTAACATAATATACATTAAATGGTTGATATGGTAAAATAAATGAATACATTCCACTATTATAAATATCTAAATTACTATCCAAATAAATAATATTATCACGAATATTTATAACTTCATATACATTTACAGTATTATAATTTGCATATAAAATTTTATCTGTAATTTTAATATTTATAAATTGATCAAACATATATAATGTATTTAATGGTTGTTTTTCATCAAAATATAATTTAACAATTAATAAATTTTCAGAAAATAATGTTGTTTTTATAATACTATATTTATTTGTTATTATTTTTAATTGATTATTTGATGAATCAATTGTCATATCACCATATTCAATATAATAACGATCTAGATTATAATTATATGTTATAATATTATTATATGGTAATTGATTATTTTGTAATATTTTATTATTTGTTTTTAAATAATTTCCTAATGAATAATAACCTTTATAAGTAGCATTTAATTTAGTAGGAGTATTTAGTAATTTTAATTCATATTTATCACCATTTATCATTAATCCAATAACTAAAAAATAATTATTATCAATCATTATTATATCATTTTTTTCCAAATATAAATAATCATATTTATTAATATAATATTTATCATTACTAATTATGATACTAATATTATTATAAATAAATAATGGAAATTCTAATGAATAATATATTGTTATAATATCAGTATATTTACTAAAATCAATAGTATTATTATAAATAAAATCATATTTAACAACATTATTAATATAATATTCAATAATAAAATAAACTATATTTTTATCAAAATTATTAATCTGCAAATTATTGCTATTTTGTAGAATATTTATTGTACCATAATAATATATTTGTGGTTTAATATTTGTTATTCCATTATAATTTAATAACTTTATCTCATAATCAAAATAATTAAATGAAGTAGAATAATCCCCAAATCTTGTATCAGTATAATATTTATAATGAATATAACTATCAAAATTATTATTCTTAAATATTAAATTTTTATTTTGTTGTTCAATTATATTTGGTGATGATGATATTAATGATAATACATTATTTTGATCACTATTAAAATAATTGCTTATTCCATCATTTGAATAATAATAAGGTTCGCTAATATTATTTCCAATATTTAAATATGAATTAATATAAATATCATTATCTGTAAATATTGTCCAAAAATACATTATAAAACTATTATTACATAAAATTTTCCATAAATATATACCAAATGAATTATTTATTGTAAAATTCTTTGATATTATAATATTATATTGTTGATTATTTTTTTCTAATATTAAATTTTGTGATAATGATGTTAATTGTAAATTTGATATAATTGATCCAACAATAATATCATTATTTTCATTATAATTAATATTACGACTATCAATAATCACACACGATTTATTATATACAATATTATTAAAAGTAAATCGTACATTTGGAATAATATTATCTTCTTGTTTTCTTATAATTAATGGTTGATAAATAATAGTATTATTATTATTTATAAATAATTCAACAATTTCTTCTTTCTCACCATCTAATTGAATAATACTGCCTTGTAAATTATTATTTAAATGATTAACTGAAATATAACTATTTTCTAAATTAGTAATGTAATTTGACTTGTATTCTAAATTTTCTGTATTTTTGAATAGTGTAAAATTTAAATTATTAATTACTAATTCTTTTGTAATAATATTTTCAGTCATGCTTACAGTATTACTTTTTATTTTCAAATATTGATGATGATTATTATCAAAAATATTATTATCAATTAAATATAATTTAGTAATAATACTATTTTTCAAAAAATAATCGGTTGTATAATAATTTTTTCTAATAATATTCATTCCTGTTTCATAATAATAAATTGCTGTATTTCCTGATGTATCATGCATATAATAATATGAATATGTTGGTATATTTGGTAAATTACTAAAATATACATTTCCACTATTATCAGTTGTAATATTTATATTATAATCAATCTGTATTAATGGTAAATTATTATTTTGTGAATAATATAAATAATAATTATTTGGTGGAATTTTTTTATTTTTAATCTCATTTACTAATAATATATATTGTTGTTTATCACTATCAATCATTAATACATATTTATCATTTGTAATAGTATTTATTATATTAAATAATTCATTATAATAATAAATATATCCATTTTTAATTATTATTGATGGTTGTTTATTATAAACAATTTGATTATTTTGTTGTGAATATATATTTATATTCAAATCATTATTTGAATTGTTAATATACACATATGCATATAAATTATTAGATTCTTTTATAATTATGATATCATTATATGATATATAATAAATAACTCCATTTATAGAATATGATAATACATCACCTTCATTTAATGTGATGTTTGATAATGTTAAATTAATACTATAATTTAATTCTCTAAATTTAATAATATTAATACTTGTTACTTTTGGACTAGTAAGAAACTTACTATTATTTCCTATCTCATTAATATAATTACTTACAGTATTTGCTTTAAAAATAATACTAGTAAAATTAACATTTATTTTATTATCAGATATAAAATATATGAAATTTTCATTAATTCCATTACAATTATATGTATAAAATGCATTAATAATATATCCATTTATAGTTATAATTATTTCTTTGTCTTGATAGCGATAATTATTACTAAATAAATTTAATTCATGTTCAAATTCTAATTGTATTAAATAATAATATCTCGTTTTAATAGATGTTAATGTATTATTATTACTATTATTATTTAAAGAAACAATATTCGGATTCATAATAATAATATTCATTCCATCGTTTTGCAAAATTTTATATTTATTCTCAATATTATCAAATACTGTTTCATATATATTGTTATTATCTGTCATAATATATTTAACATCTTGTTGTGAATTAAAAAATTCATTATGATTAATTTCATTATTATTATTTATATTTACTAATCCTAAATATTTAAACACATTTGTTACTTGTAAATTATTTGCTATTTGTGAATTATTATATATATTTGTATCTTTATAATTAGTTGGTAATAATGATAATTCTAAGTTACTAATAATATTATTATTAACAATAGATGCAGAATAACTTTTATCATTATAAATAATACTATCAATATTATTAGAAGAAGTTATAGGATATACTAATGATATAGTACTATTAGAAACATTATCATAAAATTGATTTTTCTGTTCTTGAATAATTTCATTAAAACCAATATATTTTTCATCATAATTATTAATATTTGTTTTATTCAAATAATCAATATTATTATTAATATATTCTAATTGATTTGTAAAAAAAGAATAAATATCTTTTAAATAAGTAGTTAAATTTGTTGATATTTTATTACTAGCATTATAAGAATTATATATTGGAGTTAAATTAAATGCATAATGAGATGAATTAAAAAAATCATTATTATTAAATTTACTTAAATCTTGTATTGATATAGTATTTATTTTATCAATTTTATCAATAATATATTGAGAAGTTGTTCCATATACATTATTTAAATTAAACATTTTATAATACTCATTTTCAATATTACTAATAGCATTAGTTATATTATAATAATCAATATTGTTATTAATTATATTATCTAATTCAACAGCAATAGAATCAACTATATTTATATATAATGCAAAACTAGAATAATTTGCAGAACTATTTACATATTTTGTATTATTAAATATATTTTGTATCGATAAATTAAAATTATTATAAGATGGACTAAAACTTTCATTTATATTATTTGTATTCTCTTTGTAAATAGAATTATTAGATAAATCAATAGAATAATATTCTTCAGCAAAGGGAATACCATTATTATTATTTAATATTATATTACTTTGTAATAAATTATCAGTATAGTTAATAGTATCTATATCAACATTATCAATATAATAATATGTATTCTCATCAGTTGATCTATATATTTCTATTTTATTATAATTATCAATATTTTTATAATATTCAGGAATAAATATAATATTAATATTAGTTTGTAAATTATTGCTTTGTAGAATATTTATTTTTTGATATTTACTTAATACTGTTTTCATTTGAGATATATTATTAATAAATCTAATTTTATAATAATATGTTGTTGTAAAATTCTCACTATTGTCAGATTCTAAATAAAATGTTGGTTGTGATGGTAAATTATTCATAAAAAATAAATCTGTTGATAGCGGTAATAAATAATTCACTTGAATATCATTTAATAAAATTTCTGATGTTTTATTAATCTTAAAATTAATATTCATAAAATATAGATAACTTGAATCTAAGCTGTTTTTTAGAGAAGTATTATTTACTAAAGAATTATTTACAAAATGTGTATTTGTTGATCTATTTGATAATAATATCATTGGTTTATTATAAATATAATCATTCATATCAGATAATTTTTTATTATTCATATATCTATAATCAGATGATGATGCTAAAAATTCATTTAAATTAGGTACTAATCCAGATTTAGGTATTTGTAAAATTTTATATTTAGTATCACTATTCATTATATTAAAAATAATACCATCACTAACATCCGCAATATTATCAGTATAATTGATTGTTTCACTATTATTATTATTATATAATGTTGTTAATAATTTATAATCAGTATCATATGTTGCACGATATATATGAATAGTATCATAATTTTTATCCAAATTATTAATTATAATTAGTATTTGAGTTGAATAAGCAACTGTAATATAATTTGTTGTCATATTATCTGGTTGTGTAGAATATAATGAATATTTTTTTGTAATAGAATTATAATATTGAACTAAATAATAATATTTAATTGGATTTGATATATCATTATTACCATAAATATTTCCCGGTATATTTAAATTAGTTAATGAAAATTCAATATTAATAGTATTATTTGGCTGTGATGCTGGATAAAAATAAAATAATGATGGATCATATTTATTATATGGTGTTGTTAATTCAATAGAAATATCATCATTAAATATTAATGTTGTTTTTGGATTAATTGAAGTTAATTTTAAAAAATCAGTATCAATATCTTCAATTTGTCTATAAATATTAATAACATCATAATTATCATTAAATGGTGGGAAATCTGAAATATCAATAGTACTATTACTATCAACAGTTATACTAACAATATCAGATTCAAATGATTCAATACCATTATTACTATATAATGTAATAATATAATTAACTGTATATTGTTGATTACTATTATTATTACTTTGTTTTTCAGTTAATTTAATTTTATTTTTAAATAATATATATTCTTTACTTAAAATTAATTCAATATTATCTTGTAAATTTTCAGGATTTACTAGATAATAATTACAATCTTCTTTATAATCACTATTATTATTTAATAAATAAATAGTATCATTTTTATAACCAGGTAAAGTATAACCACTCAAAACATCTAAAAATTTATACTCAGTATTTATAGTTTCAATATAAATAGAATTAATATTAGAATAATCTGTAGGTAATAATACTGTATTTCCTGATAAATCATGAATAAAATAATTATTATTTGTATCTGAAATAATATTAATAATTTGTTTAGTAACATTATTATAATTTTGCTTAATACTAGATAATTTTTCAACTAATAAATCATCTGTAATATTATCAATAAATATTGTTGTCGTATTATCATTTATTGTAACTAATTTATAAAATGTAGATTCATTAAATTTTGTTCTATAAATAGTTCTTCCTATAATATTTTTATCAGGTAGAGTAGGAATATTATCTATTATAATTGCATCAAATAAGTTAAATACTCCAGTTACTTTTTCACTAGCAATAGAATTATCATTATTATTTAAATTATAAACAATTAAATATGAATAATATCCAATATATTTATTAGTATCATCTAATGCAACAATAGGACTTAATGTAAATCCATTCGGAGGAGAAATATTATTATCAAATAAATATTCAATAGTTAATACTTTAATATTATTATTATTAATACTAGTATTATAATATATTGAATTGTTTTGTAAAATATTATTGATTTTAATATTATTATAATTATCTTTGGTTAATAGATAAAATTTATTAATATCAATATTATTATATATTAAATTATCATTAGTAAATAATACTATAGGTACATGAGTTGTATAAATAACATCTAAACAAATAACTGAATTTACAGCAGGTTGTTTGACATTACTAAAAACTAAATATAGTATATTATTATATAATTTTTGTATAATAGATGAATATGTAGTTTTAATATCATTAATATATAATATTATATTTTGATTAGAATCATAATAATTTTCATATTTAATATACATGTTATTATTACTAAAAAATACTAAATCAATATAGTCTGGATCAACTGATTTCAAATAATTATAATAATATTTATTACGAATACTTAATTTTTGAAAAGTATTATTACTTTGTAAATTGCTGCTTTGCAGATTACTTTGCAAATTAGATATTTCATAAAGATTAGTAATAAAATTATATTGATATATATTTGAAATACTAAATGTACCTAAAAAACTATTTTTATAAAACATTTCATATAATGATGATTTAAATTCATTAAATAAAAACATATTTGCACCAGTTATAGAATAATATAAAGTCATATTTCGATTATTACTATTATCAAATAATCTACCATTTTCAGATAATTTAGTATAAAAATCTAAAAATTTTTTATATAATCGACCATTTAAAGTATTTAACCAGAAAATAATAAAATTAATCATTGGTGGATTAAAATTTAATAAATTTATAATATTAGTTACTGTTTCTTGTGCAATTATCATATAAATATTAATTAAATCAACAGGAGTTAAATTATTCATTTCATTAGTTGTATCTAAATTAATAAAATTTCTATTCAAATTAGAATAATTAGTAGTTTCATTTTTTAATAAATAAGTGAAATTATTATTATAAAGATTAATATTTTGAATAAATGAAGGTAATTGCAAATAATTACTATCAGTATTATTAGTATCTAAATCAATTAATAGATTAGAATCAAGAACATAATTATAATTAATAATATTAATATAATCATTATAATTCAAATTATAATTTGAAGTAGATGATTGCAATTTATAATATCTTCCTAAAATTGTTTTCAGTTTAATATAAATAGTTTGATTATCAATATAACTTAAATTACTCATAATATTTGCAATATTTTGTTGAGCATTATTATAATTATATTTAAATGTATCATAAATAATATGTTTAATATTAATACTTTTATTTATTTTATTTAAATATATGTTCAAATTATTATCCCATTCGGTAATTTGATTATAATCATTATTGATAACAATATTATCAGCATTAAATTTATTCCAAAAGGTAAATATGATATCATCTGATGGATATAATAATGATAATAATAATAATATATATAATGAAGATGCTTTAACATTATCAATATAATCATTGAAATTTAATGAATTATTAGTACAATAATTATAAGTATAGTCAATATCAAAAGTATTAGTATTAATAATTTGATTATTAGTATAATCTAAATATCTTTCAATTTCTGTATAATTGTTATTTTGAAAATTAAAATAATTTGGATAATTATAACCAATATTAAAAAGATAATAAGAGTTATATAATTTATTTTTAAATTCATTAAATGATTTATTATATTGATATACTAATGATAAAATGCTACTTTGGATATCAATATCTTTATTATTTTTTAAATATTCAAACCACAATTGTTCCCAATAATTAGAATTTTTTTGTAAAATAGATAATAAATTATTACTTTGTAAATTACTTTGTAAATTATTTTGCAAACTGCTTTGCAGATTATTATTTAAAATATTAATAGAATAACCTAAATCAATATTTGTAATAATATTAGGTAGTAAATATGGTTGTACTAATGATGAATCTATAAGATTATCTGTACTTTGTAAATTAATAATATTTAATAATTTATTAGAAACAATATAATAAGTATTTTTAAAATAAAAAAGATAAGATTTATTGTTATCAATATCAATACTTATTTCATTAATATTTAACGGGTGTATTAATTTATTAATAATATGTTTAGTTTTTTTAATTTCAAAATCAGGTATTTCAATTTTAAAATTAAGATTATATAATAAATCCCCATAATTTTCTATTATTTTAGAACCAGTTGAATTAACACTTTTATCACCTAAAAATTTTTCATTTTGACATAATGAAAATAATGAATGCCTATAATATAATGATTTAAATAATGTAATTTCAGGTTCTCCAATTAACGGGGTATCTTGAATTCCTGTTGTTATTAATTGGATTAATCCTCCAGTCATTTATAAATTTAGATATAAAATATTCTTTATATTTATTTTCTAAGTTTAATTATGTATTATTTAAAAGTTATTAGCCTTATAGGATGTCCTTATTCAGAGAAAGCACTTAAATTAATAAAAAATTATAATATTAATAATAAAATAACATATATAGATTATAATGAAAAAGATAAGTATATAACAGATGATATTCAAACATTCCCACAAATTTATTTAATGAAAGAACATATGAATGGTCATAAATTAATAGGTGGATGTTCTGATTTAGAAGAATGTATAATATTATTAACATCAAATATAGATGAAAAATCATATAATGAAAATATAAAGAAAATAATGAATAAATATAATTGGAATAAAAGAATAGCATTAAGATTTGCAAATTTAATTAATTTTTCGAACAACTAAGTTAATTTTTTCAACCAACTAAATTAACTTTATATTTAGTATATGTAGATGAATAATTCTAAAGAATTATTGGAAAAATGGACAAATATATTTGATGAATATTTACAAAATGAGATAGAATGTAATAAGAAATTATCAATAATAAATAATATTATAGTAAATTTAAATAAACTATTAGGGAATCAAAAAACAGATGATTTAACATTTTATATATCAATAATAAATAATTCATATTTTTATTTAACAAATTCAATGAAAATATTAAAAATTAAATTCATGAAAGATTTAAATAATATATGGGAAATAATAATACCAGAATCTTTTATATTTTCTCAGGATGTTGTTAAATCAATAAAAAATAACGATGATATGGATAAACATAATTTCACAAATAATTTTACAAATAGTTTTGCAAAAACACAATCATTTGATAAATCTGCAGAAAAACCAAAATTTGAAGTATTAAATAAATTAAATTTTGAAAGAATGATGAAAGATTACAAAAAAAAAGTAGATAATATAATTATTGATAAAAATAATAACAATAATAATATAAAATGGGTAAAAAATGATAAATATGAGAATTTATCACATTTTGATAATGAATTATCTGAAACATTAGATTATCATAGTAAATTATTAAATCAATTAAAAAAAATAATTGATATTGAAGCTGCATTTTATAATTCTGATAATTAATATAAAGGAAAAAATATATTAAATAATAATAATGCAGGAAGCAGATAATACTGTTGTTAGTGAAGAAAAAGATTATTTATGGAAAGATGAACAAGAACATATATTAAAAAAATGGGCAGATAAATCAATTTGTTATAAAATGATGCATGAAAGAGCATATAGAAAACATTGGTGTTTAAATGCATGGTTTAATATACCAATTATTATTATTAGTACTATTACAGGAACTGGTAATTTTGCTTCAAATAATTTTGGTTCATATTCTCAATTTTTAATATTTATAATTGGTGCTTTAAATTTATTTGGTGCAATGTTAGCTACTATTGCTAGTTATACAGGAGTAGCACAAAAATTAGAATCTCATAGATTTGCATATATTCATTGGGATAAATTTAGTAGAAAAATACAAATAGAATTGGCAAAAATAAGAGTTGATAGAATTAAAGCAAAAACATTTATAAAACAATCTGGAGATGAATATGATCGTATGATTGAAATGTCTCCAATTTTACCAAATGATATTATTAGATGGTTTAAACATTTAATTGATACTGGTAAAGCAGAAGAAGGTATGAATGAACGTTCATTATGTTGTTATGAATGGTTTTGTTTTCCTTGTGGTTGTAATAATTGTTTTGATTGCTCATTATCATTTTTAAATTGTAATAAACAAAATGAAGATGATAAAGTAGATAATTTAAAAGATTTATGGAAAGATGTTGAATTACCGGAAATAATTGGTTATTTTAAACCAACTGAAATTGCAACTGAACAACCAAAAGAAATTTCATCTATTTCAATAGTTGCTCCAAAAGAAGAAAATATTTATAGTATATACAATAAATAAATTATTTTTCTGGCATGTGAGCAATATAAATAATATCAATACCCCATTTCTTAAGAATATTTTCATTAATTAATTTTAAACTATTATTTTTTGAATTTGTATTCCATATTTTTATAACAGCATTATTATTTTTTTTTAAACAAATAGATAATCCTACAATTTCATTTGTTATTGTAGGACATAACTTATCACATACAAAATATACAGATAAATCTTCCCAAAATTCATCAATCTGATCTTCAACTAACTTAAATGACCAACATCCTCCATTAACATTAATAGAGTCTTCCCATATTGGAATAACATTATTTTTCATTAAAAAAAAGTGTTTTGATAAAACACCTCCTAATTTATCCCAATTATTATATAATTTCCAAAAATCACTAACAGTTTTTATTGTATATAATTCTCTATATCCATCAATTTTCCAATTATCTTTTTCATGATGATACCATAATTTATATTCCATCTGATTATAAAATATTATATAAATATATATTTATATATATTCATAATAATAATGAATATTTTTAAACAATATTTCTTATCTTTTTTTGTTTTTGTTAGAAATTTCTTATTTACAAACTATATTCTTAATATTAATGCTATAGTTATTTATCGAAAACATAGTATTAATATATATGATTGTAATAATATGTATTTTAAAGTTTTATCTTTTCCATTAAGACTAATTCCTTTTAGTATTATATCATATATTTTTAATAAATGTAATATTTATATAATATATAATACAGATTCATTATATAAAATAAATTATAATAAAGCAGTAATATTACCGGTTATATTTAAATCCGCTGTTTTAACAAATGATAATGAAGAGATTGTAATTAGTTTTAAAAATTATAGTCCATTAATTCCAATAAAATTTATATTAAATAATATGGAAATTAATACTTGTAATTATGAAAATTTATATATAAAATATATGAGTAAAGGTAAAATAATTGAAAAGAATTTTAATATTAATATTTTAAACAATAAATTATCTTTGTATGAATTATTTGTATAAAATTATTTCTATGAAATTATTTCTATCAAATTTATAATAATAAATGATCTTTTGTTAATTCATTTAATTCCCATAATTCTATAGTTCCATTTGGTAATCTTCTTACAATATTAAATGGAATCATATTTAATTTAAATTCTTCTTCTGCTATTTTTTCATAAGATAAATTTTCATAATTTTTTATTAATGGTAATGCTCCTTTAGTTAATTGTGTTATTCTTTCCCCTAATATTCTTACCATTTCATATTTAGTTAATCTATCTGATGATAATCTATCTTCTTTATTAACATATTTTGTATGAATACTTTCATTTATTTTTAATTCCTCGTTATTATCAAAATAAGTATTATCATGTTCAATAGCATCTTCTATCTCACATTCTTTTTCATCTTCTGATAATTCTAAATCACCTAAATCATCATCATCTTCCTCATATTCATCATTTCCATATTCTTCTTCTACTTCTTCTTCATATAAATCATCATCTTCATATTCTTCAGTATCAGAATCATTTTTTTTATTTTTAGATTTATTTTTATTTTTTGCACCTACTTTTTTTTCTGACATTTTATAATTTATATTAATAATTATATATTTATATAAAAAAATATATAATTATCAATTTTTTATAATAATTTATTATAATAATTTATTATAATAATTTATTAATAGTTTAATTTATAAATTTTTCTAATAATATTAAACTATATGATTGTATTAATTACAGAAGCATTATTAAGTGGTATTATTACTTTAATAATCGGATTTATTATTTTTAATTTATCTATTAATAAAAATAATAAAAATAACAAAAATCATCCTATTGGTATTGATGTTGCTTTTTTTAGCACCGGTTTTATATTATATGTATTTATAACTTTTATTGAATATAAATTTATTCCATCAATTGATCAAAATTAGTTAATTCTAAATTATAATCATTTGTATTTTCTTTTCTTAATACATATATTGATCCATCTCTTAATCTTTTACTTATATCATTTATATTTCCTATATTGTGTGGATTTGGTAAAATCATAGCACCATCTTGATCAATAACATTAGTCCATTGTTGCATATTATTTCTACATATATGATGAATACCTAAGAAAGAATTACTAGTACATTCTTTTGCATTTTTAAAAGTACTTGAATCACTACATAAACATCGTTCTTCTACATATTCTGGTCTATTATAATTTTTAATACCATCTACTTTTAAACATGCAGTTGTACTTGTATTTTTATTACTACTACTTATAAATTTATCCCATATATAAAGTGCTTTCTGTTTTCTATTAAATGATGTTTTTGTATCTTTAATATAATTACTTATATCTGTTAAATCAACATCTGGATTTGAAGTCCAACTACCTCTAGATTCACGAATTGGTTCTGCACCAAAATACCATCTGAATATTACTCTACTATCATGAGGATCTCTATGATTATCTAATCCAAATACTGCTTTCCAAATACCAAATTTTTCTGCTAAATCTTTACAACTTAATAAATTTATTTTATCTAATATTTTTTGTTCTTTACTTGCATGAATATTTAATATATGAGTATAATTAAATATTTTTTGTAAATCTTTATAATATTCTGATGTATATGTAAATCTTTTATTATCAATTGTATTATATAATGATTCTATATCTGGCATTGGACTTATATATGTAGTTTTCGTTTTATATAATACATCTCCTGATAAATTAACAGCTGCATCATATATTGTTGCATTTACAGGATACCATAAATAATTATTCACTGCTTTATAATTATTTATAGCAGTATTTAAATTAGCTAAAGCAATGCTAATATTATTAACTGCAGTATTTGTTGCAATAGTATAACCATTCATATATACATTTTTTATTTTTAATTTTATTGCAGATAATATATCATTCTTTAATGTTACATATTTTTGTTTTTGTGTATTATATATATCATTATTATCTAATCCATTTACTAATGCACCATTTGCAATTAAATAATTATATGTAGATGCTAATAATGTATTAAAACTTTTCATATTATCATCTGTTAATGAGTTATCATCAAATTTTTTAGGATCAGGATCAGTTATATTAAATAATGAAGGTATTATAATATTATTAGAAATATCTTTAAATGATAAAATATCATCATCTGACATTTTTTGTAATGTTAAATCAGCGTCTTTAGTATATATTAAATCAATATTTGTTATAGTTATATTATTAGGATTAGATTTAACACCTTTAGTTACCAAATCTGTAATATCATTACCTAAAGTTATTAATTCTTGTCTTCTTGTTGCAGCTAATTTTATTATATCATCATTTTGTTGTTTAATTATATTTAATTGAACTTGTAATGCAGAAATAGCTTTAGTATCTTGTTCTTGTGCTATTTTTGCATTCATTAAATCTGTAATTATTTGTGATTCAGTTTGTACCCATGCATCCATATATATACCATATGTTTTCTTTAGATCATTGCGTCTAGATTGTACTAATGCATTTGCTTCTATATAAGCTTTATTTGCTTTTTCATAACTAGATTTAATTAAATTTAAATCATCTAATGTAACTTGAATTTGATTTTTAAGTACATTATCATTTTTATTTTTAATAAATATATTTTGTGCATTGGTATAATCTCGTAAAGCATTAATATGTATAACTGCATATAAAGTAAGTGTCTGTTTTGCATCTATTGCTGCTAATTCTGCAATATATTCTAATCGTTTTGCTCTTTGAATACTTGCATTTAATTTATCTTGTAATACATTTGTATTTTTTGTAATTTTATCTGTTTGTAATGTTAATATTTCTTCTGCTATTTTATTTTCAGATTGTATTAATTGTTCTGTAATACTTTTTCTTTCACTTTCTGGTACTGTTTTTAATTCATCTATTAATCTATTATGATTTGTTAATGCGCGCTCACTAGTAACAGTTAATTGTTGTCTCTCACTTTCTGTTAATATTATTGGTGTATTTCTTTCAGGGATAATAATTCTATTTTCAGCAGGTATAATTCTATTTTCAGCAGGTATATTTCTTTCAATAGATACTCTATTTTCAACTGGTACAACTCTATTATTAATAGGTACAACAACTCTATTAATAGGTACTTCAACTTTACTTTCAACAGGTATTATATTATCACCAGATTTATTTGTAAATATTAATATAGATACTACTACTATTGCTACTATTACTACTATTAATATTATTAATATGTTTGGTCCCATATAATTATAATTATATAATTATAATTATAATTAAATATTTATTAAATTAAATATTATAATACTTACCATTTGTAATAACAAATAGAACAAATATAATTAACTTTATAACTATTTTTATCTCGATAAAAAACAGCTTCTTTTTCTTTATTAGATTTAGCTTTATGTGTTTTACAATCATTATTTTTACAGGTATAATCTTTTGTTCTTGGTAATAAAGGATTAGTAGTTATTAATTTATTTTCTTCTATTGAATTTATATGATCTTTTTTATTATTTGTATTTAATTGAAATAATAAAGTTGTTTCTGTAATTTGTTTATTATTATTACAATTATTACATTTAAATTCACATCCATATATTTTGAATTCTTTGAATAAATTATCTATAATATTTTTTTCATTATCATCTAATTTTTGATATTTTTTATTTTTTAATAATTCATCCTTTTTAATACTTATTTTATAATTTGATAAATCAGCTTTTTCTTCTAATAATGTAAATATATCATTAATTTTTGATATGGATTTTCTATTATCTTTTTGAGATACATCTGATGATTCAGCTATATCAAAAATATATGAACATTTATTACAAAATTGCATCGTAAAATATATATTATATATATTAAGTATAATTTATATATATTATTTATATTAATCAATTTTTTTATTTTATTAATAAAATCTAAAGCAACAAATTATAATGTAACCTATTTATAAAAAAATGAATATTATTAATATTAATATAATAATATAAACAATAATAAAAATGGATTACAAATTTAATCATCCAATCATTGAATATCTTAAAACAGAATCAAATCTATTATATAAATGTAACTGTAATATATTATATTGCACACATTATAGGTCTTGTAATTGTATATATACATCTTCATATAATGCATGTAATACAATATGTCCAAAAATAAAATATAAATATCAAAAAAAAATATATTATTATTTTGTTAAATTATTTAAATATTGTAGATGTACTGAAATGATATTAAAATTTTTAACAAAAGAAGAAATAATAATGTCTATTTCAAATGATTTTATAACTAAAATGACAACAAAATTCATAAAAACAATATCAAAAAAATTTATAAAAAAAGAAAATTTATTATCAGAATTAGATAGTTTAAAATTAATTAATCCCAAAAAAACTAGAAAAATAAAAAAAAGAAAAGAATATATTAATAAATTAATTAATGATGATACTTTTAGGGATACTGTATATATAAGATTATTAAATGAATATTATATATATTTTAAATATTATGAAGAACTTATTAATATTAAAAATATAACAACTTTTAATAAATTAAAATCATGTCCATTAAGAAGATCTCCTGCGATAAATCCATATATAGAATCTATCACTGAAGCAGATACTAGATATTTTGGAGGATTTTTTATATCATATAGTTTATTAGATAATATAAAAAGAGAATTATTAGAAACATCATCTCTTTTTCTAAAGAAAAAAGATAAAATTAGTTTGGAGGAAAAACAAAATAGTTTATCCAATGAAACAGATATATTTTCAAATTTAAATTATATTATAGATTATTTTTTATCAAAATGGAATATTGAATCATATCAACCATCTATATATAATAAAAATTTTAATAATTTCATTGGAACTAAACCATTTAGATATTGTTGGTGTTTAATTAATAAAGTATATAATGATATTATTGAATGTAAAGAAAAATTAACATATCAACAATTATCAAATAGACTATTGTCAAATAGAAATAGACAATTATCATCAGAAATGAGTTCTTTATTACCAGCATTAAATGAAGGATTACCGCCATTAAATGAAGGATTCCCAGCATTAAATGAAGGATTATCAGATGAATTATTAGAAGTAATTCCAATAGAAGAAGAAAATAAAGTATCTGAATCTAAATTAAATAATTTATATGAAATAAATAATGTTATATCTGGTTATCGTTTATCAGAAATATATTCATCAATATCAGATAATACAAAAGAATTAGTAGAAAAATATATAGAAGAACATAATTTAAGTAATAATCCAAAAAAAGAATTATATGGATTATTTAAAATATGTACTTGTAATTCTACTGATATTAATCATGTAAATCAATCTCATAATCCTCATCATTATGATTGTGAGCATGGAAGAATATATTTATAATATTAATTTTGCTGGTAATGCATCTACAGTATAATCTTCCAATTCTTCTTTTTCCATTTTTTTAGTATCAGTATTATTAAACCACTTAATTAATTTATGTGGATTCCATTTATCACCACAACAATGATTAATAGCACCTCTAATTTTAAATTTCAATTTTAAACTTCCATCAACTAAATGTAATTTTTCTTTACTTTGAATAATTGAATCAAAAGTACCATCCGTTTTAGTAATCCATTTATTATTAGTTATTTCTAGAATATTATTATAAGATTCTAAAAATAAATTTTGAACTTTATTTAAATATGGTTTAGCATCATTAAACATTTTTTCTGTTATTGGCTGTTTATCAGTTCGTTTAATAATAATTGCTGCAATAAAGTCTTCACAATCAATCATTGCTTTAGTAGGTTGATAAATAGCAATATATTTTCCTTTTGCACAAACTTCTTTTCGACATATTTCAGAAAAACAACCACTATCACAATTAAAAACCCAATAATTAGAAATATTAATAATTGCCCATGCCCAGACAAAAGCTAAATCATCATTTTCATTAGATTTAACTACTTTTAATTTTTTTGAAGATTTTGTAGGAATAGTTTCTGTAGAAATAGTTTCTTTAGAAATAGATTTTCGCTTTGACATTTTATAATAATTATAATTAAAATAATTAATAATAATATTATAAATATTAAATCTTCAATTTTTTAATTTTACGATTTTAAGAGTAAAATTAGAGAATTGCTACTGATCAATTTTTTATTTTATAAATATTTATAAATAAAATAAAGAATTATTACTAATAAATTTTTATAAAATAATTAAAAAGTAACTGTTACTCCGCATTCTAAACATTTAACAAAAGTAGTTGGAGGTTCATCACCACTTCTAGTTTGTTTTTGAAAAATATCACAATTAGATTTTTTACATTTACTACATTTAAATGTATTTGAACCTTTCTTTTTATTATTATTAAATTCTCTAATACTTTTTTTATTAATAATATCATCATATTTATCTGGATGTAATTCTTCTGGTTTTAAAAATGCAATTAATTCTGGATTAATACTATTATTATTTATTCTATCTATAATTTTTGTTGATTTATCATTTATAATATCATATATTTCATTTAATTTACAAATATAAATATTATCTATTAAATATTCAGGAACATCATTATCTTCTTTATATTGTTTAATAAAATTATCAACACTTTTTTTGATTTTAGTCATAACATCTTTAGATACTAATTTAGAAATCTTTGCATATATGCTATTTTTATCTTCACTCATTATTATTATAATTATATAATTATTATTATAAATAACTTTTTATAAAAAAAATAAATCAATTTTTAATTATTTTCTGTGTAGTAATTTAATGATAATATATTATTATTATTATTAACTAATTTAGTATTAACAAAAGATTCTATTATCATTAATCTATAATCATGCGGACAATTTAAAAAGAATGGTTTATTTATTATATCATTTATATTAATATTATCATTATCATCAAATAACTCTAATATAAACATGCATATTAATAGAATTGGTATAATTTTATTGTTATATTTAATTTTTACATATACATATGCATATATAGGTATAATAAATAATTTTCTATCTGGATTTATTTTTTCATAATATTCAAAATAAGATAATAATTTTTTACTAAAATTTGAATTTATTTGGATTAATGTATCTTTATTTATTGTATAATTATGTATTTTATCATTTATATATTGAATAGATTCATAATATTGATAATCAAAATGAATTGCATTTATATTTTCAATTGATTTATCTACATTGTTTGCAAAATGCAAAGATTTTAATACATTATATATTTTTAATTGATGTTCTTTTTTATACTCATATATATTAAATTTTATCATCATATTATTCATAATTTTAATATCATTGGTAAAATCATAATTAAATGGAAATGTTATTAATAATTTATTAAATTGATTTTGATATTTTGTAAATATTTTATCAAATTTATCTGTATCCATATTATTTAATATAATATAACAATAATCTACCAAATATTTATCAATATTATTAATTCGTATTGAATATGTTGATTCTAACAATTTGTATAAATGATTAGGATATAAGGAGATTGTATTGTACAATACACTTCTTACACTATACGTATATGTATTTGATATATTATAAACAACTAACAATATTTTTATAATATTTTCAAATTGTTCAAATGATAAAGTATTCTCATTATTATTAACTAATAATCTCATATATTTTTTATAAAATTCAAAAAAATAAGGTTTATTATCAATTTTAATATAATTAACAATATTATTATTTATTAATGTTAATATAACATCATTTATTTTAAGTAAATCTATTATATCTGCATTAAGATAAATATTATTAATAATAAGAAGTATATTATCAAATAAAATATAATATAAATTTTTACTAAAATGAAAATGTGTCTTAATATATTTACAATAATTATTTATGTTTTTGATTTTATCTATTAATATATATATATCTGATATATTATTATAATTATACAAAGTATCATTAATAATATAATTATCATGTATTGTACTATTATTTAATTTATTTATTAATATACTGATATAAGTAGAATCATTTAATAATGGATATTCATTCTGATTTTGATAATATTTACTAATGTATGTTGATATATGTTTGATTAATTTACTTTCAGATATTATTTTATCAAAATATAAATAATATATATTTAATGGAATAGATAATTTTGTTTCTAATTCAGTTATTTTACTAATTATTTTAAGTATAAATATATAAATAGCTTCAAATGTAAGATTTTCTTCATCTATCATACTATTTATTTTATGCAATTGTTTATCTAAAAAAGTATAAATAATATATATATTAATATCATTATTTTGATACGATTTAATAATAGAATTATTCAAATTAATATCATAAATAATATTATTGTTATTATCAATAATATTATTTATTTTTTCATCAAGTTTATTTTGCAAAAATGAAGGTTTAAATATTGTATTTTGAAATATATTAAATTTATCTGTCATTAGAAAAAAGATTAGTTTAAATATTAATAATTATTATAAATAATTATATTTCTATTCAATTTTTTTATTTTACGATAAAAGAGTAAAATAAGAGAATTGCTACTGATCAATTTTTTTATTTTACGATAAAAGAGTAAAATAAGAGGATTGCTACTGATCAATTTTTTTATTTTATGAATTTATGAATAAAATCCTGCATAGCAGGCTGCATAGTAGGCTGCATAGCAGATTACTATTATTATTTTTTGAATAAAAATATTATAATAATATTATAAAATTATGAAATTGGGATAATCATTTTAATATTTAAATATTTTTTTTATTATAAATATTTAATTTATTTTTTTCTATCATTTATATATACATTATGCCTAACGAAAGTCAACTTTCTACAATTTTATTATTGTGTGTATTAGCTTATGTGATTTATCAGTTAACTGATTCTTCTTGTTTAACTAGCGAAAGTTTTGCAAATGAAGAAAATAAATCACCATTAAATCAAATTTATGATCAATCAGTATTAACAAATCAGAACAATGCTCTTCCAGCATCTAACGATAATGTTACTAGTTCTCCAGCTCCAGTTAATGTCATGAATAATGTTAGCAATAATGCTTCTGTAAATGTTCCTTCTGAAGCAGTTGTTCAACCACCACAAGAAAATGTTCCAAAACAAGATGCTGTAAATATGTTTAGTGGTAATGATTTAGCTTTATCTGGTGCTGATTTAGGTAGTGCTTATAATACTCCTTTACCAGAAGGAGTAAAAGCAGATTCATTAAATTTAAATAAGAATAATGTAACTTCTTATAACTCTAAGGATTTCTTACCAAAGGAAGTAAATAATGAATGGTTTAATACTGATTTTTCACAAGCTAAGAATAATCTTAATGACGATAAATTAATTAATACTGATAGATATGTTATTGGTGTTAATACTGTTGGACAATCATTAAAGAATGCTAGTTATGATATTAGAGGAACTATTCCAAATCCAAAATTTAGTGTAAGCCCATGGAATAACAGCACTTATGAACCTGATTACAACTTAAAACCATTATGCTAAATATAGTTATTTGACTCTTTTATTATAAAATAAAAAAATTGAAAATTTATAAATATAATATTATCATAATTAAATGATTATAAAATTATTTAATTATCATACTTACAATGCCACCAAGAAGATCTTCAAGAATTGCAGAAAAGGAAGCAAAAAATGGGAAACCTGATTATGTTGAACTTAATGAAGGTGATCTTGAAAAGGTTCAAGAATCGGAACAATCAGATTATATTAGAAATATTTTTGAAGGAAAATATAAATCTGATTATATATTGAATATATCAGGAAATTTAATATATTGTTTACAATTCATTTTTTCAATTGATAATATTGTAAGTATTCATGGTATAGATATTAAATATCTAAAAAAATTAGGATACAAATATATTGTAATAGATAAATGGGGAGAATCAATAATTAGTATATATAAACGGATGATGCAACATTATAATAATTATAAACCGTCTTATATAATACCTCGTTATATATATTATCATCATAAATATTCTAGCAAACAATTAGAAAAAATTTTGTTAAATAAAACAATAGCTGTTGATATATGTTTGAATGCAAATACAAAAAACCCATACGAATTTCGAAGTATTAATAATACTAATCATAATATATTCAAAAAAATATGTGAAGAAAATGAATTTATTAATATTTATACATCACCAAATCCATTGGATGATATTTATAATAATGAAGAATTAAAGAAACTGTTTAATCCTATAAATATATTTTTTATAACAGATGAAGAATCAATAGAAAATGATAATGATATTGAAGATTTAATAGATTTATTAGAGAAAATGTCTCTATCTATTAAATATATTGATGATATTATAATGATTGATAGAATATAAAGATTAAATCATATTTTGATATTTTCATATTTTTTTTTATTTATTTTTATTATTTTTTTATTTATAAAAAATTGATATTATTATTTAATATTTATTATTTAATAATATAAGTATAATAAAATGAGTGTATCAAAAAAAATTAATTTAGTTACAACTCTTAGTGATAATTATAAAAAAATAATACCACGGAATATAATTAAAAATTATAAAGAATTAGATTGGAACAATGGATTAGGTAATCGATGGTGTAATAAGCAATTTAATTATACAGTTATTTATAAAAATAAAGAAAAAACATATAGTGAAAATGAAAATGATAAAATACCAAAAGAATTATTAGAAACATTCAAACAAAATTATAATGATAATGATGGTATTATTGGAATATTTGTACATTCAAAAAAAATAATTAAAGAAAATAATAGACCTATTAATAAAAAAATTAGAAAACATTTTATTAATATTCCATGTGTTGTATGTGGAACTACATCAGATTTAATAGTAGATCATAAAAATTATCTTTATAATGATTCTAAAGTATTAAATAATGAAACACAACAAATTAATGATTTTCAATCATTATGTAATCATTGTAATTTACAAAAAAGACAAATATCTATAAAAGAAAAAGAATTAAAAAAAATATATTCTGCAAAGAATCTACCATTATTTCAATATATACCTTTTATATTTCCATGGGAACAATATCATTATAATGAAAATGATTATACTATTATTAGTAATACTTTTTGGTATGATCCTTCGGAATTTCAAAAAAAAATATATTATTATTCCAGTTATATTTATCCTATTATAAATGAAATAAAATTTAAAATTAAAAATAATAAACTTAAATTATATCCATAATTTTATCATAATATTCTTTTGATATTTCACTACCTTTAAATTTTCTTTTTGTATTTTTACATGCAATTGCTGTAGTTCCTCCTCCTAAAAAGGTATCTAATACAATATCATTTTCATTTGAATGTTTTTTTATTAATTCTTCAAATAAATTTAAATTTTTTTGTGTTGGATGAAATCTATTTTTTCCTCCTTGAAGCGGAAACATGTATATACCATTATCATATTTACTATTAAATGTTGGTTTTGTTCCCTTTATTCCTACTAATGCTATTTCTCGACAATTTGTAAGATAATTTACTTTAGAATTTAATGGTTGCGGATTTGTTTTTATCCATTCAATAAAACGAATTTGTTTAAATTTATATTTTTCCATTAAATCTTTTAATAATGATATTTTCCATAAATCAAAAAATATGATTACAGTTCCACCATTTTTTAATTTTTTATAATATTCAGAAATAAAAGTTTCTAATATTTTTATAGTAAATTCACTATCCCATTTTCCATAATCAGTTTGAACACAATATTTTTTTCCATATATAGTACCATATTTCATATAATATTCTTTTTTATCATCATTAGCTAATTGTTTTTCATTCTTATATTTAATCCACTCTTCTTCTGTCTTAACATATTGAATATTTTTTTCATCATTTTCTTTTACTTTATTATAATGTGTATTCATTCCACTGTCTCTTGAAATTATATATGGCGGATCAGTTAATATTAAATCTATTGAATTATTTTTTATTGTTGATAAATATTTTAAACCATCAATATTTTTGATTTCAATATCATTTTCTTTTTTCTCTTCTGACATTATTATATTAGTATTATAATATATTTCTTTTATATAACATTCATGTTTCAATTTTTGTAATATACAAAATTGATTAATAACAATTCTTTTATTTTACTCTTTTTATAGTAAAATAAAAAAATTGAAAATTTTTATATTTTTATGTTTCATTAAATTTTATTTATTAAAAACATTTTATAGCGTTTTTGTGATTTATAACATCATGAGTGATCTTCCTTCTAGCACCCGCAACCTTCCTCCTTCTTATGAAGAAGCAATTTCAGCAAATGAATCAAAAAATGATGATAATACACCATTTTTTGATCAATTGCTGTCCTTGTCAAAAAAGGAATTAATTACAAAATTAATACGAATGTCAGAAGATCAATTAGAAAAATTATTTCAACATATGAATACAGTTAACTATTTTATGTCTAATATTATAGAGCCAATGTATATTCTTGCACAATTCTCTTCCCCCAATTTGAAAAATTTGAAAGAAATCAATAATGTGGATAACTTCAATCAAAATTTGGCATTTCTCTTCAATTTAACAGTAGCATACCGAAATATTATTGGTTGGGGAGAAGAAACTACAAAACCATCTCAGTATAAGGAAAACCCTAGCTATGTTGGTAGGAGTTATGGATATAAGTGTGGAGAACTTAAAAAAATTAATGAATTCCATGTGATGTTAAGTACTGTTGCAGAGTGTGTTCATTTTAAAGGGATTATTTACAGTAAAAATGAACGCATAATCCATTATGCTGCTACTGAGGAGGAACAATACAAAAAAAAGGAACACTATACAAAGGAACTAATATATTGTCTTGATAGAATGTTGGCATTTATGAGATTGTATTTTTCATGAAGAATACCAAAAGTTGTATCGGATTATTTCCATATTTTGATTTTTTCACATTTTGATATTTTCATATTTTTTTTATTATTTTTTTATTTATAAAAATTGATAAATAAATAAATTATACTTATATAATTATATTTATAAAAATGAGTAAAGCAGTTTATATAGGTCCTAATACTGATATTATTCCAGTATTATTATTAAAAGATATTAAAGAATTTATTTATATAGATTCTTTACCACAATCTCAATATGGAATAGATTTCTTTGAATCTGGTGAATCTTATAATAGTACATTTTTATCTGATTTAGATACAATATTAATTAATAATAATTTTAATTTTATAAAATCAACAGATAATTATTTAGAATATAAAAATCCAACACAAACATTAAAATATTTTATTAATACTCCTTTTCCAGAAAAAATTAATGATAATATTAAAAAAGAAATATATAATTGTGATAGTCTTATTATTGCTGGATTTAATCCTAATAAAATAATATTAGATTTGATGCCTAATCTAAAAAATATATATTGTAATATGCATACAGTTTATTGTCATGATAATGTTGAGATAGATTCTACATTCTATGAATTAAGTAATATTAATAAATATAATATATTTTTATTGAGAGAAAAAGAAAAAAATGAATATTTACATTTTGATATTAAACCAGAAATAATAAACAAATTTGATATAATTAAATGTAATTATTTTTGTAATTTTTTTATAGACTATCCATATAATTAATCAAACGAATTTATAAAATTATAATATATTTAAATATATTATAATATTATATACATATGACTGATAAACAAAAAACTGTTAGTTCTGACTTTGTTCATGCTGTTAAAAAATTTGTTGATACTGATAATAAATTAAAAGATTTAAAAGATAAAGTAAAACAATTAACAACTGAAAAAAAAGAAAAAGAAGAATTTATTTTAGAATACTTAAAATCTATGGATGAAGTAGAAGTAGGTATTGAAGATGGTAAATTAAAAAGAATGGTTTCTAAGAATCAAGCTCCTTTCAAAAAAGATATGATTGAAAAAGCTTTAGTTGAAATTACTGGAGATAGTGTTCAAGCACAAAAATTAACTGAACATATTGTTAAAAGCAGACCTACAATTGAAAAAGTTAATTTAAAACGAATCAAAAATAAAGAAAAGTAAATATTATAATTTATAAAGTATTATAATTGTAAGTATTAACATCTCTATAATAAGACTTATTAATATTATCACTTCTAATTTTCGTTTTTATTCTAAGTAATAAATTATTTATAAATATTGGTTGAAGAATTGGATTTATATAACAACAACCAACTAATATACCATTACCAAATCTTTCTGATAAATAAATATTATCATGAATATCATTATCTAATGATAATCTTTCAGTAAATGTTGAACCTCTATAAAATCCATAAGCAAATGTTGAACCAAAATAATAATAAAGTTTTTTATGCAAACTATTCATTATAATTATATTATATTATAATGAATAATTTTTAAATAAATTAAAAAATAAAATAAAGTAAAATTTCTAATTATATATATTTTTTTATATATATAATATATAATTAAAATGGTTTCAAATAATGATTTAAATGATAAAGCATATTATTATGTTTGGTTACATATTATAACAATTACATTAGTCCTTATTGGAGCGATAAACTGGGGGTCAATAGGACTGTTTTCATATAATTTTATAGATAAAATATTTAAATCTTATTCAATTTACATATATATATTAGTTGGTATTGCTGCAGTACATTTAGCAATTAAAAGAGATACTTATTTATCATTCTTAGGATGGATGGCATTTCCAACATCTGCTTTAAAAGTATCTAAACCAGCAAATTCAAATGTTAAAGTAGAAGTTAATGTTAAACCAGGAGTTGTTAAAGTATTATATTGGGCATCTAATCCATCAAATAATAAAAATGTTATTACTTTGGATGAAAACCAAAGTTTTTCATCCTATGAAACACCACAAGAAGCTTATGATAATACTGAAAATGTAGGAGTATCTGAAGTAGATAATAATAAAGCAACATTACATTTTATATGTCCTTCTCAATATAAAGTTGGTTTATTATTTAAAAATACATTAGAAAAACATGTACATTATAGAATGTTATATGCAAATGGATGGTTAAGTAATGTATATACAACAAAAATTGATTGTTAAATTAAAGTTTTCAAAATACAAATAATTAATAAATAAATTTTAATAATTTTTAATATTTTTAATCATCCGTGTTAATATTTTCTGTTCTAATTCTAGGTAAAATATTCACACTAGTTAATTCTTGAAATAATAATTTGCATGCATAAGGCATTGCAACTGCAGATATATTTGTACTATTTTTACAACCTTTGCATTTATAATAATCTTTGTCAATTACTTTAGTAGCAAACATTCCACATTCATCACATACATGAACTTTAGTAATATCAGATGTTTCCATAAATCGTTCTTTTAAAAATTGTCCCATTCCATGAGCTACAATTGAATTTTGTTCCATTTCACCTATCTTAAATCCACCATCTCGAGTTCTTCCTTCTAATGGTTGTCTGGTTAATGCTTGACGAGGTCCATGCGCTCTTCCATGGACTTTATCTAAAACCATATGTTTTAATCTAATTGTATATATTGGTCCCATGAATATTTCCATTTCCATTTTTCTACCTGTTAATCCACAATACATTGTTTCTGTTCCATATGGTGATAATCCTAATTTCTTTAATGCTTTTGGTATTTCATTAATATTAAAATTAGTATAAGGCGTGCCATCTACAAAATGTCCAGTTAATGCTGCCTCTTTATTAACAATACATTCTATAATTTGCCCCATTGACATTCTTGATGGAATACCGTGTGGATTTAAAATCATATCTGGAACTATACCAGATGTAGAAAATGGCATATCTTTTTGTGGTAATGTTAATCCAATTGTTCCTTTCTGTCCGTGTAAATTTGTAAATTTATCACCAACCATTGGTATTCTTTCCATTCGCACTTTCATATTATACATTTCATAACCTTCACTATTTAATATACCAGTATGAATTCTATCTACTACACCCGGTACATTAGATTTAAATATTTCACTACTATCTTTATACACTTTATTATTATTACCAATTGGTTGAATTGGAGAAATTTTACCAATTATAATATCTTCATTTTCTATTTTTGTTTCTTCTTCAACATATCCTTTGTCATTTAATTTATCATAATTACCTTGTTTCATACTAGTAACTTTATTTCTATCTGGTTTTGTAAATATATCATCTTGAGAAGTAGATGGATTTTTTGCAATTTCACTATTATACTTTTTAATTGTATCAACTCGAAGCATTCCTCTATCAATTGATGATTGATTGAATATCATCGAGTCTTCTTGATTATAGCCCGTATATGATGCAATTGCAACTATTATATTTTCTCCATATGGTAAATCATAACATCCATTATATTTCCATGATCTTGTATGAGATAATGGTACTTGTGGATGATATAAAATTTGTGATATATCCATTCTATCTTTATGTGATGATAAATAAGTTCCAATAGATTGTTTTGATTGTGAAAATCCAATCATTAAACGATTTCCAAAATTATGATTTGAAAATGGAATGTTGGCAACACTATTACCTAACATTGTCCATTCATGAAAATCACAATGAGTATAATTCACCCATCTATTTGTTCCATATCTATTTATTTTATTTACTTCTGATGATACTTTCAATTCTTCTTTTGATAACTTTAATGTTTCTTCTACTTTTGTTTCATTTTCTGCTATCATGCAATGTAATGTTGATTCTATATCTTCATATTCAAATAAATCTGGAAATTTATTTAATAATTTATTCCATGACTTTGTTTTATCTTTTTCTAATGCTTCTGCATTTACAAATTTAATAACTTCATTGGTAATATTTAAATTATTATCTTTTACTATTAATACAGGTCGTATTAATCTTCCTCCATCATAATGAATTCTTATTTCTTTTTTATTATAATCAAATAATATTGTTGTATAAATATCTATTACTCGCTCTCTTCTTTTTTGTTTTAAGAAATTATAAAATTCATATGCATATGTTAATTTACATACATATTGAAAGTCTCCATTTATAATTATCTTTATCCAATTATTCATTGTTAAAGGATCAATATCAAATGGATGTCTAATATCTGAACTATATTTAATTAATGTTTTTAATACATCTTTTTGTGATGAATTTTGACATGTTACTGTACTCATCATTGATAAATGTTTTACAATACCAATTTTTTGACCTTCTGGTGTTTCATATGGACAATTATGAACAACAAATGATGAACCTATAAAACTATGATTATTACTTTTTGTTGTAAAATCATATACTCGTTCTGGTTCTATTTCAGTTATTTCTTTAATATCAACAAATACCAAATCATTTTTTGTATTATTTTTAACAAAATCTTCAAATGATAAAGTATGTTTTAAATCATATGATAAATATTCAATAACATTATTTGCATTATTTCTTTTTGTATTTGAATATCTATATCCTATTGTATTTATATAATTAAATATATTTTTGGTTGTTGTATCAAAAGATAATATATATTTATTACTATTTCTATTTATAAAAGTTTTAATTCCAAATTCATTATATAATAATGATAATTGATTTAAATATTTATCTATTTCATAATAATTTGTAATATTAATAGAATATTCATATGAATTTAATATTTCTGTTCCTTCTGTTTGTAATGCGGCTAAATATTCCCTTTTAACACTCTTATTTCCATTAATAATCCATTGTGGAACATAACGAAATATACTTTTTTTATAATTGTTTTCTAATAAATATAATAAGTATGCAAATGTACCATTTTTAGTTACTGTCCAAGTATTAGAAAATATTGATCTACTAATTTCTGGTTGTCCAAATCCTAAACTAGTTATATCATTAGATATATCATTTGCATCTTTATCAGAATTTATTATAAATATACAATTATTATTAGAATCAATATCAGCATTATTTAAAATACCAATTAATCTTGCTAATATAACTAATTTATTATTTTGAAAATTATCTAATAATCCTAGTTTCATTAATTCAGATTTATAATTATCACTCATATTATCTATATTTAATGATAATGATACTGATTTTTCAGGATGAATATATTTTTCAACATGTCTAATTATTAATTTATCCATTTTAGTTAAATCTTCTGCTTTCTTCCAAAGATAAATATTATCATTATTTACTAAAAAAGGATGTTCTGGTGTAACTTTAATAGTTTTACCACTAGAAATTACTATCTGTAATAATTTATCTGGCATTTTACTAAATTTATTAAATATTTGTGTTGGTTCTTGTTTTAATGTTTCTGGATTAACTGACATTACAATATCATCATTAGTAATATCTTTAATTAATTTCGTATCCATCCCATTTCCTAATAATATTTCGGTATCTCCAGTTACACATAGAAATTGTATTTGACATGGTCTTACATAACGAATACTAATTATTTTTCCTGAAGAATCATCTGATGATGGTGATAATATTCTTCTTAAGCATGATATTCCATTTAACCAACTAATTCTACTTAATGTTTGTGCTACACCTTTTTTACTTTTATTCATGCCCCATGTTCCTGTAGCTAATGCTTTCTTCAAACCCTGTTCAATAATTGAAGGCTTTATCTGATTAATAACATTAATTGGTTCTTCATCACTTTGATTTTTCTTTTTAAAATGCTTACCAATATCATTTAATAATTTTTTCCAATTTTGTCGAAATAATTGACCTAATAATATACCAGGCAATTCAATTCTTTTATTATATAATGCATCTCTATCATCAGGTTGATTCCGTTTTAAAATAGTATTTAAAAGTCTATTAACCATTAATCCTAAAAATACAATCTTTTTTGTTAAATCAGTACCTAAATGAGGTAATAGATCTGTTGCTAATATTTTATTTAAATATAAACGTTTTTGAATATTTGCAACATTCATATCCGTTTGTGATATTCTTTTTGTTCTTTTTAATTTTTTTAACAAATATTCTATCGCAGCTTCTTTAGTTCTAATTGGATTATCAGAATCATCTACACAGTCATTAATAGTAGGTCTTAATAAATTTAACATATCATTATCATTTAAATTATAAGTAATATAATTTAATATATGTTGATCTGATTCAACACCTAATGCTCTCATTAATATAAATAATGGAATATCAACTAATTGTGAAGAAGTAGATACAATTAATACATTATCTTTTTTATTTTTAATAGTTAAAATTTGAAGATTATCAGACCAATCATTATATTTACTATTTATTTGTGCAATATGCATTAAACCATCTTGATATGTATTATCTTTTTTTGTAAATATTAATATTTTATTATCAACCATTTTATCCATGCTCATTACTACTTTTTCTGCTCCATGACCAACTATAAAATATCCTCCTGGATCAAATTTACATTCATTTCGTACATCTTTCTTTATTGTTGTTGAACAATATAATGATTTTACCATGATTGGTACTCCTGCTAATTGTGTATCTTTTTCTAAATTACCTATTAATTTTATAATTTTTTCATTAGTAATATTATTTACTTTTTCATAAAATTGTTGAACATCTGCAATAATAGTTCCAAAATAATTTAAATGATTTTTTCTCGCATCAGACGGAAATTTATACATATTATCATTATCAAATGTAGCTGGTTTAAATCTAACATTTGTAAATTTAAAACCATGCATATACACTTCATTATTTGTAATATTTGTATAAAAATAATTTGGCTCATTTATCAATGAATATGGAATAATTTCATTAATAAATTGTTCATAAGATTGAAATAAATGATTATATAAGACTTTTGGTGTATTAAAATATAAATCAATTATTTTATTTATTAAAATCTGCCGTTCTGACTCCATTTTTTATTTTTATATATAGATTATATAATCTTTGTTTATATGTTTTTTTCTATTCAATTTTTTTATTTTTTTATTTTTTGAATAATAAAATAAAAGAATTATTATTGATAAATTATTGATAAATTATTATTTAGTTGGTTTAATAAAAACACTTGTTCCTCTATAAACATAATATATAAATAAAATAATAATTAATAAATTAATTAATCCCTTAAATATCATGCCTACTTTAAAATCTATACCTAAAATATTTACTGTAAATTTATCAACGTCTTTTATTTTTCCTGATGATATTTTCTGTATAATTGGTGCAAATACAAATTCTGTTAAAACACCTATAAAAAGTGTTAAATTAGCTGCAAATATTAAACCTATTGCCATTGTTAAAAGATTAGAATCAATTATGAATTTAATAAATGCTTGTTGTTCTGTTGCTACATAATTTACACCACTTTTAATTAAAGCACTAGGAACTTCATTTAATCGATTAATTGCTTCTATAGAATCATTAAAAATTGTCATTATATTATATATTATATAATATTATATAATAATTTTTAATTTATTTTTTTACTATTTAACCATTTTCCTTTATAATTTATAGAACCATTTGTAAAATAAGATGTACCTTCTCCACTTCGTAATCCATTAACCCAATTACCTCTATATACAATATTACCATTCATATCATATGATTTTCCATATCCATAAAATAAATTATTTTTCCAATTTCCTTTATATGCAATAACCCCATCTTTATAATATGATTTACCAAATCCATTTGGTTCATCATTAATCCATTTACCTTCATAATTAATATTTCCATTATTAAAATATAATTTTCCAAAACCATGTTTCTTTCCATTTAATAATTCTCCTTCATATAGCATATTACCATTTTCATCATAATATATATATGTATCTTCTGAATAATTATTTTTTGATAATATATTATTTAAAAAATAAAATATTCCAAAATTACAAAATAATATTAATAATATAGAGTACTCATTATAATTATCCATATCAATTATAACATATATATACTTTTAAATATCTTTATTTACTTTTATTTTTTCTTCTTTGATTTATTCTTCTTAGAACTATTCTTTTTAGATTTATTATTCTTAGATTTATTATTCTTAGATTTATTCTTCTTAGATTTACTTTTAGATTTATTCTTTTCTGATTTATTTTTATTATTTTTTGATTTATTTTCTGATAATGATGAATCAATTTTAGGATATTCAACTGAATATACATTATCCATTTCATTAAAAATATTATAAGTATTATTTTGTAATTTATCTATAGTATCATCAGATTTATTATCAGATGTATCATTATTTATTTGATATTTATTACAAAATAATAAGTAAAACATATAACTTATTATTTCAATAAATAATGCACTAGTCATAAATATTATACCACATAATCCAGATGTTAATACAATAAATATAAATAATATATTTAGTAATATTTGTAATATTGTAAATATTATATTTAATAAAAAATCTATTAATATTTGTTTCATTGGATAAATAACTTTTATCTAAAGTATTTGTAATTTTAATAATATATTATTTTTATAAATAATTTTCAATTTTATTTATATATATGAACAATTTTATTTCTAGAGAAAATCTAATAAAAATTAAAGGTGGTGCTAAATTTAGTGATGGAGATACGATTACTACAACTAGTGGAGATGTTGGGACAATAACTGGACAAGTTGATTGTTCATTTATAGATAATAGTACTGCTGGAACAATTTGTTATGTTGTAAAATTTAAATCATCTAGTTTAAATGGTATTTATAATCAATATGATGCAAGCCATTATTATATTAGAGAAAATCAAATAAAAGATTTACAAACAAAAACATTTACTAATTGTAAATACTATTTAGGTCAAACAGTATCTGTAACAAATCAATTAATTGAAATATCAAATCCAAGTAATCCTTTTGGATATGAAAAAGATTTAGTATCTGATTCAGGATATATTAGTGATATTAAAAAAATTAATGGTAATTGTTATTATGATATTGTATTTAATAGAAAAAAAATAGGAGTAAAAGTTCCAGAAAGTTATATTAATACATCTACTATTTATATAAATCCAGTTATTAATAATCCAGCTATTCAAGATGTTGGGAAAAATAAAACATTACGAAAAGATGTTGTTGAATATTATCAAAATAAAATTCAAAAATGGATTAAAAAATATTCTGAATTTAAAAAATATAAAAATAAACAAAATAAAATTATTTCAAAATCAGGATTTAAATTTATATATAAAACATTAAAAAGATTTTTACAAAAAAATACCAAATTAAATTGGTATGATTTACGAGATAAAAATGTGTATGAAGATATAAAAGAATTTTTTGAAACTAAGTTAAAGAATTTATAATTTTAAATTTATAATTTTAATTATTAGATTTATTATTTTTATTATTATTATTGTTATTTTTATTATTATTATTATTATTATTATTATTATTGCTATTATTATTATTTTTATTATTATTGTTATTTTTATTATTTTTATTATTATTATTGCTATTATTATTATTTTTATTATTATTGTTATTATTACTATTATTATTATTGTTATATTTATTAAATACTTTAAAGTGAATATTTTTATTATTTAGTCTTTTTTTATATAGTATATTTTCATTTTTATATGATATAACTTCATTATTTAAAGTTTTTTTTTTATTAGTTTTAAAAGTTGCTGTACTTATAAAATTACCATATTTATCAGTTTTATACCAATAAATATCTTTATATTTAATCTTATTATCAATAATTATCATCATTTTTTCTCTCTATTTTATATAAATAATTTTTCTTAATAGTTATTATATTCAATTTTTTATTTTACGATAATAAAGAGTAAAATAAGAGATTGCTAAAAATCAATTTTTTATATTTCCAAAACATCTAAATTATAATTATAATCAATACCTTTTCTATAATTAATAAATAGATATATTAATCTTATTATATAAGCTTCCATATGAATTATATGTCGAGTTCCTTGACTAATTCGTTGTTCAAAAATACTAGTTATATTAATAATATTATATTTTAAATTTAAATCATTTGTACTTTTTAATAATAATAACATCATTTTTCTTATAATTAATTGAGTTGGAATATTTGTAATAAATAATATGTAAAATTGTTCTCTAAAATTTTTAATTATATTATATAAATTATTGTTTTGTAATTTACTTTGTGATTTATTTTGTAAATTATAATTAATTATTATTTTTACTAAATCATTAATTATTATCTCCCAATCTTTCTTATATTCTATATTATATCTATATGCATCTAATAACCATAATGCTGTATTTATTTTATTATCAGATTCTTTTATAATTGAAAATAATACATCACTACTCATTTCTATTTTTTCTTTATAACTAACATGCATTAATATCTCCATTATTTCATAATCTGATGGTAATGGTACTCTAACTAATAAACATCTAGATCGAATTGGTTCTATTATTTTAGTTAATTGATCTGATATTAATATAAATTTACAAGTATCTGAATATTTTTCCATTGTTCTTCTTAATGAAGCTTGTGCATAATATGATAAATTATCTATTTTATTTATTACAACTACTTTATATAATTTATTATCTTTAATTATATTTAATAATTCTGATTTTGCATAATATTGAATAATTTCTTGTATTAAATATTTATCAAATCCATTAGTATTTGGTTCAATTATAATATGATTTCTTGATTGTTTTATCATAATTTTTGTTTTTGTATTTGAATAACTAGATATGGTATATTCTACATCTTTTAATTCTATTGAATTTTTACCAAATATTTGTTCTAATAAAGTATTAACTAATTGCATTTTTCCAGTTCCTATTGGACCATAAATAATTAAATGTTGAAAGTTATCATCCAATGAATCTGATAAATCTTTTGATATATCAAAATTAGTTAAATCAAATGAAATTTTTTTTGTATTTATCAAGTTATTTATAATATTTTTGTATAATGATATATTATTATAATTATTATATTTATCTACTAAAAACATATATATTTATTTTATGACTTTAATATTTAAACAAATATTCTATAATTAAAAATAATATATGCAAAACATTATGCAAAATACTAAAATAGTAACTTTTTTAAATAATAGTAATAAATATATTGATACTGATATCAGTATTAATGGATGGGTTATGAGTAAAAGATCTCAAAAAGATATTACTTTTGTTAAATTATATGATGGTTCAACACCTGAAGGTATTCAATTAATTTTAAACAATTCTAATTTTAACAATTTAGATAATATTAATACATCTACTAGTTTAAATGTAGTAGGTACTTTTGTAGTTTCTATGGCTAAAGGTCAGAAATTTGAAGTAAATGTTAAAAAATTTACTATTTATGGAAATACTAATTTAGATGAATATCCATTATCCAAAGGTAAATTACCATTAGATTATTTAAGAAATTATCATCATTTAAGATTAAGAACTAATTCATTTGGTAGTATTTTTAGAATTAAATCATCTATTAATTATGCTACTAATGATTATTATAAATCAAAATTATTCCATTATATAAATCCAAACATTATGACTAATAATGAATGTGAAGGTGGGGCTGGTACATTTAAAGTTACTGAATTTGATTTTTCAGATCATGCTAACTTACCAACATTAAATAATTCAACAAAACATGATTTTTCAAAAGATCATTTTAATAGAATTATGCAATTAACAGTTAGTAGTCAATTAGAATTAGAAGCAATAGCATGTAGTATTGGTTCAGTTTATACTACAAATAAAAGTTTTAGGAGCGAGCATTCTAATACATCTAAACATTTAAGTGAATTTGAGCATTTAGAAATTGAAGATGTATTTAATGATTTAGAATCATTAATGGATATTGGAGAGGAATATATAAAATATGTTGCTAAATATTTATTAACAAATAATGAAACGGATATTATGAATTTGGATAAATTTGTTAGTAAAAATTTATATGATAAAATTGTAAAATTATTAAATACAACATTTGTAAGAATAACTTATAATGATACTGTAAAATTATTAAATAATAATAATATTAAAATTAATTATGGAGATGATTTATCTAGTGAAATGGAAAATTTTATTACTGATTATTATAAGTCTCCAGTATTTGTTACTTTATGGCCAAAATCATTAAAAAGTTTTTATATGAAAACAAATATAAATGACTCATCTTTATGTGATAATTTTGATTTATTAATGCCTTATAAAGTTGGTGAATTAATTGGAGGATCTATGCGTGAAGATAATTTAGATATTCTTCTTGATAATATGAAAACAAAAAATATTTCAACAACTCCATTAGAATTTTATATTGATTTAAGAAGATTTGGAAGTATTCCACACGGAGGATTTGGATTAGGATTAGATAGAATGTGCATGTTATTTACTGGCATGGAAAATATTAAAGATGTAGTTGCATTTCCAGTATATTATAAAAAATTTTAGTACTATATAAAATAATAATTATATAGTAATATAATTATATAATATATGAAATTTCCAATTCATAAAATTATTTTTCCAAATCATACTTTTTCAAAATTATTACTAACAAATAATATCCCAACAGTTTATAATGATAATAGATATAAAACTAGTTTTGGATGGATATGTAAAAAAGAATATAGAGGTACTACTAATTTACTAAATAATAATTTACTAAATAATAATTTACTAAGTAATACTTTACAAAGCAATAATAATAATATTATTTATGATATTGTGACTTTTGCTAAATATGATTATAATAGAGAACAACCAAATGATGCTTGTTTAAGTAAAGTTATATTATATTCAAAAGATTATGAATATAGTATTCATGAAAATTGTAAATTAGAATTTTATAATAATTATAATAATGTTAAAATGAATTATAATATTAGTGATACTAATAGTTGTATAAAAATAGGAGATTATTCAATACCTTATTTAATATATAAAAATATTAATATGTCTGATTACTATAATGATGAAATGAAACAATATTATAATAATATTAATCAATATAATTAATTATTTACCAAAAACTTAATGGCTGTATTAATTTCATATTAATACGATTATTATATTTTTTTGCAAATTCATATATTTCTTTTATTATATTTGTATCTATAAGTATTGGTTTTAATCCTAAAGATATAAATTTATTATTACACATTTTTAAGTCATTTGCTTTCATTTCTTTTCGCGGATTAGTAATATTTGATATATTTATATCAGGATATGCTGATTTAATTATATCTACTAAATAATTTAAAGATCGTTGTTCTGTTGTTTGATTATATATCATAACACGATCATTCCTATTTGGAGGATTATTTATAGCTAAACAAATACAGTCCATGCTATTTTCAATATGTATAAATGCTCGTGTTTGTTCCCCTGTTCCATATATTGTTAATGGAATATTATTAGCTGCTTGTATTATAAATCTATTAAACACAGTTCCATAATCAGAATCATAATCTAATCTATTTATTAATTTAATATCCATCATAGTTTCTTTAGTATTTTGACCCCATATAATTCCTTGATGTAAATCAGTTATTCTTAATCCAAAATTTTTAGCATAAAATTGGAAAAATAATTCATCTTGAGATTTTGTCATATGATAAACTGAACCTGGATAAAATGGATGTAATATTTCTACATTTTTATAGTTATTATCTAAATCTTTCATTTGAACTTCTATATATCCTTCTGAAATTTCTACATTTGGAATTAATCCATACCCATATGTTCCTGCAGTTCCTAAATGAATTAAGTGAATATTTTTATCTAATTCAACAATTACATTTAATATATTATGTGTTCCATTTAAATTATTATCTACAGTATATCTTCTTGTTGAATTATCTTTCATTGAATATGGTGCTGCTCTTTGTTCGCCTAAATGTATAATTGTATCTGGTTTAAATTTACTCACAATATTAAATAACTTATCATATTCTTTTGCAACATCAATTAATTCAAAATTAATTTTTTTATTTGTTATTTCTTCCCATGTTGAAATTCTTGTATATATTGAAGAAATTGGTGTTAATGAATTTGAACCTAATTTCTCATCAATAATTCGTCTAGATAAATTATCAATAATCAAAACATTAGCACCTAATGATGATAATCTTAAAGATAATGGCCATCCACAGAATCCATCTCCTCCAATAATAATAATATTTTTATTATTCATATAATTATAAATTATAAAATTAAATATTTTTAATAATAAAAAAATATAATTATATAATAAATATGTTCAAAGATTTATTATGTAATTGTTTTAAAACTTTTGAAAATAATGATATTAAACCTTCTGAAAATACATCAAAACCAACTCTTGAAATTAATGAAATTAAATTAAACCTCACACCAAATCCTGATAATCAAAGTAGTGATTTATCTAATAATCTACAAAATAGCTTGGAAAGTAATAATCTACAAAGTAGCTTGCAAAGTAATAATGATAATCTACAAAGTAATCTGCAAAGCAGCAATTTACAAAGTAATAATGATAATATTACTATTATTCATGGAAGTAAAACAATATCTTTACCCAAATTAGATATTAAAGATATTTCTGAAAAATATACTGTTTTATATTCTAAAAAAATAAGTCCGCCAATTATAATACCTAAAAAAAATAAAATAACAGATGAAAATATTGATGATGATGGATTTGTCATACTATAGTTATTTGTTTTGATAATACTTTTTTTTCTTTAGCACCCAATGTTTTAAACTCGGTAGTTTTATCGATTTTTAAACATAATTCTATATCTTTTATAGTTATATCTTTATTATAACCTTGTAATATTTTTATTAATTCCATATGTTTTCCTTCATTTAGTAAAGTATTACAAATTTTATTTAAAATTAATATTTCTTGAGTTGATTTATTATTAATTAATTTTGCTAAACTTGATATATTTTTTCTATTAATATTTTTTAGGGATGTTTTATTCAAATCTGCTGAAAATTTTATATCATCTATATTAATTTTATTATTATTTGTTTTATTTATCCAATAACTAGTATTAACACAACTATAAAAACCATGAATATTCTGTAAATACCAATTTTGATCTGTATATATACTAGTTTCTATATTATCTCCTCTACTTATTGAATCAGTTATTTTTACTACATTATAAATATTATCCTGTTTATTATTTTTTGTAAATATTTTTTTAGGATAATTTTCATGAACCATTAATGGTAATAGTACTTTTTCAGATTCATATAATCGTAAATTATTTTCATAATCTAAATAATTATTTAAAATTTTCTCAGTTGATTCAAATAGTCCTAAATTAATATTTTTTTCTCTTGATTTTTTTATAAAAGTTTCTAATATATCTTTTGTAATTAATCTATTTATTGCATGAAATGATAATTCTTGAAATAAATTTATTAATCGTTTTATATCATGTTGTGAAAATTCTATTAATTTTAATATTAAATCATCAGAGTCAAAATATATATGTTCATTCTTAGAAATTTTTTTTATTAATCCTTGAATTTCTAGTATTGTTGGTAATTTAAATATAATCTCATTACAATTCTTTTTCAAATCATTTAATAATTTTGAATGATAATTATTTGATATAAATATTAATGGAAATGCTTTAACCTTATTATTGTATTTATATATATCCATTATATATTTTTTTTCACCCATTAATGTTATATTCTCAATCTTATTAAATATTAATGCTAATTTTGGATTTGTTTTATTATTATTTGATGTTATATTTATTTTACTATAAATTGAATTTATGAAATTATAATAATCGTTAAAATCATCATAATTACGATGATCTTTAATATCATTTGGATTAATTATTCTTACTATATATCCTGCTTTTTCTAATAATAAACGAATAGTTAATGTTTTACCTAACCCTTGTAATCCTGATATGATTATCCCTTTTGATTTATTATTATCATCATTTAACCAATTATTGAATGCATTAATTTGTTCAGTGTTACCAATAATATCATTTAATGATGTTGGTATATATTTATTAATCCATAAATTGTTCATAATAAATATATATAATGTCTTTATTTAGATATAAATATATTTTATAAAAAGTTTAAAAAAAATATAATTATAGATATTTATATTTAGTTATAAATATATTTTTTATAAAAAGTTTAAAAATATAATTATAAAAATTTCTATTTTATTATATATAGATATGAGTAATTCAGTCCGTGAATCTGAAGCACATAATTTAATCAAAAAAGGAGTTGATAACAAAAATCTCTCCAAAGAACTCTCTGTATTAAGAGCCAAGTACAATAACGCTGATTTAGTTGATGAAATCCAAAAGTTATATCTCGAAAAGTACAACAAATTAGTTAGAAGAGCTAGAAAGTTCGCTGATCTTATTAAAAAGAAGTATGGTTCTAGCCAATACCCTTTCCATGTTTTACTTGAAAAGGCTAAAAAGTTTAAACAAAAACATAATTTACACGATGATGAATTTGTTTTATTTAGACGATTTTACGAAGAAGAATTAGTTGGTCTTAAGAGCATGGAAGTTATTCCATACAGCACTAATATGACAAAGGTATTAGGAACTATTAGCGTAACAGCAACTCCTAGTAACATGAAGTTATCTGGTGAAGACTATAAACATATGCAAGAAATAATCAATATGGCTAATACTAACAAATCATTACATTCCCAAGTATATTTACAATCTTTACAACATAAAAATATTAATTCTATTCTAAAATTTGATAAGAATGCAGAATATACTAAGAATGATGCTGTCCATCCAGTTTTAGTAGCTTTATTTGCAGATAAATTAGATAAGATTGATTCTCATTTCTTATTACCATCTTTAGCTAGAATTGTTAAGAATAGATACAACAATGAACCTTTAGAAAGTAAAGAAGATGCTAATCTCTTTTACAATATTACCAGAGACCCTAATGATGTTGTTTGTGATGGTAAATCATCTATCTTAGACTTACTTAATAGATGCAAAATCCAACAACAATTATGGAATTGTGTTCTCTCTTTAAGAGAAGGTAAGATGTGGAATAGATCATTTAATGAATTTATGAACAGCATTGATAATTGCAAATACAACAAATATGATAATCCTGATTTAATTTATGGTAGAAATGATATTGTTGTTTTAAGAAGAGTATTAGCAGCATTTTCTTATCGTCCAACAATTGTTACTAGCACTACTAATGTTGCTCAAAATATTTTTAATCCTTATATGCATACTAGCAGACCAGTAGTAATGAGCATTCCTGTTATTAATATTGATGCTGAAAATGCTATTAAAGGTGATGCTAGTACCAATGCTGCAGATAATATTATTTTACAAACAGAATTTAAATCAAATACAGGTGTAGCAAATGAAATTAATCATAAAATTAATTCTACAGAAGATTATGTTATTTATTGTGTTAATAGACAAACTAAATCAACAGATCATGGTAAATTATTTAAATCATCTTTTCAAATGGAATATCCATCATCTTTACTTGAATCTGAACATAAAATGAATGTAGATGAGGTAGCTATTGATTTGAGTGGTAATATTCTTAAAAAAGATGGTTCTAATGCAGAAATAGATGGTAAAAAACCTGTTTTAGTAAGTTCAGTTCATCATAATCAAATATGTGTTAATCCAGGACAATCACCTTCTAAATATATTAGCAAATTATCATTAACTGCATTACATCAGATTAATGAAGCTACAAAAACATCTACAATTAATAATGTATATGATTCTGAAAAAATTAACTCAGGTGAAAGAGCATTAGCTGATCATAGTACTAATAAGTTAATCAAACCAGATAATAGTATTGTTTCACCCAATTCTGGTTACACGGATGCTAATTTAAGAGAAACTGGTGTTATCTATATCTTTAAGGTATTATAAACATAATATTATTTTTCATAATCTTATAAATATATTTTTCATAATCTTATAAATATATTTTTTATAAAAAGTTTAAAAATATAATTATAAAATTTTCTATTTTTATTGTATATAGATATGAGTAATTCTATAACAGAATCTGAAGCACATAATTTAATCAAAAAAGGAGTTGATAACAAAAATCTTTCCAAAGAACTATCTGTATTAAGAGCCAAGTACAATAATGCTGATTTAGTTGATGAAATCCAAAAATTATATCTTGAAAAGTATAATAAATTAGTTAGAAGAGCTAGAAAGTTTGCTGATCTTATCAAGAAAAAGTATGGTTCTAGTCAATACCCTTTCCATGTTTTACTTGAAAAGGCTAAAAAGTTTAAACAAAAACACAACTTACACGATGATGAATTTGTTTTATTTAGAAGATTTTATGAAGAAGAATTAGTTGGTCTTAAGAGCATGGAAGTTATCCCATATAGCACTAATATGACAAAAGTATTAGGAACTATTAGCGTAACAGCAACACCAAGTAATATGAAGTTATCTGGTGAAGACTATAAACACATGCAAGAAATAATTAATATGGCTAATACTAACAAATCATTACATTCTCAAGTATATTTACAATCTTTACAATTAAAAGAAACTGATAAATTAACACCAATAAAATTTAACGATAAAGGAAAATATACTAAGAATGATGCTGTTCATCCTGTATTAGTTGCTTTATTTGGAAAGAAATTATCAAAAATTGATGAACATTTCTTATTACCATCTTTAGCTAGAATTGTTAAGAATAGATTTAATAATGAACCTTTAGAAAGTAAAGAAGATGCTAATCTCTTTTACAATATTACTAGAGACCCTAATGATGTTGTTTGCGATAATAATTCTTCAATTGTTGATTTACATAATAGATGCAAAATCCAACAACAATTATGGAATTGTGTTCTTTCATTAAGAGAAGGTAAGATGTGGAATAGATCATTCAATGAATTCATGAACAGCATTGATAATTGCAAATACAACAAATATGATAATCCTGATTTAATTTATGGTAGAAATGATATTGTTGTTTTAAGAAGAGTATTAGCAGCATTCTCTTATCGTCCAACTATTGTTACTAGTAATGCTAGTGTTGAACAAAATATTTTTAATCCTTATATGCATACTAGCAGACCAGTTGTTATGAGTATTCCTGTTATTAATATTGATGCTAATAATGCTGAGAAAAATAAAAATGATTATAATTCATTAAAAGGACTTGGATCTTATTCAGTACCACCACCACCACCACCACGATCTTCATCATCATCATCTTCATCCTCATCATCATCTTCTTCATCCTCATCATCTTCATCATCTTCATCATCTTCATCCTCATCATCTTCATCATCTTCATCCTCATCATCTTCATCATCTTCATCCTCATCATCTTCATCCTCATCATCTTCATCATCTTCATCCTCATCATCTTCATCATCTTCATCCTCATCATCTTCATCATCTTCATCCTCATCATCTTCATCATCGCGTTCTTGGTTTAGTGGTATTTTTTCATCATCATCATCTTCATCATCCAAATCATCATCCAAATCATCATCATCATCTTCATCATCATCTTCATCTTCATCTTCATCTTCATCATCATCTTCATCATCATCTTCATCATCATCATCATCATCATCTTCATCATCATCTTCATCTTCATCTTCATCTTCATCTTCATCCAAATCATCATCATCATCATCATCATCATCTTCATCTTCATCTTCATCTTCATCTTCATCTTCATCTTCATCTTCATCTTCATCTTCATCTTCATCATCTAAAAATGCTCCTAAAAAAATTAGAGAAAATTGTCCTTCCGATAATATTGATATAAATGATATACCATATTGTATGAAAAAAGAAACTATAAAAAAATTACGATTAGACTTACATCCAGATAAAAACTTTGGATGTACGGAGGAAGCTACAGGGAAAATGAAAATATATAATATGTATAAAGATATATTACATGATATATATAATGATGATTATGACAGGTGTCTAGCAGAAGCTGCAACAGATCCTGCAACTGCAGATGCTAGATCAGCAGCAGCAGCAGCAGCAGAAGATGTAAAAGCAGCAAGAGCAGCAGCAGAAGCAGCAGTTGCTAAAGCAGCATCAGATGCTAAAGCCGCATCAGATGCAAAAGCAGCAGCAGCAAAAGCAGCAGCAGAAAAAGCAGCAGCAGAAGCAGCTGCTAAAGCAGCAAAAGCAGCAAGAGAAGCAGCAGATAAAAAAGCAGCAGCAGATGCAAAAGCAGCAAAAGCATCAAAGGAAGCAGCAGCAAATGCAGATGCTAAAGCAGCAAAAGAAACAGCAGATGCTAAAGCAGCAGCAGATGCTAAAGCAGCAACAGCAAAAGCAGCAGCAGCAAAAGCAGCAGCAGCAAAAGCAGCAAAAGACACAGCAGATGCTGCAAAAAAAGCCGCAAAAGAAGCAGCAGATGCAAAAGAAGCTGCAGATGCAAAAGCAGCAGCAGATGCAACAGCAGCAGCAGCAGCAGAAGCAAAAGCAGCAGCAGACGCAAAAGCAGCAGCAGACGCCAAAGCAGCATCAGACGCCAAAGCAGCAGCAGATGCTAAAGCGACTGCAGAAAAAGCAGAAAAAGAAGCTAGAGCTGCTTTTTTAGCAGAAGCAAGAGCAGCAGCAGAAGCAGCAGATGCTAAAGCAGTAGCAGATAAAAAAGCAGCAGAAGATGCAAAAGCAGCAAAAACAGCAAAAGAAGCAAAAGAAGCTGCAGAAAAAGCAGCAGCAGATGAAAAAGCAGCAAGAGAAGCTGCAGAAAAAGCAGCAAGAGAAGCTGCAGAAAAAGCAGCAAGAGAAGCTGCAGAAAAAGCAGCAGCAGATGCTGCAAAAAAAGCCGCAAAAGAAGCTGCAGATGCTTTTGCTGCAGCAGCAGAAGCAGCAGCTGCAAAAGCAGCAGCAGCAGAAGCAGCAGATGCTAAAGCAGCAGCAGATGCTAAAGCAGCAGCAGATGCTAAAGCAGCAGCAGATGCTAAAGCAGCAGCAGATGCTAAAGCAGCAGCAGATGCTAAAGCAGCAGCAGATGCTAAAGCAGCAAGAGAAGTTGCAGAAAAAGCAGCAAGAGAAGTTGCAGAAAAAGCAGCAAGAGAAGTTGCAGAAAAAGCAGCAAGAGAAGCTGTAGAAAAAGCCGCAAAAGCAGCAGCAGAAAAAGCAGCAGCAGAAAAAGCAGCAGCAGATGCAATAGCAGTAGCAGAAAAAGCAGCAGCAGATGCTAAAGCAGCAGCAGATGCAAAAAAAACTGCAGATGATTTAGCAGCAGCAAAAGCAAAAGCAAAAGAACATGCAGAGATAATGCCATATATAAAAAGCGCTTTAAATATAATAGATGAAGAAGAAGAAATTAAGATGCCATCAGATAATATTCCAGTAGCTCCGGATTTAGATGAAATACTAACCTCACCAACTTCATCAACATCATCAACATCAACCTCATCAACATCAACCTCATCAACAAGACCATCAACCTCATCAACAAGACCATCAACCTCATCAACAAGACCATCAACCTCATCAACAAGACCAACACCAACACCTACTATGTTACAAGACCAATTACGAAACTTAAAAAAAGCTAAGACTAAGACTTTAAGAAGAGATGAAATGCTAGAAAGATTACAAGCCCAATTTAATAAAAATAATAATAATACAGAAGATACTGATAAAAAAAATACTGATAAAAAAAATACTGCTGGTGATTATACTGAAGAAGAGTGGGAGAGTAAAAAAGGTGGAGGGCTACATTCAATATCTAAAAATACAGCAATTATTTTACCAATTAAATATGAAACAAAGAATCCATTAAATACTACTACAAATATTATACATAATGTAGCTAGTACAGAAGATTATATAATATATTGTATTAATAGAAAATCACAAATAGTTGAATATAATAAATTATATCAACCTAAGTTTGAATTAGAATATCCATCATCATTAATTGAATCAAAGAAACAAATTAATATAACTCCTGTTTTTATAAATAATAATAATAAAATATTAAAACATGATGCAACTAAAGATACTGATACAGTTAAAATAGAAAATAAAGAATTACAATTAGTAAGTTCTGTTCATACAGTACAACAACAAATTAAAGAAAATAAATATATTACAAAATTATCTCGTACTATTTTATATAATGATGGAAATATACAATCTATTTATAATTCAGAAAAAGATAACTCATTAAATGCAAGTAATGAATTATTACTTCCAGATGGTAATTCTACACAAGATAATACTACTACTGGAGTTATTTACATTTTTAAGAAAGTATAAGTAAATAATATATAAATTATATATAAGTTGATTTATAAAAAACATCTTATAAATAATTATTTTTTTAATATAATAATATATATATTATATTATATGGATAGTAATATTCAATTAACTGTTAATAATGAGGTTAGTAGATTAATAAAAAAGAAAATTAATAATATAAATTTAAATAATGAAATTGAAATTTTAAGAATTAAGTTAAATAATGATAAATTAGTTCAAGAAATTCAAGAACAATTTATAAAAAAACATAATTCTATTATTAAAAAAGCTATTAAATTTACTAATTACATTAAAGCAAAATATGAAAATGTTAATTTACCTTTACATATTATTTATGAAAAAGCTAAATTATTAAAATCAAAATATGAATTATCTGATCATGAATTTGATATATTTTATAAATATTTTGAAAATGATATTCATGGTGTATCAAATAATACCATTGATTTTACTTTAATTAATCATCCTACTACTATGAATAAAGTATTAGGTAATCTTACTGTAAATTATACTAAAGGAATGCAAAAATTTTCTGATTTAGAACTTAAACATTTAGATGATATGTTTAAAATGGAAACTGAATTTAATAAATTACATAATGAAGTATCTATGCAATCTTTAGAATATGAAACCTGTTCATTAGAAGCATGTAATGCACGATATCAAAAAGATAGCAAATATACCAAAAATGATCATATTAATCCTGTTATTGTTGCTCTATTTTTACATAAAATACCATTATTAGAAAAACATTTCATTTTATCTAATATGTTAAGTATTATTAAAAAAAGATATAATAATCAACAATTAAATACTGAAGCAGATATATGTTTATTCAATTCATTATGTAAAGATCCTAATGATGTTGTTTGTGATAATCGTTCTGTTGTTTTAGATTTATTAAGTAGATGTAATATTCAAAAAGAATTATGGGTTAATGTTCAAAGTATGCGATCAGGGCAATATTATGGTAAAAAATTAAATACTTTTTTATCAGCAATTGATACCTGTAAATATAATAAATATGATAATCCTAATATGATTTATAATAGATATGAAACTGTTGTTATGCAACGATTATTATCTGCATTTTCATTTGCACCAACTATTATTAGTACTATTTCAACTAATAAATTTAATCCATTTAACCCTTATCAACAAATTAATAGAGCAAAAACTATGGCTGTTTCTATTATTAATATTGATAATTCTTTATTAACTGCAAACTCACCATTTTCTTTTAATAATGCAATAATTAATAATAATCAAAAATATTATATTAATAATAAAATAAAAGAAAAAATAACTTCTGTAATGTATTCAGAAGATATTATTGTATTTTGTGTTGATAGGAAAGATATTGATTATTCAAAAATGTATAAAACTCCTTATTTAACTGAAGTTCCTTTTGCAATTTCTGAAAAATATACATATAATTTAAATACTAGTATTGATATTAATGAAGATATTATTATAAATAATAGTAGTTTTGAATTTATATCAGGAGTTTATATTGAAACTATGAATACAACTCATGCTAATATAATTAAAAAAAGTATTGCTGTTATTAAAGCAGCTGATTATACTAAAGGATATTTAAAATATGACCCTAAAAATGAAAATGATAATACTTTTGAAGAATTAGATATTAATGATGTTAAAGTTCCTACAGAACCAAATATTAGAACTCATGGAATTATTTATATTTATAAGAAAAAATAATTAATAATTAATAATTAACATTAAAAATTAAAATTAGTTGTAACAGATGGTAAAGTAGATATTTTTTTTGTATTTACTGGTAAAGGAAGTAATTTTCTAGGGCTATTAATTTCTTTTAAATAATCTATTTTTTGATTAGCATTAGTAAGAACATTTGGGAAAATTTCTCCAATCACAATACAATTTAATTCTAATATTTGATTTTTAATATTATATGGTAAATGTTTTGCATATTCTATAAATACATATCTCATAACAATAATTAAACTTTCTTTTGATTGTTTAGAAATTTTAATTAATCCTTTTGTATAATTATAAACTTTTAATATTAATTGTTTATTAATAATATCAATATTTTCATCAGAAAAGAAAATATTTTCTAAATCAGTTTGATTACATTCTGCAATTTTAATCTGATTTTTAATCATTTGTTGTCTTAAATCATCTGAATTTTTATTATCACAAAAATAAGCAATTGGTAATTCTTCCATAGAAAAAATATTTTTTTTTACACCATTTTTATTATCAATATTTGAATAATCCATTAATATTAAACTAGAAATTATTTTTTAATTATCTAAATTATATATTTCATTTATATTATTTTCATCAAATAATCTTTTACCTATTGGATCTGGAGAAACTCTTTCTGGATATTTTAATAAAGTATTTATATTTATAGTAATTTCATTCTTACCACCATCATTAACTTTATTATTATCTTTATCTATAATCATTACCCATTTAAATGTTCCATCATTTAAACCTAATACTGCTAATCCATTAGTATCTATAGAATTTCCATATGGACTTAAATTATCAACCTCTATTTTTGTTAATAATCTGCCAACTTTATTATTAAAATACTCTTTAAAAATAGTTTTAAATAAATCTTTGAACATTTTATCATTTTCTAAAAATAAATTTGTTTTACTCTTATTTGCACTAATATTCTTATTAATATTATCAATTATAGTTTTAATTTCAGGATTAACACTATTCGCATTATTTGCTAAAAAGTATCTCGTAAATTGTTGTTCATTTATAATGTTTAATAAATCAGTTAAAAAGTTATCACAATCAAATGTAGATTCATTAATAATATCATTATTATTTGTATCAATCACTACTATATAACCATAATTAGGAACATAATATTCAATATTATCAATAATATATACCCATGAACTAACAGTATTACCTGTTGTACCTATATTTTTAATATATATATTATTTATATTAACATTATCAATTGCAATATTATGTTTATGTAAAACTGTAAATGCATACATTATTTGAAATAATATTGATTTCCATACCTCATCATCATAAAATCCGCTTTGTATCATTTTTCTAACACTTCCTTGTTTTTCATATAATGGTGATGCCCATTGTAGTAATGAATAATTAGGTGCTTCAGTAATTAAAATCATATTATCTTTAGTATCTTCATGTATATTTACTGGGTTATAACTAGTAAAATTGATAGGATAACACGATTCTAATTTATTAGTAGTTGTATCAAAATCATTATCACCATTTTTTAAACCAAATAATAAATATAAGTTATTTGTAAAAATTATTTTTGTTATTAATTTACTTGTATCATTAAAAGTAAATTTATTATTTTCATATTTAAGTGTTAAAGTGTTTCCAGGTATTTTTATATTAATATCTGTGTTAATCTCTGTAACCAAATCATTAATTGTTGTATATGTTTTAGGTGGAATAGTTATTGTATTTGCAGATGAATCAATTTCAAATATATTATTACTAGCATCTATTTTAACACTACTATTATTATTATCTAGAGTTTTCTTTGGATTCATGGTTGAATTAACTGCATTAGTTGTAATAATTTTTTTATTATAAGCATATTTTTCATGAGTTGAATTGTCATAAGATGTTGGTATATTAACACTTTTCTTATATTCATCCCATTTTATATTTGTACTATCATTATCTATTTTCCATAAAATAGGACATACAAAATTAGGAGATACTTTCTTTCTAATAATATTATTTCTAACATAATTATAAAAATATAATTCTTTTAATAAAGTTGAACAATTACTTAAATCATCTTTTTTATTCATAATATTGTGATAAATATTATCAATTATTTTCATTCTATAGATACGAATATTCATTCCAATTGAATCTTTTGTAAATTCAACCTGTTTTGTTGTAACATTTAATTTGATTGGATATCCTGCTCTATATAATAAAAAGTCATTTTGTGAATTACTACCAGAACTAGATATAGACTTTTTATGTTTATTTAAATATGGCATTGGAGCGGTATCTAATTTAATATATTGTAATAATGGTTTTTTATTTGATTGATTAATATATTCACCATTATGACTTTCTATTAACATATTATAAATATAATCATTAATTTTTATTCTTTCAAATAATGTTGTAAATGTATATTTATTAACACCATCGCCTATCATTAAATCTTCATTAATAGTATTTAGAACAGTATAATTCCCTAATGGATTAGATAAACTAACATTATATATCTTATTAATTGTAGGTTGATTTGGTGTCATTTGATATGGATATTGCATATATGGATTATTAAATTGATTTACCATAGGAATAAATGGAGAATAGGTTGGTTTAGGATCAGGTTTTTTAGTATCATAAATCTTTTGTTCTAAAATAATTTGTTTTGTATCATATTTAACGTCTGGTTTTGTATCATATTTAAGATCTGGTTTTGTTTCATATTCTTTCTTTTGTAATGTTTCTAAAGCAGACCCCCCTAAAAGGCGATGTTTTCCTACAGAACCTCTAGAGAAATTATTGCTCTGCAAATCAATTAAATTATCAGATACATATCTAATACGATGAATTTTTGTATTATTATCTTTTCTTAATAATCTTTTTTTTTCCATAATATTTAAATTAGATTTTATTTTATTTGTTAAATATATTTGCGAACCATAATCTATAGGCATAGTATGTGTTTTATGTAGATATTCTTCGAAATATTTATTTTTTAAAATATCTATAATATGTAAATTATTATTTATAATATTTTCTAAAAATTTTTCTGTTATATCATCATTATTATTAGCATCTGTCTTACTATTAAATATATTCATTAAATCAGTACAAAAATCTTTAATATCAGTATTTTTCTTTGATTTCATATCAGAATATTCAAAATTAGTAATTTTAATATCAAATTCTTTATTAGGAATATAATAAATATTATTATTTATTTTATATGTAGTAAATGTATCTGAATCCTTTTTTTGATAAATATATATATTATCTAATGTTAATTTATTATGTGCAAAATTTTTAAATTCAGTTTGAAGTGTGTATAGTGTATGAAATATTTGAAATAATAATATTTTATAATCACATTTATTTGTTTTTAAATATTCTTTTAATGATATTGATCTAAAAAAGAACTCTCTTAATTGAAGACAACATACATCATGATAATCATTTATATTAAAATCAATTGATTTTGGTAAATACTTTATAATATCTGATACTTTTATATCAATATTAATTAACGGTAATAATATATGTTTTGTTTTTTTATTTAAAACCAACTGACTTAATAAATAACTAAAATATGAATCATTATTTGGCGGTGATATCATAAGGTTAATAGTATTCTTTTTATAAAAATTAATTTTAAGTAATAATGAGAATGTATCAGAATATCTTTTAAAAGTGAAATGATTATTTGATTTATTATAATCTAAAAACATTAATTTTGCATCTAATATTTCTTTTTTTATTTTATTATATTCATCATTTTCTTCTATAATATTATTATATGCTAATTTTATATCATTCATTTTAATATTTTTATCTATTATTTTATAAGTACTATGTAAATTGCTGCTTTGCAGGCTGCTTTGCAGATTACTATATAAATAATCATAAATTAAATTTATTTTTTCATATAGATTATATGATTCCATATTATTATAAAATAGAAAATTTTAATTATACTTTTGTGTTATCTTAGATATGTTTAAAAATTGTATAGTATTATTATTTTTTGGGTTTAATGGATAAATATCATCACTTAAATATAATAATAATTCATTTATCCATGTAAGCATGACATCATTTGTTATTAAAATAATATCATTATTTAAAAATTGATAATAAAATTGTCCTTTTATATCATCCATTTTTTCAAATAAATAACTAAAACTTTTAATTTTTCTTATTTGTTTAAGATTTTCTTTAGAAGTACCAATTATACTAGATGCCCAGAACCAAATATTATCATTTAATTTATATACACCATAAAAATTATAAGTACCTTCTAATATAATTGAATCATGATATTTTAATATTAATTTATTATCTTCTTTTTTTAGAAAATCAATAACAAAATCATTTTTTAGTTTATATTCTTTATTTATTTCTTTTATTTTTTTATTTGATTTTTTTTTAATATCAGTTAATAGTTTCATTATCTATATATATATAGATATAGATAATAATTATATAATAATTATACATGTTAGAAAATAGTATTGAAAATACAACAGCTCCATTTAGAATAATGATTGACAATATAAATGAATTAACATTTAATGAAAAATTTGTTATAATATTTTATTTTTTATTTTTTTGGTATCAATTAGCTACACTAATAATCTATAAAATAAGAAATCAATAAAATTGTAATAAAAATAATTATAAAAAATATAAAATCTATAATTATTATATATGCTCGAAAATAACGAAATAATTTTATTACTAATTTTAGTAATAGTTACCGCAACACATTTTGTAATACCAAAATGCAAAGAATGGTGGGAAAAAAATAAAAAAACTGAAAAGCTAGAAAACTTTGAAAGTAATGTAACAAAAGATGAATCAAAAAATAATAAATTATTAGAAAATGGCATGCCTAGTATAGATTCAAATAAATGTAGTCCTGAATGTTGTAAGCAAACTCAATGGCCAGTTCCTCATGATAATGGACCAAAAGCTAGTGCTGAATATATAGGCAGTAATTTAACTTGTACTCATGGTGCCGGTAGTGGTTGTTTATGTGTATCAAAAGATGATTTTAATTATCTTGCATCTAGAGGTAATAATACTTCTTCTAAAGTAGATAATTCTGCTCCTCTTAAATGCAATTAAATTAATGAATACTTAAATGCTTCTTCTATAGTTTCTATAGGAATTGCTTTAAAATTATCATCAAACAATAGTGGATTTCTTTCAACTATTTGTTCAATATCTTTAGTATTTTCTTTAGGAAATAATACTAATTTTATACCACCTTTCTTTGCACCATCTAATTTATTTTCTAATCCTCCTATTGCCTTTACATTACCTTGTAAAGTAATTTCACCAGTAATTGCAATATCATGTCTAACTTTTTTATTTGTTAATATAGAATAAATACCAACTGTTAAGGCTGTACCTGCTGAAGGTCCTTCTTTTGGTACAGAACCATCTGGACAATGAATATGTAATCCTTGAGGATGTTTTTTCCACTTTTCTAAATATTCTTCCTTAAGATTATTATCTAAATGATCAAATGCTAAAGTAGATGCAATATGAACACTTTCTTTAATAACTTTTTGTAAATTACCAGTAGCATGAGCATTAAATGGATTTGTTGAAGGTTTCCATTTAATTTCAATAGGCATTAATCCACCATTACCTAATGTTGATGCCCACAACCCATTTATAATACCAACTTTATCTTCAGTATGAGTTTTTTCTTTGATTATTTCATGTTTATTTTTAAAAATAATACTTATATGTTTTTCACTAATTGTTAATGGATAATTAATCTCATCATCACATAATTTATTTTTAATTAAATTTGCAATATTACATTCTCTAATAATATTATATAATAGACTTTTTAATTTTCTAACACCACCTTCTCTTGTATAATTATCTATTAATAATTGTAATATAGCATCTGTAAAAATAATATCATTACTTTGCATTCCCATATCTTTGAAAATTTCTGGTAATAAATAATTTTTTGCAATATGAATCTTTTGATTTACTAACAAATATTTAGTTTCAACTGTTGTAATCCTATCTAATAATATATGATTTACTCTTGATGGATCATTAAAACTAAATATAAATGTAGCTTTTGATAAATCAATATCAATTCCATGAAAATATTTATCTCTAAAATGAGTATTTTGAGATGGATCTGTTAAATGAATTAAAATATTTGTAATTTCTTCTCCTTTTGCTGTTTGTGAAATTTTATCTAATTCATCAAAATAAATAATTGGATTCATGCATTTACTAGTTATAATACCATTCATTATTCGTCCATAAATAGAACCTTCATATGTATAACTATGTCCTTCTAAAAAAGAAGCATCTGATGCTCCTCCTAATGAGATAAATACAAAAGGTTTATCCATTGCTTTTGCTATGCCTTCTTTAATAATAGAAGTATTATGTGTTACTGTAAAATCACCCATTACAAATCTTTCATTACCATCAATCATAAAACCATAATAATTTCCACGACCTTTAGGAATTACTGTAATACCAGAAACTAAAGCATTTTTTTGTCTTTCAGATTTAATATATTGCTTTCTAGTGCATAATGTTGGTATTTCTTCTAAACCATCTCCATAAATAATTACCAAATAATATGTACCTTCTTTTTTTTCGCCTTTATACATTGATTTAGATACTTCATTTTGTGAAGCTCTAAATCCTAAAGAATTTGCTAAATATACAATATCATCAGACAATCTTTTTGATTTTTGTGTAATTTCAAAATTTTTCATAGTTTTATTATAATATCCATTTGTATCAATTAATCCAGCTAGAATTTGTAATCTGGTATTTCTATCATTTATTTTATAATCATCTGGTATATGTTTATTATTAAATAAATTATGATGTTTTAAAACATTATTAAATTTATTCATAGATTTTTGTGTATTTTGTTTAATATCAGAAACAATTGTATATGTATAACCATTACTATATTTTAAATTTAAATTATATTTTTTTAATTTCTCTCTTACATAATATAAAATTCTTGAATCTTGTGTTGTTATCTCTGATTTTGCAGATGTTTCATCCCCTAACCATAGACCAATAATATATGGATCAAAATCTACTTCTTTAGTTTGAAATTCTACTCCAGTTTTATAACCTTTAAGTTTTGATTTTATATCATTGCTTAATTTTAAATAATTTTTAACTGTTATTTCAACAACATCATCTGTTTCTTTACTCATTAAAGAATTTAAATAATCTTGTGCATCATTTTTATTATTAAATATTTTAGTATGATAATTATATGTATTTTTTTTAAAATAATAAGCTTTAAATTTATCATTTTTCTTACAAATTTTATTTAATCCAGAACTTTTTAAACATAAAATATGGTCTGAATTAACTGTATATGAATCACCCTTATTTGATAAAATTTCATACATTTCATCTTCACCACTGCCTAATGATAATACATTTCTTGGTTTTGAATCATCGCCCATTAAAACATCACCAATATTAATATCTTGTACTTTTTTAATAGTTCCATCATGCATTAGAATTGGCGTATTTAGAGCAAAACATTTACCGTTACCCGGACTGCCCCATATACCCAAAACACTACCTTTACAGTTAGGATTTTTAATTTGTTGTGCCATCATTTGAATAATAATTCTTTTAGCATCATCATGACCATATACTGCACTATCCATATTTTTTTGTAATTTATTTAAAAATTTTTTAACATCAGATGATTTAATAGAATGTAAATCAATACCTTTATATTTACCAAATGGAATATTCATTAATGAATCAAACCACGTTCTTAATTTATTTTCTGATCTACCATATAATAATGAATTATACTGTTTTAAAATATGATTTCTTTGACTTAATTCAATAGGCATATTCATTATTTTAAATACAGCTGGAGTTTCTTTACTTTCATAATTAATAATATCTTTTAAAGTATTATTAGAAGAAATCTGTTCTTCTTCTGATAATGTACTATAATATTTTTCTATTTCTGCACTTTGATTACTATTAGTATTTTTTGTATTATATAATTCATTTAAAAATTCATTCATTCTTTGTTTTTTGTTATATTGAGGATTAATTTTAATAATTTTAATAATACTAGCTTTCTTTTTATTTTTTAATTTTTGTTTTTCAGCTTCATCCTCTGAAGTAGAATAATCAGAATCAGAATTAGAATTATCATCATTCTTATACTCATCATCATCAAACTTTTTTCTTTTTTTGGATTTATCATCTTCTACTTTTAACTGTCTAATATCAATATTTGCATTTTTATATTGTGATAACATATCACATAATTTTGATTTATTTTTATTTTCAACAATATCATTTATTAAATCATTAATTAAATTATTCAAAAAATTCAAAGTAATAATATGATTCAATTTCGCTTTCTTTGAAAGATTCATATTTAATCCTTCAACCATATTATTTAATTGTTCATTTGTATTTTCTTCAAATAATTTAATAGTTATCAAATTTCTTGATATTAATTTTGATAAAAAATCAACAACTTTTTCACCCTTATCATTTAAATTATCAATCGATTCATGTAATAATTCATTGAATGCTTGATACTTAAAACTATAAATAAGATCATCTTTATTAATATTATTATTATCTAATTTTAAATATTCTTTGATATATTTATCAATATGGATACTATTCATTATCTTTATAAACCATCATATTTCTTTATACAATTATTTTTTTTCAAATGTAATTTTTTTATGACATGAAATACATAAAGTTCGTAAATTATCTAATCCACATGCACCTCCTCCAACTTTTACTGGAATTATATGATCAGCATCCCATAATCCCCCACCATGTTTTCTAATCCATATTTTTCGTTTTAATGAAATATTATGTGATTTTAAATAATTAATTTTATCTTCATCAAATAATTTTAATGCAGTTTTAGCAATTTCTTTAGTATCTATATCACATAATTTACATATACCATTATCTCGTTTATATAAACAATCTCGAATATATCTATTACTAATTCTTATTAATAATTCGTGTTGGCATTCTTTACTGCATATAGTTCGTCTTGGTTTATGTACTGATTTACCACACCATCTACATGCTGGTAAATTATCTTCTGTTTTTGGTAAATCTTTTGCCGGAATGCATTTATCTAAATATCTTTTCATATAAATATATATAATAATATATATATAAAGGTATATTATTATGTTATAATATAACATCCTATTTTAGCTCAGTTGGTAGAGCGGTTGACTGTAGTGGTTTTATAGTTATCAATTGGTCGGCGGTTCAATTCCGTCAAATGGGATAAAATTAATTATTTATTTTTTAATAACTAATTAATTTTTTTAAATTTTATTATTTTACATAGTTTGTGCCATATTCATATTTGTTTGTGTCATATCTGATACTGATGGTATATAATTAGTTAATTCTGGTGTTGGAGGAGATGGTGCCATATAAGGAGCAAAATCAGATACAGATACTTTTCCTCCGCTAGCAAAAAAGAAATAAAATATAGCAACAATAGCAATTAATACAAGACCACCGATTATAGCAAACCACATAGTCATGCTACTAGCAGCACTACCTGCTGAATCAATAATATCTTTTCCAGCTTCACCTGCTGAATCAATAACCTTAGAACCAGCTTCACCAGCAGAACTAATAATAGCAGCACCTGCAATACCTGCAGCATATATATCTCCAACTGTTTTTTGATTAATATTATTATTTTCAGTTTTAATAGCATGTTTAGCCATATTAGTAATATTCTGTTCATAATTATTTATAATTTTAGTAGCTATTTCAGATAATATAGTTTGATTAAACATACAATTCATAACTGCATTAACGTTTGATTCTTGATTTATATCATCTATTTTTACATTTTTTTTATTAATATTATTAAATTTAACATTATTCCCTGATTTAATATCAGCAGAACATTTAGCAATATTACTACTACTTAATATATTACTAATATCATCACTAATACTATTATCTTGAATAGATTTAAATGACTCATCTAAATTAAAAGTATTTTTTAATTGTTTATCAATATCATTAGTAGTTGTACTATTATAATTAGTTGTTTTATTTGTAGTAGTATTAGTTGATGTGGCGGGTCCTAAAATATTTTTTACAACATCACCTGCAACATTAACAATATTATCCATAGATTTACCCATTGTATTTATACCAGTATTTAAAACACCGCCAACAGCATCAATTCCTTTATTAACAACATTAGCAATATCCTTAATAATATCACCTGCATTTGTTCCTTCTTGAGAAATTCCTTTATTATTTACTAATGATTTCTTAATAGTATCTAAAGTATTATTAATAGTATTTGTAATTGATTTAGATATATCATTTTGTATTTTAGTACTAATATTTTGAATAGAAGTTATATCTACTTTTGAAGTTACAGTAGATGTTTGATTAATACTACCAATAATAAAATCACCAGATGGATCTCCACCAACATTACTCATTTCAAATGTATTTGATGATTCAATTAATTGTGCTAAACTAGATTGATTTGAACTAGTTACATTATTAATAACATTCGTTAATAAACTTGTTGTATTTTTAATTAATGTACTTCTATCTATTTTTTCATCTATTGTAGTATAATCTTTAATCTGTGTTTTATTCATTATATTAGTATTTGAAGTTGTATTACTAGTTGTTGTTGTTTCATTTTTATCTCCACCACCTATTATTGCACTAAGAATACTAAAATTTTCTAGTATTTTATTATTACCAATATTTTCTGATGAAATAGAAGATGAAACTAATCCTTTTATAACAGCATTTTTAATAAATTCAGATGATTCCGTTTTTGGGAATTGATTTAAATAATTAATGCAATATTGAGTTTCTAAAACAGTTTTAGAATTAGCTGTAGGTAATACACTATTTTTAGAAGCATTTGGATTATTTGTAAATAATTTATTATTTATATTATCAACTAATTCTGATACTTTATTAATATTTGTATAATGTACATTCATTTTAATTTCATTGATAACATTTTCTAAATTAGTTAAAATATCTTTAGTTAATTCATTAATAAATACAGTAGAATTATGTAATAAATGTTGTTTTAATATTGCATTTAATCGAATATGACTTTTAATATTAAAAGTTTCATTTAATTGAAAAGATTTTCTTAAATTATCGTGTGCATTTTCATCATTATTAATTAAAAAATCCATAATATTTTTAATATTTATTATATCATTAACATTACTAAGTAAATCTAATTTAAATTTTTGAGAATAAGTATTTAAATTATTTTTAGTAGGTTTTTCATTATTTTGTAAAATATTATTTAAAATACTTTTAATTTGAATAGATAATTTTTCATGATCTAAATTATTATTCATATTCAAATTATTGCTTTGTAAATTATCATTCAACATATTAAGCTTCTGAGAATCTATAACATTAGTTTTAGACATTTATATATATTATAATAACAAAAAAATTATATTATTTATTATTTTTTATAAATTCATACAATAATTTTCCAGCATTCGTTGTAAAATTATTTTTCCCAATATATACAGCACTAATCTCATTTGGATGTTCTGATTGAGTTATAATATTATTTGAATTAAAAAAATTAGTCCATTCAACTGGAGGTTCATTATATATATTATTATTCTTCTGATTATACCATACTACTTTTGCATTTTTTAGAGTATTATCCGTATATATTGGAATAGACCACCATGTATTATCCCAACATGCCCATGGAAAATCGCTGGTATCAGGATTATCTCTTTTATTTTTAACTAGATTTTTTGGTATAAATCCAGGCGGATGAGAATATACTTTATAATTCCAAAATTTATTATAAAAATTATTCCATTTATTAATATTTCTTCTTTGTTCCAAATGAACTTTTTCATGATTTATAATCATATCTTTTTCTAATTTAGGAATATTATGTAAATATTTTGGAAAAATAATTGTATTTTTATCAATTGTATGAGGCATTCCTTCTTTACAAGTATCAGGTACAGTCCATAATTCATAATCACCAATAACTTCTTTCATAATAGGAGTACAATCATCATTTTTTTTAACAATAAAAAAGATAGTAATAATACTAACTAATAATATTATAAATATTATTATCATATTATATTATATTATAAAAAATAATTGATAAAATTATTATTTAAATAGAATAATATTATATATAATATATTATTAAAAAAATGAGTATAGTACAATTATATCGTAATGAAATACAAAAAGCATGTATTGATTTGGAAGCTTTTCATCTAAATAATGAAATATTAATAAATATGATAAATATATTAAAAAGAAATCAAGAAAAAAAATGTAATAAAAATGGATATATAGATAAAATATATAAAATTATTTCTTATTCAGATGGTAAATTATTACCAGAAAATTTAAATGGTAGTGTAAGATATATTGTTGAATATAGTTGTAAAATATGTATTCCTATTGAAAATACAATATTAATTGCTCAAGTAAAAAGTATTAGTCAAGAAGTTATTATTTGTATAACTGGACCAATAATTATATTTGTTCCAAAAGAAAAAGTAGATCCAATTATATGGAATGTTCATGATAATTATACAAATAATAAATCTAAAACTAAATTAATGAATACTAATTTAGTTAAAATTCAAATAACTGATAAAAGAATAAATAAAAATGATCACGAAATTAAAGCAATTGGTCAATTATTAGATTTTCCAACACAAAAAGAAATAGATGAATATTATAATATAATTGAAGTGTCTTCTAAAGAAAACTAATTAATTAAAGATAAAATATATTTTTCTAAATCATATATATTTTTATCAGAATAACTTTCATTTAAAAAGTCATTAATATTTAAATTATTTTTTTTAAGAACAGTATCACGATAATTAGATATATTATTACTATATTTTCTAATAATATCTTTAAATTTATGATTTTGTAATTGTATTGTTTGAATTAATGTTAATGCTAATTCTTTATTACTTATTTTAATATTATTTATTCGTTGTTCAATCCACCAAATACACCATACTGCACAAAATCCATCTGGATCAATTATATTATATTTAATATCTTCATTATTTTCTAATATTTGAAATCCGATAGTTGGTAAAAAATCAAAAGGAGCATAATAAGTTATATCTTTATTAAATTGTTGAAATTTATTTTTTAATAAACAATCTAATAAAGTGGGATTATAATTTAAATTAAGTGGATAATTTGCTCCATTAGGTTCAAATCTTTCAATAGTATTATTTTGAATATCCCAAAATAGTATATTAGAATGAGAACCAGTTAGTGTTTCAATACCAATAGGAATTATAATATATTTACTTTTTTTAATTAATTTATTAATTTCATTATTAAAATAACTAGGAAAAATTAATTTTTGATAATACCACATTATTTCAAAATTAATAAAATCAGTTTTTTTAGAATAATCAATACTATTATCATTATAATATTTTATTAATTCTTCATTTTTAGTTAATGGATAAGCACATAATATATTAATTTGTTTAAATTGTTTATATATATACAATAAACCAAATAGAATATCAATATAAAATCCAAAATATTTATAATTATTTGTAATAATATTATTATCAATAATTAGATTTAATTTTTTATGATATACAATAGTACCACCATTTTTAATAATATTTGTTTTAATTAGTTTTTTACAATTACTTTTTTTATTATTACAAATATTCATAATATCTAATTCTGGATATTTAGTTATTTGATTATAATAAGAAGTAACTAATAATTCCAATAAATCATTAGAATATTTTTCTGGTAAAATATAATGTATATATTTATTTTCTAATATATCAATAAATTTATTATATATTTGTTTTTCAACCATTAATGTAAATGCAGATTGCTTACAATTATTAACAATTGATAAATCTGAATTTTTTATTATTTTTGTAAAAATATCATTAGATAATTCATTTAATTTAGAAGATTTAAGAAGAATATGTAATGGTATGTTACCATCAATATTTGTTAAATTATAATTAATATCATTTTCTAATAATAAATTAAGAAAATTGAATCTACCTTCTAATAATATATAATGTAATGGAGTATAACCATAAAAATCTTGTGCATTAATATTAATATTATAACTAATTAATTTAGAAAACATATTATAATTATTAATAATAACACTTTGATGAAGAGCATTAAATCCATTATCAAAATTTATATTATTAATATTAATATTATATGTTAATAAATCATCAATTATACTTGAAAATAGTTTATTATTATTATATAATATTATTTGTTGTAAAATAGAATCACCATTAATTGTTAAAAAATTCATTTCATATTTTTTAGAAAGTAAAAATTCAAATATATCATTTCGATTATATTCAATTGCTAATATAAAAATATTTTTATTATCATTTGATAAAGTATAAATATTATTATTTGTATTCAATAATAGTTTGAATATTTCTAAATTATTAAATATAACACAATAATGAAAAGAATTATATCCTATTTTATCAATTATTTCTACAATAGAAATACCAATATTAATATTATCCATCTTAATTAATATATCTGCAATATCAATATAATTTAATTTAATACAATGATATAATAAACATCTACCATCAAAATCTAATATATCTAATCTACATTTAATTTTTTTCTTAAAAATTAATGTAATAATATTAACTAAATTATATATAACAAAATAATAAATTAAATAATTAAATTGTTCATCATGAATATCTAAATTTGTTAAAATATTATTATCAATCATTTTATATATTTCATCAAATTTTTTATTTTTTAATAAATCAAATATTTTTTTATTACTCATAATATATATTATATATATATTATAAATAATTTTATGGAAATAAAACATCCCAACTACCACTAATTACTTTTCTAAAAAATATATTTTTCCCAGCAGTAATACTAGGTCGAATTATTTTAAAAATATCACCAACTTTAGCATTATAATATCTACTCATTGGATCTGTATTAAATATTTTTGATAATTCTGTATCATTAAATTTACTTAAATATTCTTTTTTTTCATTATCATTTAATAATATATGTTTTGGAACAAAATTAACTGATTCAATATCTATCATCATTTCATATTTTAAAAAGAATTCTGTATTTTTATAAGATAAAATCTGTGATATTAATTTTTTATTAATTTCATCAAATATAAGAATTTTATGATGATCTAAATCATTTGTTAAATAATTACTAAGAGAACTATTTGAATTAACAGAACTTATTTTTGCATCTAAAATATAAATACTTGTTTTATCAAACTTTATAATTTCAGATGTTAAATCTAACTGTTTAAATATATCATCAGCAGATTTAATTAATCCTCTTCTTTCTAACATTTTTAATACATTTGTAACAATAATTTTAATTTTTTCATTAGAATTATATTCAACGCTTTGTGATAATGACATTTTTTTATAATATAAATTAGATTGTTTATTTTTATATTATTTTTTCATTTTTTATTAAATTAACTTAAATGATATTTTCAATAAATATATTATATTCCATATCATTTTTCTTTAATGTTTGTGTTAATAATTTTGTTAATTCATCTTCTATTTTAAAAAAGGTAGAATACCACCATTTTGTTGATGTTATTTGATTATCTCTATATGCATGATACTCTTTACCATAATAATTATTACCTTTAATATATTTAATTATTTCATTTATAGTAATTTGTTGAATATTAGATATTTTTATATTTATAAATCTAAACATATTATAATATTTTGATGAAATTTCCATTGATGAAAATATATCTTCAACATATAATTTATTTGTTAATTTAGATTCAATATCAGAAAATAATTCTATTATATTATTTAATTTCTTTTTATCTTTCTTTTGATCCAATTTAAAATTTTTACAAATTAAATATCTATCTGTTGTTGATGCAGTGGAAAAGAATGGTTTATATATATATGATTCTTCAAAAAAACTTGTAATTATATATATTAATTTTACTGATAATTTTGTAAAAGATTCATATATTTTAATTATAAGATTTCCATTTTTATTTAAAACTAATAATAATCCAAATATTTCTCTTATTATAGTTGGATAAGATTCTCCTTCTTGAGAATCACTATTAGTCCATTTATATGGAGAATCAAGATATAATAATGACACATAATCTTCTGATTTAGATATTTTTTTACTTATATTTAAATAATTATTAATTTCATTGACTTCTTTATAATTATCTTTTTTATTATTTAATTTATTTTTCTCACGATATTTAGTTATTGAAAGTAATATTGATTCTGCATTCTCACTAAAACATAGACAATTTAATGTTTTAAAATCTACCAAATCAAAAAATGATAATATTTCCCATGATATATAAAAATCTCTAGTCATATTGTTTATTTTAATATTTAAAAAAGTTGATGTTAAAGATTCCAATGATTCTTTATAATCTGGTATAACATAATTAAATGGTTCTACAATATTATTTATACTTTGCATATTATTTCCTACTTCAATATTTTTAGTAATATTCATACTATTTTTAGTTCTATTAATAAATGTATGAAATCCTAAACTCATTGCAGGTAAATTGATAAAGTCATTTAATATAATTGGATTTTTATCTTTATCAAAATCATCAATTTTATTAGAGTTTAACTTAAAAATTAGTGGATGAAACATTTTATTTATTAATTATAACAAATTATAAATTTATATATTTATTTATCAATTTTTATTATAATTAAAAATTGATATAAATACAAACTAGTATATAAATACTAGCTATATAACAAAAATGTCATTCGGTAAAATAAATAAATATACAAATAAAGTAATTGATTATATTAATGATTTGCAAAAAAACAATTTGCATAGCAATTTACATAAAAATAAATTAGAATTAAAAGAATTACATATTCTTAAAAAAAATGTTTATAATGAATTAAAAAAAACAAATAATGATATTACAATGAATATTATAAATTCTATTTTTGATAGATTGTATAAGCAAACATTTGTTGTTAATGATAAATTTGATAATAATAAAAATAATTATAGAGAATTAGAACATTTATATCCAGAGGTAAAAGTTCCAGATGAATATATTAAACTAGAAGAACAATTTAATAAATTAAAGAATATAATTCAGCCAGTACAACGATCAAAAGAATGGTTTGAAAATAGAAAAAATAAAATCACTGCATCTGATACAGCAGCAGCAATAGATAATAATCCATATGAACCAGTAGAAAGTTTTTTAGTTAAAAAATGTGATTCTAATTATGAATTTCGTGATAATGAAAATGTATATCATGGGAAAAAATTTGAGTTAATTGCAACAATGATATATGAACATTTATATAATTGTAAAATATGTGAATTTGGTGCATTACCTAGTGATAAATATTCTTTTTTAGGAGCATCACCAGATGGTATTTGTAGTAAATATACATTAGATAATAAATTTTGTAAAAGATTAGGAAGAATGTTAGAAATTAAATGTCCAGTAAGTAGATCTATTGAAATAAAAGGTCATATCATTGGAGATATTTGTCCATATTATTATTATTGTCAAATTCAACAACAATTATTATGTTGTTCATTAGAATTATGTGATTTTTGGCAATGTAATATAAGTGAATATTCACGAGATGAATATTTAATCGACTTATGTGATGATTGTAAAACAACTGAAAATACTACAGGAGATTATATATATATGGATAATAAAACAAAAAAAGGAATTATTATTGAATTTTATCCAAAGATATTTAAACCAGAATTTGATGGTGATAATATAAGATGGAAAAGTAAATATATATATCCAAATAGATTAGATTTAACAGAAAGTGAATATGATCAATGGGTATTACATATAATGAATAATTATAAAGATTTATATCCAGAAATAGATAAAGATTATTATTTCAATAAAATAGTATATTGGAAATTAAATAATAGTCATAATATTGTAATTCCTAGAGATGATAATTTTTTAAATAACATTATTCCGGTATTAGAAGATACATGGAATAAAGTTGTGTATTATAGAAATAATCCAAATAAATTAGAAGATCTTAAAAAAATTGTAGAAGAAAGAAAAAAATATAAAAAAATAAATACAAATTTTATAATTCATAATGATAATATAATTAATAATAAAATATTATTTTTAGAAGATAATACAGTTAAATCAAAAAGAAAAAAAATTATTTAATTATTTTTAATATAATCAAATGCTTTTATTACACCATATGCATATATATTATATAAACTTCCAATAAATTTACCATTTATTAAGAGTTTGCAAGATTCATTTATTTTATCAGTAGATTCACTATTATATATTTTCATCAAATTTTGTTTAACTTCATACATTGTATTTATCTCATTATTAATTTCAATATTATTATGTGTCTCTTTATTATATATTATGTAAGCTGCTATACATATTAATATCGATGATTTTCTCATTTATATAAATATATAAGATTTTTATTATATATTTATTTGATTATTTTTTATTTTTATTTTTTTTAGAATTTCATTAATTATAAAAAAATTACTTTTTATTTTTATTTTTTTTTAGAATTTCATTACCAGAAACATTTGGAAATATATAATTTATTTTTCCAGCTGGTTTTCCTGTTGGAGTATATCTCCATGTTACTAATTTTTTTCTTTTAAATTTACTATCTTTTTGTAAGAAAGCATCTCTCTTCAAATCTTTATGTTGTCCTAAACATTTAAATGTAAAATCTTTAAAAGGTGATGCATCTAATACTGTTATTTTATGTTTTGTTAAATAACTATTTCTAACATGATATAAAATTCCAATCATTATATAATAAATATTAGTATAATGTTGATCTTTATTAATATATTTTAATACATAAACAAAAAACATATACATTAATACTAAATTAAAAGTTCCAAATAATACTTTTTTATTATCAGATTGATTATATACAATACATCTTTCATAACTTCCATATATCACTAATATCTTTCTTTTATTATAATAATATTCAGTTCTTTCATCTAAAAAATCAAAAAATGTATAAAATTCTTTTGTTGTAATCTTATTACCATATTCTTTTTTTAGTATATTTAAAATATTTTTATTATCATTAATATAATTAGTTGAGATTAATTCATAATAAGGAAATTCTTTTAATAAATATTTATCAGAATATTTTTTGACATAATAATTAAATGCATAAAATCCAACAATAATTAATTGTGAATCATGAATAATTTTATGTCTTATAAAATCTAATATATCATTATTTATTTCAATTTTAAAATCTATTTTTTTATTATTTTGAGAAACATCAATTGGATAATAAGTTAATATTTTCTGAAATCGATTAATTGTTTTATCTAATCTCCAATATGATGTATATGGATCTGTTAATATTCTTAAAGAATCACAAAACATAAAATTAGGATGAACTAGATTAATATCATCTATAGTTATTTTCATAATATTATTATAAATATTATAAGGCATATAAGTAATATCAACATATGGTAAGAAATTAATAAAAATTTTATATGTTCCACCATGAGGGGCTTCTTTACTATCAATATATTTAAAATTTTCAGCAAATAAATATTCAGTTAATTTAATAACATCTTCAATGGGTGTTGGTGAATATATTTCAATATCTGCTACATCAGGCCAGTTATAATAAACACCATCTATTTCTTTATAAAAAACATCTTTTGGATTTTTATTTTTAATAAGAGTATTTTGAGCAAATCCACCATATACTAATAAATTATTTTTTTTTATAAATTTTATGATGCTCTTATAAACTTTTGCTATTTCTTGTAATGTTGGTTCATAATTTTCTTTATATTCTCTATATGAATTATCTTTAATATTTTCAGCATTTTCTATGATTTTATTGTAATCTTCAACACGATACATATAAATTAGTATATAAAAAATTATATAATAATTAATATTAAATTTTTTTATGCATTATTTTCTTCTTCTGAAGTAGAATAATCAGAATCATCTTCATACATTGAAGATTTTGTCATTTTGTTTATTTCAAATTCTTCATTCTCAGATTCTGATGAAGAATCTTTTTCAAAATCTAGTTCATAATTATTTGGTGAAAAATGTTCTGAATAATTATTTGTTGGATTATATTCTTTATAAAAATTTTCACAGGATAATGTATTTGATTCTTTTAATTTTAATAATATATTATATTTCTTAATAAATAATTCTGGAATTTCAAAAGATTCATTTTCTGTTTTCATTTTATTAAATTTATTAAAAAGTTCTATATCTGTATTATATATTTGTTCTCTTTCTTGTAATTGTTCTTTTTGTTTTTTTAACATGTTTAAATTATGTTGTAATTTAATCTTATCTTCTGCTAATTTCTCAATTTCTTTATTAGAAATTATCTTTGAATTATTATTATTCTTAGAATTATTATTCTTAGAATTATTCATATTTTCTATTTTATCTAATAAAAATGATGATTTTTCATTTATTTCTTCAAAAGGAAGATTATAATCATCTTTAAATATTATTTCTGGTGATGTATTTACAAATTGTTGATTATTATTTTTCTGTACATTTTTATGTAAATTATTTTTTTGTAATGTATTTGTTATTGTTTCTTCTCTTATTAAATAACAACTATTTTTTTGATATACTTTAATATTTACATTTTCATTTAATAATTTATTTTGAAAACAAGATAATACATATAATTTTGCTTTATCATAATTAGAATAAACACCTAATACATTATTTTTATAAAAAAGTATATAATGTTCCATTGAATATTATATAATAATTATATATCTTTAATTCGCTTTTGTTGGACTTAAAACTAACTTGATTTCTCCTAATGCTGCTACTTGATATGCTACTATAATTGGATAATCATTTTTTAAAAATAATGTTACTTGATTACATAAATTTGTACATTTTGTAAAAATTAATAAAAATTTTAATTCAAATAAACCTTGAATAATCTCATTTGTATTTGATGTAGTTGATTGTATTGATAAACCACCATTTGTTTCTCCAACTTCAAATTCAATATTACCTAAATCACCTTTGCCTGATAAATATAATTTTTTAGAAGTTGCTTTAATTTCGATCTTATCATTAGATGTTCCCATATCTTTACAATATTTATGAAAATCTTGACTAGGTAATGTAATTAGATATGGAAATTGTATAGGTTCGATTGTATATGTTTGTTCTTCAATATCCATTAAATTCAGTTTAAATGTTTTTTTCTCTTTTCTTTCAGAACTTTCTAAAACAATAATTAATTTATTTATATCTTCATCATCAACTAACCATGTCATTGAATCAAATTGACTCATGCATTTTAAACATTTTAATAAATTACCAATATCAATTCCTAATGATAGTTTCTTTTTACTATAATTATATTTATATACATCAAATTTATCAGCATCTAATCTCATATAAACTAATATTTTTCCTGTTTTATTAACTTCTTTTACTACTAATCCACCAATAGATGTTTTTTCGCTATCATTTTCATCCTGAATATGATATGGATAAAAATCAAAATTTGCATCTGTTAATAATGAATTAATTGCATCAATTACTAGTTTAATTGCTAAAGATTGTGATGTCTTAAGTTCTAATATATACACCATATATAATTAATGTATTATATAAATCTTTATAATAATATATAAAAAAAATAAATCTATTATAATATATATATTTATGGTAAATACTTATAAGTTAGTTAATCCAAATATTCATGGAAAATTTAAAACAAAATTAGAAGCTAAGAATTCTGATGAAGCTGCAAATAAATTTTATTCTAATTTATCTGAACATTTTAATAATTCTGTACCTGAATTCTATTTTACTATTCAAAAAGGATCTGGTAGTGGAGCTAAATATTCTCATTATAAAGTAACTGAAAAAAGATCTAATAAAGATGAAGTTACTTATAATCTTACTAATTATAAACTTAAGAATGAAGAAACTGCTATGAAAACATATCTTAAAAATCTTGATAATTTTATTCAATCTGCTGGTAAATCAAAGAAGAAATCTAAGAAATCATCTAAAAAGGCAAAAAAATCTAAGAGACGATCCTCTGATTCTTCAGATTCATCCGATTCTGACTCATCTGATGATTCAGAATCTGAATACAGTGATTTTGATGATGATGGTGATATTCTTAAATTAGCTAGTAAATTATCATTAAATGATGTATTTCATTATTGGAGATATGATCCATTTTTATATGGAATTAAAAATCTTTATATTCCTAACTTTTATTCAAAATCATACCCATATGCATTTATTACTGCATTATCACCATATTTTATTATTGATGATAAAAGTAGTTAAAAAAGTTAATAATATTTTTTAAATATACCAATTAATGTAGAAATATAAATATCTTCAAATGTACTTTTATTAACCATATTTTCTAAATCAGATAAATCAGATATAATCTGAGGCATATTATTATATTTTTCTAAATTATTAATTATAATTATAATTAATTCTTTTAAAATGATAGACAATGAATACCCTTTTGTTTTTATAATATCAATAATTTTTTCATATGAATAATTAAAAGATATTTTTTCATCAAATAATAATGATAATATATATGTTATTTCATCTTTTTGTGGAATACATGCAATATCATAACAATCTTCAATAGTTATTTTTTTGTTTTGCATAGATATTGTTTGTAATAAATTAATAGCTTTCCTCAAATCCCCTTTTGCTAATGTTGCTATAACTTCTATTGCATTCTCATCTATATCTAATTTTTCTAATAATATAATTTCTTTTAATTTATTTATAATATATTTATTATCAATATTATTAAATCTAAAATTAGCACATCTTGATCTTATTGCTGATATTATTTTATTTTCATAATTACAAATCAAACAAAATCTAACTGATTCAGAATATTTTTCTATTATTCTTCTTAATGCAAATTGAGCATCAAATGTCATTGCATCTGCTTCATCTAATATTATTAATTTAACACCTTTTTGAAACATATTTGTTTTTTCAGCAAATCCTTTAATATCATCTCTAACACTATTTATTCCTCTATCATCAGATGCATCTAGCTTCATAACCATTAATTTAATATTATTACCATATATTTCTTTTGCTACTGCCATTATAGTTGATGTTTTTCCTGTACCTGGACATCCATAAAATAATAAATGTGGTAAAGATGAATTTAATATTAATTGTTTTATAGTTTGAATATTTTGGTCATGACTAATAATATCATTTATATTTTTTGGTCTATATTTTTCAATCCAAGGTAAATATTCATTTTTATTAGAATCTTCATATATATTCATAATTATAATTATAATTATTAATATATATAATCTTTATTACAATATAATTATTATAATATAATTATAATACAATAAATAAATTTCATTAATTGTATATATTCATCGCATCCATTAATTAAATTTTGATCAATTTCAACTAATTTACAACATAATTCAGATTTGTGTTTAGATGAAAAAGATGATGATAATATATAATTATGAAATAATTTAATTTGATTAACAATAGAATATCCAGATAAATAAATATCATTAATATTTTCTTCAACTAATTTATAATTTTTAGTATTAATATTATATATTAATTCATTAAATATTTTTTCTGGTATATATCCAGATATTTCATCTAATAAAGTAATACTATTATTACATTTTTGTAATAAATTTATTGCTTTTCTCATATCACCTCTAGATATTTCGACTATTTTTGTATAAATATTTTCATCATATTTTATTTTTTCATTATCTGCAATAAATTTTAATTTATTTATAATATCATTATCGCTAATTGGTTTAAATCTAATAAATGAACAACGACTAATGATTGGATCTATGATTTTATTATGATAATTACAAATAATACAAAATCTTGTTACTTTTGAATATTCTTCTATAATTCGTCTTAATGCAAATTGTGAATCAGTAGTCATTGTATCTGCTTCATCTAAAATAATTAATTTCCAAGGAGAAATATTATTATTAGTATTTACAGATTGTTTAGCATATACTTTAATTTTATCACGAATAACATTTATTCCTCTTTCATCAGATGCATTTAATTCAATAACTCTATCTTTAAAATTATTACCAAATAATTCTTTTGCTAATGCTAATATAGTTGATGTTTTACCACATCCTGATGGTCCATAAAATATTAAATGAGGAATATTTTTAGTTATTAAAGATGATTTTAATGAATTAATAACTGTTGTTTGTGATGATACTTCATTTAAATTTGATGGACGATATTTTTCTACCCATAGTAAATTCTTGTTATGTAGCATATTATATTACAAAGTAATAATAATATATATTTATAGTAAATTTCTGCTCTACAGATTATATATATTTAAACAAATAGTAAATAATATTAATTATAATGTCACAGACAAATACTAAGAGATACAATACCAACATGACAACTAGAACTAATAGTAAGTTACTTAATTATGAATCTTCAATGCCAAGTAGAACATTATTGGTTAGAGAATCAGAAACAAAATTACCAACATTAAAGGGTTTAATGAATGAAAAGGCATATACAAAGACTGGAAATGCATTTTTCTTAACATTTGATACTTTACCAAATGCAATTAGTGCATATAATAGTTTAACTACTTTAGCATTTAATGCAAAGTATAGTTATTATAGGGTATTTTTTACATTATCTTATGCGGATAATTCATTATTTCCAAATGATAAGTTTAATCATGAAGAACTAAAGAAAGAATTAACTGAATTAGTATCAAAGCATGGAAATATTTTATTTTATAAACAATATAAAAAGGATAATAAATTTTTGAACTGTGGTTATTTCACTGTTGATAAGATTGATACTTTGAATACTTTATTAAATAAGGAATCAGGATTAAAGGATTTTACATTATCTAATAATGTAAAGGGAACATTTTATAAATTTAATAATAAAAATTATCAAACAAATAATTTTGCAAATAATTTTGCAAATAATGTTGCAACTGCATAAAAATATATAAATATATATAAACAAATATTGAAATTATATAATATTAATAATAATATTATTGATATTATTTAAACAGTGAAGATGAGTAGCAATATTTCAGAAAATAAAGAAGATTTAAACAAATCTATTTTTAACAAATCTATTTCTCATTTATTAAAAACATATGAATCAGTAATGTTATTAAATATTTATGTTGGTGATTCTGAACTAAAAGAGAAATATATTAATAGTATTAAAAATCATAATAATAATATAATTAATGATCCATTTATTAATGCTGGATTTGATGTATTTTATCCAGGTAATAATCTGCAAATCAGCGATTTATTAAATAGCGATTTACAAAGTAATAATTTTGTAAAAATAAATTTTGATATTAAATGTTCTGCTAAAATATTTACAAATAATAAAAGTTATTATACTGGATATTATATTCATCCTAGATCATCATTATCATCAACTGGATTAAGATTAGCTAATTCAACTGGTATTATTGATTCTGGATATAGAGGTAATATTATTGGTGCATTTGATATAATTAATAATAATTATAAATATAATAAATTTGATAGATATATACAAATATGCGCTCCAGGATTAATACCAATTATTGTTAATATGGTTGATACTGTAGAAGAATTAAGTGTTCAAACTTCTAGAGAAGATGGAGGATTTGGTTCAACTGGTAAGTAATAAATTTTTAAACTAACTATTATATAAATAAAAACTTTTTTATTTATTTAATGGAACATTTTCATGATAATTTGTTAGAAAATCATTCTTTACAAAATAATTTTATAGAAGATTATAACGAAAATATTACTAATCGTTATACATATTCTTATTTTTGTTTAGGATTATTTATTTGTTTTTTAATTTTTTTTATTATAAAAGATATAATACTTTAAGCAGTTGCTGGTGCTTCTTCACTCTTCTTAATCTTCTTTAAAGAGTTCTTGAAATTCTTTACAATTTCTCTACCATCTTGAATGGTATATTTAACTGGAACATCTAACTTATGTCTCATACCATTATAAGTATAAACATTCTTCTTACTATTTCTAGTAGATTCACATATACTAAAAGTAACTTGTGTATCTGTCTTGTTAGTTTCTCTAAAATACTTGCTTAATGCCTTATTAGCAGCTTGATAAGGAGTTAATCCAGTAAATCTTCCTTCAAAAGATTCAGAATCTGGTAACTTTACCTTAAAGCTTCTAACATTAGACTTTTCTTCTGATTCCTTAGCTTCAGAAGCTTCTACAGCTGCTGCCTTCTTTGCTGCTCTAGGTGCCTTTGGAGTCTTTGCTCCTGCAGTCTTAGGAGCCTTAGCCTTCTTACCACCCTTTTGAGAAGTAGTTGCAGCTGCAACTGCAACTGCTGGAGTAGCTGCTACTGCTGGAGTTGCAGGTTCAGCAGCTTGCTTCTTTGCTCTACTCTTTGCAGAACCCTTTTGAGATGATTCTGCTGCAACTGGAGCAGCAGCAACTGGAGCTGGCTCAGCTACAACTGGAGCAGCACCGGCTTGTTGTGTAACAACCTTAGCCTTCTTTCCTCCCTTTTGAGAAGAAGCTGCTGGAGATGGTGCTGCAGTTGGGGCTGCTACAGCTTGGGCTGCTACAACTGGAGCAGCAGCTGGAGTTGCAGGTGCAGTTGCAACAACTGCTTCGCTAGTAGTCTTCGATTTGTTTGAATTCTTGTTTGCCATTTCTATATATATTATAATATATATTATTTTTTTAAATCAAAACACACTAAAATATGTTTTAATGCGTTTAATTTGCACAAAATACAATAATCTTTGATTATATTGAATAAATATACTAATTTTAAGTATATTGTATAATAAAAATCTTAAATAATATAATGGTAAATATTATAAACATAAAATTAAAAATATTACAAAATAAGTATAAGTATTTATGTGATATTATACTAAATTTTGAGAAACATATTGATTATTTATATGTTAATTATTATATTGAATTTGTTGAAAAAAATAATATATTCATTGAGTTATTTAATATTATGAAGAAGATAAACATTCAATATAATAATTATATTATGAATAATTTAGAAGAAAAAGACAAATTACACAAAATGATAGAAGAATATCTTCCCATATTAGATAATATTAGTAATATAAATTATCATTATGATAAACTTATTGAATTATTAATTCATTTTCCAGATATATTACCATTATATAATGAAGAAACTGAATTAAAATCATTAATATCTAATTATGGATATACAAATATATCTTCTGCATTAAAAATATTAAATTATTTTGAATTATCAGAAATACAAAAGGAATTAATTAATGAGATTAATAATATATTTATAGTAACAAAAATAGAATATAAAAATATTGATATTATTGAAAATACAAAAAAGGATTATTATTGGATTAAATTACAAACGTTTAAGGAAACAGATTTATTAGAATTATCACGAGAATTATTAATAAAAAATAAAAATAATTATTATTGTAAAATATCTGGATATTTTATTAATGATGCTATATCATGTATTATAAAAACATCTCAACTTAATTATAAAATATTAGATGATATTAAAACAAATTGTATAAAAAAAATAACAAAAAATAATAAGCATAAATTATGTTTAGATTTTGTTAAAAAATTTATAAGATATGATTATTTAGGGAATTTATATTGTTTAGATGAACATGATTATGAATTATTTTTAGCAGATAATTATAAATTATTTATACAAATTATTAATGATAGTTTTATAAATATAATGAAAAATTTTATTACTAACAATTTGGATATTAAATTGGTATTTAATATTATTTTTTTATTATTATTAGGAACATCTGATAATGAAGATATAGCTAGTTTATTATTAGGATTAATAAAAGAAAAAAATCAAAATAGTCATATATATAATTTAATATGTCAAAGAGTTCCATATTATTTTTTGGTAAAAATAAAGATAAAAAATAATAATATAAAGTCAGAAATAAATAAATTAAAATCATTAACATTAGATGATGTTGATTATAAAAAACAATTATTATTAAATAAACATATTAATAATAATGTAAAATCATTAACTTTAGAAAAAATTAATGAAATGAAAAATGTTAATAATGAATATTATAAACAATTAACATTTGTAAAAAATATATTAAAATATCCATGGTTTGATTCAGATACAACATTTAATGATATTTCATCAGATCCACAAAAAGCATTAAAATATTTAACATCAATTGAAGAAAAATTACATAATTTATCTTATGGTCATAAAGAAGCAAAAAATAGTTTATTACAAATAATTGGTAAATGGATTAGTAATCCATCTAGTCAAGGAACTAGTTTTGGATTTTATGGACCACCCGGTGTTGGTAAAACTTTATTAGCAAAATCAATTAGTAAAGCATTAGATATTCCTTTTGCAGAAATAACATTAGGTGGTCAAAATGATGGAGAATTATTACATGGTCATGGTTATACTTATTCTGGTTCTCAGCCTGGATTAATTATTAAAAAAATGGTTGAAATGGGAAAAGCTAGATGTATATTATATTTTGATGAATTAGATAAAACATGTAGTAAGCATGGTACAATTAATGAAATTACTAGTATTTTAATACATTTAACTGATCAAAATATGAATAAATCATTTCAAGATAGATTTTTTCAAGGTGTTGATTTCCCTTTAGATAAAGTAATAATGATATTTTCATATAATGATTGTAATTTAGTTGATCCAATATTATTAGATAGATTAAAACAAATTGAAATTAAATCTTATACACTTTATGATAAAATTAAAATAGTACAAAATTTTATTATTAAAGAAATAGCTTCATCAATTGGATTAAATAATTATAAATGGATAAATATGTCTGATGATATTATTGAATATATTATTAATAATTATACAAATGAAGCTGGAGTAAGAAGTATTAAAAGAAAAATAGAGCAAATATTTTTAACTTTAAATTTGGATAAAATTTATAAAAGAAACAGTTTTGCAAATAATGATGATATTATAATAACAAAAGAAATAATAAATACAATATTAGATAAACCAATTATAGAATATAATTCAATACATTTAGAACCAATGGTTGGTATAATTAATGGATTATATGCTACAAGTAATGGTGATGGAGGAATCATTCCAATTCAGATATATGAAAATATATTTTCGAATAATAATGATTTTGAAATTAAATTTACAGGAACACAAGGAACTGTAATGAAAGAATCAGTACAATGTGCTTTAACCTGTGCTATTAATTATATTAAAAATAATTATCCAAATATAAATATTAATATATTTAAACATGGATTTCATATACATTGTCCATCCACAAGTACCCCTAAAGATGGACCTAGTGCTGGATGTGCATTTACAATTGCTTTTATATCTAGAATGTTAAATAAATGTATTAATAATACTATTGGTTTAACTGGGGAAATTGATTTAGTTGGAAAAATTACTAAAATTGGTGGTCTTAATTTTAAACTAATCGGTGCAAAAAAAGCAGGAATTAAATTAGTTTTCATTCCAAAAGAAAATGAAACTGATTTAATTGAAATAAAGAAAAAATATACTGATTTAATAGATTCATCTTTTTCTGTAGAAATATGTGATAATGTTAGTGATATTATAAATAAAATTTTATTATAAAATTTATGCTGTTAATGGTTTTGCTTTTTTAACATATTTTCTTTTTTGTTTTATTGGTTTTTCTGATTCTTTTTCTTCTGTTTCATTATGATTAGATACTGTTAATTCTTCATCAGAGTTTTCACTAATTATATTTGATTTAATAAAAGTATTTGATAATTTTTCATTCGAATTATCAGATGGTTTAACATTATTTAATTTATCTACTATCATTTTTGTTAATAAATTATTTGTTACTATTTTATGATATGGACCTATTTTACGATAAGTTTTTGAAATAGTTACATCCGATATTCCAAATATTTTTGATATATCTTTCTTATTTAATGAAATATTATAATATTTTGCTACTAATAATAAACATCCTGCTGCTAATGATGGAGGTTCATGTGTTGATGCAAATTTAAAATTTTTAATATTATTAGCAACATCTTTCGCTTTTTCTATATATTTCATATCTATATTTAATTCTTTAGCATATCTTTCAATAAAATCAGTTGCTTCTGAATTTTTAATTTGATTAAATAATGTAGCTTTATCAATAATATCACAAAATTTACGACATCCTCTATTAACATCTTTAATTTCTAATTGATACATGTCTGCTATTTCTTTTGGAGATCTAGGTTCTTTTTGTAATTTACATGCATGAAATATACACGCAGCTATCATTGAACGTCTATTTTTACATCTCATTATTATATTTTTACCTTTTCTTTTTCCTTTAGTATGAACTGCTTCTGTTATTTTTTTATATAAAATTTTAGCAGTTTCAATAATAGCTTTCTTTTTAATTCCATTTTTTTCACATTTTTCTTGTATTTCATTTATAAATGCACCCATTAAACTTTTTTCTTTATATGGCATTTGACTACGAGTTTGATAAATGCATAATGATGAAAATTTTTTAGAATATATTTTAGTTCCTAATGATGAGATTGGAAAATGAATATTAGATGGCGCTCCATATGATGAAGTTTCATTATTTTCATTATCAATAAACATATCCGGATTATAATCAAAATATTCGTTATTTATAACTGCACAATCTTCGCAAATCATATAATTTTTAATACTGTCAAAAATTAATTTTGAACTCTTACAATTAACACAATTTATTTTATCTGAATTTGAATCCTTCTTATTTAACTCAAATCCATCAAATAAACTGCTTAACTCAGCATCACTCATATTAAAATACACATCGTTATCCATTTTATAAACTATATATATATATAGTATTTCTTTAAATAGATAAATTATCTCTTTATATAAATATAAGTTTTGTATAAATTACAAATAATTTTCAATTATTATTAATAATAATTAAATATTGAAATATAATTAAAATATAATAATGTAATATATATATAATTACAAAAATGGGAGTTCCAGGATTTTTTTTATGGTTAATGAAAAAATATAATTTATCAAATAATACTTTTATATTTGATAAAGAAAAATTAGAAAAAACAGATAAATTATATAATCAAATTAATAATATTGATTATTTATTAATTGATTGTAATTGTTTATTACATCCTACATGTTTTAAAGTATTAGCAGAATTTAATAAAACTGTACAAAATATTGACAATATTACAATTGATAAATTAGAAGACAATATGATTAATGAATGTATTAAATATATTCAATATATTATAGATTATGCAAAAGTAAATAAAACTATTTATATTGCAATTGATGGTGTAGCTCCAGTAGCAAAAATTAAACAACAAAGAATGAGAAGATTTAAATCAGTAGCAGATAAAAAATTATGGGATAATATAAAAAAGAAACATAATCAACATAATAAATCTTATAATTGGAATAATAGTGCTATTACACCGGGGACTAAATTTATGATAAAATTACATAAAACATTATTAAATTGGATTGAAAAATTTAATTCAAAAAATAAAACAAATATTATATATTCATCATGTTTTACACCAATGGAAGGGGAACATAAATTATTACAATATGTTAGAAATCTAGAAAATAATAATAAATATAGTTATTTATTCTATGGATTAGATGCAGATTTAATATTTTTAGCATTATCTACAAATTTAAATAATATATATTTATTACGAGAATCAACAGAATTTAATTTGAATGATAGTATTGAAGTATTTAAATATGTTAGTATTGATATAATGAAGGATAATATATTTAATACATTTAATGAATATAATAAAAGTGAAATTAAATTAAATAAAGATAAAATAATAAAAGATTTTATATTTATTTGTTATTTTTTGGGTAATGATTTTTTACCTCATATATTATCAACAGATATTCATAATAATGGAATAGATAATATGATAAAAAATTATATGAAAACATTTTTATTAAAATATGAATATATTATTAATAATTCTGATTCTAATTATAATATAAATATGAATATATTATTAAATTTTTTACAAAATATTTCATTAGAAGAATCTGATTTATTATTAGAAATTGCTAATAAAAAAAAGAAAAGATTTACAAATGGTAAAACAGAATATGAAATAGAAATATATAAAATAGAAAATTTAATGTTTAAAATAAATGATCCTATAAGAATAGGTTTAGATGATTTTAGTAATTATAGAAAAAGATATTATAAATATTATTGGAATTTAGAAGATGATGAAATTGAAGAATTTTCAAAAAATTTGGTATCAAACTATATGAAAGGTATATATTGGGTAACATTATATTATTTTGATAAATGTCCATCATGGGAATGGTATTATCCATATGATTATCCGCCATTTATAACAGATATTGTTAATTATTTTCCAAAAACAAATATTATATTTAATAATAATGATAAACCATTAAATCCATATATGCAATTATTAGCTGTCTTACCAAAACAATGTTCTTATTTATTACCAAAAGGATTAGGTAAATTAATGGAAAGTGATAATTCTTCATTAACATATTTATATCCAATTGAATTTGAACAAGATTTTATTAATAAAACAAAATATTGGATGGGTATTCCAAAATTACCACCATTAAATATACCATTAATAAAACATATATTTGAAAAATATAAAGATGATTTAACTAAAGAAGAATTAATATGGTGTGAAATTATATAATGCGTTAATTTATAAAGAATAATTATATAATTATAATTATAATGTCACATACAGAGTCAGAATCTGATATAAAACCAGAATATCAAACAGCTCAGGGTGAAAGAATTGGAGATAAAAGTAAAACCACTGATACTGATTTTTATTTTAACAAAATAGCTAATCCTATTAAAATTATTCAAGATAATGAAAATAGTGAAACATCTGAATTAGACAGTAATATTTCTTCAGAAAAATCAAATCGTTCAGATAGATCTGATAAATCAAATAGATCTGATAGATCTGATAAATCTGATAAATCTAAAAGATCAAATAATTCAGAGAAATCACATTCAAAAAATGATAATCCTAGATATTCAGAATCTAGATCTAATTATGAAGAAATACCAATAACTAGAAATGAACAACCAGAAAAAATACAGGTTAAACCATTAACTGTTCAAGAAATTAGAATGAGAAAAATAGAATTATTAAGAAAATTATGTGAAATTAAAAGTAAAGGTTTTACTTTATCAAAAGAATATGATTTTAATTCACCATTAGAAGAAATGGAATATGAATATGAATTATTAAAAAGTTTTGCAGATAAAAGAAATGGAGTTAAAGTTGTTAAAAATGCTATATTACAATTTGCATCAGTAGTTGAATTTGTAAATGATAAATATGATCCATTTGATTTTCATTTATCTGGATGGACTGAACATTTAACAGTTGAAAGTGATAATTGGGAAGATGTATTAGAAGAATTATATGAAAAGTATAAGGGAACTGGTAAAAAAATGGCACCAGAATTAAAATTATTATATTTAATTATTATATCAGCAGCTGCATTCCATTTTACAAAAGCAAATACTTCACATATTCCAGGATTAGATTCTGTTTTAGCAAATAATCCAGGATTATTAAGTAAAATTATTAATCCAAATAAATCACAGTCTAGTCAATTTATGACTTCCCAAGAATTAAATATTGAAAAACAAAAAGAAGAATTTAAGAGAAAAGAAATGGAAGCAAAAAAGAGAGAACAAGATATGAAACAACAATCAATGGCTTATCAACAACAAATAAATTCATTACAACAACAATTACAAAATAATAACAGTTTTCCACAACCAAGTAATGTAAGAATGGTTCCAACACAATTTCCTCAAGAAAGTGCTTTCAAAGAAAGTACTTTTAATAAACCAAATATTAAAGCACCAAACCAAGTTAAAGATATTTTAAATAGAATTCATAATATTCAAGGTTCTCATATTTCAAATGATGAAACACAACAAGAATCAACATCAAGTAATAATAATGATAGATTAGTTGGTGATAGTACTATTAGTGAAACTGCATCTGGTAAAAAAAAAGTGAAAAAAAATAATCAAAAACCAACACTTATGGTTATATAAAGAATAAATAGCTACAAAGTAATAAATAAGAATATATTATGTCAGAAATTATTAAAAAGAAACGAGGGAGAAAACCTAAAAGTTTAATAAATACATTAAATGTTGTTAAAAATACTATTAATGAAGAAAATCAAAATACTGAAGAAGAAAAAATAATATTACATTTACCAGTTTCAGCAAATCAGGATGATATGTCTGTTTTTATAAATACAAAAGATTCAGAAATTGTACTAAATAATATGACAGATTCTTCAGAATATAACTATACAAATAGTGCGAGTAATTCTAATTCTAATTTACCCAATATGAATGTACAAAATAATAATAATTATAATAATTTATTAAATAATATTAGTCATTCAGGAAAAATAACAACTTGTGATTTAAAATTTAATAAAAATACAAAATGTTGGTGGTGTAAATATTCATTTGAATCAGAACCAATACAATTACCAGAAGATTATTATAATGATATTTTTTATTGTATAGGACATTTTTGTAGTTATAATTGTGCAAAAAGTTACAATATTGATTGTCATGATTATAATTTATCATCAAAAAGAAATAATTTATTACATTTATTATATTATCAAACATATACAACACATTCTGAAATTATACCAGCACCTCACTGGTTAGCTTTAAAAGATTTTGGTGGATTATTAAATATAACTGAATTTAGAAATAATTCAATTACAAATAATAAAGAATATTTATTATTACAACCTCCTATTACATCACGACAAATGCAAATAGAAGAATCATATAAATTAAAGAAAATGAGTTTTGTTCCTATAGGTAAAGTAAATGAAATTTATTCAGATAAAAAGAAATTAGATTCAGAAATAGATTCAGACTTTTATATTAAAAGAACAAAATCTTCAAAGACAGAATTAAATTTAGAAACGACGATGGGATTAATAAAAAAGAAATAATATATATAAAATTTTAATCATAATAATATTATGCTTAAATTTTTAGTTAATTTATAATGAAAGTAGTAATTAGATTGCTGCTTTACAAATTACTAATATTGTTATTTCTAAATAATTAAAATATAGTAGGATTATATACAAATTGTTTAGGTGGTAGTTTTTTTGATATAAATTTTAATTCATCAATATAAGTTATAATTTGATTTATATTAATTAATGTATTATTCTTTCTATTAGTATCTATATATTTTATTATTATATCAATATTATCTATTTCAAGTTTTAATTTATAATCTAATTCATTTAATATTTGTAATATTCCTGTATATAAAAAATAATAATCTTCTTTATTTTCTGCAATTAAACAATTTTCAAAATCCATTATAACTACAATTAATCCATATATAGGTATATTATAATTATTGTATATTATATTTGTTTCTTTTATATAATCTAATAAGAAATTATCTAAACGAGTATCGTTATGAATAAAACCAGTTTTTTGAAATCCTATTAATAAGGTTATTATTATTTGTTTGAGTATTGATTGTAATGCACTAAAATTTTCATAATTCCATATATATTTACCTACACTTCCTAATTTATAATTTTTCATAACTAATATTTTAGTAGCATCACCATTATTATAACATAATGTTTTATTTATATCAATTTGTTTAAATTCATTATTACATGAAAAATAACAATAATACTTTATAAATCCATCTATACCTTGTAATAATTTTGCAATATTATATTCTTTTTTTATAGTATCTCTATCTCCTACTTTAATTACAACACTATCTATATTATCTAGTATAGCATCTAATATATATAGATTACGTTTTTTTTGAATTATGCTATTCATTTTTAACCATGCTGTTGTATCTAATGATTTTTTAATCTTATCACTACATTTTGACATAAAATATTTACTAGATAGTGATCTAGTATGCTGTGTTTTATCCAAATCTTTTATTTCCATTTAATATATTTAATTAGAAATAAAAAATATTTATCTATGACTATAGTAAATTTAATTTACCAAATTAGTTTTATTGTTAATATATTATTCATAAAAATAATAAAATATATTTGCGAATGAATTTTATAAATAGTTTATAATCAACCATCACGCTCTCTCTCGCTAGAAAGTTTCCAAAAGTTTCCAAAATGGAAACCGATAAGAGTACTAAATTATAATATTATGGTTTCCAAAAGTTTCCATTTAAAAAATATAAATTATTCTATAATATAATAAAATATGAATAATTTTCATTGTAATATATGTAATAAATCTTATAAAAACAAATCAGGTAAATGGAAACATGATAAGAAATATCATTATAATTTATCGCCAAATTCCGCCAATTTCCCGCCAAAATTCCGCCAAATTCCGCCAAATTCCGCCAATTTACATCAAAATAATACTACTAATTTACAAAGTAATTTGCAAAGTAATTTATTAGAATGTAAATATTGTAATAATACTTTTACAAGAAAAGATAGTTTAGTTAAGCATTATAATAGATGTAAAATAAAAAAAGAAAATACTGACGAATTTAAGAAAGAAAATATAGAAGAATTAAAAGAAGCAATTAAAAAAGATATTATAAATGATATTATGAAAAATTGTAAAATCCATCCTAAAACTTTACAAAAAATTAACAAGCAATTAATTAATAATACCAATAATGGTATTATTAATAATATAAATATAGTAAAATTTGGCTCAGAAAATATTAAAGATATACTTAATGAAAAAGAAATTATTAATATTTTAAATCAACATTATAGTGCGATTGAAGAATCTATTAAAACGGTTCATTTTAATGATCAAAAACCCGAATACAAAAATATTTATATAACTAATTTACGAGACAATTTAGCTTATATTTACAATGGAAATAATTATGAAGCAGTACAAAAAACATCAGTTATTAATAAATTAATAGATGATCATGTATATAATATTGAAGTATCTTTAGAAAATTATAAACATAAATTATCTGAAAAAAGTGCAAAAGTATTAGAAAAACTAATTGAAAAAATAAATGATGAACAAACAAAAATAAATGATTATAATCATGAAAAAGAATATAAAAATTTTAAAGCTTTCAAAATTAATGAAATTAAATTATTAATTTATAATGAAAGTAAGAATGCTGAAGTTATAAGATTAAAATATAACAATTAATTTATTTTTATTTATAATAAATAAAAAATTTTAATAATAAAAAAAATTGAAAAATATTTTTTATTATTGTGCCATTATGTATTTTTACATAAAACCCAGCCAGAATAACAACAAAATGTCATCAAGCAGCAACAAACCATGTTTCGATTTACAACATCACTTAGTCCTTTTAAGACGAGCTGAAGCAGAACTTGCTCATCTAATTGAGCAAACATATGATGCAAAAGATTATCATGAACCAATATGCTCTTTACAAAATGATATTAAAAGGTATAACAATAGTATTGTTGCCTTTCAATCAGGAAAAAAATGTGAGTATGATAGATGCGAAAAGTGTAATCCTGAACAAGCACAAATTATCATTAATAAAGAGAAAAAGTTTAGGGAAGAAATAATGGAAGAAAGAAAGAAAAAAAAAGCTCAAGAAGATGCAGCAGCTGAAGAAGCTAAAAAGGCAGCTAAACTAGCTGAAAAACAAGCGGAAGAGGCGCGTTTGGGTGAGTTTGAAAAAGAACTTTCTTCTCGCAAGGTGAATCTAGATTTCTTACAGAATCGCATTCAACAAACTCATAAAGATGCAGCAGCAGAAGTGGAAAAAAAGAATATAATTCCTTATATAATTAATCACCTAACTCGTTTCATTCCTGATAAAAAAACCACCGAAGAAGTGACAAAAAAAATCACTACATTCTTTTCAACTAATCAGGATGAAACACTCCCAGAACGTATATTAGAAGAATTAGATACGTGTAATTCACAAAAAATCAAACAAGTGAAAGAAACATTGGGATTGCAAAATTATTAGTGAGCAAATCAAACTTATATATTTTTTTATTTTTAATGTATAAGGTAATAGGAAAAAATGATTTATTTTATTATAAAGTATTATACATATAAACACCTTGTAAAAAAGAATCTGCCATATCATCTTTCTTTTTCATATTAGTAAATAATCCTAAATAATGTGGTAAATGTTGTATCATTTCAGTACAATATTTAATACCTAAACTTTTTGTTAATTTATAACTTTTACTTTCATCTGTATTTTTTACTTTTATTAATAACTTTGTATCACCTTCTGTAGCTAATTTTAATTTATTTGATGGTGACATAAATTTAACCGCTTTAATAGGTGAATTTGTTATTTTTTTATCAATGATACCTCTAATAAGATAATAATCATAAATAGTAGATGCAATTGATTTCATTCTAGGATTTTTAAATGATGGTTGATTTTCAATAACAACATGATCACAATGTAATAAATTTTGTTTTTTTTCTAATTCCATTACTAAATTATATTTTACATCATCAAAATTTAATAACTTTGAACATTTAAATTTGAATGATTTTAATTTACTATTTTTTATATTATTATTATAACATTGTTTTGCATGTGTTGAACAATAATAATCATTATTATATTTATAATTTGATTTTTTATTACATACTTTTTCATTTTTGTTTGTATGAATACATTTATTATCTTTATTTATTTTAAAAAGATTTTCAAATGTATCACATTCTGTATTTACTTCTTTTGAATGTTTTTTACAATAATAGTTTGTAATATTATTAACAATATTTGTTAATTTTGCAGGTGATCCACATTTACATTTCTGTTCATCTCTATTAGTTAAATCAATTATACCCCAATCAATTATAGAAAAATCAATAAATTTTTCACCAGATTGTTTTGTAAATTCTTTTTTTGTTAATAAACAATATGATAAATTAATTACTCCAACATCAAATGATAATATAATCGGATATGACATTTATATATTTATAAAATTAATATTAATTTTTATATATAAATAATTACTTTGTAAATAATTATTATAATTATTTTATAAAATTATGAATGGAACTTTAGAAATTATATGTGGTCCAATGTTTAGTGGTAAATCTACGCATTTAATTAAAACAATTAAATTATTATCAAAGTTTAAGTTACTTATTATAAAATCATCACTTGATATTAGATATAATTCTAATGCAATAACTACTCATAATAAAGAATGTGTAAGTTGTATTGTAACAAACTCATTGGAAGATATTGAAAATAATTATAATATCAAAGAATATGATTATATTATAATTGATGAAGCACAATTTATTGATGATTTAGATATTTATGTATCTAAATGGTTAGATTTATATAAAATAAATATTATATTAGCAGGATTAAACTGCGATTATAATAGAAATCCAATAGGTAAAATAATTAACTTATTTTCAATTGCAGATAATATAATTATATTAAAAGCACATTGTAAATTATGTGATTTGCAAAATAATTTGCAAAATAATAATGCGATATTTTCACATTTATTACAAAATAGCAATTTGCAAAACAATAATTTACAAAGTAATATATTGATTGGTGGAGATGATAAATACATGTCATTATGTAGAATACATTATAATCAAAAAATAAAAAATGAAATTTCATTATAAAGATTAAATAAGTCTTTATAATGATACGAATAAAATGACAGAATATATTGATTTTTTGGATGTTGAAAAGAATGAGATTAATAACTTGCCAGAAAATGCTAGTATATCAACTATGTGTGCTTCATTAACATTAAATGTAAATTTATCATATGAAAATATTATTAAATATTTAGAATTAGATCCAGAAAATATATTAAAAATACAATATAAAGATGAATTAAGAACATTATTAAAATTAAAAACAAAGAAAAAACATAATAATACTATTGTAAAAGCGAGGAAAAATGTATTTTATAATCAAATTACGATAGTAATAAGAATTGATTCTGGACCATATAAAGATATTAATAAATTAAAACAAATTAATATGAAATTATTTGGAAATGGTTCAATACAAATGTCAGGATGTAAGTCTATAAAAAATATAAATATTGCTTTGAATAAATTGGTAAATAGATTATCTGAAGTAGTTAAAATAAAAGAAAATGATAATATTATTGAAAAACGTTTTTTTGAAGGTGATAAAATTAGAGTATCTAATTTTAAAATAGACATGATAAATTCAAATTATAAATTAAATATGATAATAAATAGGGAGAATTTATATGAATTATTAATAAAAAAGAAAATAAAATCTTATTATGAGCCGTGTATTCGTGCATGTGTAATTATTAAATATGTACCAGAAGTTGATAATAATGAATTAAAAGAAATTAGTGTTTTTATATTTGAAAAAGGAAATATAATAATAACAGGTGCTAGATCAAAAAATCATATAATTTCATCATATAATTATGTAAATAATATATTAAAAGAACATCAGGATGAAAATAATATTGATATTGAAACTCAGATAAAACGAGAAGAAGAATTAATATTTAAATTTTATAAAGAAATAGAAGAACAGGATAAAATGGGAATGTTTAAAACTAGTATTATTACACCTTTAAAAAATTAAAAATTTTTTTGATGATAAATATCATTAACTAGAGGATTATTATTTAATGTATTAATACGATTATTAGTAATAAAATAACTAGATGATTCAAATACTGGTTTTGCTTTAGCATATACATTTCTAATCATTTCTTCAGGTACTCTAGGAGTTAAATTATCTAATTTTAATACAGGATTAGGAGTATAACTATATAAAATAGGTTCAACTAATACAACATTTTCTTTATTTATAGTAGGTCCATGTAAATCTGCTTTACCATTTGGTGTTCTATTAAACATGCTAACTGTTTCTCTACATTCATTTAAATGCATATTATTAGCAGCTTGATGAGATGGAGGAGCTTCAATTGAGTTTTTAACAACACCTTTATAATCATTTAATAAAGTTGTTTGTTTTATAGTATCTTTTGCAACATTATTAAAATCTCTTATATAACTACTATCAATATTGCTACTTTTAATAGTTCCAATATTTTTAGTAATTCCAGTATCTTGTCTAATTGTTTTTCTAGCAGTTTCATTAACATCTCTAGCATAAATAGATTCAACAGTTGGATTATTAACACTTCCAATATATTGTGTATGTTCTGTTTCTTGTCTATGAGTATTTTTAGCAACATTATTTATATCTCTAACATAAGATGATTCAGTAATTGAATTACTAACAGAACCAATATTTTTTGTTTCTGTTGTATCTTGCCTTATTGTTTTTTTAGCAACATCATTATTATATACAGCGGGTTGTTTATCAATTGAAGTAGTATTTAATACTACATTATAATTAAAATCTTCTCTGATAGTTTTTTTAGCAGTATCTGTTTTTGATACATATCCGGGTGTTGATAAACCAGTTGCACTAGTTATTGTATTTCCATTAATTAAACTTTGTTTAACAGTATCTTTAGCAACATTATTATAATCAATAGTATATGATGAACCAGCATTTAATTGTCCATTCATAGAACCATTATAATTAGTATTTGTAGTAGCTCTGTTTGTAACATTATTTTCATATGATTTAGTATTTGTCATGACTGGTTTATTTGAAACTTCATAAAATGCATGTGTTGGATCATTTAAAAATGATTGTTTTTTTGCAGTTTCATATAAACGAGTATTTGCATTAGGTGCATCACCTTTTGTTGTATTAATAGCTGGACCAGGTAAATATTTTTCTTCTTCACCTCTTTGTGATATAACATTAGTAAAAGTACCAGTTTGTTTAGGTGCTTCAAATTCAGATTTAGTAGGTAATAAATCACTAAATTCTTTAATTTTAAAATCAGGTAATTTATATTTTGTTAAATTAAAATCAGGCGCTCTCATTTCACCTAATTTTTTTGTTTCTAAAGGTTTATTATTATAAGAAACTTTTTTATTAATATCTGATCTTAATTCATCAACTGTTTTAGGATTAACACGATAAACAGAATATTTACCTTCTTGAACTTTACCATCTAAACCAGGTTTAACTCTAACTTTATTTTCAAAAGGTAAATTACCTAAATTATTTTTATTTGATGGTAAATATCTATTTTGTAATTTACTTGTTATTGTAGGAACACCATTAACATGAGTTAAATTAGATACAGGTGCAAATAATGGAACCTTTTCAGTTTTTGGTGTATAATTAGTAAAATTACCAGTGAATGTTTCTAATTTAGATTCACATCTTCGTGTATTTATAGGGAAATCTCTTTTAGATGTTGAAGGAATCATATTATTGTGAGTAAAATCATTTTCTCCAACAATATTATATGTTAAATTGCTACTTTGCGGATTATTATTAAATTTAGAATATCCATTTTCAAAATAAATATTATCTTCAAATACTGAACTTTTACCAGAATTTGTTTCATATATATCATTTATACTAGTTGGTTCAGCAATATTATCAAAACGTAAATCATCAAATTGTATTAAATATTGAGGTTTATTAAAATTTTGATTAGCTTGTTGTAATTCTATTTTATTTATTTTACTTTCTATATCAGAATTATAAAATTTGTCATTTAATATAGGATTTAATAATATACTCATATATTATTAGATATATATTTTTTTTCATAAAAATGATTTCATAATATTTTATACATTACATATTTATTTTTCAGGTACAATTTCTTCTCGTGGTAAAGCAGAACCATCATCTAAATATTCTTGTTGAGGCATTTTATAATTATCTTTTGTAAATAATCTACTATTTAAACCAGTTCTATCTGGAATTGATTGAATATGACATTGTGGATTAACTGATAAATATGGATCTACCATATAATCAGTTAAACTCATGCATCTATAATTATCTAATGGATTTGTAAAACGAGTATCTTCACTAGTTAGAAACATATTGCATGTTTGTTTATTATTAGTATTTACTTTAATATCTAAAGAAGAATTATCATTATTTTTACTTAATATTCTGTTTCTCCAAGATAATTTGGATTCAACATCAGCCATTTGTTCAAATGATAATCCGGAATCTTTTACTAAAGATACATCTGACTTTGAACCAATTGGTCCTGTAACAGATATACATTGAGTACAATTTTCTGCAAAATCAGCATATAATCTATAATCTCCAGGATTAGTGCTTCTTGACATTTGAAGATCATAAGCACTTTTATCATATTTAATTCTATTAAAAGACATATATATTCAAATGAGAAAAAATTTAAATATTTATTAATTTAATTTATAGACGGTAAATTTAATGTACATATTGATTTACCAGTTTCATCTATTATATTTTTATATAATTGATTATCACATACACATTCATTATTAATATTTGTTAATGGATAATCACATTGTTTAATTTCTCCATTTACATTAATATTATTTTGATTAGGACCACAGTATTTACATCTAGTATCAACATCTATGAATCCTTCAATTTGTTTTTTATTTTCAGGATTAATTGTATATACTGATTTTAATCTGGTTTCTGTTAAATTATCAATATTAGTTGCTTTTAATATTGGATTAACTTTTGTACAATCAGATTCTGCTTTATTGTTTCTATATTTTTCTACAAATAAATTATAATCTAATATATTTGAAGGAATATTATTATTCATATATATATTTTATATATATTTTAATTTTATAAAGTTTAAATAAATTTACAAATTTATTTAGCCTCAGAAGAAGCTGGTTTTGAAGGGCAATAATTAACTCCTAAATTATTTTCATTTAACATATTTGAAGTTGGTTTTTCTACATTTGATGGCGTTATATTATATATTGATTCACACATTCTTGCTGCAGAAAAATTAGCATTATTATATTTAACTGATGGATTATACTTATTTCCTGGACATTTTGTATTTTGTCTAGTTAATCCTAATAATTCATTTTCATCATCTGTCTTAACACCAAATTCTAATAAATTAGTATAATCTCCTTCTGAACATTGTTTGCAGTTTTCATATTTACCTGCAAATAAATTATATTCTAATGGACTAACACTTTCTTTCATTTGTGTTGCATAAGCACATTCATCATATATTAACCTATTGCTACTCATTTATATATATTAATGTAGAAAAAATTAAACTTTTATTTTATTAAACCATTGTAAAATAATTATTTCCATAAATCCAAATGGTACTAAATTTTTTTGAATATAATTATTATATACATCACTAATTATATCATCTTTAAATGTTTCAATATTACTAATATTATTATTTTTTAATATTTTTAATATATTGTATTTTATTTCTAACAAATATAACCATTTTAATCTTAAATTATATTCTTTCTTATATACACTGTTTATATATTCATTTACAAAAGGTATTAATGTATATAATATAATATCAATATAATTACTCGGGCATCCTAAATTATATTCTAATTTATAAGATAGTTCTTCTTTTATTATTTCTATATATGTATTCCTAGTATTTTCATCTAAACATAATATAATATCATTTAATTTGATAAAAAATTGTTTATATGTTATTTCTGATTTTTTATTATTTATATATAATAAATCTATTGAATCTTCTAAATTAATATGTTTTGATAAAAAATCTAAATAATATTTGTTATTTGTATTTTTATTATTATATTCCATAATCATTTTTTGTAATATTACAATATCTATTGATTTCCCTTTACTATTATATTTTTTTATATCTCTAAAAAATAAATGTTTATCCATATCTGCACCATGATCAATCAAATATTGTTGCATATTTGGATCTTGTTGTAAGCTAGCATATTCTAATAATGAATTTCCATTACTATTTGTTTGATCAATTTCTCCTCCTAATTTTAATAATTGTGTTATTATATTAGTATCTCCATTTGAAATAGCTGCATGTAATAAACTTTGTCCTTCATTATTAAAAATATCAAAATCAATATATCGTAATTTTTTTATTTCATTAAGATTACCCTCATAAATATAATTAAATATTAAATCTGCATTATATTTATTATTAATAACTAATTTACTTGACAAATTATTATAAATATTATTTACAATATATTTTTTGCATTCTGTTTCTGTTTCATCAATAATATTACTATACTCTTCTGAATATAAATGTTTTTGTTGTTTAATATTATATAATAAATTAATACATTCTTTAAAATATTCAAATGATTTTTCTTTATCGGTATTTGATAAATGTTTTCCTTTAGTATATTTCTTTAATGATTTTGTAATTTCTTTATTATAACTATCCATAAAAAAAATTGTAAAAATATTATTATTATTATATTAATATATTTATATATATATATTACAATGAATGCAAATATAATCAAACAATTTGAAGAACTTATTAATATGATTAAAACGGATTTTGATATCCAAAAATCAAAAAATTATGTTGATAATAGTACAATATATAGATTAAAACAATTAAAAAATGTATTAAGTATTCTTAAAAAATATCCTCATCAATTAACTATTGATAATTTAGCAGAATTTAAAGAATTACCAGGAATCGGTAAAGGTACTATTGATAGAATTATAGAAATTTTAACAACAGGACATTTGAAAGAAATTAAAAAAATAAGTAAAAAAGATAATAAGCATGAAGAAATTATAAATGAATTAGAAACTGTTCATGGTATTGGTAGAAAATTAGCAATAGAATTATATGAAATGGGTGTAACATCTATTAAAGATTTAAAAGAAAAAATTAATAATTCATCCATTAAAGTTAATAATACAATTACAAAAAGTTTATTATATCATAATAAAATAAAACAAAATATTCCACGAAAAGAAATGGATAAATATTATAAATATATTCAAAAAATTATTAATAATCTAAATAAAGATTTAGATGATAATAAATATATTTTTGAAATGTGTGGTTCTTATAGAAGAGGAAATATAACATCAAATGATATTGATATCATATTTAGTAAAATTAATGCAAAAACTGAAAGCAAACATCTTGATAAAATAATAAAATTATTGGAACCTTCTCAAACAAAGTTTGAAAAGCTAAATCAAAATACAAAGTCTTTTGATAAACCAATTTTAATAGATTCATTCATAAATCCACCATATACTAAAAAATATATGGGTATAGCCTGTTTAGGCGAAGATTATCCCTATAGAAGAATTGATATAAGATTTGTTCCATATCAATCATATTATTCTGCTATATTATATTTTACTGGAAATGCAGATCTAAATACTACTATGAGAAAGAAAGCAAAATCAATGGGATATAAATTATCAGAATATGGATTAGTTTCTATTGATAATCCAAATACTAAAATACCTATTAAATCAGAAGAAGATATATTTAAATTAATAGAAATGGATTATTTAAAGCCTTCAGAAAGACAATAAAGTTTTATTTATCAATTTTTTATGCATAGTGCATTAAATATTTATCAATTTTTTATGCATAGTACATTAAATATTAATATAATTTATTATTATAGTATATATATATATAATATAATGAATAAAGAATTTTTTACTCAAATTTATAAAATAAATAAACAACATATTAGTGTAAGAATAATATATGGTAATCCATTTGGTGGAATAATTCAGGATGTAGAATTTATAAAAAATATTTTAAAATATATATCAGCAGAGAATAAAATAAAAATTAATATACAAAAAGTTTTATTCAAAAAAAATGCAAAAACATATGATAAAGTAGATATACAATTTTTTATTGAACATGTATTTATTAGAAATGTAAATGATATGTTTCCTAGTGATAATTCATATTTATTTGTAAATCAAGAATTTATTAATAGAATGGATTATGAAATATTAAAAAATAATATTGTAAAACCATTATGTAAAACATATTATTGTAAAAAAATATTATATCATATGGGTATTACTAATTCTAGATATATATGTTTTGGAAATATATTACCAATACCAAAACCAACTAGTAAAATTAATAATTGTTTTATACATATTGCTGGAAAAAGTCCATTAAAAGGAACATTATTAGTATTAGAAGCATGGTTAAAATATATAAATAATATAACATTAAACCCATTCTTAATAATAACATTAAATAGTGTTAGAGTTGATCATTCAAATACACATATATATAAATATTTCCAAACATTAAATCCCATTGAATCAAATTTACCTGACGTTGTTTTAGCAAATTGTCCAAATAATATAAGATTACCTAAATTTGATAAAGTGGGTAATATTTATTTATATAATGGTGAATTAGATTATGAAATTATTAAATTTTTACATAATATTACAATGGCTGAATTATGTCCTAGTGCAATAGAAGGATGGGGGCAATATATTGATGAAGCACGACGAGCATCTAATATTATATTATCATTAGATGCTGCACCTATGAATGAACTATTAATAGATAAAAATAATAATCATTGTGGTGTATTAATTCCTGCAATAGATGGACCATCAATGACAGAATTAGTACCATATAGTTGGTATATGAATGCGCCATTAGAAATATCAAAAATACAATTAAATACATATACTGCATATTTACATGATATGGCTAATGGAATAATTAAAATTCTTAATATGACAGAAGATGAAAAAAAATCATTAAGAATATTAGTAGTACAAAAATCAATGGATGATGCTATAACTTTTAAAGAAAATATGAAAGCATTATTAATAAATTTGAATTTACTATAAAATAACTATAAAATAACTATTCAATATATTCAATCCATTGATTAATTGTTTCTTTATCATATCCTCTTTCTACTAATTCTTTAATAACTAGTTCTTTATGTTTTTCAATACTATAATTATTTTCTTTTTCTAATTTATCTTTAATTATAAAAATAATATTACCAATTTGTTCTGAATCTTGGATATTAATACATACCAACTTACTAAATCCATTTAAGCAATTAACAACACGATTCATTCTACCAGTAAAACATTTACATTCAGCGTCTTTCATTTCTTGATTTAGAATTGTTTTAATTTCTTTTTTAATATCTTCTTTGAAATCATTTTCTATGGTTTGTAATACATGCCATAAAACTTCACCAAATGTTAAAAGTAATAAAGAATGTTCTGATTTATCTGTTGAATATTCTATTAATTGATTTTTGCATTCTTCAGAGAGAATATCATCTTTAATAATCATTTTAACAAGTTCATCTTTATCAAATTTAGGTAAATCTGTTCTTGTAGTAATATTATTGATACTATCTTTTACAGATGATTGAATAGTACTATTATGTACATTCTGACTATCATTATAAACATTCAAATTTTTAATAGTTCCATTTTTAATTCTTTGAATAAATCTTGCTATTTGTGGTGATAATTCAATTGGATTATCTTCATATATAATTTGTCGTAAATTTCTAAAATTTAGAATATAAAGTGGAAATTTTGTTATTTCATTATTATATAATCTAAACATTACTAAATTTGGTAGTATCATTTCATTAGGTAATTCTTTTATTTTATTATCTGCTATTATTAATTCTTCTAAATATTGATAATTCATATCTGGTAAAGATTCTAACTCATTACTAGAAACTTCAAATATTATTATATTTGGAATATTTAATTTTGGTAATGATTTTAATTTATTTCTACCAAGTTCTAAGAATTTTAATTTTGGTAAATTCATATCTGATAATTCTTTTATTTCATTAAAAGTTAAATTCAGTTGTGTTAAAATTGGTAAATTTACTTTATTTGAGAAAAATTGTATTTTATTATAATTTAATAATAATATTTCTAAATTTGGAAAATTTAATTCTTCTGGAAGTGTAGTTATACAATTATGACAACAATCTAGATTTTTTAGATTAGGAGAATTAATTTTTGGTAATAATGTTATATAATTATTAGAAATATCAAACTCTTTTAATTTGGGAAAGTCAAATTCTTTTGGTATTGATTTGATATTATTATTACTAACATTAAATCGTTGTAATTTTGGAAACTTAAATTCTGGTAATGATTCTATATGATTACCAGAACAACTAAAATATATTAACTTAGGAAAATAAAAATTTGGTAAGCTTCTTAATTCATTATAACTAATATCAAAATATTTTAAATTAGGAAAATTCATATTTTCTGGTAATTTTGTTAAATTACAATAATAACAATTCAATTCTACAACATTTTCTGGATCTTTAATTTCCTCAATTGTTTTATACTCCATTCTAGTATAATCAGAATAAGTTGCTGTAATCATTTTCATAATATAATACTGTTTTTATTTTCATAATATAATACTATTTTATAAATTATTATTATCAATTTTTTTATTATTTATTTTTTATAATATGAACTGTTTCATATTCATCTTCTGATAAATAAATACATTTATTTTTTAATTCTAATTCCATATGACTAATAACAAAACTTAATGTATTTATTGTTTTTAATATTTCTTTATTATGTAATATACTATTTATATCTTCTATATTTTTAGTATCATCTCGTTTTTTCTTAATATAATTCATTAAAATTAATAAATCAGCTGATACCATATTATGAACATAATGATCTTGATAACATAATACATTTGCTTTTTTATTATAATTATATATACAATTTTCCTTAAAAGAACAAAATTTATAACTACATCTTAATAAATTATCATTATTATTAATTAATTTTTCATGAGATATTTCAGGTTGATTTATTCTAATTCTTAATATTTCACTTAATTTAAATAATATCATTATACATGATTCAAAAAAATTAAAATTTAAATTATTATTTTGTAATATATATACTGTTAATAATTTTATTATTTTATGTTCTTTTTGAATAATTTGCAAACTATTATATTTTTTATATATATCAATACTATTTATATTATTACATAATTCTTCCATTTCTTTTAAATCATTTTGATATTCTATTTCTAATTTACTAACTTTTGTTTCTAAATTTTTTTCAAAATTATTATTTAATTGTTTGTCTTTTAAATATTTATTTAAATTATATTGATTAATAATAGCAGTATTATCATTATTCATGTATTTATTCCAATCTAAAGTACTTAGATTTAGATCATTTTGTGTTCTTAATGTACTCATAATCTATTTATTATAAAATTATCTTTAGATAAATATAAATTTATATATATATTTATATAAATATTAATGTCTAGTAAAAATAAAAATAAATATTATAATGCAAATTATAATAAACCAGCTAAAACTTATCAAGAAACTTTAACAAAAGAAGATATTAAAGAACAATTAAAAAATTATAAAGTTGTTGATGATATAAATGTAATACCTATTGGAACTCATTTACGATATATTTTATATGATCCAAAAACTAAAGAATCTAAATTTAGATTAGGAGGTACATTATCTAAATTTGGTGATAATAGAGAATATATAATGATGACAAATGGTACATTAACGTGGTCTGTTCAATTAAAAAATACAACATTTTATCGAAAATTATCTGAAAATGAAATTAAAAATGAAATGAAAAAAGAATTACAAAAAGAAATATTAACAGAAATGGATAATAAGCCAGAATTAGTAAAAGAAAATGAAAGATTATTAAAAAAAATATCTAGAATGGAAGAATCTTATGATTTATTACAGTCTAAATATGTACAATTACAAAAACAATTAGAAGATATTAAACAGGAAATAATAAAGGAAAAAAAATCTAAAAAATAATATTAAAATATAAATATTTCTTTCTACTATTTATATATATGGGAAGAAAAGTATATAAATTTACTGGAACTAGAAAATTATATGATACACGACCATCTAACTCATTAAATGAAGAGTTATCTGATGAAATGAAGGGAATATTTAGTGATGAAGAAAATAAAACAGAAAATAATACTGCTGGTGCAAATACTTTAAGCAATAATTTTCTTAAAGAAAGCATGAATATGAATCCTAACATTATGGAATTAGGTGCTATGCAACAACAATCAGTTCCATTTATGGAAACAGGAATGCAACAACAAATGATGCCCCAACAACCTATGATGCCATCGCAAATGATGCAACAACCAATATTACAACCAATGGATTCTGAAATAGATCCTAGTATGAATTTAGATCCTAGCCAATATTTACACATGGGTAATATTAGAAAAAATCATTTAGCACAAACTATAAATCAAAATATTGATCCTGCACAGTTAGCTCATTTAAATAAAGTTAATACAATGCCTGTAAATAATATATTACCAACAGATTATGTAAATAGTATTGATATGATGGGATTACAAAAAAATGTTAATTTAAACAATACTAATACAAATCCTAATTTAAAAATGTTAGGTAATATTGGATCTAATATTGGATCTAGTATTACTACTCCAAATGATTTAACTCAACTTGGAGTTATGAGTGCTGATATGAATGCACTTCCTGCAACTAATTCAGTTCAAAGCTTTTTAAAACAGGGATTATAAATATAATTAATTATATAATTTGAATTCAGGGATTTTAATAATTTCATTAATTATATATATATTATTTTCTAATTTAGGATATAAACCTTCTTCATTTCGTATGATTTTACCAATTGGATATAAATTGTTATAATCATATACAATAGAACTATTTTCATCAAACCAATAATCTTTTTCCTCACTATAATTATTATCATCTAATAATAAAACTGCTCTTATTTTTTCAGTTTTAATTTGTTTAACAATAGATTCATTGGAATTTAATCCATTATCTGTTTTCATATCATATTCTATATTATTATTATATGCTGGTCCAATTGGTTTTTCAAAATATGATTCTTGATTAAATTGAAAACATTTATATTTATTTCCCATCATATTATGGTTTTTAAATAATTCACAATCAACAGCTGCTTCTTTTACAGCTTCAATAAATGATAATAATAAATTATTTTTATTTCTTGAAATTGCTTCTAATTTTTCATCTGTTGTTTCATTAGATAAACGACGTTTATCTAAAGTAATTTTATCTTTTTCTTTATGAGAAAAAGATAATGTTTCCACATTATTAGATCTAACCATTTTATATCTAAATATATCAACAACTCTTTCTTCCATTGGTAAATCTCTATGCTGACAGAATCTTAATGCTCTCCCAATTACTTGATCCATTCTTGCTTCATTCCAATATGGTTCAACAATATGAACTTGTCTAACATTATTTAAATTAATACCTTCTGCACCAGCAGGGGAAATTAAAATAACTTTAATAAATTTTCCATATCTATTTTCTTTTAAATTAAAAATATTTTTATTTTGCGCTCTAATTCCTTTATCAATTCCTCCATGAAATTCACAATATCTTAAATTATCTTTTAATAATTTTTTAGCATTTTCTCCATTATTTTTAATAATATTTGATGGTGATAATTCTTTATCTTCCATAATATCAATATAATTAAAAAATTGTAAATATATTTTAAATAATTGTAATCCTTCCATACTAACATAATTAGAATACACCATTACAGTTCCTTTCATTATTATAATTTTAAAAATGATTTGTATAAATTTAGGGCTACACATATACATTAAATCAAATAATTTACTTTTTTTTGATTTTTTATAAAATTCATTAAAATTACTATGATATTTATTAACATATTCTTCAATATCATCATTTAATGTATGTTTATTTTTGATATCATGTCTTAATTTTTCTTTCATTAAATTAATAAATTCATTTATAAATTCTTTCACTTTATCTAGATATTGTTTATATTCTTTTTTCTTTTTCATTTTAATCATTTTTTTTTCAATATATTCATTGGAATTTTCAATATGAATATCATTTTCTTTTAAATTAAAATGGCTTGGTCTTGGTCTTTTTTCACCATTTATTTTATCATTTATTATTGGAAAAACAAAATTACATGCTTGTCTTGTATATGATGAATATGTTGATAATGTATCACCTACTTTTCCTCTATTTGCTTTAAACATTGCTTTTTCTTTTGCCTTTTCTATTTTTTCATAATATGAATAGATTTCTTCTTGATATGGTTCCATAGTTATTGATTCATAATGAGTAATTCTTTTAGCAAATTTATCAGGAGTAGCACCAATATAATATGATACTAGCCCCAAAATTCTTCTTTGAAACATATTTTTAGTATTTTCATTTAATGATGAAAAGTTAGATGATGATAAAAATAATTGTTGAAATGCACTTTCATTTTTTGGGAATATATCAGGTCTTAATAAATTAAATATTAATGCAAATTCAAATGGGTTATTAACTATTGGTGTTGCAGATAATAATACAATTTTTGTATTTGATTTTTCTTTTTTTTCTTGTTGAATATAATCATAAATAATTTGCGCTCTTTTACCACCTTCTTTTGTAATATTATTATAAACATTATTAATAAATCTATGACATTCATCAATAATAAAAACAGATAATTTTGTACTATCTGCTTTTTTAACTTTTTCTAAAAAATCTCTATCTGCAAATGGAGAATCATAATGAACAAAAATTAAATTAGATAATCTTTTTTCATAATTATCTTTTGTCATCCATTTTCTAATATCTTTTAACCATGGATCATCATGTAATGATGCTGGAATTAATAAAAAAACATTTATTTTTGGTGTATAATTATATAACAAATTATATATATGAATAGCACTAAGTGTTTTTCCTGCACCAACACCATGATATATTAATAATTCACTAAATGGTGATTGAAATGATAAATATTGACTAATAAATTTTTGGTATAATGTTAATTCATCCTTTCGTTGTTCATTACATGGATCACCTTTAACAATTATTTCTGGTAATATATAATCTTTAAAATTTTGTTGAACCCATAATGGTAAAATTCTACCATTCTGTTCTAATTTAATATTATTTTCCATTAAAATATAATTTACTTATATATAAATATATTATATTTTAATTATTGTTTATTTTAATAAATTTGTTATTTGATTAGATATACTATTTATAAAATTAGTAATATCTTGATTTGATTTATAACTAATTAATAATTGTGATAAACCATTATTTAAATTAGTACTTATTTTTGAAGAATCAGATGTTGTACTAACAATTGTTAAAAAAGTATCTAATATATCTTGAAGATTATTTTGAATAATTTGTTTTTGAATCTTAGTATTATAAACAATTAAACCGATACTATTTAAATTTGATAATGCACTGTATATTGACCAACAATCGGTCAAATCACCATTTAAATAATAAGAATATGGTAAAAAACCATATCCATTTACACCCCATGATCTTCCCCATGAATTTTTAAATTTAAATAATTGTTTTGAATCATCATATCCTACTAATAATATAGCATGACCACCAATAACATTACCATTTGCTTTTGGGATAACACCTTTTATTGCACTATATATATTTGAATAACAGGTAAATCCTGCTATAATTGGAATACCTGCTGATAAACTTGCTTTTAATGTAAGTATTGTATTTGATAATTGATTTTTACCAACACTATCTATATCATCATATCTGGCATAAGATACCGCTGTATTTTTAAGAGCTTGAGTATATATTGTTTGTGATGGTTTTGTTACATAATCATTATTATATGGAAATAATGTATTTACACATGAACCATATTTAACAACTGATTTTAATGCATCACGAATACTAGCACCAGTATCAGATGTATCTGGATTATTAGAAATATTCATTCTAGTTACATAATATGTAAATCTTTCTGATAATGGTAATAATTTAATATTATTTTTATTAATTAAATATTCCATATCACCAATAGTAGCAAATGCAGTACATGCACCTATTGAACCTTGATCTTTTACAGGAGAACATGATGCTGACATGTCTGCAGATGTAGGTAATTTTGTATTTTTTAAATTATTTTTGTTATATAAATTTGTATTTACTATTCTAAAATCTTTTTCACTATATCCACTAGGAACTAATTTTAATTTCCTATTATTCATATATATTATGATATATTTTTTTTATTTAATAAATTAAAAACATATGGATATTTAGATATATAATTAATATATTTTGAAAGATTTTTATTTATAAATAATTTATTATAGATGAATAATTTTATTAGTACATGAATTGTTTTTTTAAAATAATTTATTTTATCTACATTATGAAAAAATAATGGATGTTTTTTAATATATTCTTTATAATATTCAATTGCAATTTTATTATTTATTATCATAGTATTCATTTTACCAATAATATCAATTAATTCATTAAAAATATTTTTAGTATCGTTTTTATATTTATGTATAATACTACTGATTTCAGGAATTAAAATTTTATATATATCATTTTTATTTAATAATATTTTTTTAATTAATGAAGGTAAATAGATTACATCATAATAACAATATTTTAATAAATTATCATTTAATTTATTAATATCAATATGAATATTATATAAAGGTCCTATAATTTTATTCAATTTATCTAAATATTTTATTTTTTTATCATCTATTATTTTGTAATAATATAATAAATCATATATTCCACATTTATTATTTTGTAAATTATTATGTAAATTATAATCACAATAATATTTTGTATCATATAAATTAATACAAAAATTGTCTATTTGTTCTAATGTTTCAAAAAACTGTTTAAATAAATAAGGAATATCTAATGATTCTGAACCATGTAATACTTTTATTATTTCTTTTTTTGTTATAAAATCTATTAATTTATTCTTATTATTCTTAGATAATAATTTTGGATCTAATATAAATATATAACCACTAGTAATATTGTCAGAATTTATTTCAATATTCATCTGCATTAATGCAACATCTCTATCTGTTTTACTAACTTTATTAAATTCAAAATCAATACCAATAATAATATTATTATAATTATTCATAATAATATTAATAATACTAATCATATTATCTTCTTTTTTTTTATTAGTGATAACATTAATATAATAAATATTTTTTTCTAAATTTCTAGTTTTTATTTTTGTGATACAATATTTATTAGCTAAAGTTATTAATAATTTTTGGTCCATAATATATAATATATTATTTATAAAAAAATGATTTAAAATTAATTCCTATTATATTATTATTATAAATGAAAATAAATTTATATTTTAATAAAGAACAAAAAGAAATATTTAATAGTATAATAAAGGAATGTACTAATAAAGAATTATCTATAGATAAATTATATAATGTATCATCATATTTGAAAGAAGCATCAAAATATATAAATAATTTGCAAAATAATAATATTATAAATAACAATAATAATATTATTCAGGCGATAAAATATAAAAATGATAATTATAATATTTATTGGATATTATTAACAAATGATTATATATTTTATGATATAATGATTCCATTAAATAGTGATGATATTATAATAGAAAAATTAGATGAAAATGAAAAAAATATTATTAAAATTTTATTAGATTATTAAGATCTATCGCATTCCCCTAATTTGGAAGTAATTACAAATTACTCTAATTTATGACTATAAATTACCTAATTTTATCAACACTTACTTTAATTCCTTTTTTATTACTAACCAAATCATTTGGATCAAATACAACTAATCTTTTATTCCATTCACTATCATATGTTTTTTCATGAAAATGTCTAAATTTATTTGAACCTATTTTAAATTTAGGAACATTTTTTGCACGATACCAAAATACTTTATCAGTTATATTTTTGCTATGAACTCTATTATTAATAACCATGACACCATAATTTTCAGTTATATCACTAAATACTTGCTGAAATATATCAAAACTAGGAAACATTCCTGCATAATGTTCATATAATCTTTTTCTATTATTTATTGTATCTTCTGCTAATAAAAATATATAATCAAAATTACTTCTCATTTCTGGAGGGATACCAACAGCATATTGCATAGTTAAAATGAAAGATAAATGGTGATGTCTTCCATTAAAAAATAATTCTGTTATATTTGGATCTTTTAACCAAGTACCTTTACTACTCATACAGTCATCCATGATTAACATTAACCTATCATCTTTAAGTCTTTTATTTTTCTTCTTTCTATCTTTATTATCTTCATTAATATGTGCTTGTCTATCATAAATTCTATTTAAAATACTACTATCATACTCAGAATAAATATAACTATCGGGTATAAATTCAGAATAAAAAGAATTTAATTTTTCAGTTCTACTAATTGCAACTGCAGCAGGTATATCTCTTTTATGATACATAATTTCTCTAGTTAAATAAGATTTACCAGTAGCTCTTTTTGCAATCATAGCAATAGTACAATGATCTACCATTTCATCAATATTGAATTTTTTAATAGGTAAGCGAGTTGAGCCAAATCGAACATCTTTTGTTGTCATTATATAAAAATTGATAATAATTCTATTTAAATTAAAATAGATAATAATTTTTATACTATTTTTCTAATGAGTAAATTGATTGAAAATTTTTTATTTGTAAATACATATTTTTCTGAGAAAAATATATCTCCAGAAATATTTATATTATGCAATAGAACAAAAAATATTATTGAAAGTGAATTTTTTAATAAAACTATTCCAGAAGAATTATTAGAAAAAATTTTAAAGTATTTAATAATTTATAAAACATCAAATCAAATATTAAATAATATAAATCATAAAAATAATGTTGTTATTATTAAAAAAGAAATATTATCTCAATTTAATTTTTTTGATTATAATTTAGATAATTATGATTATTTTCAAATTATTCCTATTTTAAATATTCAATTTACTGCTTTACAGCAATATATTGATGAAATATCAAAAGTAGATATCCCTGCTAATTTATCAATTCAATATAATAAAATTCAACTATGTTCTTATTTTGGAGATAAATATAAATTTACAAATATTCCTAGTTATTGGGAAAAAGTAAATAATATTACTTTTAATAATAATTTTTGTAAAAGAAATTTTAAGATCGATATTAATAGATTAGATTTAGATGAACAAAATTATAAAATTATACAAAATGTATTCAAAACATCAATTCAATCTAATTATTTAAATGAAATGAATTATAAACAATATAATAATTATACAAATACAATAAGTAAATATTATTCATATAATCATGATAAACCATTATATAGTCAAAATGAATTTGATCAATTTTTCATTAATTTGAAAGATTCTGAAAAATTACAATTATTATATAATTTTTTAGTAAATAAAGATTATTGTTATATGGTTTTTAAATATAAATATCTTGAATTATTTAACAAATTAAATACATTTTATAATGTTGATGTAAATATCATTTCATATTATCTTGGTTATGCATGGCTAACATTATATTTAGATGAATCCTTATTTGCTAAAAATACTAAAACATCGGATACTTTTGTTATTGATATAGATTCTGCATCTTTATTAAAAATATTTCCATATACTGATCTTTGTTATAATCCATATTTACCTTTATTAATTAATACTAAATATTATAATATTAATAATTATTATGGATTGTGTGATTATGGTAATGATAATAATTTAGGTAATAAGGGTATAACTAATTTAGTTGGATTTAAATATAGATTCAATATATTTTGTTCAGATAATCCCGATTTTGATATATTTAAAGATTTTGATTTTGATAAATATAAACTTGGAATTAGTGGTAGTGCTATAACTGCATGTATTCAACACAAACATCCATTAATGAGTATAGTATCTGGACATTCAGAAACTGAAAAATTTATTAATTATTTTGATGAATATTATGATAATAGTGATATTGATTTGATGTTCTTAGGAGATAATGATAATTTTTATAATGGTTCTAATGAATTATTAAAAATAATAACAACAAATTTACAATCTATTTATAATAATATTACAATTAATATGGAATTAATAACAACATATTCTGTTTTTATCGGATTTAATTTCATAAATAGTATTATTAATGAAATTAATATTGATGATAATGAATTTAATAAAAATAAATTATCTTTTATTAAAAAAAATATTAAATCAGAAAAAATTATTTCAGTATTTAAACCATATTTTGAAAAACTAATTGTAGAAGATAAAAAATTTGTAGCTAATCATAAAATTATAAATTTATATCTTAAAACAAATATTGATAATGGAATAAATGTAGAAATATCATATAAATATAAAATTATTTCTAATAAATTAAAACGTTCATTAGAAATATTTCCAATAAAAGGAAAAGATCATTTTTCAGTAATATCATCATTCCATTTACCAAATGTAAGAGGATATTATAATGGTTCTAATGTATATTTATTACCTTCATGCATATCTGCACATTTAACATATACTAATTTAGATTATAAATATTTTGCTGGATCAAAAGATCCAATAAAAATTTTAGAAAAAAATAGAAGAAGAGGATTTGGAACAATATTATCAAATAGAGAAATTGCAATATATATAAAATATTGCAATAGATATAATATATCAACTAAATTAATTTTTAAAGATATTACTGATGATATATTTAAACCAAAATTAGAACATAATTTATATTATTATAATTTAAATTTGGATATTATTAAACAATATCATCAAACAGCCAGAACAAATATAGATAAAGAACCTATAATTAATAAAACTGCTATGAATTTAACAGGTACAATTAAATTATTTGTTCCTCAGAAATTTAATTTCTGAGTTAGCTAATAAAAAAAGAATTTATTATGTTCCTCAGAAAATTAATTTCTGAGTTAGCTAATAAAAGAAGATTTTATTATGTATTAGTTTTTACACAAAATATATATTTTAGTTATTTTATATTTAGTTATTTTATATTTTATTTATTAATATTATATATGAATAATTTAGAATTATTACAGGTATATAATTTTGATAATAAAAAACGATATGGTGCTACTAATGATGGTGGATATGTTATTGCTGAATTAAATAATGAAAAATATGATTGTTATATTTCAGCAGGTATATCTAATGAAGAAAGTTTCTCTCGCGATTTTATTAAAGCACATAATATGAATAAGTCTAATTCATTTGGATTTGATGGAACAATTAGAGATTATCCATGGAATTATACAAAAGATATTACATTTTTCAAAAAAAATATTAATAGTTTTAATGATGATAAAAATACAGATTTATCTTTTTTACTTGATAAATATAATAATATTTTTTTAAAAATGGATATTGAAGGCGGTGAATATCCTTGGTTATTAAATTTAGATATATCGAAATTAAAAAAAATTAAACAAATTGTAATGGAAGTTCATAGTATAACAAATAATAATATTACTCATTATAATAATAAAGTAAAATGCTTAGAAAAATTAGCGAATACTCATTATTTAGTTCATGCTCATGGAAATAATCATGGTATTGTTGTTAATAATATTCCAGATGTTATTGAATTAACTTATGTAAATAAAGATTATTTTAAATCAATCCCAGAATTTAATTCAACACCATTACCAATTCCTAATATGGATTTTCCATGTAATAGAAATAAAAAAGATATTAATTTAACATTTTATCCTTTTGTAAAAATAATAGAAAAATTTCAAAATAATATTGATAATTTAACAGAAACTAGATTAAAATCAGTATATACTATAAATTCTGATAAATAATTATATATATACTAATAATCTGCAAAGCAGGTTACAAAGCAGGCTGCAAAGCATAAAATTACTTAAGATACAATAATAATATAATAATTGATAAAGATATAGTAAGTAATATATAATTATCATTAATATAATTCATAATACTAGTGATTATATCTGTATTCTTTGGTATTGGTGATGGAGATGGTTTTGGTGTTGGAGATGGTAAAGATAATATACCTGCATCATATGCTAATTTATCAATACTTGCATTAACAAAAGCATCAACTATATTACATGCATTATTATAATAATCTAGTCCTTTTATTACCGCTAAATCTGCAATTTTATTATAAATCTGATTATATCTATTTAATATTTTACTAGATATAGAAGATAATATTTCTGTTTTATTTGATTGATTAAATACACAATCCATATATAAATTAGTTACTGCATTTTGAGATATATCTTCTAATTTAAAGTTATTGCATAATATATTTTTTATATCAATAGTATTATTTGCAGTACTTGCTGCTAAACATAATCCAAAATTTTGATTTGATATTATATTATTTATCGTTTGTTCTGCATTATCATTATCAATTATTTTAAATGAATCATCAATATCTAATGTTTTTTTTATTAAAGTATTTAAATCATATGCATTATTATTACAACTATTTGATATATTAAATATATCAATTATTCCACATTCAGATGATAATGAAAAAATATTAGAAATATCTATATTTGATAAATCAACTTTTAATAAAGAAGTAAATAAATCTATATTTTTTGATGTATATTTTTTAATATCAAATGATTTTAATATATTATTATCATATGATGATGTTATTGATGAAGACATATTTATAATATTTGATTGATTTGTTTGCGAGATTGTTGTATTATTTGAACTAGCTGATTGATTAATATTACTAACTGTTATATTATTACATTTGATTCCATTTAAATTTAATGTATTTGATGCTCCTGCTATAGATATTGCTAATGCTTTATTTGATTGTATTACATTATTAGCAGCATTATTAAACATAGTAGATATTGCTTTGTTTAATAATTCTCTATTAATTGTATCTTCTGCTAATTTTTTCTTAACAGTCTTATTATTTATTACAAAACTCATATAATAAATATTTAGATATTATATTATCTATCCTAAATTAATATGCTAGAACTATTAGTTGAAACAAAAAAAGAATATACTAAATACATGATTGATTTTTTAACAATACCAATATATAAAGGATTTTCAGCAATGTATGATGAATTATATAAAGAATTATCATCAAAATCAATTGAAAATCATATTCCTGATAATATTTTAGAAATATTTCAACATTATTTATCAAAAATTCCTAAATGGGATAATAATATGATTAATAATCATATTAAATTAATTAAAACAAATTTATTAGAGCAAAATATTGATATTGATTTAACTAAATTATTTAAAGTTCTTATTAAATCACATATTATAATATTATCATATAATCCAACATTAAAAATACAACTAGCAATTAATGAGGATATATATAAATCTATTACTTTTGAAAAATTTATACATGCAATTTATATTGAATGTGCTAGAAAATTTTATAATAATCCATATTTATTATATCATGATTATAGTCCATTAGATATAAAAAGAAATCAAAGAGAATCATTAGAACTTATAGAAAAGTCAATATGTATAGCAATAAGAAAAACAATAGCTTTTAATCATGTTATTCAAACATATTTGAAAGAAGATATTGTTTTACCTAATGAAGATATTCAATTAAATAATAATATAAATAAAAAAGAAAATGAAATCATAAATACTATGATTGATAAAAATTTATCAGATGCAGAATTATCAATGCCAACAAAAATATTAAAAATTATAGAAAATAATCAACCACCAGCATTAACATATAATAAACCTATAGAACAATCAAATAATAATCTGCAAAGCAGCAATTTACAAAGTAATAATTTACAAAGCAATATAAATAATAATTTACAAAGTAATAATTTACAAAGTAATTTACAAAGTAATAATTTAGATAATAAATTTATTAAAATAGAAAAAAATACATCAACAGAAAAAGTAAATACAATAGGTGAAACTAGTTTAACAAAAACTAAAGATGATTCAGATGATGAAAATGATTATAGAGATACAAATATTGCAGAATCATATGGAAATAATAAAAACAATAATAAAAATAATAGTGTATTTATTAATAAGAAACCAAATACAGATAGTAGTATATTTGATAAATATAAGAAATTTAGTCATCAGAATTAGTTTTTATAGTTATACTTGGACTAACTAAATCTAATATTGCAAATGTTATAGCTCCAATCATTGCAATCATGAATATTTCTTTATCATTTATTGGATCATTTGGAATATTTTTAGTAGATACAAATATTATTATAAATATAAATATATATTTCATAATTTTTTGTAGAAACAAACTATTTTCTTGAATTATATTAATCATTATTAATATATAGATATTAATATTTAAAAATTTTAAATTATATTTTCTTTAATATTTTAATGGATAATTACATTAAAATATTAATTGTTATAAGCATATTCTGTATTATATTATGGATTCAAAATACAGATGATATAAAATATAAAAAGGAAAGAAAATCATATTATGATAAATATAGTCTTCCTGTATTAGTAGCTTCTATTGCTGGATTAGTTTTAACATTAGATACTTGTGCATTAGAACAATATTGTAATAAAGTTTCTAGTTTATTTATTAAACTAAACCCAATTTATATTGAAAAACCAGAACCAGAATTAGAATTACCAATAAAATCTAATAATCAACATAGCAGTTTGCAGAGCAATACTTTACAAAGTAATTTACAAAATAATATTCAAAATATGCCAATTAATGTAAAGTTACCTTCATTTTAATTACTTTTCAACACTAAAATCTTTTGGTACCATTTCCTGAACATTTACCAAATCTAAATCAGATGGTGTAATTTGTGATACTAAATCATTAATTTTATTATCTAATTGTTCTTTTTCTTTTTCCATTAATTTAATTTGTTCTTCAATTTCACTTAATGATAAACTACTATTTTTATTTGATAATAATTTATCTTTCTTTTCTTGAATATTTTCTAATAATGTTGCTCTCATATCTTCATGTTTCTTTTGTTCATGAAATAATTTCGCTTTTTCTTGATTTTCATGATATCCCTTCATCAAATTATTTAATTGTTCATTACTATATTCAGATTTTTCAACAGATTCAACCGATGGATTAAATTCTAACCATTTACCAGTTTCACCAACAAATATATTAAAATATTCATCTACACTTTGTAAATATTTTCCTTGTTCTCCTGCTAAAGCTTCTGTTTCATATGCTCCTCTCATTTTAATAGCATGAGCCTTATTTACATCATCTGAAAAGAATGATAAACAAATATATTTATATTCAGTTGGAATATCATCATTTTTACTTTGTAAAGTATTGCTCTGCAAACTATTACTGTGTAAATTATTCTCAGTAGATTTATTCTCTGTTTGAGAAAAAGATACTGTTTCTGACTTTACTTTTGATTTTAATAAATTATTTTGTTCTAATAATTCTGATTGTTTCTTTTTTAATTGATTAATTTGTTTTTCAATTGCTTCTACTTTTAACATTAAATCATCATCAGATAATTTATTATTTTGATTTAATGTTTTTAATTCTTCAATTGTTTTTTCTCGAGATAAAATATTATCATTAAAATTATTTATCATCATTGTATTTTTTCGTAATTCATGTACAAATTTATTATTTTCGTGTGATTCCATATACTTTTTAACACTATAATTTAATAAATCATATGTAGATGTATCTTGTTTCATATTAACAGCTAACCATTTACCGCATTCACCAACAAACACATCAAAATATGGATCTACCTGTCTAATTTTTTTAGCATCTTCTACTGCTAGATTATAATCATTATAAATTCCTCTAATCTTTACAGCCTTTAATTTAACATTATTTTTATCTACATTAGATGTTAATAATGATAATGTTAAATATTTTTGATTCTTTGGTAAATTACTATCTTCAGTCAAATAATCCGCTTCCATCTTATATAATACCTATTATTAAATATATATCTTTATATATATAATTTATCATAAGCACGTGTATTATTTTCATTAATATCAAAACTTTGATATCCTAATATTAAATCAGGCTCACTAAACATTTTTTTATAAATAGTATTAGGTCTTAAATCATAAATACTAGGTGCATTTTTATATTTACGAACCATAAATTTATTATAATTATCATCATATGGTTTTTCATAAACTGGTTTTTGGATAATACATTTATTAGAATTATTTATTGTAGTGAAATAAATTACTAATAATATAATACCAAAGAATATAGATAAATAAGATATATTATATAATAATGTTTTCATATATATTATACTTATATATTTTATTTAAAACTAGAAATATATTCCCATTGTAAAACTTTACAAATTTTTTCCCATATATTATCATTTTCCATAATTTTTTCAGGAACCTTATGTAATGAAAAATATTCTAATAAATGATCTAATTCTAATAATTCACAAAATTTATGTAATACATATGAATATGATAAAAAATTCTTTCTATCTGGATGTTTAAACATTTCCCACGGCTCCTGTATTTTAATAAACATGCATATAAATACTTTTTCCATATCTCTAGTAATTTTAGGTGGTGGTAAATTATTTAATTTATTAATAATATATGATACATGTTCATAATAAATATTATATTTGATTTTTTTTAATATAACTTTCATATTTTTCTTATTTAATGTAGATAAATCTGTAATTCTATTCTTATTTAATTCTTTCATAATATCTATAAATACTTGTTCTGGTATATCTGGAGTTTGTTTAGCTTGAAATTGATTTAACCATTCTCTAAAATGATTTAATCGTTTATATGGAGAATAATCTTTAATAATAACATCTTCATCTAATATTATCATTTCACTATCTCCACATAATGAACATACATATGTACTTTCACCTAAATCTAATATTTTCTCTATTTTACAATCATTACAATATTTAATTCTACTAGATTGTTCGCTTTTTGTTGGTCTTATTCCATCTATTCTTTGACAATATTTTTCAAATAATAAAGCTCTATTATTATTATTTTTTTCGTTATTTGTAGAATTATTATTTGATTTTTGATTATTATTACATAAAAAAGATAAAATATTTTTTATTTCTTTTGCTTCTGATTCTTTATTATCTCTTAAATCATAATAATTTAAAATTAAATCACCAGTACTATCATAATAATCCATTTCATTGTAATTATTAATAATATTTGTATGTCTTTCTTTTAATGAAGCTAATTTATCTAATAAATTAGCTCGTTTTGTTATATCATCAAATGAAAAATTACTTCTATTTTTATCTAATATAACAATTTCATTTTCTATTTCTCTTATTTCAGATTCTATAACATTTATATTCTTTTTTTCATTATTAAATCCTTTTACAATACTTCTATGTTTATTATCTAATGTATTTGTTTCATTGGATAAACATCGTTTATCCAAAGTAATCTCATCTTTTTTCTTTAGAAAAAGAGATGATGTTTCTTTACTAACTTCTTTAGTTTCATTGGATAAACGATGTTTATCCAAAGTAATCTCATCTTTTTTAAAAAGAGATGATGTTTCTTTATATTTATTATTAATTATATCATCATTCATTATATATATGAATACTAACTATGCATATATTTATATATATTATGATTAAAAAAGTATAAAAAATTTTCAGAAATTTTTTTTGAAAATTTATAAAAAATGTTTAAAAATTTAATAAATTTAATATAAAAAAAATATTTATGATATAACTTTGAACGCAAAAATTAAAAAAAATAATTTTATTTAAAATTTTTTTTCTAAATATTAATATATAAATATGGGAGGTGGTTTAATGCAACTCGTAGCCTATGGTGCTCAAGACGTTTATTTAAGTGGAAATCCACAAATTACTTTTTTCAAGGTTGTCTATAGAAGACATACCAACTTTGCTGTTGAACCTGTTCAACAAACATGGAACGGTGCTGCTGATTTCGGCAGAACTGTTACTTGCAACATCAACAGAAATGGTGATCTTATTACCAACATGTACCTCGCAGTAAAGTTAGCTGCTGCTCCTGCTAACAGCGTTGCATGGGGTTATGTTCGTAGATTAGGACATGCTTTAGTTGAAGATGTTAAGGTCGAAATTGGAGGTTCCAAGATTGATGAACATTATGGCGACTGGTTAAATGTCTGGTATGAATTAACTCACAAGGTTGGTCAAGAAAGAGGATATGCCCAAATGATTGGTGATGTTCCTAATCTTACCAATGTAAGCACTAATGCAAAGTTAGGACAACAACTCTATGTTCCTATGATCTTCTGGTTCAATAGAAACAACGGTCTTGCTTTACCATTAATTGCTTTACAATATCACGATGTCAGAATGACTCTTAAGTACAGAGATCTCAGCCAATGCATTAACTATTTAGGAACTAGCGCCCCTGTTCTTAGCTCTTTAATGGCTGATTCTTATTTACTCATCGATTATGTTTATCTCGATGCTGAAGAAAGAAAGAGATTCGCTCAAGCTTCTCACGAATATCTCATTGAACAACTTCAATTCACTGGTGCTGAATCTTTAACTTCTCAATCCAACAAGTACAGACTTAACTTTAACCACCCATGCAAGTATTTAGTATGGACTCCTCATTTAGACAGACACATGAACAGAAACTCATGGGTCAGCTATGCTGTTGATAACAAGTGGCATGAAGCTAAGGATAAGTTCGCCAAGATTGTTTCTCTTGCATGCGCTCAAGGTTTAGCTATTGCAGGTAACACTGTTAGAGCCAACTCTTCTTCTGGCAACAACACTGTTGTCGGTGATGTTGTTGATTTAACTTCTGTTGCTCACGGAGGTGTTTCAGCTGACTTACTTTCTAGAATGGAAGTTAAGTTTGTAGCTCAATCTGCAGGAGCAACTCTTACTATTGTTGCTACTGGTAACTCTCAAGCTGAATTAGTTAATCAATTACTTGGCAACATGATTGTTGTTAGAAACGAACTCACTATGGAAGATATCAGCAAGACTGTTGCTGAATTAGTAAGCAGTGGTGCTAATGCCGCTTCTGCTGCTGCTCAACAATTATACGGTCTCTTCTCTATGTCCGTTGTTTCACCATTTAACTATGGTAACTTTGTTGATGGAACTGATAACCCAGTTGTTAATGCAAAGCTCCAATTAAACGGACATGATCGATTCCAAGCTAGAGATGGTTCTTACTTCAACTATGTTCAACCATGGCAACACTTCTCCAACACCCCAGCTGATGGTATTAACGTTTATTCTTTTGCTCTCAGAGCTGAAGATCATCAACCCACTGGAACTTGCAACTTCTCCAGAATTGATAACGCTACTCTCTTAGTTGATGTTGGAAAGAACAATGCTACTGATTCTTCTTATGTTGCTAACTTTGTTGGTAACAACTCCAGCTCTACCCTCAACATCTGGACCGTCAATTACAACGTCCTCAGAGTTATGTCCGGTATGGCAGGCACTGCATATTCAAATTAATTGGTTTTTCTCGATATACTAATATATTTTATACATATTTTCTAATATATATAAATTATTTATTACCAAATAAAAATGAAAAAATATTACTTTATTTAAAGAAATAATGTTTATATAAAAATAATACAAAATGTCTAGTGTTGCTAGCAGTGAAATATTAATAAATGATATTATTAAAGTTGATATAAATCAATATAATATTTTATTAAGATTAAAAAATTTTTCAAAAGATAATTTAATTTTTAATAATAATGAAAGATTATGGTATTATAAAAAATATAAAACTACAGAATTATTAATTAAAATATTATTTCCTAAAGAAATTTTTGTTGCATTTAAATTTATTAATAAAAATATTAATGATTATAGAACTGAAAATATTAAATTAATTACTGAAGATAAATATGAAAATAAATTTAATCCACCTAATGGATACGATATTATAGAAGAAGGTACATCAATATTAATTACAGAAGGTAAATATGCTAATCAATATCGAAATATGTATTGGAAAGTGAAAGATAAAAATGAAGATCATTTATATTATTATATGATTCATATTAAAAATGATATTTATACAAAAGTATCTCTTAATGATATTAATAAAGTATTATTATTTAAAAATATTAGACCAATATGGTATTTACAAAGTAATGGATATATTGCAACTACTATTCATCACAATAAAACACAAACATTTTATTATCTTCATCAAGTAATTATGGGGGTTCATGATGATGATTTAACTAGTTTTGAAAGAACTGTTGATCATATTAATCAAGATAAATTAGATAATAGAAATGAAAATTTAAGATTAACTAATATGAGTATTCAAAATTCTAATCGTGATAAAGTAACTAGAAGAGTAGATGCAATTGAATTACCAGAAGGAATAAAACAAGAAGATTTACCAAAATATATTGTATATAGAAAAGAAATATTGGATAAAACTACAGGTAAATTTAGAGAATATTTTTATATAAGTCATCATCCAACATTTACTGAATATTGGAGTACTAGTAAATCAAATAATGTATCTATTAAAGAAAAATTAAAACAAGCAAAATTAAAAATGCAAGAAATAAATGGGCAAATATCAAAATTTCAATATAATAAAGAAAGTGGAAATAATAAACAAATAGATTTACCTACTTATATTAGTTTGGTTATTAAAAAAGATAAATATAATTTAAATTTTGATGCAAGATTGAATAATAAAAGATATACTTTTAGATCAGTTTGTAAAACAACAAATATTCAGGATGAATTAAATAAATTTATTCCTAATGTAAATAAAAAATATCCAGAATTACAAATTAATAATTATACTATCAAAAATCCAATTACTTTAGATGAATCAATGATTAGTTTATAAAAATTGCAATTTATTCTTTTTAGTAATAATTACTTAAAATATAATTAATTATATTATTTTAAAATGAGTGACAATATTTCAATAAATTCAATTAAATGCAATATTAATGAAAGAGTGCATTATTTTTATAATAAAAAGGAAAAAGATAAAATAAACTTAAACAAAAATAATTTCTTAAATTATATGAAAATATTACAATTAGATGGGTATCATATTTATAAAAATCAAGAAAAAATAGCATCAGAAGTTGTAAGTGCGTTTAAGGATCGAAAAATTATAAATATTATGGTTATAGCTAAAACACAATCTGGTAAAACAGGAAGTATGAGTGCTACAATTAAAAAGTATTTTGAAGATAATGACAACTTAATACCTATTGAAAATATATATATTATTACTGGTTTGTCAAGTTGCGAATGGAAGGACCAAACAAAAAAAAGAATGCCTGCAAACATACAAAATAGAGTAATTCATAGACCCGACTTGCCTAATACATTTGTTAATGAAATAAAAGATAAAAAAAATATCCTTATTATTATGGATGAAATACACGTTGCAGCAAAAAAAGATCAAACAATTTACAACACATTTAAAAAGGCTAAATTATTAAATAAAAATTACTTATATGAAAATGATATTAAAATATTAGAATTTACGGCAACACCAGATGGAACTATATATGATTTAGCAAAATGGAAAGAAGCTTCCTGTAAAATATTAGCAGAACCCGGTGATAGTTATATTGGTTCATATGAGTTATTAAAAATGGGAAGAGTAAAACAATATAAAGAATTATGTGGTTATAATAAAAAAACTAAAAAAGTTGATGAAGAAGTATATAAAAAAAATATTCAAGAAATTAAAAATGATATTGATAATTATAAAATGCCTCTATATCATATTATTAGAACTAAAAATGGTTTAGAACAGGATATAACTATTCAAAATTTTAAAAAAATATTTAAGGGTAATAATTATGAATTTATTAAATATGATAGAGAAAGCGATATTAAAAATATTAACAACACTCTTGTAATAAAACCAGAAAGACATACATTTATATTTATAAAAGAAATGTTAAGATGTGCTAAAACATTAGAAAAACCTTTTCTTGGAATATTATATGATAGATATACTAAAAATCCAGATGACTCAGTAGGTATTCAAGGATTAGTAGGTCGTGATTCAGGATATGATGATAATGGCATAAGTATATGTTATACAAATATACCTAGCATTAAAAAATATGACAAATTATGGAATAGCAAATTTGAAGACAAAACTATTAAGTGGAACTCAAAAACAACAATATATTTAAATGGAGTTATTTCAGGAAAAAATACATTTAATGATCCAAAAAACTATGATGGATTTTCAGTAGAATGTGATGATAGTAACGAAATAAAAGAACCAATTATTAAGAAATTTAAAACACAAGAACAAGCAAAAGAATATTATAATAAAGAATTAAAAGATAAATTAAATGGTAAAGGTCCAAATAAAAGAAAACCAGATGAAAATGGATTTTATCTATCTACAGTTGGAAAGGGAGAAAATAGAACAAGAGTTAGAACAACTGAAGAAATATATGATGTTCGCAGATGGGCTTTAAATGAAACACATCACTATACATTTCATCCTTGTTATCGAGACATTAATGATAAATCTACTTTAGAATGGTGGTTTATCCATTATTAATTCAAAACAATATTTTTAAATTTAAAATAAAATATAAAAGAAGTTTAGTAATGAAATAAACTAAAATGAACTAAAATAATTATATTAATCTCTCATAGGTCTATAATCATGATGTCTATCAAATGAATTCATTGATTTATCTTTCATAAATCTTTTTGTTTTAACTGTATGACAAGAAGTACAAAGTAACTGACAATTTTCAATACTATTATCACCACCCTGTGCATATTCAACAATATGATCTGCTTCAAATCCAGATTCATCAAAATAACCATAATTACATTTCCACATTGGACAATCATAACCATTTAATCCAATACCTTTATAAAAGGGTCCATTTGCACAACATCCATTTTGGATCTTAAATTTAGCTCTAATAACTTTTTGTGAAAATATTCTAGGCATTATTATTGTGTCGATTTATTTTATATATTATCTTTTATAATTTATAAAAAAAATTTCATTTTTTTATTTCCAAACAATATGCAATATATTCGGTAAATAGAAGGTTGTTTTAAAACCATTATTAATTAATTTATCTTGAATATATCTTCTACATGTTGCTAAATTATAAGATGGTAATCCTACAAAAAAAGAAGGAACAATATAGATTATTGAATTTTGGTTTGCTTCACTTGCTAATACTATTTTTTTTTCAACAAATAAATATATTTTTTCAAATATTGCATTTCGTTTTAATTCTTTTTCATGTTGTTTTTTTACTAAATCACGTGCTTTCACTGACATTATATTATTAAAGATAATTTTTTATAATATTATAATGAATTATAATACATTATGTTTAAGTGGAGGAGGATTATTAGGATTATCTTTCTTAGGAGCAATTGATATATTAGAAAAAAATAATATTTTACAAAATAATATAATAACTCATTTTATAGGAACATCTATTGGTTCAATATTATCTTTTTTTTATTGTATTGGATATACAACTGAAGAAATTAAACAATTTAGTTTAGAATTTAATTTTTCTATTTTAGAAAAAGAAATAGAATTAGATAATTTAATTAATAATTTTGGGTTAAATGATGGTAATACTTTTGTATTTTTATTTAGACAGTTCTTACAAGAAAAATTAAATATTACTGATATTACTTTTATAGAATTATTTAAAATTACTAATAAAAAATTATCTATTATTGGTGTTAATTTTACTCAAAATAAAGAAGAATTATTTAATTATATTACAACTCCTGACATGTCTGTTATTACTGCTGTAAGAATAAGCATGTCTATACCATTAGTATTTACACCAGTATTATATAATAATTGTTATTATATTGATGGATGTTTTTTAAATGGATTCCCTATTAATTATTGTAATATTGATACAACTATTGGTATTTATATTAAAAATATAAATTCTATTCCAAATGATAAATTAGATATAGTTAGTTTCTATAAAAATTGTTTATATTTATTATCAAATGCTACACGAGAAAAATATCTACAAAATAATTTATATAAAAATATAATACATATTGATAGTGATGCTACCAATGAAATTAATTTTGAAATTACGAGAGAACATAAACAAACATTAATTAATAAAGGTATTGTTGCTGCAGAATTATTTTTGCAAAACAATATATATTATATTTGCAATAATATTATTATAGATATTATAAATAATATAATTTAAATTCTATCTATTTATATTATATGGGTAATATAGTTAATAATCCAAATTCAAAAAATAATGAATTTAAAAGGAAAACTGTTTTTGATAAAAAAATTATAGATATTCTTAAAAATGTAACTGAAACTAATGATACTAATATATCTCAACTTCCTACTTTCAAAGATCCGGTTACTGGTAAAGATGTATATTATAAACATCAATTACAAGCATGTTGTTTAAATGCATTATATCCAAAAGATTCTATGCCTTCTGATACTAATGCAGATTTATTAAAAGATCCTACTAGTTATTTAAGAATACCTTTACCAGTATTAAATAATGTTGATTGTAGTGATCCAGCAAAAATTAATAAATTAAATCAAGAAATGTGTTTAAATACAGCAGATGTTAATATCGCTTTTGAAAATGTAAATAAGGATGGAAAACCATTATGTCCAACTGAATTAGATATATCATATGAAGGACCCAATGCTAAAAAAGGCGCTCCTGTGTGTGATTCCTTAATTAATAATTTATGTGCAAAAGAATTATATGAACAAAATTGCATGTACGTTTCTGGTTATGATAAAGATGGTAAAGCTATTAATAAATGGAATTTAGATAATCCAATGTGTAATATTAGTAGTAGAACTAATTTATCTCAACCATTTGTAGGTTCTGCTATATGTGCTTGTTCGAATTCACAACTAGGTCCAAATACAAATACAAATCCTTCTAAAAATTTATCTGATAAGTTAGGAAATATGTATAATATTAATTCTAGTAATTTAACTGCTCAAACAAATACACCATATAGTTTAAATATTAATAATAATAGTAAAACAATTTATCCAAAACATTTAGATAATATATGTGCTACTGGGCTTAATAATGGTGGAGGTGCATATAAAATAACTAATGATTATGAAAATGTAAATATTTGTATGAATCAATTAAATCTTACTAATATTAATGCAGAAACTCTTAATTTAGATAATATTAATCAAAATTGTTCGACAGGCATGGTTAAAGCAGAAGTATTACCAACATCTTCATCTGGATCACAACCAACACCTTCACAACCAACACCTTCACAACCAACACCTTCACAACCAACACCTTCACAATCAACACCTTCACAACCATCACCTTCACAACCATCTAGACCATCACAACCATCAGTACCATCAGTACCATCAGTACCATCTGTTCCTAATATAATAGAAGAAGAATCAAAAAATAAATTACCGGTAATTATTGTCGGTAGTTTATTATTTATAATTATATTACGAATATTTTTAATTATGATATAAATTTATTTTTTTTTATAAAATATTGCAATAAATAATAATGCTGTTAATATTAAAATTAATATTATAATATAATTTTGTGTTGAACAAGTATTTTCAGAATTAGTCTGAAATTGTTCAATCTTATTATTTTCAGAATTAAAATGTTCAATATTATTATTTTGTAAATTGCTGCTTTGCAGATTATTTTGTATATTACTTTGTAAATTGCTGTTTTGTAAATTACTTTGTAAATTACTTTGTAAATGATTACTAAATATTGCTTTTATTGCTTCATCATATGATAATATTGGTTTATTTTTAATTTTATTAACAATATTATGCATATCAATAACCCATCTTATAAATAAATCTCTAGAACTTAATATTTCATCAGTTAATGGTAATTCTTCTAAATGTTTCTTATAATTTACAGCACATACATTACATGGTAATATATTTTGTATTGAAATCATAAAATTCTTATAATTTATTTTATCTTGTAATGTTGGATAATCTGGATAATTTATTGATACATAATGAAGAAATTGCCACGCTACTGGACCAAATGTGTCCATTGAAATTTTATCTACCATTATTATAATTTATATATTTTATAAAATAAATATAAATTATAATTTATAATTTAGATTCTACTATAATTTGTATTAGTTCGCTTTTTTTTGCACTCTTTTTATATTTTAATTTTAATTTTTCACATATTTCAATAAGTTTATCTTTTGTATTATTATTTAATTCATTAGAATTATTTTCTTTAGAATTATTTTCTTTAGAATTATTTTCTTTAGAATTATTTTCTTTAGAATTATTTTCTTTAGAATTATTTTCTTTAGAATTATTTTCTTTAGAATTATTTTCTTTAGAATTATTTTCTTTAGAATTATTTGTAATTAATTCTATTAATTCTTTTTTGGTATTTTTTTTCTTAAAACTTATATTTAATGTTGTACATAATTCTGTTAATTCACAAATTTTCATAGATGATATTTTTGTTATATCCAAAGAATTTGTAGTTTTTGGAATTATATTAGTTTTTTCTTCTTGAATAGTTTCTGCTTTAATAAATATATCACTATTGATTTTATCAAAATATTTTTCTTTTTCAGAATTAATTATATTTATTATATCATAATCAATATTAATTGATTTATTTTGATTATAATATTTACAATTACTATTTAATATATTTTTAATTTCAATAGTATTAATATCAAATAAATATTTATTATCAGTTATTATTACACTCCATAAATCTTTATATTTTGCAAATAAAAATGTTTGTTTTAATGGATTCATTTGTATTTCTTTATATACTAAAAATATATTAACTGTTTGAAAATCAAAAATAATAAAATTTACATCTAATAAATTTGCAACAGATTGTATATCATCAGTTGTTTCATTGGATAAACATCGTTTTTCCAAAGTAATTTTATTTTTAAATTCAATTATTGTTGATATTTTATATGGTAATTGTAATAATAAAACTAATGATGACCAAAAACTAATATTAGTATTATCATTATCATAATTAATAACTGATTTTCGATACATATTTTTTTTTAATAAATGTTTAAATTTAGTAGGAAATTCATCTAATGTTTGTACTGATTCCATTTTTTTAATAAATTCATCATTTACTTTTAAATGATTATTTGAAAGAGTTTTAATTATTAAATTATATGTGATATCCATTATTAAATATATTCATATCATTATTTATATCAATATATTTAATTATTTTTTTTTACAATTTTTATTAAAAATTATACATTTATTGAATATTCAATATCTTCAATTATTTCTAGATTATCATTACAACAACAAGTATTACCATCTAAAATTAATTCAGATATTGTACAACAACAAAATAATAATCCTGTTATAATTAAACCAAATATTATATTTTCATTCATTATATTATTTTATAATTATTATTTTATAATAGATAATTTTATTACTTCGTTTATATGTTTAACAGGAATTACTTTAAATGTATTATCTTCTTGACTTATTTTTTCTCGTCTTAATTTTTCTAAATCATCTACATTTTCTTCTGGAATTAATGCTAATTTACAACCTGCTTTTTTCCCTCCTAATAATTTTGAAGATAAACCACCAATAGCAGTAATATTACCTAATAAATCAACTTCTCCTGTCATGCATATAGTATTATTTATTTTTAAATTCATCATTAAACTATATAATGCTAATGTAAAAGCAACCCCAGCACTTGGACCATCCTTTGGTGTTGCTGCATCTGGACAATGAATATGAATTCCAAATCCTTTTTTATTATGACCATCTTTTGTTATTTTATTTTGTATTTTTTTTGGTAATAAACCCCATGCTACTTTTAAAGCATATTGAACTGATTCTTTCATCATATCACCTGCTTTACCAGTTAGCATTAAATCTAAATTTTTATCTGATGGGAATTTTATTAATTGAATTAATGTTATACCACCAATTCCACTTGACGTAGCATATAATCCATTTACTAATCCTACTGTAGGTTCTAATGATATCTTTTTTATTTTTAATTTTGCTTTATTTTCAAATAATATTTCTACATATTTTTGTGTAACTGTAAATGGTAAATTATATAGATTATTATTAATATTAAATCTATTTAAATTTATATCTCTAACAATTTCAACAATTTTTTCTTTTATTTTTCTTACTCCTGCTTCATAAGTATATGATTCAATTAAATATGTAATAATATCATCTGTAAAAATTATTTCATCTTTATTAAAACCGACTTCTTTACAAATTTCTGGTAATATATATTCTTTTATTATAACTAATTTTTCTGCCATTGTTAAAGGATTATATTCTACTATAGTTATTCTATCTCGTAAAATTGGATCTAATAGTGAAATATCATTGAAACTAAATATAATTAATGCTTTTGATAAATCTAATTTTATTCCATTAAAAAATTTATCTTCAAATTCATCATTTTGTGTAGAATCTGTTAAATGAGTTAAAATACTAACTATCTCTCGTCCTTGTTCTGTTTGAGATATTTTATCAACCTCATCAATAAATATAATTGGATTCATGCATCCACCTGTCATTAATATATCTGCTATTCTTCCCCACGTACTACTTACATAAGTATAATTATGTCCAACTAAAGTACTACCATTTACGCTTCCACCAATTGGTAAAAATGCAAAAGGTCTTGGATTATTATTAATATCTTTTAAACATTTTGATAATCCATTTTTAGCTAAAGAAGTTTTACCTGTTCCCGGAGGTCCCATTAATCCAATTACAGCACCTTTATTTTCTCCATTAATCCATTGTGCAAATAATCTTTCTAATTGAATTTTTGCTTCTTTATGTCCATATACAGCCGAATCTAATGTATTTCTTATTTCATTAATATAATTTATTCTATCTATTTTATATTTATTCCAATTATTTATTAATTCTAACTCATTTTCTGATTTATTATTATTTGATATTGATTTAATATAATTATCTATATCATTATCTGAAAATAATTGTTTTGAATTAGATGGTAAATTACTATTTATTTTATTTTTAAAATTATCTTTAAATTGAATTATATTATTTTCAGAATAATTACCAAATGGAATTTTTAATAAACCATCCAGCCAATGTTCTGCTTTTGCATCACCTTGAGAATTTGATTTAATTGCTTTTAATTTTTCCATAGCTTTTGCTTTAATATCTTCATTACATTTCATTAAACTAATTCTTTTTTCATAAGAAATATCATTTAATGTTAATTTTAATAATTCTTGTTCTTCCATATCTACCTTAACTTTTGAACTATCTAATAAATCACGAATAGAATAATGTAATAAATTATAAATTTCTGATGCAACATTTTTTTTGTCTTTTGTTTTAAATACATCATATAATATATACGCAATTTTCTGATCTTCTTCATTACTCATCAATAATAAAGTTAATATATCTATTTTTCTATGTTTGCTAGCTAATATAAAATCATTAATTAATGATAATAATGGCTTTGCAATAATTAATTTAAATTCATTATATTTTTTCTTGATATCATCTATGATTTCCATTATATCTCCAGATTTTGGTAAAACTATTAAATCTCTTAAATTTAATATTTTCAAATAATTTTCTTTAAAATTATTAGGAATACTAACAATATTATAATTTAATAATTTTTTGAATATAACTAATTTTTCTTTTATTAATGAATAATTATATGATATATTTAATATATCATCTTTAACCAATCCTTGAATTACTATACACTTTGTATTTGTTTTAATATAAATTAATAATCCATACTTATCTTCTAATAATGAAGTTGATTTATTATTTTTAAAAATTTTAATATCATCTACTGATAATATCTCTAATACATCCTCTTCATTAAATTTATATGTTCTTTTTGATAATTTATTATGTAGGTTATTTTGCATACTGCTATGCAGATTATTATCAATAATCCCATGAATTGATTTAAATAATGATGAAATATTTTTTGCATCTATTATATTAATTAATTGATTTTTATTTTCTTCATTATCATCAGGTTTTTTAGAATCTTCAATACATTTTTTAATTTCTAAGAATGGAATATCTTCTTTATGATAAGATGAATCCCACGCTGAAATTGGTCTTACAAATTGCATAATAAAATGTAATTGTTCCATAGATGATTTAGTAAAATATTTTTCCCAATCATTACCAAATAATAATAAAAATAAATTATTCATATTTTCTGGTGCAATATGATTTGTATATTTTAATAATAAAGATTCTAATACATTTTCATAGTCTAATTTTCTCATAATAATAGATTTCAAATTAATATCTAATTCCTTTTTAATAAATTTTAATTCATTTAATATAACTAAATAATTATTTAATGAATCAGTATCTTGAAATAATTTCCCATTTGGTATATTATTTAAAAAATGTAAATTATTAATCATATCTAATAAATATTGTTTATAAAAATTCATATCATGATTATCAAAAAATGCAGGTTTATCATTTAGTTTTGTAAAAAAACTATGAAAATTATCTTTATTTTTTGTAATTAAATTATACATATTATAAATTAATATATATATTTTAATTTTATATTAATATAATGGAATTCCTCCTCCAAATAATCCTGTGAAATTATTTACTTCAAAACAACCATTTTGTTTATCATTATAAATATTAATATCAGTAATACGATTTATTCCTTGTTCAGATACTCTTTTATAATTATATAATAATATTAACCATTTAATTATTTTATCAGTATGTGCTAATCCTGCATGTAATATGACATTTTTATTTAATAAATTACTATATACTTCTGCACATGAATACCATTCCATAATTTGATCTAATGTTCTATTAATATATTTATTAATTTTATAAAATCTATTTACAATAATTTTCATTTTATAGTTTAATAAATAATTATATTTTGTTAAAAATTCCAAATAAGTTTTTTTAATTAAATAAAAATGTCTTTTTATTAATTTATTATTTTGTAATTTATAATATTCTTTGGATAATAATGGAGTAAAGGTATTATTAAAAAAACTATTAATTATAGATAAATAGTCTTTCAAAGTAATATTTTTATCACTCTCATCAACAGAATCAAATAATTCTAAACTATAAGATATTAATTGTGGTCTAATATCAATTGGATTTATATTTTTTTGATTATTTAAATATAACTTTTTTAAACTTTGAGTATGTTCTGATTTTGACCATAGTTCTTTTAAAATTATATTTTTTCTATCTACTTCTTCTAATAAAATGGTAGATGTATTAAATTTTGATTTTAACCAATCTCCAATATTAATACTTGATTTACATTTTTCTAATTTATCATGCATATCAGCTATTATCAATATATAATGATTCTTTTGCAAATTATTTTTTTGTAAATTATTATTTACTAATATAGTTCTTCCAATTCCTCCATATATATAATTATTATTTCTAGATATTTTATTCATATATAAATAAATATATATATTATATATTTTAATGACTGATAAAAAAATGATAGATATTGATGATAATGAAGATGATATTATATATGTAAATGAAGAAAAACAATTTATTGATAGTATTATTAATAAAAAAAATAATCAAAAAACTAATATTGTATTAAATGCAACATCAGGCATGGATGTTAATGATAATTATTATATTAATGATAATCATACAATTAATGATAATCATATCATAAATGATATTAGTTTAATTGAGAATGAATTAAAATTAATTGATAATCTGCAAAGCAGCGAATTAGATAGTTCTTCAGAGAAAGATATTTCATCCAGTTCAAATGAATTATATATTAATAATCTGCATAGTAATTTACATACTAATTTACATAGTAATTTACATAGTAATTTACATAGTAATTTACATAGTAATAATTGGAATGATGAATCTGAAAATATAGTAAATGATTGGTATAGAATGTTAAAACAACAAAGTTTTATTTATCAAAAAATATTAGATTATAATATATATATATCTAATATTATATTAATATTCATTGTTATATTATCATCATTCTTAGGATTTTTATCAACATTTAAAATATATTTTAAAACTGCTGAATTTGAATTTACTAGTGATATAATTTTAATAATATCTCATACAATAATAGTAATATTAATATCAATATCAAAAATATATAATGATGAAACAACTAATGAAAAATACAGAAATCATATATCTGAATTGGATGAATTAAAAGCTGAATTATCTTCACAATTATTATTAAGTCGTGAGGATAGGCAGAATAAAACAGAATTTTTTATAAAATATTCCACATATTATAATAGATTAATTACAAAATCACCTAATTTATCAATAAAAGAAATAAATTATGCTAAATCTATATATTTGGAATATGTAAATCATAATCTATAAAATATGAATTTATTGATCTTTGAATAGGCGAACTTAAATTATAAATCCACCACATTCTTGTTAATAATTTACCTAATATTTTTGTTAATCCAATAATTTTACTATGATAACAAAAATGTTGTATAATCATAATTGTTTCACTAAATTTTAAGAGTCTTTCTCTTAAAATTTCAGTTTCTTTTTCATTACATTTGAATAAAGTATTATATAATATTGATATATATAATCTATTATCAATATTTTTTGGAATTATTATATTTTCATTTTTCAAACTATCTATTACTAAATTTACATTATATTCTAATCGTTCATCTACATTTATTTTATCATAATTATCATTTTCTACAATTTCAAAAAATCTAGATAAAAAATATGCTATATCTATTTGATTTAATTCTATTTGATGATTTTTATTTTCAAATAATCTTTTTAAATAAGGTATAATATTTATTACAATAATACCATCATTATTATATCTAAATTTCCATAACATTGTTAAATAATTTATATTATTTTGCAAATTATTGTTTTGTAAAGTATTGCTATGCAAATTATTGCTATCCCAAGCATAATTTGTATTCATTAATTTTGATATTTCTTTTGCATAATATATAGTATTTATATTATTATTAGTAATATTTATAATTGGTATTGAAGATGTTGATAAATGTTTTATAGTATCCCATTTATAACCAACAAAAATTACATTTCCTTCTTTATCTAAACCTCTTCTACCTGCTCTTCCTGACATTTGATGATAAACCATTGAATCTAAATCATCATTTATATTTAAAACATTATAAATAACTACTGTTCTAAAAGGCATGCTTACACCATATGCTAAGGACATATCACTAAAAACAATAGCTAATTGTTTATTACATGCTAAACTTTGAACTAATCTTAAATATGGTTCAGGTAAATTATTAGCATATATACCAACCCCTCGCCATAATAATTTAATAATATAATGATAATTTTCTCCATCATTTGGAAAATATTTTTTTAAATTATTATACCATTCTTCTATCATTTGTGCTGATATTACTTGATAATTATTAAATATAAAATCTGGATGTGGTTCTTGTATTGGAACAATTTCAATATCACTTATATTATTTTTTGGTATTGAGGAGGTTGCATAACCATCTTTCTTTAATTTTAATTTTCCCATCATCATTTTCATCATCTTACTATCACTCATTTCTTTTTGTTGATCTTGTTTCTTTTCATTCATTTTAACTTGTTTTTCTATTTTTAATCTATCTTGTTGTAATCTTGGATATTTATTATTTTCTGCAATTTCAACATCTTTTGCAAATCTACGAACCATTTTCATGCATTCAACTGTATTTTTTTGAAATATAATTGATGGTGTTTTTGATTCTTTTTTTAATTTAAATGCTAATTTTAATAAATCAATATTTTCATCTTCTACATTTATATTTTGTTTTTGAAAATGATTAATAATATCATTTATATCATTTGGATTTGTTTTAAATTTATCTATCATGAATAAAATTAATTTATTAAAAAAATCATATGCTTCATCTAATTCTATTCTTTTATTTTTATTAAAAAAATTGTTTGGCAAAATATTATGGTTTAATTTAAATTTATTAGATAAAACTAAATATAAATCCCAAATATCTAATGGAGTTGGATTAAATTGTTTTTTTTCAATATCATTTGTTTTAAAATCATTTATATTAATTAATGATAATGGATTTATTCTTTCTAAACTATTTGTTTTTTGATCATAATAATATTTCATTAAATTAAAAAATCTTTTTTCACAACTAACAATATCAATTTCTCTATGAATATTTATTTCTTTAAAAAAATTATAGATAATATCTATATTTCCTATTGTAGCAGATAAAGCTAAAAAAGATACTGATGGTAATGCTTTTGCTATATGAATTATTGCTCTTCCTTCTTCATTCCCAATTAAATGTATTTCATCAAAAATAACCCATTTGAAATTATTTTTTATAAATGGTAAATAATTTAAAATTTCTTCTGGAGTTCCAACAATACAGTTTGAATTATTCATTAATTCAATCATATCTTTTCTATATGGTATTGATTCGTGTGATTTTGTTACAATAGGAACAACTGAATTTATTATATGTTCTACATATGATGCTACTTGCCATGCTAATGCATCTGTAGGTACAATAAATAATGATTTATTATTTAATTTACTAGCAATATAAGTAGCATAACCACTAATAATTGTTTTTCCTGCTGATGTAGGTGCCTTAATTATTGTTGAAATATTATTATCAATATTATGAATAATTTTAATTTGCCATTCATCTAATTTAGTAAATGTATTATTATTTAATGGTGGCATATTTTGATAAAATTTTGTAAATTGTAAAGATATTATATCTAATTTATTTATTATTGTATTCATATTTTCTAGTTGTTTAAAATATTTTTTTCTTAAAGATTCAATTAAAATAAAATCTTTTTCTATTAATTTTAAATAAATATCAACAATTTCATCAATATTATTTTTTTCTAAGTAATATTCTAATTTATATAATAATAACATTTGCTTACCTTCAGCAGTTGTTGGTTTTGCATCAATACCACATTTATTAATAATATTAATATCCATTTTTAATAATTCTTTATTTTTTTCCAAATAATTATTCAATATAATTATTTCATCTTTTTTTAATTTTTCATTATTATTTTTTTTAATATTAATTTGTTCAGCTCGTGATAATGTTGGATTAATATAATTATTAATATCTTTAGGATTAAAAGTATTTATTTTCATAGATAATTTAATTTTACTTTCCATATTAGGATCATAAAATTTTTGATAATTATTATATTCCCAATTTCCTTTATCTAAATCTTTAGAATTATTCATTTTTATTTCTATTTTATATCACCACTTTATTTTTATATATTAATTTTCTTTCTATATAATGTAATTTCATCAATTAAACATAGATATTCTAAATAAGTTTCTTGATATTCAACTAACATATCTTCTTTATACTGTATTGTTTTCTCCAATTTTTTTTCTAATTCAGTTAAATATTCATTTAATGCAGTTTGTTTTAGTAATAATTTTTGATATGTATCCAAAAAATCATTCTCAGTAGCATATAAATTAGTATATTTATAATTAGACTTAGACTTAGAATTGGAAGAATTTGAATTAAAATAATTATATATTTTACTAAAAATATTCATATAATTAATAATAAGAAAAAATTGATATAAAACAATATTAATATCATTAAACTAATATCTTATAATTTTCAATATGAAAGGATTTTTAAATATTGGAAATACCTGTTATTTAAATGCAGGTATGCAATTATTATTTCAAAATCATGATTTTGTAAATATGATTTTAAAATACGATACTTCTAATGATAATAAAGCTAATGAAATAACTATGATTCAAGAACATATTAAAGAATATTATAATAATAAAAATTCTGTTATGAATATAAGAAATATTAAAAGCTTAATTGAAAATGAGAAAGAAGCGAATTATATTTTTAGAGGATATAATCAAAATGATTCTGTTGAATTTGTTGTACAATTTTTAGATTATATAGATATAATATTCAAAAAACAGAACCAATCAGTCAATGATATATTTGGTATTAATATTAAATGTATTGTAAAATGTAAAGATATAAATTGTTTGAATATATCTGAAACAACAAATAAATATAGTTTTTTATTATTAGATATAATAGATGGTGCAACTAATTTAGATGATTTATATAGAAATTATAAAAAACCAGAAAGATTAGATGGTGATAATATGTATTTATGTGATAAATGCAAAGTTAAAACTGTTGCTAGTAAAAGATATGAAATTGTTGATAGATCAAAAAATTTATTAGTTTGGATAAAACGATTTTCACATAAAAATGGTAGATTATCAAAAAATGGTTCAAAAATATCATGTCCAGAAAAATGGAGACATAATATGTATTTAGAAGGTTGTATTGTTCATCTAGGTGGATTAGGTGGAGGACATTATATTTATATTGGTAAAAAAAATAATAAATGGTATAAATATGATGATTCTAGTATAAATGAAATTTCAAATGAAGATGCAGAATCATATATTGAAATCAGCTATTTACTTTATTATAAAAATAATATGGAATAAGTTATTTTTGTAATACTTTATTATAAAAATAATATGGAATAAGTTATTTTTGTAAAATTAATAAGTTATTTTTGTAATACTTTATTATAAAAATAATATGGAATAAATATATAAAAAGTATTATAAAGTTAATTTATTAAAAGAATATATATATGAGTAAGAGATTTCCTAATGTGAGTATATGTACGCCTACTTATAATAGAAGACCATTCATTCCAATGATTATAAAATGTTTTGAACAACAAACATATCCCAGAGATAAAATGGAATGGATTATAATAGATGATGGAACTGATAAAATAGAAGATTTAGTAAAAGATATTAAAGGTGTTAAATACTTTAAATATGATGATAAAATGACTTTAGGAAAGAAAAGAAATTTAATGCATGAAAAATCAACTGGAAGTATTATAGTATATTTTGATGATGATGATTATTATCCACCAGATAGAGTTAAACATGCTGTTGATAATTTATTATCAAATAAAAAAGCATTATGTGCAGGTTCAAGTGAAATGCATGTTTATTATAAACATATAAATAAAATGTATTCATTTGGACCATATGGACCAAAACATGCTACTGCAGCGACATTTGCTTTTAAAAGAGAATTATTAAATATTACAAAATATGATGAAACAGCTTCATTAGCAGAAGAAAAATATTTTTTAAAAGATTATACAATTCCATTTATTCAATTACATCCAAAACATACAATATTAGTATTTTCTCATAATCATAATACATTTGATAAAAAAGAATTTTTAAAAAAAGTTGATGGTAAAATAATTAAAGAATCTATTTATACTATAGATGATTTTATCAAAGATGATAGTATTAAAAAATTTTTAATGGATGATATTGATAATATATTAGCAGAATATGATTTAGGAACTATTAAACATAAACCGGATGTTATAAAAGCCATGGATGTTATTAAAAAAGAACGCCAAGCAATGTTTAAGAAAAATCAATAATTTTAAATCAATAATTTTTATAAAATATTTACTATATATAATACATGTATAATAAAAATTTTAAGTTTGCTTTATCTAATTTTTTTATATTTATAATAGAAGATATTTTATCTTATTTTGAAGAAGATATAGTAACAATAGACATGATAGAAAATGAATTTATTATTTTATAGATTTTTTATAACCATTTTTTATTAACCATTTCTTAAAAATTTTTTGTGCTTTTATCATATCAAGAGTTTTATGTGGATGATATTTTGCTCTATAATACATTGTTAAAATTATTTGCATTTGTTTTATTTTATCTAAATGTTTAATTATTTTAACTGTGTTTAATGCTTTATCTTCATTTTTATAACCAGTATTTTTAATACTTTTAGAAGGATTTTTATTATTAGCATATAACGAAGTATTATTACTCATATATAAATATTTATATATAAAAAATTGAATATTATATATATTAAAACAAATCTTATAATTATAATACAAAAATATATAATTATTCTAACAATGTCACAAGCTAACGCAGTTCAAATTTCTAAAATTGATACTAAACAATTTAAATGTGCTACTAGTGGTGGAAAAACCTATTTTAATTATTCAAAAAATAAAACTACTTTTTGCATTCAAATTAAAAATTTAACTCAATTAGGAATTTTTAATCCTAAATTATTACCAGAAGTAACTGCTAATAATAAATGTGTAAGTATTAATAAAAATGATATTAAAAAAGTAGATTTAGAAGCATTAACTAATTTAAATAATTTTTTTGCAAATAATAAAGAAATTAAAACTAGCTTTAATATTCCAGATACAGTTAAATATTCACCATTATTTTCTAATGATGTTTTAAGATTGTATTTAAATATGGAATATAATACCGATAATGTTAGAACAGCATTTATTAATAAAGATAATAACAATATAGTTAATTACTCACATATTGATGATGTATATAAATATTTTTCATTAGGAAATGAATTAGAATTATATTTTACATTTACAATTTCAAATAAAGATTATTCTAATGAAAAAACATGGAGAGTCAATTTAAAATTAGAACAAGTCAAATATAAAATGACAGAAGAAATTGATGGTGAAGCAGAATTGCACAATGCACAATTATTTGTTAATAAGAAAACAGATACAACTGTTAATACTATATCATTATTTGATATTGATGTTAATTCTATTAGAGGAGAAAAGACAACTTTTAATAATCAGGATTATACATTAATTAAATATGGTGATACAACAACTAATTTTACAATTGAATCAATTGTTAATTATTATGGATTACCACCAAAGACAAAATTTATTAATGGTGTAAAAACAGATACACCAGATCCAGATAGACCATTAAAATTTAAATTATCAATTGAAGATGAAAAAACAAAAGAAAAATTCAGAGAAATTGATAATTATATTAGTACAAATGAAAAAATAATAAAATTGGCAGAGATTGCAAAAAAGAATACTAAAAAATATAAACCATTATTAACTGAACCAGATGAAGAGGAAGAAAAACAAAAAAAATCATATATTAATCTTAAATTTGATAAAAATTATAACAACAATGAAATTACTATTAAAACTAAATTTACAGTAAATGGGAAATCAATTGATATTAAGAAGATAGAAGATTTAGATAGCATTATTAAATATCAATGTGTTGTTACTCCTACTTTTCGTTTCGCAAAAATTTCTAAGAATAATGTAACAGGAGAATGGTTTGTAACTTTAATTTTAACAAGTATGAATATTGTTCCTGCAAATTCAAATGTAATTTATTCTTTAGAAGAAACTAAAGAAGCAATAGTGGATGTTTCATCTGATGAAGAAGAAGATGAACCTTCTCAAACAGTTGTTACAACAAAATCTTCTAAAGCCGAAACATTATCTGTTTCTCAAAATAAAAAAGAAGTAATTGCAAAGCCCACTAAATTGGAACCTTTACCTTTACAAACAAAATCAAAAACAGATGTATTTACTAAAACTTCTAAAGCAGAAGCTCCAACTACTAAATATTCAAAAATATTTAAAGCAAAAGCAGAGAGCGATGATGAAGAAGAAGTTAGAACATTAAATGCAGATAATAGTGATAGTGAAGATGAAAAATCAACACCAATTACAACTACAAATAAAAAATCTGTAAAACAAATTAAAAAAATAGAAAGTGATGAAGAAGAAGAAAAAGTAACAGTTGTTAAACCAAAAGCAAAATCAAATGTTAAAATAGCAACAAAGTAATAATTTGCATAGCAATTTACATAGTTTAATTTATAATAAAAATTATTTTACAAAAATTATTTTTTAAAAATTATTAGATAATATATAAGGATTATATATTATAAAATAATTATATATGGAAGTTTCACGTTCTAACATGTCATATAAATTTATGGATATAGATATTAATAATATTAATTATACAAAAACAAAATATACAACTAATAAATCAAAATTAATAATGTTAAATTATAATAATAAACCATTTGTAATTCAAACACCATATTTATTAAATATAACAAATATACAAAATATACAAAATATTACAGATATTGAAGTAGCATTAATTGGTAGAGAACAAAATAGTGTAAAAAAATTTATTGATTTTATTACTAATATTCAATCTAAAATAAAGAAAGATGCAATGATTTATTCAGACGCTTGGTTTGATTTAAAAAATAATAATAAAGTCAATTTTGAAAAAATTATCAGAACATCATCTAGTTATTCTTCTGGGACAATAAAATTAAAATTAGTTAATAATAATGATTTTAAAACTATATTAGACATGTCACAATTAGATAATAATCAAAATGCATTAATTGAATGTTGGAGTAAAATGTTATTAGAATTTTATGCAATTCGAATAAATTCACAAAATATATTAAGCATATGTTTAAGACCAATTTCTATTTCTTTTAAACCAAAAGATATTGATATTTATAATAAATTTAATTTTATTGATGATTCTGAAGTGGAAGATATAAATGATAGTGATGATAATGATAATAATAATAATTATACAGAAGTTCCTTTAAAAACTAAAACAAATAAATTACTTAACTTATTATCAAATAAATCAAATAATATAACAAAAGTTGAATTTAAAACTATACCAGAAGAAGAAGTGAAAACAAATGTTAATCTACATAATTTACATAATATTACAAATAATTTAAGTGATAAATTATCTACTACTAGTGAGAATGAAATTAATGATATGTAATTCTTATATAAAGTTATGCATATATAAAATATATATATTAGTAGTGTATGATAGATTTAAATAATTCAATAGAATTGAATAATTATGTGATTAATAATATTAGTATTAATACTCAAGAAAATATCATATTAAAATCTATACAAAGTTTTTATGATAATAAAACAAATAATGATTATTTTATATCAATAGCAAATTTTAAATCTAATATATCTATTAGATTAATTGATTATTTTATAACAAAATATTGTAAAAAAAATAAAATTTCATACAAGTTATGTAATGATACATTTAATGTATTTATTTCATATAAACAACAACTAAAAATGTTTAAAAAAAAGTATTTTGATCCATTTAGTAGAGGAGATAGGATTCCATATTTTCTTAATGATACATGTATTATAACAACTGTTGGACAATTAAATTTTTTTAAATGGTTTATATCAAAGAATATACATTTGTATTTAGAAAAACATAAAGATCAAATAGAATATGATATGAATAAAAAATCTAATCATGAAAAACCAAATAAACTTAAGAAACCAAATAATATTTATAAAATTAATAAAGTATCTACAAATACTGTTCCTATAAATAATAATATACAACAAACTGCTAATATTAGACATAATATTATTGTAACCTTTAATTAAAAATATAAAATAAAATCATAAAATAAAAAAATTGATCAGTAGCAGGCTGCTATGCAGGATTTTATTCATAAATTCATAAAATAAAAAAATTGATCAGTAGCAATTTTAATTTTATTCATAAATTCATAAAATAAAAAAATTGAATAATATATATATTGAACGAAAATATATATATTATAATAAAAATTTATATATATTTCATAATGCCACCAAGAAAGCAAGCAGCTGTTAATTCTACTAAAGTTGAAACATCATCTAAAGCAATTAATTCTGATTCAGAAGAAACTCATTATTCTGATAATGATAATTCTAATAATGAAGATTCAGATAATAATATTAAATCATTAAGAAAGATTGATACTGAAAGTGAAGCAGAAGAGTCTGATAAAGAATTTATTGTTAAAAATTTAAAAAAGAGTACTAAACAACCAAAATTAGTTAAAAAAGATGAAGATGAAACTGAAAAAAATTTTGTTACAAATCCAAAAAAACAAAGAGCAAAGAAATCAAAAAATTCTGAGAATGAAAATTCATCTGAAGAAGAAAAAACATCTTCAAATGGATTTAATATTGAAGAATATAAAACAGCTATTGAAACTTCTATTTCATCTTTATTAAAACAAAATAAAAATAAAGCAATTACAGATTCATTAACAACTTTACAAAATAAAGTGACCGACTTATTTAAAAATTTAAACAATAATGCTAATGTTAGTACTAAAACTACTAAATCTGATAAGAAAACAAATAATAAAATTGATGTATCAGATAATTTAAAAGAATTACTTAGTATTAAAACTGGGCAAGTTACTAGAGAAACATTATTAAAAAGAGTTGGTGAAAAATTTAAAGAACATCAAAATAATGATGAATCAACAAAAACAAAAATCATTTATGATTTAAGTGATAATATGATTTCTACATTATCTAATTTAGGTATTGATAATTTACCTTCTAAAATTGCAAAAGGTGATTTAGTAGAAAAATTATTAACTATCTAATTGAAATAATGTCATTCTTTGAGAAGAATCACAATTATTTATATAATTATACAAGTTATATTTTTCATTTAATAAAGTTATAATTAAATCAGAATAATTTGCATTATCATTATTTGTTTTAATTAATTTTAGAAATAATAAATATTTTAATATATAATATGAAAATGCAGGAGTTTTTTGATAAATTATATTATCCCAATTTTTATTTAATTTGAAATGTTTAAATATTTGATCAGATTGATTTCTAATAAATGCAAGTTCTATTTCAAATAATGTTTTAATACTTTTATGTGTAATTAAAGATATATAAATTAAATGTAATTGTATTGCTTTACAATCAGTAATTGCTTCATAATATGACTTTGGACCATTTATTTTAATATCTAAAGTTATTTTTTTATTTCTTTCATCATGATCCATAAAATGAATAGCTTCATGAAATAATACTTTTTCATATTCTTCTAATCTCCAAATAAATATATATTTATCAACAGGATCACAATAACCAGAATTACAATTAGCTACTCCGATAGTTTCATTGGATAAACGATGTTTATCCAAAGTAATTTTATTATTTTCTTTTGGTAATTTTTTTATTAAATCAGTTAATACTAAATATATAGTATATGGTGTTTTATTAGATCGTATAAATTCTAATATACTTATAATATATTTAATACGATTATAAAATTTTATGAATGATTCTTTTGTTGAATTAATATAAATATAATTAGTAATATTATTATATTTCCAGGTTATAATATTATATTCTGGTAATAATTTATTTATAACATTTGGATCTACCCATTTATTATTAGAATATTCTTTTATTTTATTATTAAATTTATTTATATCAATCCTATTATGAAGATTGAAATGCAGGCTGCTGTGCAGATTATTATAAATCTTTTCTATTTGTTTTTTTTTATGTTTTAATTGTTTTATAATTAATAAATCATTAGATAGATTAAATTTATGGTTATAAAAAAATTCTAAATAATTGTTAGTAAAATCAGTAAATATATTCATTATAATAAATATATATATTTTTGTGAGAAATATCTATATTATTTTATTTTTTTATTTGTGAGAAAAAAGATAATGTTTCAAATTTTTTAATAATTTTTTTTACCAAATTATTTGGTATCATTGAAAAATCAATCATAAGTTTATTAAACATAAATTTATCTTTCATTTCTTTATTACTTTCTAATAATTTATTTAATTTATCAGGATCATCTAAATATTGTTTTCTATTTCTAAAATTCTTTGGAAATATCGATTCAATTTTATCACTTTTATCTCCAAATAATAATTTATGTAATAAATTTTTTTTAGCTTCATCATTTGTAAAATTATGTTTTGATTTATTATAATTATAAATATGTACATTTTCACCCAATTGATGAAAATCTTTATCTCCTGAAACTATATTTATAATGATGTTTTGTTGATTATTATAATTTAAACATATAGCACCTATAATATCATCTGCTTCTATAGTTTCAATCATAATAGAATAAATATTATTATTTAATAATTTTGGTATTAAAGTTGAATATGTATAATTAAATACATTTTTAAAATTATATTTTAATGATAAATCGTGTCTAGTTTTATAATTTGGATTAATTTTTTTTCTCCATAAATCATTACGCGGTGAATCTAAACAAAATATTATTTTTGAATTATTAATTATTTTTGGTCCAAATAATTTTTCAATTGATGATAAATACATTTTTTCATATTTTTCCATGAATATATTATCATTCGACCAATCATATTCAGGATTATTATTATTTTTATATTCATCTTTATGAGCAAAAGAATACCATCTTAATGTTGCAAAAAAGCGATAAAATGTAGTATATGAACTATCTACTAAAATTATATTCATTATAATAAAATAGTATAATCCATTTTTTAATTGTTTTTACAAATTTATTTCAAAAATTTAATAACATTTGTTGTTTTTCTGGTGTAGATTTATAATCTAATATTAATCTTATTGCTAAATTTAAATTCTTTTTCTTACATCCTAAATCAATCTTAATATTTGGATTATTTGTTATCATAATAATTAATCCATCTCTAGATGGTACCCATTTATTTATTTCAATATATTTATCTTCTCCTAAATTAATATTAATATTCATTCCATATATCATATTATATAAAGTCATATTTTCTTCAATCATAATTATATCTTTATCCCAAATATAATTAGGTGGTAAATTTAATTTTATAATTAAATCTCCAGAAAGATTATCATCAACATCTCCAGCGCCTTTATAAATAATATATTGATGACTAGTATTAAATACAAATATATTATATTCAAAATCGTCTTCAATCTTTCTTTTAATTTTAATTTTTCTTTTATTATTATTTAATATATCATATAATTTGATATTAATTTCGATATTGATATTAAGATTATTATTACTTTGGAGATTATTATTTAATATTGGGATATAATTATAATATTCACAACAATTTTCGTCAAAATATTCCATATCCATTTCAGAACAATTTAAAATACTATAATCTTTTTTTATTACTTTCCCATTTTTATATAAATTTAATAATTCTGATATATCGATATTATTTATAAAATTCATATAATTATTACTAATATACTCAAAATCTAATTTTGATATATATTGTCTTATTTCATCCATACTAATATCATTATTTATAAATTTTTTTAATAGTTCTATAAATCCAGTTTGTTCTTTTGGATTCATATAAATATATGTTTCTCTTAACTTATCATTACTTAATATTTCATAAGCACTTTTAATTTTAATAAATTCTTTAGTAGTATCTTTATCACTATTTTTATCAGGGTGATAAATTTTAGCTAACCTTAAATATGCTTCTTTAATTTCCCTACTAGTAGCATTGGGTTTAATTTCTAAAATTTGATATAAATCCATATTAATATTATTATAACTTAATATGCATTTATATAATTTATGATAAATTCTTTGCAGCTTCTAAAGCTTCATCAATTTTATTCTTATTAGAAGATGATTTATTATTATTTTTGTCTTGTAAATGTATAAAATGTGTTAATAACTTAAAATGATCTTTACTAACATATGCTATACCAGCAGATACGATTGGTGCTTTATTTGTGGAATCTTCTTCTTTAAATTCACTACTTTTTAATTGACCAGGATCATTTGGTAAAATCCATTTAGGTAATTTATCTTTAATTACTTGTAATGCAGGATCTAACTTTGTATTTAAATGTTCTGTTAATTTTTGTAATGCTTCTTTAACAGAAGGTAATTCTGATACAACTGGTATCATTCCAACTTTTCCATTCATGGGATTAAAAATAGTTTTAAATTCAACCTTACCAGCAGGAACAGGATTAAGAACTTTTAAATTATCTAAACCATCGAATGGTAATACAACATTATTACCATCAATATTTAATAAAGTGATTCCTGCTCTTAATCTATTAGGATGAGTTCTCATATATTTAATATATGCTAATCTTCTATGCATATCATTACTAATAAGAATTTTATTAATTTCATAATTTTTTTTTATTTTTAAATATTGTTTAACCGCATTATTAAAAGAATCTGAATCAATTCTGTATGGTGCTGGATAAATATTGGAAATAATATTAAATGGTAATATTGGTAAATTCATTATATATTTTATTTTAGATATTATTTTTTGGGAAAATAAATAATTGAATATAATTAATATTATATTATAGAGTACTATATTTATAACAATCATAATAAAATGTTATGGACGGATAAAGCTAAAAAAATTTTACAAAAACATTGGAAGATTAATAATTTAAAAGATAAACAAATTGAAGTTATTAATAATTTACTTTTAGGTAAAGATGTTATTGGATTATTACCAACTGGATATGGTAAATCAATGTGTTATTTAATTCCACCTCTAGTTACAAAAAAAATAATATTTATTATTAGTCCTTTAATTTCTTTGATGGAAGATCAAAGAGATAAATTATCTAAATTAGGTATTATATCTGCAACATTAAATAGTAATAATAAAAATAAAGATTCTGATATTCAAAAAATTATTAGTGGTGATATTAAAATAGTATATATGAGTCCAGAATATCTTAGTACTGAAGGTATGAAATTAGCTGATATTTTAATTAACAATCCACAAAGTAGTAAATTAGGATTTATTGCGATTGATGAAAGTCATTGTATATCTGGGTGGGGTCATGATTTTAGACCAGAATATGCTAATTTAGTAAAATTTAGATTATCTTATCCAAATATTCCTATTTTAGCTGTAACTGCTACTGCTACTGTTAATGTATGTAATGATATTGTTAAAATGTTACAATTAAAAAATCCAAAAATAATTAAAGCATCATTTAATAGACCCAATCTATATATTGAAATGAAAATAAATGAAATTTCAAAATATAATACCAAAGAAAGTATTATAAGTAATTATATTAAAAAATATCCAAATGAGAAAATAATTATTTATATAAATTCTAGAGATGAGACAGAAGATATTTCAAATAAATTAAATATTATTCATAAAAATATATCATTAGCATATCATGCTGGATTAAATAAAGAAAAAAGAGAATCTATTCAATCTAAATTTGCTTCTGGTGAAATTAAAATTATAGTTAGTACTATTGCATTTGGATTAGGAATAGACCAAATTGTTAAATGTGTTATAATTTTTGGATGTCCATCTTCAATCGAAGAATATTATCAACAAATAGGTAGAGGAGGAAGAGATGGAAATAAATGTGAAACAGTATTATATTTTGATTATAGTAAATTAAAAATTGGGAAATATATATTAGATAAAAATATAAAAGATAAATCATCACAAATATATAAAGTAAAATTAAATAATATGAATAAAATAAAAGAAATGGTATATAATAATACTTGTAGAAGAAAATATATATTAGAATATTTCAATGAGATGTGTGATTTTTTCTATTGTAATAATTGTGATAATTGTTGTAATAATGAAATGGAAGATCTTACTAATATATTATATAATGATTTGATTATTAAAAATATTAATTTGATGAAAATAAAAAATACTTATTTTTCTAATGATTATGATATAAAATTATTAGAATCATGGATTAATTATATTAAAGAAAATAATATTAGCAAAGAAAAATGTAAAGATTATTTAAGATTAAAATTTCCAAAACAAATATTAAATAGTAGTTTGCAGAGCAATACTTTACAAAGTAATAATATAGATTATTTTGAAAAATTTGAAAAATTAAATATTTAAAATAATAATTTTAATTATAATTATAAACTATTTTTATAACTAAAATGGGTTCATTAATAATATTAGATAATATTACTTCAGAAACAAATGAACCATCATTTTTTTCTGAAGAAAAAAATAATGCTACTTTAAGAACACAAAGTGTTCTTAATGAACCTGATCAAACTTCGTCTGAAAAGCTAAATTCAAAAGTAAAACTTTTGAATGAACAAAAATCGATAGTAACATTTGATAAAACAAATTATCCAGAAGGTAATTTTTATTTTATTAAATATTATGATGAACAAATGATTATTAAAGATGTATATGATAAAATTACTCCAGAGCAATGGAAATTATTAAAAAATTATCAAATAATAGAAGGTAATTTTATATATCCAAAAGAAGAACCAATAATTAAATTAAAAAATGATATATATAATAAAATTACATATAAATCATATCATGATGATAGATCTTTAGGATTAATATTAAAAAATATGGAATATATAGCAAAATATGGTTGGGATAAATATGTATTAAAATATTTGAAAATGAAAAGTAAAAAACTATTATAATATTAAATATTAATTTACAATATAATTTATTTAGTAATTAAAACCAAATATATTCCAGATAAACGATATATTACAACATTATAAAACATTTTATATAAATATTTAAAATTATAATTAAATGGAACTTTTAATGCAATATAACGAATGTTAATATTTTTTATAAAATCTAAAATATTAATATTACTTAAATATAAATCTAATTCATTTTCTATTTTATAGAAAACACCAGTCCATGGTGGATCTAAACATAAGCAATAATTATTAATATTATATTTAATTTTATTTAATTTATTAATATCATTCATAAACAAAGTAATATCATCATTAAATGTTTTAACATTTTTTAAGTTATATACATTAATATTATTATTTAATTTTTCAAAAGTATTTTTATTATATTCAATTGCATATACATGATCAAAATATGTTGCAAATGCAATAGTAGTTGTACCTATATTAGCAGTTCCATCTATCATAATATTTACAGATTTAAAATGTTCTTTAATATATTCACACATTTTATTTGCAACAGTAGGTTTAGTTATAGAAAAAATAGAATCAATGTATAATTTAATATCATTTAAATTAATACCCTTTTTATGTGGAAAATATGTTTTAATAATACTATTAAAATTAATTATATTTTCATAATTATCATAATTTTTATTTATTTTAATATTATATTTATTACATAATTCAATAGATTTACTTATATTATTTAACATTATTAATTGAACATCCAAATCATTTCCTAATTCTTTTAAATAATTTATTTTATTAAGTTGTGATAGATATTGATTATTTTTATATTTATAACTTTCTAAAATAATATTCATAAAATCATCAGATATATGTTTATTCATTATTGATTTAATAATAAATTTAATATTAGGTTTTCTTATATTTTTTTCTAAATTATCACAATATTCTAAATCAGTTTTAATAATTGTATTTTGTCCTAAATGAGCATCTACTTTTAAATATTTGGAAATTAATGAATTTAATTTTGTATCATTATATTTATAATTTTGAAATTTAAATACACCATAACTAGAAAGTGATATTGTATTTATACATATTTTCATTTTATCAAATAGTGTTGATAAATAATAAAGAAATTGTAATGATGGTTTATATAATCGCATTTGTTTATATTCAATATATATATTACCATTATGTTTCATTATTTTAAGAATAATATTTGTTAGAAATAAATAAAATGGCAATGATGTTAATTCATATTGACATATATTTGACGGATTAAGTTTATAATCAAGAATATGAAAATAATTAATATTTTTAAAAAATTTTTTAATTTTATTAATATCTTTATTCATATTATTCATATTAATAATTAAATAATCATAGTTTGATATATTATTAGTAGTATTATTTATATTAGTATAATCTATATTTTCACCATAATCAGTTAATATAAATAAGGTTTTTACTTTACATTTATTTCTTTCAATTAATATATCTTCAAATGAAAAATCTAATAATAAAGTATTATTATTAATTTCCCACGGACCTGAACTGGCTTTAGCCAGATCATGCGTTGGAATAATTTCCCACGGACCTATATTTTGAATAATACATATTGTTTCATTATTTGGATATTCTGATAGAATTTTAATATAATCATATATATTATAACTATTAGTATTATATTTGAAATCAGTTATTGATGGAAATTCTAAATTATCAATAATTATACTATTATTATTTATTTTAATTCGATTATCAATATTTACTTTTCGTTTATAATTTATTACTTCAGGAAAAATATTATAATAATATTTCTGTAATAATAAATTATACTCATCTGCTAAAAAATTATAAAATGTATTTGCATTTTTATATTGTAAATATTTTTCAAAATAATAAGATGGAAGTAATATTACACTATCAAAATCTTTTGTTAATTTTAGTTTTATTAAATTAGTAGTTTTATTAAATATATTATTTATATTTGACTTAGATATATATTCAAATTTATTATTTTCCATAATATATAAAAATAGAAATTATATATATAAAAATTAATACAATAAATTACTTATATGATTAAAAAATTAACAATAATAAATGATGATAAATTAATGATATATAAATTTTCTATAATAAAAAATAATGATAATATTATTATTAAACCAATTAATAATGATAATAAAATTATAAAAGTACCTATATTAAATAAATATAATTGTTTAGATTATTATCCTGTTACATTTCCATTAGAATGTAGTATAATTAATAATAAAATTTTTACTGAATATTTAATACTTTATTCATTTAATATGAAAATTGACAATAATATAGATTTCTTTTATAATTTATTTAAATATATTAAAGATACTTTTGATATTGATGTTATTTATTATAATGAGATTATTAGTATTAAAGATGATATTATAAATACTAATAAAGATATTTATAAAGAGTATCATGATATAAATAAATATATTAATCAACTTAAATTAAATGAAATTTTAAATCCAATTAATGAATATAAATACAATTTATATCCTGCTTTAAATAATTGTAATAAAACAATTAATGAATATTTAATATTAAATCCACCATTATCAATAAATGAATTAGTTATTAATAATGATTATTATATTAAAATGAATAATAATATTATTAGAATTAAAATAGTTGATATTAATTATGAAAATAATATTATAAAAATAGACGATAATTATAATAATATAATAACTTTTAATGAAAATATACAATTTTATACTTTGTATCCAAATTTAGATATATCAAAAGAAAGTATATTATATAATACATTTATCAATACTGATTTTACTATTAATATAATGATAAAAAATTTAAATATTACAAAATCAGAAGCTATAAATTTATTATATTTAATAGAAACAAATAAATATAATAATATATTAGATAGTAATGAAAATACATTTGAAAGTAATTTGAATATATTAAAAAGTATGAATATAACAAATGATTATTTTGAGAATATGGTAGATAAATATCCAGATAAATTTAATGAAATATTAACAGTTTTATGTAATAATTATAATTATCCATTAAAATATAATAATCGAAATAAATTAGATAATGTATTTGATTATATCATGTATATTAGTTTAGTAAATTATAATAAACAAAATATTAATATTGATACATTTATATTAAATGTAAATACTATTATACCAACTAAGATAAGAAATTTGTATATAACATTATTAAAATGTATATCACAAATTATAAATAATAATTATGATATATTATATTATAATCAAAAATTATATACAGATTATTTATATAAAACTATTATTAAATTATTATTTTCAAATGATACAGACAGTTTATTTGTAAAATATTTAATAAAGATAATAAGTATTGAAAAATATAATACAATAAAAGATATAATTATTGTTATAAATCAATGTATAGATATTAATAAAATAATAAATTGGTCTAATTTATCAAAAAGATTAAGTTATTTAACTATTTTTTATAATACTGATTATTTTAATAAATATAATATATTATATTATAATGAAAAGATAAATAAAACAGTATTATCTGATATGATGGATATTAAAATAAAAAAAATAATATTAAATCCATTTGAAATGTATAATTTTTTGAAAAAAGAACGAGATTTTATCAAATGGACTAAATTTATATCAAATAAAATAAATAATTTATATAGTATTCAAATATCATTAATATTAAAAGATATTATTAATATTGGAAGATTAATATATTTATTATATAATATTAATGAACAGAATATAAATGATCCAACATATATACAATTTATTAATTTTTGTAATAAAAATAATAATATAATAATTCAATCATCTAGAATTATATTAAAAATAAAAGAATATTTTCCAAATATCAAATGCATGATTAATTTAGGTATTTTAGCAAAACATCTTACTTGGGATAGAAATAATATATCTTTTGATACTACTTTATCTGATAAAACAGAAGAAGAATTATCTTTAGAAATAAAATTATATTATACAATGAAAAAATATAAAAAATATAAACATAAATATATTAAGATAAAAACAGAAACTGAAAAAATATAAATGATTATATTTATATAAATATATATAAATATAAATATTTTATGGAAAAAAGAAAAATAGCATTAGTAAGTAAAACAATTGAAGTTAGTATTCAAAAAAAAAGGAAACAATGTTTATCATTAATTAACATAAAAACATTAATTAATAATAAATTAAATGAAGATTCTAATTATAAAAATAATATAATTATAAATAAACTTAAATTAGATTCAGATTTAATAATAAATATATTTTCTAGAATTCAATTTAAATTAAATAATAAATTTAATAAATTACCAAGATTACCAATTAAACCTACAGTTATAAAACAAATATTAGATAGACAGAATTATAAATGTAATAATCATGGTCCATCCTGTATAAATTATATAATAAATTATACATGTCCTAGATGGTTACTTAATAACGGATATTTTGATGAATCAGGTTATGAGATTGATCATATTTTTGAATATTCAATTGGTGGAAGTAATGATGAATATAATCTTCAGGCATTATGTCCAAATTGTCATAGAGTGAAAAGTAAGAGATTTACAGAGCATGGTGGTAATATATTATTATCCAAAGAAATAAATAATGGTTATAGATTTACATATAATGAAACTTTAAAATTATATATATTATATCATACTGATAATATTAATGAAAAAATTAATTTATATACATATTATCAAATGTATGATAGTTTATTAAATAATAAATAAATTATTATTAGACAAAAAATTATCAAATGTGAAATTTTTCGGAATATAAAGTAATCGTAATTATATTCTAATTGTTATAATATTTTAAGTTTTTGTATTTTATAAAATACTTCTTTGAGAAAATAATTGTATAAATTTATTTTTTTGTTCTTGTGATAATGGACTTTGATAAAAGTCACTTATAATATAGAATTGATTTATATCTGTATGCCAATATTGATTTGTATCTGTTAATGAACTACAATTATTTGAATAGTGTAAATATAATAAACTATTAATATTTGTTATAGTACCATTATTTTCCATAATAGTTTCTATATCACTTAATTGAATAATAGTTTTTTCTCCACACATGTAACACCATGCACATTTACAACGGGAACATAATATTTTGTCACAGCCGTCATCTTTAAATGTATTGATTCCACATTGTGGGCATTTTTTACAACCTTCAACAGTATTATCACTACAAATATGTGTAGTATCTAAATTATATTGAATATTACAAAAAGTACAATTATTAGTAGAACAATATAAACAACAAAATACTCTATCATTATTGTTAAAAGATTGATATCTATTACAATAATTACAAATATATATATTTACCATTATAAAATTATTTTTATAAAATTTTGATAATGATATAAACATACTATTTTTATAAATTACAGAATAATTAAATCCTTTAGTTTTTTTGTTAAAGCTAGCTGTATATTGTTTGATTTTATTTTTAGATTCAATAATAAGATCATATATAAATTGATCAAATTGTGATAAAATAGTAGTAAAATTATATCTTTTTGATATAGATTTTAAATATATTTTATACTTATTTACATTTATGATAATACAATTATTATCTGATGTATTTTTATCATATTTATATAAATTATTTGAATATAAACATTGTAAAAATAATAAATTGTCATTCTTTGTTGTAATATAAAAAATATTAATTTTATTAAACATTTGTTTAAACCAACCAAATATATTATTATTATCATATATTGGAAATTGTATTGTATAGCGTCGTGACTTTAATATATTTATATATATTAATTTATCATCATTTCCTGTAATAAAATTCCAAGAATTAGGTTCATCAAAAGACATTGTCTTTTGATTTAGCTTATCAAATGAAGTTTGATAAGGTTCATTAAGAACACTGTGTGAAATTTTTGAATTTATTCCTTTCATTGAGAATATATTATTTTTTAAATAATTCATTTTACCATAATGGCTATGAACATTATTTGATTGTAAAAAATAAATAGGAATATCTAATATATAATTAGGATTGCTTATTAATATCGCTTTTTTTAAATTATTAAGTAATTGTTTTAATGTATTTTTTGTTGTATATAATTGTTTATTAATTTTTTTGAAATCATCTTCATAATTAATATCATTATTTTGCATGTTATTAATAATTAAATCTACTATTTTTATAGTATCTATATTATTATTAACAATTTCTAAAAATGAACAAAATATTTGCAACATTTTTATAATACACAAATCTATTTTATGTATTATTGATATACTGATAGAATCTTTTATCCATGAATTATCATTATAAAATTTTACAATATCAGTATATATATTACTAAATATTTTTAATTCTAAAAAACAATATTTAATATCCAAAAAATAATCATAATTATATAAATATTCATTATCAAGTAATTCAATATTTCTATCCATTAAATAAGAAATATTATCCATAGGAAATGCTAAAGTATATTGTGTCGAATGTGACATTCTATAAATGTATATATAAAAATAAAATTAATAGCGAAAAAATTCTATATTAATAACAAAAAAAAATCTATATTAATTATATGAAAAATAATAGTATTAATATTATATTAACAATATTAATTATTTTATGTATTATATATATCATTTATAAAAATACCTGCCAATATGATACATTTTTAAATACAAATGTTATTGGTAAAATAGATAAAATTTTACAAAATAATTATGTTGATTTAAATAAATCAGAAAAAACTAATAATAAAAAAAATGCTATATTCATGTTAATATTTTCAAATCCACATTACATGGTTGGTGCAGTTATAGCAGCAGCTGTTCATAAAAAAATATTATTAGATAATTTACAAAATAATATTGATATAGTTTGCATGGTAGATGATAATATTTATAAATATAAAGATGAATTATTAAAATATTTTGATAGAGTTTTATTAATAGATTTAATTAAAATGAAATTACATAATGATTTAGTTATTTATAATAGATATAGTAAATGGATGCAATATAGTATATCTAAATGGATAATATTAAAATATGATGAATATGATAAAATATTATTTTGTGATATTGATTTATTACCTATAGATAAACAATTTTATAATATTTTTAATATTGAATCATTTGGAATATTTGTTACTCATAAAATAAATAATGATTTATTAGAAAAAAATGATTTAACTCATGCATATGCTAATAAATGTGATAATTTTAATATGATTGCACATAAATCAGATTTTTTTGAAAGTAATGATGAGATAATTAATTATAATCATATTTCACCAGATATAATATTAAAACAAAGCATTAATGCTACATTATTATTAGTGAAACCAAGCAAAACATTATATAACGAGTATTTAGAGTTTATAAAAATATGTGAATATAATAATGGATATAATTCATTTCATGGAAAGGGTGTTGATGAAACAACAATGTTTTTATTTTTATTATTTTATAAAGAAATAGAATGTAAATATATATCTTGTGAATATGGAATAATTCCTAGAGAATTTAATAATAAATATAAATATGAAATAAAAGCAATTAATTATGCAACAGTTATAAAACCATGGTTAAAAATGCCAATGTTATGTTTTACAGATGAAATAATATGGCATAAATTAATAACAAAAATTATTGATAAAAAATCAACAATTTATACTATTTATTTAAAAAATTTAATTGAACAATTTTATAAATTTGTTAATGTATATAATGAATATCTTAGAAATAATAAACAACAAAATAATCTGCAGAATTTTAATAATAATGAATCATATAATATGGAAGCATTAACAAATCCAAAATTAAAAAAAGAAACATTAAAATTAATACATTTCTTAAATACAAATAAATATAGTAATGATATATTATTTATTAATAATATTATTAATAAAACAAATAAAATTTATGAACAAATGACAAAACAAAGTTATTTTAATTAATATATACTATCTAAATTATTATTATGATCATATGCAAATAAATCATAATTTTCATCATTATTAATTTTTCCTCCATTTTCAGGTTTATCATTTTCATATTCCCATAAATTATTTGAATAAAATTTTAAATCAGATGCACCCTCTTTAATTTTTGCAGAATATTTATTTTGAGTAGGTACTAATTTTTTGTAATCAACAAGGGAATTATTATAAACATCTTTTATAGATATTTCATTAGTAACAACACCATCTAAATTTTCTGTTTTTAATTTATTAAATTCATAACTTAATCTGGTATTTGGATTATTAATAATTTCAGTTGAAATAGTTTGCGTAGAAATAGTTTGATTAGGATAATTAGGATAAATATGTACTCCTATTTCTTGTTCTTTTTGAAATTGTTTATTTATATCAGAATCTAAATTATAATTAAACTTTATATTTGTTTTTTCATTATTTGGATTATTAATAATTGGATTTTTCAATTTAATACTGTCAATTTCATTTGAAAAATTAACAGCAAAATGATCTATATTATTACAATTATATATATATTTTACAATAGCTGCAAATATTAAAATAATTAATAATATAAATATTCCATTAAATATTTTTTCCATATATTAAATTATTAGAAAATAAATTTATTTAATTTCCTACTTTATAGTTAATTATTCCAGATACTGGATTATGATCACTATAACTATCATATATCCTTGTTACATTAGATAGATCTATATTTCCTGATTTGTTTGTTATAAAATAATCAAATATTAATCCTTCTGTTCCTATTTTATATTTAGAATAACTTTTTCCTGTATTAAAATCCATAAAAATAGTTGGTTCTGATGGATAATTAAATGTAATATTTTTATGTAATTTATTTTGTGAATTATTATAAATGTTATTTAAAATATTAATATCAATATTAAAATCCCCACCTATAATATAATCACTATCTATATTTTTAATATAATCAAATATTTCATATAATTGTAATAATGCATATTCATCATATTCAATAAAATCAGATGATTGTAAATGTGTATTAATAATACAAATATTATTAATCCAACATATAATAAAACCTTTTTGACTTAATCTATCATAAGTATTTGGATTATAATTTTTAAAAGATATAGAATCAAATTTATCAATAGGTAATTTAGATAATATTACTAATCCACTTCTTAATAAATTAAATTCAAATATACCATCTAATTTATTTCTATAAATATAATAATTAGGAAAATTAGTTTGTAAAGAAGATAAACTATCATCATAACATTCTTGTAATAATATTATTGAATATTTATTTAATAATTCTTTGATATTTGTAAATGTCTTTAATGACCATGGAAATTTTTGAATATTATATGTTATTATACTAATTTTATCAATACTAATTTTATCAATATTATTTTTATCTATATTATTTTCAGAAGTAGTATTATTTTTAGCAATTTTATTTTTATTCTTATTCTTTATCGAACTATTTTTATTCTTTATAGAATTATTTTTATTCTTTATAGAATTATGTTTATTAGTATGTTTAATATAATATAATTTATTTAATAAATTACTATTTTTATTAAAACTTATCATGAATTTAGATGGTAACATTGATGTTAATCTTGAAAATATATTATAATAATTATTATTATTTTTAATAGAATTATTATTTAATGGCTCATAATATTCAGTAATGGTTATTTGATAATAATAAATATAAAATAGTATTATAGTTACTAAAAACAAAAATAATAAAAATGTATTAAATAACATTAATATAATTATTAATATAATTATAACTATAATTTTATTTTTCAAATAACGATATTTTTATATATTTAATGATATTATTATTTTGCAGATTATTATTATAAAATAAAAAAAATTGATAATAATTAATATTATATTAAAGAATTACATCGATATATAATTATAGATTCAAAATGCAGAAATTATTAGAAAGTAACGAAATTAATGATGATTTTCTTAAAAAAATTTATGATGAACATTATATTTGTTCTAAAGATACTGTAAATAGTGACTTGATTCTATTTTATCATAAATTTTATAATAATTATATTGAACCAAATACAATTCAATCAGAAGTTAGATCTATTGTTTATAATAAAAAAACAAAAAAAATAGTTGCAGATTGTGGTCCTAATCCAATTTATAATGATGATGCATATAAATTAATTGAAAATAAAGATTTAAATTCATTACATTTTGTACAATATTATGATGGTCCGGTAATGAGTGTATTTTTTGATACTGATAAATGGTATTTATCTACTAGAAGATGTTTAGATAGTAATGAATCTTATTATAATAATGACAAATCACATTATACATTATTTAATGAAGTATTAGAAAATACAGAATATAAGATATTTGAAAAATTTACAGAAAATTTAGAAAAAGATAAAAGTTATTATTTTGTATTAATTCATTATAAAAATAAACAAGTTATAGATTATTCAAAAGAATTTAATTCTGAATATAAAAAATTATGTTTATTTTCGGTTAGAGATGAAGAAAGAAAAGCATTAAATTTACAAAAAAATGATTTTAAATTTATAGATAATAAAAATATATTTATTCCAGAAGAAATAGTAGATAAGAATCTAAGTAATTTATTTTCAAAAAATGGAAATAAAGTTATCTATAATAGAGATGTAATTTGTTATTATGAAAATAACTTATTAATATTTAATACATTAAATTATCAATTACTACATGTTAAAACACATGATAAATATCCAACAATCTCATCATTATTTTTTGCTTATCAAAATGATTTATTAAGTAAATATGCTAATTTATTTGAAAATACAATTAAGATAAACGAAGATACATATAAAACGATTGAAATGTTATCAGTATTGTTAAAAACATCATCATTATTCATGTTATTAATGTTTAAACAATTATATTCTGTTACTACAGGAAATCCAGTTTCAAAAGTATTAAAGATGCATGCGAATATTGAATTAAATCAAACTGTAAGAGAAAAATTAGAAAAACAGGCAGAAGATGAAGAAAAAATTTACAATGCATTACCTTTACAATATAAGGAAATTTTATATGCAATTAGAGGTATATATTATAAGAAAAAAGCAAATAAAAATACATATCCAAATAAGACAGATTCATATTTGAATGTACATGATATTTATAATTATTTAAAAAATTTAGATGTTCAAAAATATATTTTATTTTTAAAAGTAACAAATAGTTTTGTATTAAATAATGATACCTTTGAAGTATTATTAGAAAATATAAATAATAATATGAAAAAACAAAAAACATACAATGTAGAAAATATGAATAAATATTATAAATTCTTAATGTATGTGAATAAACATACAGGAGGAACATTACAATCATCTACTATCAAAACAGAATCTGAAAGCAAATTGCAAAATAGTTTAACAGATGATAATATTGAAGAAAAAATTTGTGAAAAACAAGTTATTGAAATAGAAATGGAAGAATTTGTATTATAAATTATCTATACATAAGTCATTAATTATTTTATCATAAGTTGAATTATTAATATCTAAATCAACACTATAAACTTTATTTAATATATTATTACATTTGATAGTTAAGTTAAAAGTTAGATTAACTTTATTTTCAAATTCATTATTTTTAATAATACTTACATCAAATTCTGATTTATCAGAATCTTCCATATCATCAAAAGATTCATATTCATTTATTATAATTTCAGATATATCATTATTTTTATCAATATCAATAAATTTTTCATCATTATCTAAATTTATTAGATTATAATTTTTAAATTTATTTTCCATTATATATTTTTAGAATAATAATTTAATATTATTCTAAAAAATATTTTGTATGCTTTTTTATAAATGTTAATAATAATTGTATTAATATTACTAGTAATATTAATGATGATAAAACAAAAAGATAGATTTACAAATGAAGAAGATGATTGTATTGATATACCATTTCAACCATTTAAATTAAATGATATGCAAAACAATCTAGATAGCAAGTTACAAAATAATAATTTACATAATAATTTACAAAGTAATTTACAAAGTAATTTACAAAGTAATAATAATATTTTACCATATTCAGATAAACAATATACAACAATATCTTTAAATAATAAAAACTGTTGTTTAGTTGAAAAAAAATTTGTTAATAATGAATTTATTTATGATTATACTAAATTAAAAAATGATGATTGTAATTATAATAAATATAATTTAGATAATAATAAACAATTATTTATAGAAGGTACTAATAATTGGTCTAATGATTATTGTTCTTCAGAAAAATTAAGTGCAGAATTAGGTTCCCCTGAAAATATTTTTTCAGAATTAGCTAATAAAAACCAACAGTTTTTATTAGGTTCCTGCAGGCAAAGTAATCATGAATGTATTGATTTTGTATCAAAGGAATATTGTGAATCAAATAATTTAGTTTGGAATGAGAAAACATGCCATGCAGAAATACCCTATGTTTTTGTTGATAAAGTAAAATTTTCTTCTAATAATAAAAATACTTTAAATGATGTTCAAACAGAAAAAAATAATCCTACTTTTCGACTTTTTTAACACTATCTTCAAATTGTTTATATAATTTAATAAATATATTATATATTAATTCTACTTTATCTGATATTACTTTAATTTTTAAATTTCGAGCTAAATCTTCAATACTAATATTTGAATAATTATGAAAAAATGTTTTTATGTCAATTATAATATATTTTGATATATCTATATTAATATTATATCTTACTGCTTCTGCTAAAATTGTTTTAAGATGATGATTTGCATCAAATGTAATAATCACATCACATTCTTTTAATTTAGTTATAAATTCATTTAAAACCTCATAAATACTAATACCTTTTTCATTAGCAATATCTTGAGTTATATTATGAAATTGTATAGAACTATTTACATTAAAAGTATGTGGTTTAATAATATGAGATATCATTGTTGATTTATTCTCATCATTGGTTTTAATTGAATATGATAATTTTACTAATCTTGCAAATTCATATAAATGTTTTTTATTAACAACCGCATCATTATTTGTATGATGTCCTGTTGTTTCAGTATAAATAGTTAATATTTTTTTAGTCATTTGTTGTAAATATATTTATAAATATATATTTATATATAGTTATAAATATATAATTTATTCATTTTTTATTTATAATGAGTTATTATTTAATTGATTTAGATACTTTAAAAGATCAATATATTGATATTGATAATATATTAATTAGTAAAAAAATTATATTTGATGATATTACAAAATATTATTTATATTATATTGAATTTAATGATGCACCAAAAGAGATTTATATAAAAATACCAAAAGTCAGATTAATATATAATATATTCAATTCAAAATTCAAACAAATATATATACCAATATATCCATTATGGGATAAAACTATCAATACTATAAATTTTATTAAATATCTTGAAGAATCTATTTTTGATGCATTTTCAAATTATACATCTCTAATTAAATCTAGTATTATTCAAAAAAAAAATAATATTGATTGTTTGCGAGTTAATATTAACTCACAAATAGCTAATAATTTAGCAGAATATAAAATTAATAGCGAATATGAATTTGTTATTAAAATTAGTTATATATGGAAAAAAGATAATAAAATAGGATTAGATTCAGAATTATATCAAATAAATTATATTGGAACACCTGTACAAAATAAAATTAATTTCTTTAAAAAAAATCAACAATCGACTAAAATGATAGAAATATTACCAGAAAATAACAATTTACAAAATAATAATGAACATATAAATCCAAAAGTAAAACTTTCGAATGAAACAAAGAGTTTTCATAACTTAATTCCATCATTATCAGATTTAATTATAATGAAATCAAAATTAAAGAAAATTTAGCCTTTAATATAAATAGAATTTTTATCTATATCACATTCTTCAATTAAATAATCATATAATTTTTTACTATGATTCCCTTGTAATTGTAATATAGTAACAATATCACCATTTTTATCTTCTACATCCTTTAAACAACCATTACATGCATTCTTTTTTTTTAATTTAACTAAATGATCAGTTAATTCTTCATTTGGAATATCCCATCCAGATATACTAGTTATTTTTTTATTACCTTGTTGTTTTACACTAATTTCTATCTTTCTTTTATTAGTTAATTTTTTAATATTATTAAAATCATCATCTTTATTAAAATTTAGAATATCCATTATTAATTATTATTATTATATATAATATTCTTTATATATAATAATAATTTTTTATTATTTACAAATTAGAATTATTTACAAATTACCCTAATTTGGAAGTAATTACAAATTACCCTAATTTGTGACTACAAATTACCCTAATTTGTGACTACAAATTACCCTAATTTGTAATTTGATAAAATTATAAATTACATCGTTCTTTAAAATTAGGTTGTAATACCATGTATATTATATATATTGGTGAAAATAGTAATGCACTTAATAAATTAAGGGGATTTAATGTTGTATTACAACGGAAATATAACCATATTGATATTATAAAACATAATAAATGAAAATAAATATATAAATGTAACCAATTAATTGGTTTAACCTCTATATTTTTTTGTAATAATATCTCTTTATTTTGTGCTTTCTTTTTTTTATGCTGATTTATTTTATATTTTAATATTTCAATAATTCTTTCAGAATCCTTTTCATCCATAATATAAATTATAATATAAAAAATTTAAATTATAATATATATTTAATATATATTTATTATACATGTCAGATTTATATAAAATATTTATACTATTTATTATTATAATAAGTATTGATTTATGTAATATATTATATTTTAGCAATGAGGTTTATGTAAATCAATATAATAAAATTAATGGTAATAAAAATGGTATTATAATGGATACTAATAAATTTATTATAACTATCATTTTATATTTATTATTTGCATTTGCAGTATATTATTTAGTATTACAAACATCTACTAGTTATTTATCCATATTATTTAAAAGTATATTATTAGCACTAGCTATTAGTTTTACTTATAATGGTACTAATCTTATTACTTTAGATAAATATGAATATAGTGTTGGTATTAGAGATACTATATGGAGTGTAATATTATTTTCGTTATCAGTTAGTATTGCATATTTTTTAGATTTTCATAAACAAAATACAAATTAAAATTCTATACTTTTAGATAATATTGTAAATTTTTTATTATTTGATATATTTATCAAATTATTACAAATTACTTTTTCAGGATTATTATTAGGAGTTAAAAAGAAATATTCTCCAATAGCAGATTGGTTATTTAACCAATTTATAGTATTAAATTTATTATCTTTTAATATTAAAGTATTATATTTATAAGCAATACTTAATGATAATAATATTCTATTTTCTATAGAATTATCTTCAATAGAACTAGTATTTAATTTTAAATATTTCTCATTAATATTTGTATAAAAATCATCAGATATATTTTCTGTTGATAATTTTAATTTATTATAAGTATTTACAATTTTACTACACATTTTAACATTTATATATTTATAATTATCATTTTTAGATACATTCATATAATATCTTGTAAATATATTATATATAGTTAAATGATCTGAATCATTTACAACATCTTTACTAAAATATGATTTAAGTTCTGTTCTTTCTTTATTATTAAATTCTAATAATGATGATAACTGTCCATCTACTGATTCAATTATACTAATTATTATTAACATTTCATCAAAACAATTATAAAATTTACTAATAATAATAGCAAATGCATTTAAATAATTTATTTTTAATTTTAATATCATTCTACCTAATGTAGTTATAGCTCCATTATATTTAAATTGTTTAAGTTTTTTCTTTTCATATTTTTTATATTTTACATCATCATAATTAATAATATTATTTTTAGTATCTATTAATTTTATTGCATTTATAAAATGTAATTTTGATAATGAATAACAAAATTGATCCATTCTAATTGGTGTTAATAAATCAGATATAAATTGGATAGTATTAGTAATATTTAATTTTAAATTTATAATAGATAATAATGTATCAGTTAAATTTACAGTCATTATACTTGGTTCTGGATATTTATTAAATTTTGAGTATTCATTTTTTTTATACATATGATAAGCAATTCCAGATTGTGTTCTACCAACTCTACCAATTCGTTGTTTTATTTGTGCTTGTGTTGTATATCTAGTTAATAATATATCTGAATTTTGTTTAACATCATAATAATTAGCAAATTCTAATCCTGTATCAATAACATAAACTAACCCATCAAATGTTATAGAAGATTCTGCAACATTTGTTGCAAATATAATTTTTCTAATATATTTATCTTTATTTTTATATAAATCTTTACTTATTGCTAAATCTTTATTTTCCTGTGTCATTTTTGAATATACGCTAACACAATATAATTTATTACATATTGATTGTTTAGTTTTTAATGTTGTTGGACATTTTTCTTTTAATAAATCACATCCAGTTAATGCGTCTTTTGTAGTTGGAACAAATATTATAATATCGCCATCAGTAGATTTTTCTATTATATCTAAACATATATTAACTGCTTTACTTAAATATTGTTGATCAAATGTAATATTTAAAAAATGTTGTTGAATAGGGAAATTTGGAGTACTACTAACATCAACTGTTCCAAATTTAATTTTTTTATGTTTAAAATATTTTTTAAATATATTTGAATTAATAGTAGCACTCATTATTATTATTTTAAAATCATCTCTAACTAATACAATATCTTTTAAATATTTAAGTAATAAATCAATATTAATTTGTCTTTCATGTGCTTCATCAATTATAATACCATTATAATCTTTTAATAATATATCTCCACCATTTATTATTGCTAATATTAAACCATCAGTAACATATAATAATTTTGAATTATCACTAATCATATCAGGATTAGAATCTTTATACTTACAACCAACAAAATCACCTAATTCTACATCTAATGTTTTAGCAGCATACACCGCATTATTTTGTGTAGTTATTATTTTAGGATTAGTTGTTGCTACTTTACCAGTTAATCCTTTACTCATAAAATATTTAATTAAAAATTTAGGCATGATAACTGTTTTACCACTACCAGTTCCAGAAGTTAATAATATTACCTGTTTTTTATCAATTAAATTAAATATTTGTTTTACATATTTAGTATTATTATAAATAGGTAATGCAGACCATTTTTTTGCTAATTCTTTATATTCATTAGAATATTTATTATTATTAATAAAATTTAATCCTTTTGCTTTAGCATCTAATGGATCTTTTAAATCAATTTTAACTTTTGTCATATAATTATAATTATATAAAAAAAATTGAAAAAATAACTATATATATGTTTTATACAATTTTAGTTTATTACTACAATACAAGAGAGACTACGAGCGTACTTTGGATACGACACGATGCAATCAACCAAGCAATCAACCGATGATATTCACGCATACATCAAATTCCTTAATAAGGAATTTAAGGAATTATTCTATATTCCTAATCCTCTCCAAGGAATGGAAATTATCACGCATGCTTTAATAAAAGCATCTAAATGTGTTGAAGAATTCAGAAGCTTTTGTGAGAAGTATCATACAACTTCCAACATTAGTCAATATGAATTTAATACAGAATTGGACAAGTTTAGAAGGGATAGCAAATTAACTGGACCTTTAGAACTTTACAAACAAATCTTTATCAACTACAAAAAATTGTTCGATGATTATCACAAAAAAGAAGTTGAAAGATTGGAAGATGCTATTGATAATGCTGAATGGGAGTGGATTAATTATTGGGATAATATTCGTGATGGTATAGAGGATGGAGATACGGATGAAAATAAAAGTCTCAAGCGCAAAATTGAAGAATGTAAAAAAGAGGATGAAGACTACTGGGTTGCATATAGTAAAATTATAGGCAGTGTGCTTGATGAAAGTAAAAAAATCAGAGACGAACTTTAAGGTCTATTGATTTGAATACTAACTAAAAGAGCATGTGTCCTTATTAGACTTCATTTTATGCAACCATGTGTATGATATGGTTATAAATACATTTCCTTTATGAAACCAAAAAGCAAAACAAAAATACAATTTCATCTTTCTAATTATTCATAAAAAAAATTGAAAAAATAACTATATATATGTTTCATAAAATTAATGAAATATAAACAAGTGATCAGACGACAGCATTTCGCAATGAGTTCGGCAATTTCGTACGAGAAAGTTCTTAGAGAGTTGTTTGCATTAGGACAACAATTCCATGAATGTCCTTTAGAATGTAAGGAATTATTTCAGAATGGCAATAGTGTTAAAATTTATCACTATCTCCATGATTACGGAATTACCGTTAAATCTATTCAAATCAATGGAACGATCTATTTGTATTCAGATGAATTATTAGATTGGTTGGCAGATCGTTTTGGGGATTTGATTCACCGCGCAGAAAAAGAACCAAAAGAATACATGAATTATGAAGTGAGCAAATCATCATACATTCAAGAATTAATCATGAATTTTGATTCTACAAAACAATACTCCATTTTGCAAAAAATTCTGATTAATCTGTGTTTTTGCGATAAGAAATCTTTTAGAGAAAACTGTTGTGTCGTTTTATCTTTAAAGATTCAAATATCTAAAGAAGAAAAAATGTGCAACTGTTCTGAAGAAATGTATTCAAAAAAATCCTTTTGTTTTGAACATGATGATTTTTCTGGACGCATTTTTTCATACAAAAGAAGGTATTTACACTAGTGATCTTCGATTTTTATTTTTTTTATTTTTTGATTTATTTATTTTCATTTTGTAAATATATATATATTTTCGAAATACATCCACATAATTGTAATAATGTATCTATACCATTATTAACTCTTATATAACATAAACTTATAATCTCATATAATTTTAATTTTTGTTCATTAAGAAGTGAAACTGATGATTTTAAATTTAGCATTTCAATATTTTGACATGATTCTTCTATAATATTTATTTTATCATTTGTTTCATTGGAGGAAATACTTTGTTTTTCTTCTAAATTAATCTCATTTTTTTTCTTTAGAAAAAGAGATGATGCTTCCATTAATGATTTCATAAATGTTAATAATATATCATTTGGTGTATAACCTTTATTATATAAATCTTTTACATAATTAATAACTTGAGTATAATTACCATTATTACAATAATTTAATATTTCTAAAATATAATATGGTTTTGGTTTATCTACTAATTTATAAATATTTTCAGTTGATAAATAACCAAATGAATAATAAATACATTCTAAATTATTAATTGATTGTCTAATATCATTATCTGAAATATATAATAAATTATATATTGCATCTTCATCATATTTAATATTTTCTAATAATAATATTGATTTTATTTTATTATATAAATTTTCTGTATTTATTTTCGCATATTTTATTATCATGCATCTAGATTGAATAGTTTCTGTTATTTGAGTACAATCATTACATATAAATACTATTCTTACTGTTTTTTTATATGTTCCTAATATATTCGCTAATAAATGTTGAGCTTTAATTGTAATACTATCTGCTTCATCTAATATAATTAATTTATGTGATAATTTTTCATTAATAGTTATATTTTTTTTACAAAATGGTATAATACTATTATTAATAATAGATAATCCTCTATCATCGCTCGCATTTAATTCTAATACATAATCATTATATTTATTTCCATATATTTGTTTTGCTAAAAATAATATGGTTGAAGTTTTACCTGTTCCCGGTTCTCCTGTTATTATCATATTTGGTATAGACTTATTTTCTAATATTTTATTAATTTTTTCTTTAATAAATGGTTCTAATAATATTTCTTCGGAATTTTGGGGTCTGTATTTTTCAACCCAAGGTAATTTAATATTAATATCATTATTATTTTTTTTTTGCAAATTATTAAATAATTCCATTAAATAATTATATTATAATAATTTATTATAATAATATTACTTTATTATAATAAATTAAAAAAATTAAAATATAGATAATTACATTCTAAATATTTAGAATGTAATTGCCTTTTTGTTTTTCTTTTCGGTTTCATAAAGGAAAAATAGATTACTCTGCATGTATCTATATCAGCGTAGTCACTGTAGTTCTCATAAGTGAATGGAAGGATAGTCATTCTCAGATAAGATGTTGTCGTCAGTGTAAGCAGATTGTTGGAATGAATCAAACAAGTTAGTTTTTGGTAAAACTAACTTATCCAAATACGAAATCCAAGTAATACCATCCTCATTTTTTCCTCTATAGATTGGTTTGGAAAGAAAGAAAATTGTAGCCTGTAAAAGGCGTTTAAACTGACGGTGTTCTTGGTCCGGGTCTATTTTTTCAATGAATTGAATATAACCAAAAAGCCATACTTTAAACTCTTTTATACAAACCTGAAGATGACTATATGCCTCTTTTGTAGATTCATTTTCTTCTGGTTTTTCAGGATTGCAATAACACCAGTCATCATATGCTACTTGAATAAATTCACGAATATAACGAATGCAAATAGCATAAGGAGTCAATTTGGATTCAGTAAGTTCTGAGGACATTGTTTGCAGTGAGCGTTAGAATATAATATTCAGAAAGCTAGGTCACGGGTTTATAAGTAATAAAATATTATGAAACATATATATACTTTTTTTTTCAATTTTTTTATATTATACAGAATGATATTATATAAGAGAATTGCAATATATTAATTTTTAATTTTTTAATTTTAATTATCTTTTCATAAAAGTGAAGTTCAATTTACATATATAATTTTATACATAATATTAATTTGAGTCAGAAAACTTATTGTTGCATTGTTTGTAATAAATTTTACAAATATCCCAATCCTTATGTAATCATAATAAAATATGTTATTTTAAATTTATAATATTGCATTAAACTTTTTAATTCTATTAATTAATTTAACATTTCTCGTTTTGAAAAGAACATTTCTAGTATTTATAATTAAATTTACATTAAGTATATTTTTTTTTATTAATTCTTTATATAAATCTAATAACTTATTACTATCTGTTTCTAATGCATTCATATATTTTAATATTATTTTTGTTATATTCTCACTATCAGTAAAATCTATTTTTGATAATAATAATAATATTTTTTTATTTTCTGTTTCTTTCAAATATATATCTAAAATATTATTTATATCTTCTTCAATAATATCATTCTTTTCATTATCATTATTTTCAATATCATTATTTTCAATATCATTATTTTCAATATCATTATTTTCAATATCATTATTTTCAATAATATCATTCTTTTCAATATCATTCTTTTCTATATTATCATTTTGCAAAAGATTATCTGGTTTAGTTTTATTTAAATCAATTAAATTTAATAAAAGAATCTTATTTCTAGGTAAAATTGAATCATTAATATGTTTTTTAATAATATTAATATTTTTTTCTGATAATTTAATATTTCTAAGAATAAACCAATTATATATATCTTCAGTAAATAATATTTGATTAATAATAATATTATCACAATAACTAAATAAATTATTATTAAGTATATTCATATCAATTAAATTATAAATTAAATGCAAATTATTATTTCTTTTTTCATCTGATAAATTTTGTAAAAATGAATAATCATTTTCATTATATGTAAAATCAAATATATAATCTGATTTAAATTTTGTTTCTAATAAACTAATAAAATAAGATATATCATAATTATAAATAATACTAATTATTTTAAAAAATATAATATATACTTTCATAAATTTATTCTCAGATAACATTTTTAAATAAAATGTTTTTTGACATGATTGCCAATTAAGTTCATCTACATTTCCAATATTATCATTAAATTCATTTATAAGAGCATCAATATTATTTTCAGATAATTTATTTAAAATAAGATTTATTTTATTTACAACTGTTTCTTTTTTATTTTGTAATGTTTTATTTTTTAATATATTATTATTTTTATAAGATTGTTGATCCTGTTGTTTTTTATTTTTATGATATTTATTATTATATGTAAATTTATTATCACGATATGATTGTGTAGAAAAAATATTAATAATATAATTAAGTTTTTCAGAATCTAAGTTTTTATTTTCAGCATTATTTTTTTGTTTTAATAAATTTTCAATAGATATATTCATAATACTATTCATATGTATTTCACTTTAAATAAATATATAATTTCTTCGTAATAATTTCTAATAATAATTATATGAATTATAAGTTTGAAGCAATATTAATTTTATTTATTGGTATAAGTTTAATATATATGTATAATGATTATCCAACAATTATTATGCATTATAGTAATTAATTTATATCTTCTTTTGTTATGACTTTAATATTTAATGATAATGCTTTTTTTATTTTTTCTGTAGGATTATTTAATAATGATTTATCTTTTATAACTAAAAATGTTGTATTTTTAGATATACTATTTGTTATTTTTCCTCCTTGTTCTACAATATATTCTTCTAATTCTTTATCCCTAAATCCAGTAAATACAAAAATTTTATCTATATATTTTTGTTTTCCTACTTTAATTTTTTCTATCTTTTTTAAAGTTATATATTTACTTATAATATTAAAAAATGATATGAAATTTTCAAAATTATTTACAAATAAAGATGATAAATTATCATTAAATCCATCAATTTGTTTTATGTTTTCAATAAATTCTTGATCAGACCAATTTTTATATATTTCCATTAAATTTGGATATTTATCTAATATTAATATTATTCTTTCTTCGCCCATTCCTAATCCTAATTGTCCTGATGCTGCCATCAATTTAGCTAAACTTATATTAGTACATGCATTTTTAATACTATTTAAAATATTTGTTACCGTTTTTTCTTTGAACCCTTCCACTTTATGTAAGTCTTCATGAGATGCTCCTAATATTAATGGAATACTAACTAATCCACTATTAATCATTTTTTCAACATTTTTTTCTCCTAATCCTTTTGTTTCCAATTTTGAAAAAAATGAATATATTGTTTTTATTAAAACTGATTTATTATTTAAATTTTTAAGAACAAAATTAACTTTATTTTCATCCCAATCATAATTTCCAACTATATCCTTATTTGGTAATTCTGGTTTTGATTTTTTAATAACCTTATTTATATATGGAATAACATCACCACTTCTAATTATTTCTATTTTCGCACCAACACCAATTTGGTGATCAATTACATTCATAGCATTATGCCCAGTTACACGATTAATTTCAACACCACCAATATTAACAGGTTCAATAATAATAGTTGGGATTAATTTACCATATTTAGAAATATTCCATTCAATATTAATAACATTAGTTATTGCAATTTGATCTTCTAAAATATCTTTAAAAGCAAAAGCATAATCTGGATTAGTATCAATAGTTCTTTTATTATTTTTACATTGTGTAATAACAATACCATCAATATTATATTCAGATGAATCCCGTCGTTTTTTGAAATATTCCGATAAATATTCAAATGATAATGATTTATTTAAATTAGTATTATGAACTACTTCAAATTTTAAATCTTCACATATATTTAATTGTTTATTGATATTAATAAATGGATCTACAACTTCATATACTATAAATGATACATCTTTAGCAAATTCTGGATTAATATCTTTACTATTAACTAATCCTGCAATACTATTTCTACTATTTTTCATAGTTTTTATCCATTTTTTATTAAATATAGATTCTTTAATCATTAACTCACCTCTAAAAGCAATTAAATTTTTCTCACCATTTATATTATGTTTTTTAACATAATTATCTATTGATTCATATGATGGTATATTTTTAATATATTTTATTAATGCAGTTATATCTGTTCCTTCTACAGATGTACCTCTAGTGTACATTTTTATAATATTATTATTATATACTAATAATGCAGATACTCCATCTAATTTATCTGAAAGATTATATGGCGGTGGATAATCTTTATTAAAAATATCTAATTTATTTGAAGGTGGTTTAATTTTATCCATAGATCCTAAAAAATAATCTAATTTAACTTTATTTTTTGTTTTTACTTTTGCACCTATATTTTTTAATATTTTAGATTTTGGATTTTTTAATCTTAAATAATCAATCAATGTATCATAATACGCATCACTTATAATACTATCACCAGTATTATAATATTTATCTGCAGCATAATTAATTATTTGTTCTATTATTTCAATCGATAACTTACTAATATATTCTAAAAAATCTTTTGCAGATAATAAATCTTTTATCATATTACTATATTTATTTTGCAAATTATTTTGCAAATTATTTTGCACATCATTATTATTTTGTACGCTGTTTTGTAGATTGCTGCTTTGCAGATTATTACTTTTTTTTGGTCCCATTTTAGTTATTATTAGTTTATAATTATTACTTTGTAATTATTACTTTGTAATATATTATTATTTAAGTTTTATATATTTTTATCAATTTTTATTATTTGTTTTTTTAAAAAAAATTGATAAAAATATATAAAGAATAAATTCAAAATATAATGAATATTTATATTACAAAGTAATAATACTATAATGTCTAAAAAACCAACAGTTGTAAAAAGTGATAGTGATAAATATGATAAATTATCACCAAGAGAACATATATTACTTCGTCCAGATACTTATATTGGTGATGTAGAACCAACTACAGAATTAATGTGGATTAATAAGGATAATAATATTATTCAATCTAATATTAATTTTGTTCCTGGATTTTTAAAAATTTTTGATGAAATATTAGTTAATGCACGTGATGCACATATTAATGATCCTAGTTGCGATGTTATTAAAGTTAATTATAATAAAGAAGAAGGATATATTAGTGTTTATAATAATGGAGATATTGGAATTCCTGTAGAGATGCATTCAGTTCATAAAGTTTTAACTCCAAGTATGATTTTTGGAGAATTATTAACTAGTAGTAATTATGATGATAATGATGCAAGAACAACTGGTGGACGTAATGGATATGGAGCAAAGTTGACTGGAATTTTTGCCAGCTTATTCATTGTTATGATTGATGATGCTAAGAGAGGAAAAAGATTTTATCAAGAATGGAGAGATAATATGTCAGTAGTAATGGATGCAATTGTTACAAAATTACCAGCAAAAACTAAAAGTTCAGTAACTATTAAATTTTATCCTGATTTAAAACGATTTAAATTAAAAAATTTAGATAATGTTCATTATGAACTATTTAACAGAAGAACTATTGATATCGCAGGAACATCAAATAAGATTAAAGTATTTTTTAATGATGTTAAAGTTGATATTAATAATTTTAAAGATTATATATCTGCATATTATCCAAATGAAACAATATATTTTGATAGTAATGATAATTGGTCAATTGGATGTATTTATAAACCAGATAATGGTAAGCATAATAGTTTTGTTAATGGAATTAATACTTATCATGGAGGAACTCACGTTAATTATGTAATGGATAATATTATAAAAATTCTTATTAATGATTATATCAAAAAAAAGAATAAAGATATCAAAGTTACAAATCAAATGTTAAAGGACCATTTAATATTTTTTATTAATAGTACTATTGTTAATCCATCATTTTCAAGTCAAACTAAAGATACTCTAGTTACTAAAGTTGATAAGTTCGGTTCAAAGTATGAACCATCTGATGCATTTCTAAAGAAAATTGCTAAATGTGGTATTGTTGAACAAGTTGTTGATTTTGTTAAATTTAAAGAAAATGCTGGATTAAAGAAAACAGATGGTAAAAAAATTGTTAGAATAACTGGTATTCCAAAATTAGAAGATGCTAATAAAGCTGGTACAAAAGATTCTTATAAATGTACTTTAATTTTAACAGAAGGAGATTCAGCAAAAGCAACTGCAATGGCTGGATTAAGTGTTATTGGTAAAGACTATTATGGTATTCTACCCATGAAAGGCAAAGTGCTTAATATCAGAGAAGCATCAGCATCGCAATTAGTAAATAATGAAGAAATTAATAATATTAAAACTATAATGGGATTAAAACAAGGCGAAGATTATTCTAGTGATGCTAAATTTGCAACATTAAGATATGGAAAAATTATAGTATTAACAGATCAAGATCATGATGGTTCTCATATCAAGGGTTTAATTATGAATCTGTTTCATTCATTATGGACATCATTAGTTAAGAGAGATGGATTTATTCAAAGTTTGAATACACCAATTGTTAAAGCAAAGAAAGGTAATAAAGTTGAAACATTTTATACCATGACAGATTATAATGCATGGAAAGAAAAACCAGAATCATCTACTTATAAAATTAAGTACTATAAGGGGTTGGGTACTTCAACTTCAGAAGAAGCTAAAGAATATTTTACTGATATAAATAAAAAAATAATTAATTATGTTTATAAAAATAAAGATACTGAACATGTAGAATTAGAAGAAATATTAACTGAAGAAAATAAAGATGATAATCAAGATAATGATAATCAAGATAATGATAATCAAGATAATAATAGTATTTCAGAAGAAGAAATTACAAATAGTACAGATGATGATGCAATAAGATTAGCATTTGAAAAGAAAAAAGCAAATGATAGGAAAAAATGGTTAATGAAATATAATAAAAACAATATATTAGATTATAATAAAAAAGAAATATCTTATCATGAATTTATTAATAATGATTTGATTCATTTTTCCAATGCAGATTTACATCGTTCTATCCCATCAATAATAGATGGATTAAAACCTTCTCAGAGAAAAATATTATTTGGTGCTTATTTAAGAGGATTAGATAAAGAAGAAATTAAAGTATCTCAATTAGCAGGTTTTGTTTCTGATAAAGCAGCTTATCATCATGGTGAAGCATCTTTAACAAGTGCTATTATTGGATTAGCTCAAAATTTTGTTGGTAGTAATAATATCAATATACTAAAACCTATAGGGCAATTTGGTAGCATCCTTCGTGGAGGTAAAGATTCAGCATCTCCAAGATATATATTTACAATGTTAGAGGTATTAACAACAACTATCTTTAATGATAATGATAATCCAGTATTACCAAATCAATTTGAAGATGGAATGTTAATAGAACCAGAATTTTACTGCCCAATAATTCCGATGGTTTTGATTAATGGGGTTGAAGGAATAGGAACAGGATTCTCAACGAAAATTCCACCCTATAATCCATTAGATATTATTAGTAATTTAAGAAATCTAATAAATAATAGAGATTATAAACCAATAGATCCATGGTGGCAAGGATTTAACGGTTCTATAAAAAAGATAGATGATTCTAATTATATTATAAATAGTATATATAAAATAGAAAAAAATAAAATAATAATAACTCAATTACCAATAGGCGAGTGGTCATCTAATTATAAAGAATTCTTAGAAAAACTATTGACAGAAAATGATGGTAAAGAATCTAAAACAAAAAAGAAAGAAAAGAAAGCAAATCCATTTATTGATTATAATTATAATAATACAGATACAAAAGTATATTTTGAATTAATATTTGAAGATGGATATTTAAATACTATTGATATTAGTGAATTGGAAAAGAAATTCCATTTATCAAAAAAATATAGTATAACAAATATGCATCTTTATAATGCAGATGGTTCTATTCAAAAATATAGATCAATAGAACATATTATGAAAGATTATTATAAATATAGACTAAATTTATATCAAAAACGGAAAGAATATTTATTAGAACAATTAAGAATGCAATTAGAGATATTAAGTTGGAAAGTAAAATTTATTTTGATGATATGTGAAGATAAACTCATAATAAATAAAAAGAAAAAACAAGATATTGAAAATGAGTTAATAAAATTAAATTTTCCAAAATTAAGTAAAAATAATAATAAGGAATCATATGATTATTTATTGAGCATGGAATTATATAATTTAACCTTTGAAAAAATAGAAGAATTAAAGAAACAAGAAAATGAAAAACAAACAGAATATAATAATTTAAATAAAACAACTATAGAAAATATGTGGTTAAATGAATTAAATATATTAGAAAAAAAATATAATGAATTTATAAAAAAAGATTTAATGGTTGAAAATAAAAATAATAAAAAAAAGAAATAATGTAATATATATTAATGTATAGTATATTAAGATTAATATATATTATTATTTTATTAATAATTATATATCAGATATCTATTTATTTATGTGATGTTATATATGATGAACATTTTAATGATTGTAATTTTTTTATAAAAATAGTATTCGTAATGGTTATATTTATAATTAGTCAGTGTCATTATTATAGTTATACAAAAAATTATATAAATTAATTATACAAAAAATTATATTTTATTAGCATGTAAATAAGTATATTCTCTCGCATAACTATCATGTTCTGTTTTATTTTGTTTATATAATGATGCAATTTCAAAATCTAAAGGATCATCCGGATTTGGTTGAGATAATAATGAACAAATACTTAATAATAAATTTTTGATATTTAATGCCGGACTCCATTTATCTTTTAATATATCTAAACAAATATCTCCAAATTTATTAAAATTACAATGATAAATAGGAGTTATAAATTTAACTTTAGGTGGTTTATAAGGAAAGTTTTCAGGGAAAGTTATTGTCATTTTAAAAATACCATTTTCATATGGTGTATCAATAGGACCAAATATAGTAGCATTCCATTCAAATAAATTATTATCACTAATTAATCCTGCAGAACAATTTTCTACAGGATTATTTTGTAAAAATTTTAATTCATTTTCAAGTCTTTTTTTTACTAAATTCATATTATATTTATTATATATATAATTATTGGTTTAATACAAAAAATTTCTTTAATATAATTAAATGTTTGAAAAACTAACTAAAGATTTTATTAATAAAATTATTATAGAAATCAATAAAAAAGATAATAAAGAAAAATTAGAAACTCAAGTAATTAATCCTATTTTTTTTAATTTTGCAGAACGAATATATCCATATGTATCATTATTATTTATAATGTATTCAATCAATTTAATATTAATAATAATAATACTAATACTAATAATTATTAATAAAAAATAAAAAATATCTAATATAAATTTATATAAATTATGAATAAAATATTACAGGATATTATTAAATTAATTGTTCTAGTTGGATTATCATATAGTATATTAAAAATAATACCTTCCAAACCTTTAGAAGATAAAGATATTTATATGATTATTGCTGCAATTATAATATGTAATATATTTTTATCAACCTGTTATGAAAATTTTGAATCAGTTCAAGAATTATTTGCTAACAGTAAAAAAAAACCACCTAAACGTACTCTAGCAGAACAAAATGCTATTCGACAATCAATGGGCATGAAACCTATATTACAAAATAATTTATCTAAACCATTTAAAATATTATCAGCAAAAACATTACCATCTAAATTAATGGCATCCAAAATATTACAACCTGAAATAATGCATATGAATTCTGAAGCATCACACCCTGAAGCAATGAAAGTAATGCAACCAGAAATGATGAAAGTAATGCAACCTGAAATAATGCAAATTAAACAACAAGTATTACAACCAGAATTAATGCAAATGATGCAACCTGAAATAATGCAAATAAAACCAGTTATAAAACAAGTATTACAACCAGAAGTAATAAAAGTAATGCAACCAGAAGTGGTGCAAATGGTACAACCAAAAGTGATACAACAACAACCAGCATTACAACAAATAAAACCAGTACAACAACAACCAGCATTACAACAAATAAAACCAGTACAACAACAACCAGTACAACAACAACCAGTACAACAACAACCAGCATTACAACAAATAAGACCTGTAATACAACAACAACCAGTATTACAACAAATAAGACCTGTAATACAACAACAACCAGTATTACAACAAATAAGACCAGTATTACAACAACCAATAATACAACAACAACCAGTATTACAACAAGTAAAATCAAATGATAATTTAGGTATTAGATATATGAATTTATTAATTAGTGAATTAAAAGATAAACAAGTAATTAATGATAATGAGATTAATAATATTAATTTAAAATTATCAAGTAAATTATTATCATTAGAAGAAATAATCAATTCATTAGAACAATTAAAAAATATGAATAAAGATAGTGTTAATAATAATTATAATGAATTACCAAATGAATTTATGAATCCAATTGGTTCTGGAGTAAGTAGTTGGAATAATCAATATACTATTTTAAATACAGATAAATGGACTGTACCTCAAATGAAACCACCAGTATGTGTTACAAGTACTCCATGTCCCGTTTGTCCATTAGATGGAACTAATATTAGTACAGTTAGTTTAAATAACTGGGATAATTCTAATAAAATAAGTAATAATTTTATAAATAAAAACTGGGCAAATAATCAAAATTAATTATTCATACGAATTTATTCATACGAATTTATTCATACGAATTTATTTTTTGATGTAAAGTATCTGAATATTTACAGTTTAAAAATCTAATACAATACCATATAATTGACAATCTATTTGCTTCTTTCCAAATAATATTATGTTTTTCTAATTTTTTAATATAATTTAATCGTTCCTCAAATTGTTTATTTGATTCAGTTATTAATTTTTCAATAGATTCATTTTTATTTTTATATAAAATGTTATTCATTGTACTTTCTTTATTCATATAAATTCTTTTTATATTAATATTATATAAAAACAATTTTTTTAATATTATTATAATGAATACTTTATTAAGTGAAATTGAATCAAATTATAATAATATTAAAAAAGTTATTACAAAATATTCTGAAATTAATATTTTAAATGAACAAAAAATTAATGAATTGGAAATAAAAATAAATAAATTAAATGAAGAATTAAAACATCAAAAAGAAGAAAATAAAAATTTAACAAAAATATCAGTTGTTCAAAATATATCAAAACAATTAGCTGAAAAAGATAATACTATTAATGAATTAAATAAAGTTATTGAAAAAATGAAATTAGAAAAACAGAATGAAGAATTTGATCCTGATAAATATGTTGAAATTAATGGATATGAATTATTATTATATAAGAAAAAATGTTATTTAAAAGATTTGGAAACATCTGAATTATATGATATTGTTAATTATAAACCAAATAAAATTATTGGAATAATTAATCATAAAAATAAAATTATTTTTAATTAATTTATTTCTAACGAAATTATTTCTAACGAAATTTATTTCTTAAAAAATTATAAATATATAGAATCAATAATTATATTCTATATATTTATAGTATTAAATAAGATGACAAAAATACTATTTCATAGTGTATCTAGTTTGTTAGTGCATCTGATAATTATATAAAAATTGAAAATTATATATAAAAAAATCTTATATAATATTATTAAAGAAAAAATGTCGAAAAATAAATTGAATATTTACAAAGAACCTATTTTTGCATTATTAAAACAAAATAAAACATCATCAGATGGATTACCGATAACACATTTATCATTTGGATTATTTAATGGTAAGTTTCACTTAAATGCAGATGATAGAGATAAGTTTATGGAATTATATATTAATGCTATAAATAATGGTGTTGATGATTTAACAATTTTAGAAAAACAGTTAGATTATGGACCTATCATTGTAGATATAGATTTAGAAATACCGAATGATGATTATAAAAGTGGTAGATTATATGATATTAAATTAGTAGAAAATATTATAAATAAATATATTATTGCTATTAAAAAATATTTATTAATTAAAGAAGAAATAAAAGTATATTTATTTGAAAAAAATAATGTTACTCTAAAAGAAAATGAAGTTAAAGATGGATTTCATCTTATAATTAGACCAATATCAACACATTTTAAAATAAAACATTTAATTAGGAATGAAGTAGTTAAAATGTGTGAAGACGATAATACATTCAAAGAATATTTAGGAACACCAGATAAGATAATAGATAAAGCAGTTGTTAGTACAAATGCATGGTTTTTATATGGTTCAAAAAAGCCAAATGGATTAAATTATTATTTAACAAAAATATATGATGAAAGTAGTAATATTATATATGATAATATTAATAAAATATCATATAATATTAAAAAAGGAACTCAAAAAAGTAAAGAATATTCAAATGAAAAATTAATTCATACTTTCTCTTTACAAGATCCTGATTATAATGATAAAAGATTTAGAACAAAATTATGTAATAATTATGCTGATTCTGATATTGATGCTGAATGTGAAAAAAAAGGTATTATTGATGAAATTAAAGTAGAAAGAAATAATTATGAATTATGTGATAAAAAAGAACAAAATTTTAATCGAGCAAATTCATTATTATCAATGTTAGCAAAAGAACGTTCTAATAATTATAATGATTGGTTAAATGTTGGTTTTGCACTTCATTCAATTAGTGATTTTTTATTAGATAGTTGGATATTATTTTCAAAAAAATCTAATAAATATAAAGAAGGTGAATGTGAAAAAATTTGGAAAAGTATGAAAAATCCAGTAAATAAAAATTTATTAACAATTAAATCATTAGCTTATTGGGCAAAACAAGATGATCCAAAAACATATGATAAATTTATTAAAGAAGAATTTAAAAGGAGTATGAAAGATTCATTAGAAGGTACATCATATCAAATAGCAAAAAGTATTTATACTAAATATGGTGATAGATTTGTATGTGCTGATTTAAATAAATCATGGTATGAATTTAAATATCATAGATGGCATAAAAGTCCAGAAGGTTATTCATTACAATCATTATTATCAGAAGAATTTGTAAATGAATATTTAATGGAAGAAAATAGATTAAATATAGAAGCAACAAAAGCAAATCCAGATGAGAAAGAAAAAATTTTAAGTAATAAAGCCAAAATATCAAATATTATAAAAAAATTAATGACATTCAGTTTTAAGAAAACATTAATGGATGAATGTAAAGGATTATTTTTTGATGAAAAATTTGATGAAAAATTAAATAGTAATGTAAATTTAATTGGATTTACTAATGGAGTTTATGATTTAGAAAATTCTACATTCAGAGATGGACGACCAGATGATTATATCAGTTTATCAACAAATAATGAATATGTTAAATGGACTGATAAAAATCCATATGGACCAGCAATAAATAAATTCTTTTCAGAAATATTACCAAATGAAGGAGTTCGTAAATATTTATTAACAGTATTAAGTACTTGTTTATCAGGTGAAACCAAAGATGAAAAATTTTATATTATGACTGGTTCTGGATCAAACGGTAAATCATTAACTATGGATTTATTATTAAATTCTTTAGGTGATTATTATATGTGTTGTCCTATTACAATGATGACTAATAAAAGAGGTAAATCAAATGAAACATCACCAGAAAAAGTAAGAATGAAAGGAAAAAGATGTGGTGTATTACAAGAAGCAGATGATGGAGAAAAACTTAATGTTGGTGTTATGAAAGAATTTACAGGAGGTGATAAAATATTAGTTCGTGATTTATTCAAAGGTTCAAATGAAATGATAGAATATAAACCACAAATGAAATATTTTTTAACTTGTAATCAATTACCAACAGTACCATCAAATGATGATGGTGTTTGGAGAAGAATTCGTGTTATTGAATTTGGTTCAAAATTTACACCAAATCCAGTTAAACCAAATGAATTTATGATTGATAATAAATTAAAAGATAAAATTAAATTATGGGCGCCTAGTTTTATAAGTTATTTAATTAATATTTACAATACTTATTATAAGAATTGTAGTTATTTGGTTGAACCAAAAGAAGTATTATTAAGTACAAATCAATATAAAGCAGAAAATGATTATTACACTGAGTTTATATTAGATAAAATCACTGTAACTGATAATAGTAATAATTATATTTTACCATCTGCATTATGGGATCAATTTAGTGCATGGTATAAACATTATTATCCTAATAGTAAAATACCAAAAAGACATGAGTTTTTAAATTTTATGAATAAACGATTTAATGCTCCTCATGATAGATATGGATACTTAAATATAATATTCAAATATGATGCTATATCACCAGAAGGACAAACAACATCTTCATCTTCTAGTAAAGCTATTAGTGATTTGGATAAAATGTAATTTTTTTATATATGAAATAACTGATTAAAGCAGTTTTACTCTCTTTTATTGTAAATAAAAAAAATTGAAAAAGTAAATGTATATTATATGTATAGTACTAAAATTAGTACTAATTCTCTATAATATATCAAGAGAAAAAATTTATATCAATGTCTGTTATGTCTATTTCTAATACTACTTTTAATACTATTTTTAATGACATTTCTAAATTGAATAATGATGATAATGGTCGTATTATCGACGGTGGCGATCATGAAGTACATCGTGATTATTAAATATTTACAACTTATCTAACATGCTATACAACTCATTAATCTTTACTCTTTTATTAGGGTGAATATTTAGACAAGAAGATAAGATATTATGCATGATTACTTTTTCATTATCTGAAATTGTACAATTATCTATTTTATTTTTCATTCTGTCGTTCGTTTTTTTATAATTAATAATATTATTATTTTTAAAAAAATGCTTACATTTTGTTATTTTTTTTAGTAGATCTGATGGGAAAGTACCACAAGTTTCATTAATTAAACATAAATGATAATAATCTCTAGAATATTTTGAATCTTTAATTGGATTAAATAATATATTACCAGATAATAATTCATAATATGAACAACCTAATGCCCATATATCAACAGGATATGAACAATTAGTTCCTAATATTATTTCAGGAGCCTGATAATATCTAGTTCCAAAAGAATTAGTATAATTTTCATGTTCTTCACATATAGTTCCAAAATCAGCTAGACTAATTTTAATATTTTGAATATCAATTTCATCTAAATTTATTTTTTTATTATATGATTTTAATATTAATTCTGTTGCTACTTTATGATTATGTTCTCTATTATTTTCTTTATTATTTTGATGGCTACTCTGTAGGCTATTTTGTAGATTATTATAATTTGCTAAATATAAATTAATCATATTTTTATCTCTACTATTAATTCCTTTTATAAGAATATTATCTGTTTTAATATCTCCATGAAATGTTTTTAATTTATTATGTAATATGTTTAATGCTTGACATAATTGTAATATAATTTGATTTACAACTTTGAAAGGTAATCCATCTACATATTTACTTCTAATTAATGTATCTAAATTTATTGCATGTAAATTCCACACAGAACATGCATATTTCATATTATTTTGTTTATGTATAAAGTAATCTAATATATTATTAAAAACGTTTGGTTCTGATGGTAATTTTTTAACAAATGCAATTTCAGATAATGCTTGAGAATATTCTGATGGATCAGATACTTTCATTGCATAAAATTCTGAATCTAAAGTATTATATACTAACCATACAATACTACATGAACCTCTACCTAATTCATATAATATATTATATTGTTTTAAAATAGTTCCTTGTAATTTTAAATTTTCAGATTGTTCAACCATATCATCAGTTGAAGTAGATTCTTCTTCACTCGAACTCATTATATAATTTATAAGATTATTTTTTTCTTAAAATATTTTCTATAAATATAATATAATTATGGGAAAAAGAATTATAAAAAAAGAAATGATAATATCAGAAAAAAAAGATAATAATTTATGTGAAACTAATTATATATTAGTTAATAATAAGTTGGAAAAAATAGATTATTCGTGTAAAAAAACATTTATTACAAAATTACCATATATGATTTCATCTGAAGATATATTACAAATATATAATATTAATACAAAAGAAGATTTTGATAATTATATTAATAATTTTGCTAAAAGTAATAAATCGGATAATGAAATTACTATGATAATTAATTCATGGATAATAAAAAATATTAATTTTATTAAAAAAGATTCTAATATTTTTATTAATATTCTAATGAGTAGTAAAAAAATTTATAAAGCATTTAATAAATTATCAAATAAAGAATTTATTCTAAAAATTAAAAAATATATGAAAGAAAATATAATTGATGATAATAATTATAATATAAATTTTATACATAATATTACTGATTTTATAAATAAAAATTGATAATATTAATATATAAATAAATAATTAGTATAAGTAAATAACTCTAATAATATTTAATGAATTCAGAAACTAATTTTTTACAAACAGGTATTATTGTAAAACAAGCTGATGGTAAAGAAGAAATTGTACCTATTCCTTATAATCTAAATAATATATTAATTCAAGAATCTGATGTAATTAATATATTATCTAAATATAATGTAAATATAAATAAGATAAATAACATTATTTATTTTCATCAATCTTTTACACATAAATCATATACAAAGAAACCATTTTTTACACCATATATATTAGAATCTAGTAGAAAAGAAATGGGTAATCCAGATAATTTATTAGAATTAATGGATACTAGTTATGAACGCTTAGAATTTTTAGGTGATAGTGTATTAAAAGTAGCTGTAAGAACATATTTAATTCATCGTTATCCTAAACAAGATGAGGGATTTTTAACAAGATTACAAACAAAAATAGAAGATAAAAAAAATTTAGCAATAATGAGTAAAGATATGGGATTAGGTAAATATTTTATTATAAGTAAGCAAATTGAATTAATGGATGGAAGAAATTTAGAAAAAATGCATGAAGATATGTTTGAATCATTTATAGGTGCTTTATATTTATCAACAAATCATGATACTAAATTATGTTTATTATTAATAACAAATTTATTAGAAACTTTAATTGATTATTCTGATAAATTATATTGCGATAATAATTATAAAGATCAATTAATTAGATATTATCATCAACAAAAAGGAGGAGTATTTCCTATATATAATGTAATTTATTGGGAAAATCCACCACATAAAAGAAAATATATAGTTGGTGTTGAAGATGCAAATTCTACAGCTAATACTAATATTAAAGATAAATATATTGGTTATGGTGTTGGTTCTTCAAAAAAAGAAGGCGAACAAAATGCAGCTAAAATGACATTAATAAAATTAAATTTATTAAATAAAGATCAATATACTGAAAGTGATATATATTATCCACCTTGGGAACAAATTCTTAAAAATTTAGAAAATCCAGATAATATGAAATATATATTTGAAGATTCTAAAAATAAAAATCAACAAAATATAGATGATGGTTATATGTCAGATAAATCAGTTAATTAAATTAAATTCTATAAATTAAATTCTATAAATTAAATTCTATAAATTAAATTTTAACAGATTAAATTTATCTAATTTTTTATTTTATTATAAAAAAATAATCATATTATTTTATTAATGCAATATTCACAAAATACAAATATCCAAAAACAATTTTTTTCAAAAGATGTAATTTCTGAATTAAATAAAATTCTTTTACACAATTTTAATGATGTTAATTTTGATAGAAATACACGAGAAGAAATTATTAAATTTTTAATTAAAAATATGAAAACTGTATATCGTTCTATTGATATTAATCAAATTAATTCTACTAATCAATCTAGCATTTTTGATAAATTTAAAAAACAATCAATTGTTTTAACTTATAATGATGTTAAAAGGTTATATGAATCATCATCTATGAAATATAATCGAGATTTTAATTCTATTTCAACACCTGGTAATAAAATTATGGATAGACCTACAAATGTAAAAATTTCAAATAATATGCAAAATAATAATTTGCAAAATAATAATATGCAAAGTAAAAATAGTATTACAAAACCATCATCTGATATGACTATTAGAAAAAAAACATCTGAAATGTCATTAGAAAGACATCGTGTATCTAATCCAGATTATGATACTTCATTTAGTAATGAACTTAATAATGTATTTAAGCCACTCGTTCAAACAAATGATTTGAATATGTTTAATAATTATAATTTTGATAACAAATCTATTGATGTTTATGATAAAATGGAAGAAATTAAGAAAATGCGATCATCAGAAGTTGTAACAAATAAGCCACCAGAAATTCCAAGTTTCTTAAAACCAGTTAATACATCAATTAGAACAGATGAAAAAACTAAATCATTACAAGGACAAAATAATAATAATTTTAATAATAATAATAATTTTAATAATAATAATAATAATTTTAATAATAATAATAATAATTTTAATAATAATTTTAATAATAATAATAATAATAATTTTAATAATGATAATTTTAACAATAATAATGATGATCCACTTAGCTTAGTTAATGATACTGATAATAATTTATTTAGTATTGATAATATTGATAAGCCAGTTAAAATTATGGAAATAGTAGAAGATAATAGTAGTTTTGATGATAGATTAAAAAAGTTATATAATGATAGAAATAATATTACCTTCCCTCAAGAAGAAAAAGTCAATTTTACTTCTGAAAATTTCAAACCAACTTTTAATTATTTAAATGATAATAATCTGCAAAATACTTTGCAAAACAATTTGCAGAGTAATAATAATCTGCAAAGCAATAATAATCTACAAAGCAATTTGCAAAATAATAATAATCTGCAAAGCAATAATAATCTGCAAAGCAATAATAATCTGCAAAGCAATAATAATCTGCAAAGCAGCAATTTACAAAGCAGTAATCTACATAGTAGTTTGCAAAGCAATTTGCAAAACAATAATAATTTACAAGACAGTAATTTACAAGATAAGATGAAATTATTTTTATTAAAAGAAAATGAATTAAAAATGAAAGAACAAGAATTAAATAATCAATATGCAAAATTACAATTAATTAATCAAAAAAAACAATATCAATTAGATATATCAACAACAGAATTAAATAGTAATATAAATAAATCTAATTATATATATAAATTACCATCTAATATAAATAATATAACAAGTATTAAATTAATGAGTTATTCATTACCATTACCAAAATATAATGTTAATAAAAATGTGAATGATAAATTATCTTTTTTCATAAATAATGAAGAAACTAATATATTTATATCAAATGGTAAATATTCAATCGAAGAATTATTAGAAGTAATTAATATTCAATTATTAAAAAATGATAATACAAAAATGATTAAATTTAAGATAAATTATGAACAAAAGATTATAATAGAATCGGAAGTAAATATTGATTTAATTACAACACCATTATTAAAAGAAAATTTAGGATTTATATCAGAATGTAAAAATACAAATAAATATATTTCTGATAATGTATGGGATTTAAGAATAGATGATAAAGTTTATTTATATTTAAATAATTTATCAGAAGATAATCCATTTGGAGTATTATATTTTAATAATCAAACATCCTGTCATTTTTCATTCAAAGAACCATTAAATATAGATATATTACATATTAAATTTATGAATAATAAAAATAATGAATATAATTTTAATAATTTACATCATTCTTTAAGTTTTTTGATTGAAACATTATCCCTTTAAGAAAATAGATTAATTATAAAGCATTTCTAAAATATAATTTTCTAAATTCATTCATTTTATCATCACTTGTTGGATTATTAATAATATCATCAAATGATTCACCACCAACAACTCTTAAAATAAAATTTATACTATATACACCACATTCTGAATTTTTAAATTGATGTTGAACATTATTATATCTAATATCTAATCCATTATATAAATTATCTAATTCAGTATTTTCTTTTATTATAGATTTCATTTCATGATGAGATAAATTTTTAAGTTTTAATAATTTATCTTTGAATTTAAAACTTTTGATATTTGTTTTATATTTATTATTATACATTTGTGTAGCTATTTTTGTTATAAATTTTCGTATATTCTTTCCTGGAACTTTTCCAACAGAATCAAAAAAATATATTTGATTTTTATCAAAATTAAAATATAATCCAACCCAATGGGAACCATCATCATCATGTTTATCTAAATTTATAACTAAACCAAATTGTTTTTTGTTTTGTTGAAGATATTTATTAAAATTAATATTTCTTAATCCTAATATTGGTAATTTCTCAAAATCATATGGAACTGTTCCTAAATATAAAAAATCTTTATATATTGAATGATATTGATCTATAACATTATCAATATGACTAGTACTTAACCATTCAAATTTCTTTTTTGGTCCAAATGGTAAAAATGTATTCTTATAAATATCATTTTTTATTTTATCATCTTCAATTTCCTGAATTATATCCTGTCTTAGCCAACATATTTGATTATTTGAACATACATCTGATAATTTATTTGTTAAAATATTTACTAATTTTTTTTTTGGTAAATTAATATTAATTTTATCAGAATTTAATTTATTATAATTATTAGCTATTTTTTTTAGTGTTTCTTCAGAAAAACAACTACCATCAGTATATTTTTTACTGGGAGCGCATTTTGTATCTGACATAATATAAATAATAGATTTTATTAATTTTTTTATTTAAAAAATTATATTTTAAATATTTTCTATATATAGATATATAATAATGAGTTATCAAGAAAAATACATTAAATATAAGCTTAAGTATTTAAATTTATTGAAATATAAAAAATCATTACAAAGTGGCGGTGCAAACTCACTATTCAATATTAGTGAATTAACTGATACTCCAAAAAATAGTTTAAGTGAAATTAATAATCTTACAATGACACCATATACCGAACAAGCTGCTACTGAATCACAAAAGGGTGGTAATGCTGAATCATTATTTACTACTCTTCAAAAGTTAGAACTTACTGAAAATCCTAATTCTGGATTAACTGAAATTAATACTTTAACTGCAACTCCTCATCAAAATGGCGGTAATGCTAATTTATCTGAAATAGAATCATTATCTAGTACTCCTACAACTATCACTAATAATAAACAAAATGAATTATATAATAAATTAACTGCAGAAGAAGAGGAATCAGAATATTCTTCTTCAGAAGAAGCTCATTAAATTATATAAATTAATTATATAAAAAATATTGAAAAAATTATTAAATAGTAATAATAAATTATTATTTATTAATTTTAATTAAAACATGAATTCAACAAAAAGTTCAGTATCAGGTTCATTATCAGAGAATGAATTTTCTGATAATTCAGCTAATAAAAAACATAATTTTTTATCAGGTTCTAAATTTGAAATTATTAGTATATGCCTTCCTATTATTAATACATATAAATCATCTTTTGGAGATGATTGTTCTATATGTTTTAATAATATAAATATTTATAATCCAGAAGATATAATATCTAATCAAGCTTTTATTGATCCAAAAATATTATGTAATGCTAATAATATTGATTATAACAAATATAAAGTTGGTGAATGCGGACACGTGTATCATAAAAATTGTATTAATTCTTGGTTAAAAAATAATAATAAATGTCCTAACTGTAGAACAATTTGGAAATTAAAACAATAATATATATATAAATAATACTATATATAAATAATACTATATATCATAATATATAAATATATTCAAAATGCCTGAAAAAGGACATACTCATACTAAAAGACATAATAAAACTGTTGTTGTTCAAAAAAATACACATATATTAGAAAAAAATCAATATATTGCTTTAATAGATTCTGCTTTAGGTAATAAACAATTTAAAATTAAATTATTAGAAGATAATATTGATGCTAAAGGACAAATATCTGGTAGTGGTAATAAATTCAAAAAAGCTAAACAAATTGTTAAAGAAGGTGATATTGTTGCAGTAGAATTAGCTGATTTATATAAAGGTCAGACTTATTATGAAATAATTCATATTTATAGTGAATCTCAAGAAAAACTTATTAAATTAGGAATATTAAAAATTAATCCAAATGCACAAACAAATAAAAATAAAATTATTAGTAAAATTGTTGCAGAAGAAGATGATGAAGAAAAAGAAGAAGTTGTAAATAATGATATTCGTGATAGAGGATTTGATTTTGATGATATTTAAGTAATGATACTATGTATTAATATTATGTATTCATATTAGGTATTCATATTATGTATTCATATTATGTATTCATATTTATGTATTCATATTCATATTTATATTAGGTATTCATATATATTTTGTCCAACATATCATTTGTATGATTAGAATTAGATATTTCATTTTCATGAATACCAAATTTTTTTAATATTTTAACATAATAAGAATGAATATAGTTACTATAATTTCTAATATACTCAACTATTTTAATTTCCATATTTAATAATTTATTTGTTAATTTATGTATTAATTCATTTGAATCAATATTTGGATTATTTAATTTTGATTCTAAATACCATAAACACCAAGCAAAACAAAATCCACCTAAATCTCCTCTTTTAGTATTATTTGGATTACTTTCATCTGATAATTGTTGAAAACCTACCCATGCTGGTGAAATATTATATGGTGATAGATATTTAAATCCAGTATTCCAAGTTAATTCTTCTTCTAATATACTATCTATTTCAGAATATATAGAAGTTCCGTGTGGTTCAAATCGTTCAATAATCATTTTTTTGAAATCATATATTAAAATATTTGCATGTAATTCATCATTAGTATAATCAATTACAAAAACACATGCGAATCTCTTTTTTTTATTTTGTTTTATTAAATTTATATAAATATTTAAATCAGGATGAATATTATAATTATTTGGAGAATAATAAGAAATAGTATATGATTTAAAAAAAGGATTCTTCATAAAATGGCTAGGATTATTTAATAAAGTATTATATGTTAAATTCTTTTGCAATGAATTATATGGTAAAGCAAAATTTTTATATTTCTTTTTTAAATAGAGTGCATATATTGTTATATCAGGATAAGTAGTATGAAATAATGTATGATGTGAATATTTATAATTAATAAAATAAATATTATTTTTTTCATATTTATAAATTTTATGGTTTTTATATAATTTTAACCATAATTTTGTATTATTTATTTCAAATTCCGTAGCATTCAATTGATTGAATTTTTTTAATCTATTTTCTAAAAAAATTATTGCATTATTATTTATTTTAATATTTTTAATTAATGGTGAATAATAAGAATAATCTAACAATGTTAATAATTGTAAAGGAGTATCTTTAAATATATTATATTGATTCCAAGCATCATTATCTTTAATAGATAAATAATAAAAAGTTATTACATTATTATTTATTTTTTGATGATAATTAAATAATATAATACTATGTAATAAATTATTACCATATTTATTTATTATATTATAATATTTACTATTTATTTTTTCTAATTTATTTTTAATAATATAACTATTCGTATTTATTAATTTTTTTTTATTTTTTGTAATATCATTATGAATAGATTTAATTAAAGGGGTTTCAAAAAAATCAACAGAAATATAATTAATATCTATATTTCTTTTTAATAAATAGGATATTATAGTATCATTATTCTTATATAATGCTAGTAATAATAATCCACACATATTACTATCTTTAATATTCAGATTATTTTCTGAAAATGTATTTAGTATTGATATTTTATTTTCATCAGACATTTTATTATATAATAAATATTCTAATGGTTGTACATTTTCTTTATTTGGAAATAATTTATATAATTTCAAAAATGCTGATAATTTTTTATAATTATATTTTGATAAAATTTGATGTAAAATGATTTGTGTATTAGTTTGCATATTATTTTGTACATTGCTGTGCAGATTATTTAATAATCGATACCAATCAAGATTAGGGAATGATTTTAATAATATTAAAATTTTATCAATATTAATATAATCAGTAAATAGTTTATTGTTATTATTAGTATTATAAATATAATTAGGATATTTTTTAATAAGATAAATTAATACTTCAATTTTATCATATTTAGCAGCAATGTGAAATCCATTTAAATTATCATTATTTTCAATATAAACTGGTATATCTATTAATTTTAATGCAGTTAAATTACCAAATTCAATCAAATAATGAAATAAATAATTAGATAAATATATTGGTTTATTTAATGGATAATCCAATAAATCATTTTTATTCTTAATATTAATAATTTTTTTTAAATTTAATTCCATTATAATATATTATAAAAATTGATTTTTATTATAAATAATATTAATAAGTTATACTTTCTTAAAAAATATTTTCAAAATGAATTTACATATTGATTTTGATATATTTCCCTTATTAAAAAAAATAAAACATGATGATTTAAATGTATTATTATTAGATATATTTAAAATGGGTTATGATATTTATTTTCCATCAAATAATATTCAAAATATAGAATATGCTAAATTAGTAAGTATAATGAATAATAATAAAGAAGATTTAGGTTCTAAATTATTAACATTAGAATCTAGTTTATCAAAACTAATTGGAATATCAAATAATTCTAATAAAAAAGGTGCATTTGGTGAAAATATGTTAGAAGATATTTTTAATAAAAGATATGGTGATATTACATTTGAAAAAACAAATCATATACCTCATAGTGGAGATGCGATTCTTACTATTAGTGATTATATGAAAGTAATGTTAGAAATTAAAAATTATCAAACAACTGTTAATAAAGATGAAGTTACTAAATTAGAATATGATATGGTATATAATAATATAAGATGGGGATTAATGGTAAGTTTTAATTCATCTATTCAGGGAATGAAAGATTTAGATTTATATACATTTGCAAATAATAATAATAATTATTTTGTAATAATGATAAGTAATTTATCATTAGATATAAATAAATTAGATTTAGGAATAAGTATAATCAAGAAATTATTTAAATTATTTGATAATAAATATTTTCCTTGGATAGTATCAGATATTAATGATAATATAAAAAATATAAATAAAATATCACAAAAAAATTTTATATTACGAGATAATTTTTATTATATGGAAAAAGAAATTATAAATCAATTATCAAAATATCATGTTATCTTACGAGATTATCAATATGAATTAGAAACTGAAATAAATAATATAATGAAAAAAATATTAAATACAATTGATAAAAGTACTAATAATATTAAAATAAATGATATAATTAATATTATTACTGAAAAATATAAAGATCATAAAATGTATAATATTATTATAAAATTGTTTGATATTATTACTAAGAATAATCTTATTATTGATATAAATGATATTAATAATAATAATATAACAATTAATAATTTGCAAAATAATAATCTACAAAGTAGCTTGCAAAGCAATAATAATAATTTGTATAATATAAAAATACAACAAAAAAAGATTATTATAACAACTAATAATGATATGATAATAAATTTAAATATAAATAAGGATAAAGAAAACAATACTCATCTAGATTTTATAAATAATTATAAATAAAATAATCTAAAATAATTATATGAAACTAATATTTATAATAATTTTAGTTATTATAATATGTATTTTATGCTTACAAAATACAAAGTATAAAGATACTTTTATTAATATAAAAAATTCATTATTTGAAAAAACAAAAAATTTTTATGATAATAATATAAATCAAAAATGGAAAGATGTTATTAATAGTGATTTACTTAACTTTAATAAATATTCAAATAAAGTAAGTACTAATTTAAATGATAATAATCTAGCATCAACACCAGCATTATTTAATTTAATGGAAAAAACTCCAATTACAAATAATGATTATGTTGCACCACAAGGAATGAAAGATGATAAATATTCATTACAATTATCAGATTCTAATTATTATGAATATGTAAAAGAATTACCAAAAAAATATGATTATTTAAAATTTAAAAATAATAATATTCCAAATACAATAAATGATGATAATAGTACATATAATTATTATGGAGTAGCATATAATGAATTTTATAATCAATATTATTTATTATATGAAACTGAATTTAATGAAAATACAAATACAAAACAATCTGAAAAACCATATATAAATAATGATCTACAATTTAATACAGTAAATGTTGATCCAGATGTTGTTGATTCAAAAAATTCAGAATATTTATTATCAAAATTATATAAATATTTATTAGTTAAAGTAAATCAAAAAAATAATACAACAGAAATAATTCATAAAGTAGCACCACGATCAAAAATAAATATTAATGATATTATATATTTTTCATATGGTGAATTTCAAATAGGTCCATTAGTTATTAAACAAACTATGTAATTTATTTATAAAACACCTACATAATATTCAATTAATGATGGTAATGATTTAGAAAAATTAGAAAATGTCATTTGTTTCTCTAATTTTTTTTGATTTTTATATTTTTCCATAAAAGCTATTTCATTAAATGGTTTATTTAAATTCATTATTTTATTAATAATAATACATAATAATATAAAACAAATTATTATAACCCAAAAATTATTAAAATAATTCAACATTTTTTTATATATTATAATATAATGATAGAAATAATTATAGTTATCATTTTATTATTACTTTTATGTATTTATTTTTATAATAATGATAAATATATTGTATTAAATTATAATTGTGATGATTATAAATGCCATAAATTTAATTTAGTATAATTAATTTAATAATTTTTTCTAAATTATATTAATGCTTCAATTACTGTTTATTATAATTATATTATTTATTATTATTAATCAAATTATAGAATGTACTAAACCTGCAAAAAAATCTTCTGTTGAAACTGTACAATCTACATCTAATTCTGATTCTGATTCAGCTAAACCAGCTATAGCAATACAAACTCCATCTGTTGCTATGCAAAAACCTTCATATCTAAAATCTCCTGAATTATTTAAAAATATGAATCGAATGCAAGAAATTGATAAACCAAATCCATGGACTAAAATTGAATTTGATGATAAAAGTGAATATAAATATTTATATTATATTAAAATACCTATTCCAACATTAAATGATTTACAAGCATGGCAACAATTATTACCAAATTTAGATTTTGATCCAAAATCTGGGGAATTAATTATCCCTAGTAAAGATGAAGCTAGTGCATTGGCAGTAGCAAATTTAATGGTAAATAACTTTTCTGGAGAATTAACATTAGATAATATTTTAGAAAATAATTTAATTCAAATATCTATAGAAAAAGCTATTAAATTTGATGTTGTTAGAAATAAATTAAGAGAACAAATTGTTAATAATTTATATGGTGCTAAAACAATAAAATCAAATGATTTATCAAATAATTTAGATGAAGATTTAACTAACATTATAAATAAAAAAGATAATGTTAATAAATTAGAATCATTTGATGCATATGAAGGAGGTTCTGATTTTAGTTATATATAATTTATAATAATAATTTATAATAATAATTTAGATTTTATCCATGATTGAATTTCTTTATTATTTTTTTCCATCATTTGATTTAATCCGTCAATATAATTAATAACATTTTCTTTATCTTCTTCTATTATTAATAATGTATTATAAACAATATTTAATAAATGTGGTTTATAAATATTAGTAATTTTTTCAAATATATCATCAATATCTTGTTTATCATCTATTAAACTTTGAGATATATTTACTTTATTTGATAATAATTCAATATACATATTTATTACTTGAATAACACTTATATTATCAGTAGATTCATATGTTTTCATTAAATTAATTAATCCCTTTATAGACATTGTTATAATCTGATTATATAATTCTTCTGAAATATATTTTTTTTTATTATTTGGATTAAACCATTTTAAAAATTTTTTTATAACTGGAAATAAAAAATATAAATCATCTTTTTTATCTGAATGTAACCATCTATTTATTGGTTGAGTTATTGTTGGTTGTTGTAAATATAATATATTTTCACTTATAGTTAATTTTGTTCCAATCTTACAATTACTCAATAATGCTAATTGAATCATTCCTTGTAATGGTTCTATTATCATATTATTTTTCTCTTTTGATTTATGTATATTCAAACTATTATATAAGTTGGTAATTTGATATTGTTGTAATAATAGTATTGTGTTCATTATATATATTTATATATTTATATTTTCTAAACTTTGTTTATGTTAAAAATAAATATTTTTAAAAATCTTTATCAACTTTACATTAAAATTGATAATCTTTATCAACTTTACTTGCCCATTCGAATCGTTTAATTAAAACTTTATTAAATATTTTTTCAGGTTCAATTTCAAATTTTTTTATAAATGCAAATATAATTCTAGGATCAATATAATTATTTTTTGATGTTGTTAAAGATACATTTTTCATTTTAATTTTTGTTTCTTTTTTTAATTTTAATAATTTAATTTTATTTGTATATTTTAATGAATTCCCTTTTTTTGCTTTTTTTCTTAATTTTTTTATCATATCATTTATTTTATCAATTGTTTTATTTTGACTTTCACTATTAACATTTTTTTGATGATTACATAATAATGCTACTGATGTATTAGCTTGATTAAACATTGCTATTAAATAATTTAATCTTTCATTTGAATCTAATTTTTTTACATGATCTTCAGATATTTTATTTATTTCTTTTTGAAATAATAATGAAGCTGTATATGTTCTTAATACTTTAGCTGTTAAATCTTTCATAAAATTATTTAAATATTCATTAATAGATGATGCTGATATAAAATCAAATAACTTTTCTTTTTTTGTTTTATTTTTGATAAATTGTTCTAAATTTTTATATACACTTTCAATTACTTTAAATTTTTTACAATATCTAATTGAATCTTTTCCTAAAAAATCTAATTTAATAGTATTATTATCATATAATGTAACATGTTCTACTCTTAATGATGTTACACCTACTGTATCAGATGTTTCTTTTGTATCTTTTGATCCTCCTACTCTTAATGCTAAATTATCAATAAAATATAATGCAGTTGCTAATTGTTTATTTTTAATATTTATATCTTCTAATTGTTCTTTATAATCATGTCTTATTTTTTTTATTTTCTTTTTTAATTTTTTTGCTAAATCAAATTTTTTTTCATCACTTATTGATTTAAATATTGAATCTAAACTAGTAAAAATATATTTCATTTTCCCTGTTATTTCTTCTTTCCATGATGCTAACCATATTACTGTTGGATCATGAATTACTTTTCCCCATTTATGATGAATATCTTTTGGCTGAGCATCTTTATAATGAATATTAGGATCCGGAATTTTTGCATCTTTTGATAAATTTATAGTTACATCTTCTGGAAATATTCTTTTCTTAATACAACCTATTTTTGGATGTGTTCCTCTACCTATAAATATACTAACTGGTTCTATTTTATAATTACCTACATTCTGTTTAGCTCCATCAATAATACAAAATTTATATGGTTCTTCTAATTCTTCTTTTTTTTTTAATATTAACTCTTTCATATCCTTTGTTAAATTAGCTTTTCTTTCTTTCATTAAATTAATATGTTTTATAATTAGACTTAAATCAAAAGAATCTAAATCAGTATTTTGTAATTCAGATGGTAATTCTGGTTTTAAATCTTTCCAAAAATTTTTTTTAAAAATATTATTCATTAAATGATGAGAATCGTGATATTTTGCATATAATGTTATATATTCTTCTGCAATTGGTGGTAGTATATGTTTAACATTATTAACAATAACTGGTATTTTATGTGGTACATATGGTGGTGGAAACATTGGTCCATTATGTTGTAAAAACACCCATTGTTTCTTATTAGAGCCACCATATAAACTAAAATAATATCTCTTCATTATATATAAAATTATATTATTTTTTATAAATATAATATATAATTATATATTATATGAACATAATTAAACCTCATTTTGATAATAGAAAATTTATTGGGGGTAATTTGAAAAATAAAATTAAATATATTATTGGTAAAGATAAAACATTACATCAAACATATATTTCTGTAAGCATTAATGCTGGTTCATTTCATAGTCCTAAAAAATATGATGGATTAGCACATTTTTTAGAACATATGTTATTCATGGGTTCTAAAAAATATCCTGTTGAAAATCATTATTTTGAAACATTAAATAAATATGGTGGTACATCAAATGCATATACTGATCAAATAAATACAGTTTATTATTTTAGTGTTTTTAATGATCATATTTTAGAAATTGTTGATATTTTCGCTCAATTTTTTATTGAACCTCTTTTTAGTGAAAAATCTATTGAAAAAGAAATGAATGCTGTTAATAATGAGCATCTTAAAAATATTCATAATGAATCACGAAAATTACATCAGTTTTGTTTAAATTTAACAAACGAAGATTCTCCATTAAATATTTTTGCAACTGGTTCATTAGAAACATTAAATCATACAGATATTCGAGAAAAAATGATAGAATTTTATAATAATTATTATACAACGGATAATATGTCTATTTGTATTATATCATCATTATCTAATTATAATATTAATAATATATTAAAAGTTTTTAATAATATTCCAGAAAAAAAAAGTAAAAAACTTAATTTATTAATTTCAAAATCAATTGATGATTATTTTTATACTAAAAATATGAATACACTATATTATTTAGAAGCTAAAGAAGAAATTAATAATATTATATATATATGGGAAACACCTATATATGATTATTTAAATAATCCATTACAAATATTATTTTTAATACTTCTTGATTCTTCAGAAAAATCAATGATTTTTCATTTACAAAATATTGGATATATTACAAATATTGTTCTTGATCATAATAATCATGTGGGAATATTTAAAATAGAATTACATTTAACAAAATTAGGATACGAGCATATTGATTATATTGAAGCTGTATTATTCAATACTATTGATAATATAATGAAAATGGATATTCATAATATAGCTTTATATTATCAAAAAATAAATGATATTAATTTTAACTATTTATCTAAAGGAGATCCAGATGATTTAGCTAATTATTTAGCAACAAATCATCATTATAATGATACAAAACACGTATTTAGTAATGATAATATAATTTATAATATTTTGAATAATGATAAATATAATGAATATTTTAAAATAATTGATACAAAAAAATTTATAAAAATTATTCAATCTAATAAAGTTCCATATAATGATTTACAAAGTAATAATTTGCATAGCAAAAATAGTAATTTACAATATAAAATAATGAAGTATTATGATACAAAATATGCAATGCTTGATAATTTAAATAATAAAATAGAATATAAAATTAAAAAATATAATAAAATAGATACAAATAATCCATTTATAAATGAATTATCTATAAATAATAATACTATTATTTATCCATTTTATAATAATATTCCAAAAGAATTAATAAAAAATGCATGGTTTGGATCTAGTAATATTGAACCAACTGTATTTATAAGTTTAAAAATAAATAGCGATAGTTTTTATAATTCACCAAAAAATAATAATATAACAATTATTAGTACATTAATATTAAATAATATAATACAAACAACATTACATTCAATACTATTATTACCATTTCATATATCTTTTAATCCAATTCCAGATAAATCATCAATATTATTAAATATAAAATCAATAAATAGTATAAAACACATATTATTAATCATAAAACTTATTACAACAGAAATTAAATATAATGATTTTATTGATAAATATTTATTAAAATTTTTTGATAATTTATTAATAGAATTTAAAGCAAACTATGAAAATACAATATTTTTAAATAGTTGGGAATATTCAAATTATATATTTGATACAACTATTTCAAATCAATCATATAAAGTAGAAGAATTAATAAAAAATTTGGATATAAATATTATTGATATCAAAAATTTTATTAGTAATTTATTAACATTTAATTATAAAAATATTGTACATATTTATGGAAATATTAGTAAAAATGAAGCAATTAAAATAAATAATGAATTTACAAAATTAAAAATATTTAATAATAATAAAAATACAAATATAACTGCAATTGCTAATAAATTACCAAAACATATTAAAATTAATCATCCAAATAAATTAGAAAAATCTAATTCAATTACTTATTTATATCATATTTGTAAAGATTTTAAACCAATATTAATTATTTTAATGAAATTATATTGTTTAATATTTAATGAAGTATTTTTTAATGAATTACGAACAAACAAACAATTAGGATATTTAGTATCTTTATCTTATATACATAAATTAAATAATTATTTTATTGTACAAAAAATTCAATCAGATAAATCAATAGAAATAATAGATAATGAAATAATAAAATTTAATAAAGAAATTATACCAGACTTTATGAATAAACATTTTAATTTTGCTGATTATATAAATACTTTAAAATTGAATTTAGAACAACAATGTATTTCAATATCATGTTTTTATAATAAATACAATCATGAAATAATGGAAGAAACATTTATATTTAATAAAGATGAAATATTATTAAACACTTTAAAAAAAATTAAAATACAATATTTACTCAGATTTATAGAAAAAATGAAAAATCCTTATAAAATAATAATTGAAGGGAATTAAATTTATTTCTAACAAAATTTATTTTTTAGAAATTTTACATTCTGGAGCAATTTTAAATGTTTTATTTCTTTTATTTCTAGGAACAATATTTATAATTGTTTGTGCAGCTTTACCGTATAATGGTTCTGAACAACCTTCATGTTTATTTTCTTTTTTATCAGGATCTATAATACATCTTGCTCTAAATTGTTCATATCGTTCTCTTACATCTTCATATGATAAATTTGATTTTTTATTTAATAATGTATTAACACTTTCATGTAAATTATATACCCATTTTGACAATGATTCACGATTATTAAAATCTTTTAAAGTTAATGGATGTTTATTTAAATATTTTGATAAATTATTTTGACACATTTTACAAGGTAATACATATTTTAGATTTTTAAAAAATGTAAAATAATGTTTTTTTTCTTCTTTTGTTGGTTTAATTGGAAAATTAAAACTAATTGTATGTAATGAATGCCATAAAGCAGGTCCCCAAATACTAGTTATCATGCCATATTCTGAATTATAATCATTTTCTGTAAATATATATTTACTCATTATATATATAATTTATAATTATTTTAAAATATATATAAATATATATATGGAAAATTGTAATATAATTATTATAATTGTATTAATAATCTTATTTATATTAATAAATAGTTATACTGTATATCGTTGTAATAATACTATATATTATTTAAGATTACAACAAAGATTACAATATTATTCCTATTTATATAATTTAAATGAATTAATTAATAATCAAGTTGTTAATTCTGAAAATAATAAAGCAAATACTTATGAAAATTTTGTTGATACATCATCTTTATTATTAGATCAATTAAATAAAGCTTCTGCTTATAATGATACTAATAATTTATTATTACAAGCTCAATTAGATAAAGATAAAAAAGAATTAGAAAAAGTTAAGATTGGAACAAAATTATTAAATTCTCAAAATAAATTTGGTGTTCAAACACTTCAAAAAAGTATAGCTGATAATATTATTAAAACAGAAGATGCTAAAATAATAAAGAATTTAAATGATATTCAAAAAAATATGAATAATGTTAATAATATTATTGCAGAAAAAAATAATATTGTTGCTGAGAATGTATTAAATTTAGCACTAGCTAAAGATGAAATTAAAATGAATCAAAATATGTTAGATAATTATGTTAGTAATAATAAAGTACCAACATTAGAATCTATAAAAAGTACAATTCCTATAAATTAATTTATAAAAATAATTTTATAAAAATAATTTGTTAGAAATAATTATGATATATCTTATTTAAAATTTTATATTTAGTATTGATTATTCTTCTACCATGTTCATCATATTTATCATCTTTTTCTTCTTTTGGTGTAGTATAATCTTTTAATACATTTGATAATAATATTATTTTTGTAATTTCATCTATTGTAATATTTCCACGATAATCTTCCGATTTCATCGTAAAAATAATACATTTATCTATTTTATCACTTACTAATTTCCCACATACATCATGTATTCCATAATCTGATGTATACCATATATTCATATTATGTTGCAAAAATCCAAATTCTAATTTAAAAAATGGTTCATCTTCAAAATATTTTTTTGCAAATACTTCCATATCACCACTTATTATTTCTTCTTTCCAATAATTATCAAATGAATCAAATGTTGCTATCTTATTATACACTCTATTATATAATAATCTTTCTATATCTTTCTTTGAAACATTATGTAATGTCATTGTATCTGATAATGATGGTAAATAATTTTTAACTATCATTGCATTTGAATATATTGTATCACCAGAACAACTTAATATTGTTGCTAATTCATTTTTTTCAGTATGATATTTTGGATAATCTTTTAAATCAATATATAACATCTCATAAGAATAATCTAGTTCATCTCCTATAAATTCTTTTTTAATTTTTAATACATTCTTTTTATCTGATTTACTTTCTTCATTTGTATCACTTATATCATAATTATCAACGTCTAATGATAATCCAATAACATCAATAAATGTTGTTGATTCACATTTTACTAATTTAAATAAATCTAAATTCATTACTTTTGATGCATATGATGGGTCCATACAATCAACATTAATATTTCCTTTTAAAATAACTAAATTTTCAACAACATTATCATCTACAAATACTTTTCTTGGAGAATTTATTACATTATCAGGCACTGTAATCTCATCTGTTTTATTTAGAAAAAGAGATGATGTATTTGATACATTATCTGGTTGTGCTTTTGATGAATATTCAATATTATTATCCATATAATTATATATTACTATTATACTTTTATATTACTTTATCTTTTCATTCTAAGATATGTAGATAATTTAGGATTTTGTTTATGTATAACATTTTGTATAGGAATATCTACTACTGTTTGATTGGATAAACATTGTTTATCCAAAGTATTTTCATCTTTTTTCTTTAGAAAAAGTGATGATGTTTCATTCATATCTTCTGAACAAGTTGTATCTGCTGCATCAGAATCTTCAATTAATTGTAATTTATAATCAATAGTATTTGTTTCATTGGTTGTTTCATTGGTTGTTTCATTTGTTGTTTCATTGGTTGTTTCATTGGATGTTTCATTTGTTGTTTCATTGGATGTTTCATTGGTTGTTTCATTTGTTGTTTCATTTGTTGTTTCATTGGATGTTTCATTGGTTGTTTCATTGGAGGAAGTTTCTTCCAAAGTAATTTCATCTTTTTTCTTTAGAAAAAGAGATGATGTTTCTGAATTAATATTTTCATTATTAGAAATATTTTCAGTATTATTAGTTGATTGTACTGTTAATACATTAATAGTTGGTTTAGATTCAATAATCTTTTTATTATTTTTCTTCTTTTTTTTATCCATATAAATATTATATATATTTTATTTTTATATATTATATTACTTTCTCATTCTTAATAATACTGATAATTTTGAATTTTGTGCTGTTCTAGCACTTATCATTTCATCAGTTTGTTTTGCTATATTATTATTTTTATTATTATTATAAAATATTTCAGCTTCACTTTCTATTGGTTTATTTATTTCACAAATATTAGTACATAATTGATTATTTGCTAATTTATCTTCAACAATAACTGGATTATCAGGAATATGTTTTTTATATTCAATATTATTTGTTTTAATATTAAAATATTTTAAATTTAATAAATATTCAAATGCTTCTTTTGATTCTAATGGTTTATTTATTTCGCTATCAATAATTGTTGGTACTACAGTTATTTCTTTGGGAATATTGCTATTATTATCAATATCAATTAATTTAAAATTATTAGTAAGATTATATTTTTCTAAGAAACTAAGCATTTTTGTAGAATATTCACATTTTTTACTATAAAATATAACTTTCATTATATATATTGTTTTATAAAAACTATTTATAAAAAACTATTTATAAAAAAAATGAAATAAAAAAATAATATTCATTAAATATATTTGTATAAATATATTTGTATAAATAAATAAAGTATTTTAATAAATAATGAATAAAATTAGTGATATCAAAATTAAAATTTTAGATTATAAAAATAATCCAAATGCATTAATTCAACAATCTTTTTTAAAATATAAATTATCTGGGAAAAATATAAATTATATTATAGCCAATACAATTAGACGCATAATATCGGAAGATATTCCAGTTTATAGTTTCAATGAATTTAAATTTGAAAAAAATACATCGGTATTACATAATAATTATCTTATTACAAGATTAAAACAATTACCTATCTTTGGAATAAAAAATAATATTGACTATATTGATATGTTACATTCTAATATATCTATTCATGAAGATTTAAATGAATATAACAATGATATTGATCCAGAACCAGATTTAAATATGGATATTGATAAAAATATTAGTTCATCTACATTAAAACAATTAACAATGTATGTTAATTATAAAAATGACAAAAATGAAATAGTTAGAGTGACTACAGATGATGCAAAATTTTATTTCAATCAAAAATTATTAGTAAAGCCATATAAAACACCTATCGAATTATTAAAATTGCATCCCGGACAAGAAATTGCATTTTCTGCAATTAGTAATGTTGGAACAGAAAATATGAATGCAATGTATAGTTGTGTATCTAGAAATTTTTATAATGAAATAACTGAAAATGAATTTGAAATGGAATGTCATTCATCAGGACAAATAACTGAAAGAAGAATTTTAGAAGTAGCATTTATTAATATTCAAAGAAAATTAGATAATTTTCAAAATTTAATAAATAGTGATAATACAAAAATTAAATTTACAGGAAAAGAAGATGAAGGAGTTATTGTATTAAATGGTGAAACATATACATTTGGTAATTTAATAGCAAAAGGCATGCAAGAACATGAAAATATTAGTTTTGCTGGTTATAATGTTCCTCATCCATCTGATAAAACAGTTCATTTTCATTTTAAATTAAATAAAGGAACAATTAAAAAAGTATTAGAAGATGTAATTGAATATTATAAATCATTATTTGAAAAAATAGCAAAAATGATAGAAAAAGAATTCAAATAATTATATCTGTTTTTAATTCTAAATCTAATATATTTGGATCATCAAAAGTTAATACAACTACAAAAGTAATATTATTAGAAGAAAAATTTATACAATAATTATTATTTTTATTCATTTCATTTAACTGTTTTTTAGATATTTTTTTATTATTATTTTTTGAATTATTAGAATATATTGCAAAGTATAAAACACTGCTTTTACTTTGGAAATTATTATATATTTTATTTTTTTTTAAACTAAATTGAATTGTATAGGTTGATATTTTTTTTGTTATTTTAATGTTAAGATATTTTAACATATTTTTATCAATACTTACTTTGTTTAACATGAAAAGTTATTATATATAAATATATAAATATATAAATATATTTATAATGCATATTCATATTATACATAGAGCAATTAGATTAAATGATAATACATCATTAATACATCAATTAAAAGAAATTTCAAATAAAGAAACAGTTCAAATTATTTTTATATTTACACCAGAGCAAATAAATAAAAATAAAAATAAATATTTTTCAGATGCATCTGTTCAATTCATGATTGAAAGTTTGCATGAATTATCAGATACAATTGCTAAACATAAAGGTAAATTATTATTTTTTAAAGGTGATAATATTAAAGTTTTAAATAAAATACATAAAACAACAAAAATAAAAACATTATCATTTAATTATGAATATACTCCATATGGTAAAGAACGATCTAATAATATACATGAATGGGCTACTAAAAATGATATAATTGTTTATGAAAAAGAAGATTATGCCTTATATGATATATTAACTGGTGATACATTAAAAGAAGATAAGACGCCATATTTAGTATATACACCATATATGAAACATGTTAGTAAATTAAAAGTTAGAGAAGTTGATAATTATATAACAAATAAAATAGAATTTGATTATTCTAAAAAACTAGAAAATATTAATTATAATATAAAAGAACAAGATATTGATAAATTTTATATTAATAATGATAATATAAATGTTCATGGAGGAAGAAGTAATAGCTTAAAAATATTAAAACACATAGATGATTTTAAAGATTATCAAAAAGGTCGTGATTATTTAATGTATAAAACAACATTTTTAGGAGCTACAAATCATTTTGGCACATGCTCAATAAGAGAAGTATATAATGCAATTGTTGATAAATTAGGTAAAAATAGTGGATTAGTTCGTGAATTAATATTTAGACAATTCTATATGGAAATATGTTATCATTATCCACATGTATTACAAGGTCAAATAAAAGGTAAAAATAAGAGTTTTAAATTAAAATATGATAATATTAAATGGTCATATAATAAAAATCATTATAAAAGATGGTGTGATGGAACAACAGGATATTTAATAGTAGATGCATGCATGAGACAATTAAATACAATAAATTATATGGTTAATAGAGGAAGAATGATAACAACTAGTTTTGCAATAAGAAATTTACATTTAGATTGGAGAGATACTGAAAAATATTTTGCTACAAAATTAGTAGATTATGATCCAATAAATAATTCACAAGGACATCAATGGGTAGCTGGATGTGGTACAGATGCACAACCGTGGTTTAGAATATTTAATCCAATAACTCAATTAATAAATTGGGATTATAATTGTGAATTTATATATAAATGGATTCCAGAAGTTAAATCAGTTCCAATTAAAGATTTACATAATTGGTTTGATCCTAAAATTCATAATAAATGGTTAGAAAAAGGAATTAAATATTATGCACCTATTGTAGATCATAGTATTGAACGAGAAAACAGTATTAAAATATATAAAAAAGCTTTATCATGAATTATTTTTTATTTTTTAATATAATTATATATAATATAATTAATGTAATAAGTAAAATTATAGAAATAACAGCAACTGATATTGTATTAGATTTTTTAGGAGCAATAGTATTACGATTAATATAATTTAAACCTACATCAATTGAATTAATATCATTAGGATTAATGTAATCCATATTAACATTATCTGGATTAATATCATCCATACTAATATCATCTGGATTAATATCATCCATACTAATATCATCTGGATTAATATAATCCATACTAACATTATCTGGATTACTTTCATCTAAATTACTTTGATTAGAAATATATTCGCTATAAATATTTTCACCATGAATATTTTCACCATGAATATATTCACCATGAATATTTTCACTAGAAATTTTTTGATTAATCATATTTATAACATCGGTATATTTTGTTTCAGGAATCGTTTTATATAATGGTCTAGACGGTTTTGGTTTATATACATATGTACTACTTGCAACAAAAGAATTTTTTTCAGAAGGAACATTTTTTGACATTTTCTTTTTATTTGAATATCCATAACCAGGAATTCCTACAATTCTAAAATCTTCAATATTAAAGTTCATTATATATATTATTTAATCAGAAAATATATATAATAATATATTTATATTAAATAAATAAATATGGAAAAAAGAAAACATTATAATGATATATATAGCAATTTGCAACAAAATAACTCATCAAAAAGCAGAAAATTATTAGAAGATGATAATAATGATACATATATAAATAAGTATTTATTAACGAGATTATTTAATGAATTTATTTTATTAAATAATAATAAGAATGATTATAACAAAAATAAATTTGAAGAATATTTTTTTCATAAAAATATAATTAAATATAATGGATTTAATGTTGATTTTAAATATTATTATGATAATAATTTATTAATTGATAATATAAATATAAATTTTGATGGATTATGTGGAATAATTGTTTGTACTATTAAAAATAATTATTCACAATTATATCAAATTATATATTCAAATAATAGATATTATATTAATAATATTATAATATTTAACTATAATCATGATATTATTAATAATAATTTTTTAGAAAATAATGAAGATAAATATTTTATAAAAACAAATAATATATATTTATTATTAAAAAATATGTTTGATAATCAACAAAGTATAAATTATGAAAAATATTGGAAAGATTATTCAATAATAACAATAAATAATAAAGATGTATTATATAAAAATTTTGATAAAACAAACTATTTACATCCAACTAATTTTAATAAAAATATTTTTTCTAATCAAAAATATGATTATATTAGAAATGGTGATAGAAGAGTAATTATTTTACTTAATTATAATATTACTGATGTAACTAATAATATTTTGATAAATACTACTCAATATATTTTATTTGCTTATTCAAATAATAAGGAATATTATATTGTATCAACCAGTTATATCTAATACTGCTAATAATTTTTGCAATTGTTCATCAAAAAATTGAATTTTTTGATTTAGTTGTTCAATCTTAGTTTGATTAGATTTATTCAATACATCTATTTTTAATTCTGCATTTTTTAATCTTTCTTCTAATTCATTATTTTTATTAATTAAATTATTATTTTCTTTAGATAATTCTTGAATTGCAGGTATTAATGTCCATATAAGACAATCATTTTTAATATATTTAATATTATTAACACGGCAACCATAAATAAATAATTTTGAAATATGTAATTTATTTTCAATATAATTATTTTTAATAGCTATATAATAATTAGTAGAACTAATTATTTCTGCATGATATACATAATTATTATAAATATAAATAATACTATCATTTATTTTTAGATTATAAATTGTATTATCTAAAAATATTTTAATTATATCCCAATTATTCATAATGTTTTTTATAAATATTACATTACATAACTTATATATATTTGGAACGTATCCAGATTGATATCCGATTAATTCATTATTTTTGAAAAATTCTATTTCATTTATTTCATCTGCGATAACTCCAACACCCCATTTATTTTTATTTATAATTTCATCTATATATTCAAATTCTCTAGATTTTATTGAATTTACAATATCTAAAAATTTCTTTGTATCAGCATCAGATATATTAGTTTTATGTCTTTTATCAGATATTATTCCATTTGGTTGAAAATTAACATGACCATTAGTAGGATTATAATTTAATAAATATGAACCAGATATATTATTTATATTATTAATTTTTAAATTATTAATTATTAAATTTGATAATATTGTATTACCTTGAACCATTAATCCATTTTGTGGAGCAGTTATTTTAGAAGCATAATCAGCACCAATAACAACTGAACCAGATATATCAATTGTATTAATTGGAGTTGTATTTTTAATTCCAATATTACCATTATTATTTATAGTAATAACATTTTTATCTTTATCATTTTCATTTCTAATATATAATTTATTTTGTGATGTTTTAATTCCCCATGTATTTGAATTACCATTTTTTAATTCAATACCAATAGGATTATTACTATTATTAGTAATATTTAATGAAGATAAACTATTATTTAATGAAGATGAATTATTATTTGTATTTTGTTGAGTATTATTTTTTACAGATTGAATGCACTCTGCATAATTATTAGTATCATTAATATTTAATAAATTACGAGACATTTAATATAAAATATATATTAAAATAAATTTTTATATTAAATAATAGTATGAATAAAAGATTAAAAGATATCGAAAATAGTTTAAATAATTTAAATATTAGTTCAAAAACTAATTTGGATAATTTACAAAAAAAATATAAAAATGAATTACTAGATTATAATTTAATTAATAGCCTTGCAGAATTTTCAACATTACAATTAAAAGGAACTATTAGATATATTAATAAATATTCTGAACAATTAAGATATGGTGGATTATTAATTAAAATATATAATAAAAAATTTACAGATGATTGGTATGCAATTATTTTAAAACCAAATAATAAAAGATATAATGTACCATTTAATAATAATTATATATTTTATAAAAAAACAAAAGAAGATGATTTTAGAGACTGGGCAGATTTATTTATAAAAGAAATTGATGGCGGTAATTATAATATTATATAATAAATTTACCACATTGACATTTTCTTAGAAGCCTTCTTTGAAGCTTTCTTAGAACTCTTCTTAGAACTCTTCTTAGATCCCTTCTTAGAACTCTTCTTAGATCCCTTCTTTGAAGCCTTCTTACCACCAACTAATTCTTCAACAGCACCTCCTCTCATTCTTCGAGATCCCTTTCTAGATGCTTTCTTAGATCCCTTCTTAGAAGCTTTCTTAGATCCCTTCTTAGAAGCTTTCTTACCACCAACTAATTCTTCAACCGCACCTCCTCTCATTCTTCGAGATCCCTTCTTAGAAGCCTTCTTAGATGCTTTCTTGGATCCCTTCTTTGAAGCCTTTTTAGAACCCTTTCTAGATGCTTTCTTACCACCAACTAATTCTTCAACAGCACCTCCTCTCATTCTTCTAGAACTCTTCTTTGAAGCCTTTTTGGATCCTTTCTTAGAAGCCTTCTTAGATCCCTTCTTAGAACTCTTTCTGGATGCTTTCTTACCACCAACTAATTCTTCAACAGCACCTCCTCTCATTCTTCTAGATCCCTTTCTAGATGCTTTCTTAGAAGCCTTTTTAGATCCCTTCTTAGAACTCTTTCTAGATGCTTTCTTACCACCAACTAATTCTTCAATAGCACCTCCTCTCATTCTTCTAGAACTCTTCTTTGATGCCTTCTTAGATGCTTTCTTGGATCCCTTCTTAGAACCCTTCTTTGAACCCTTTCTAGAAGCTTTCTTACCACCAACTAATTCTTCAATAGCACCTCCTCTCATTCTTCTAGAACTCTTCTTTGATGCCTTCTTAGATGCTTTCTTGGATCCCTTCTTAGAACCCTTCTTTGAACCCTTTCTAGAAGCCTTTCTAGAAGCTTTCTTACCCCCAACTAATTCTTCAACAGCACCTCCTCTCATTCTTCGAGATCCCTTCTTAGAAGCCTTCTTAGATGCTTTCTTTGAACCCTTCTTTGAAGCCTTCTTACCCCCAACTAATTCTTCAACAGCACCTCCTTTCATCTTCTTAGATCCTTTCTTAGAAGCCTTCTTAGAACCACTAAGAGCGCTAGCAACATATTTAGCAGCAAAAGATAAATGTTTATTCTTCTTTACAAAAGCAACAACTTCTTTAGCATTCATCATTTTAGGAGCAACATCAGTTTGATTTCGTTCTTTTTCTTCTTTAACACTAAAAGAATCATCTTGTTGTTTAATATAGATTTTATGAAATGTTTTTGCATCAGATTTAAAATACTTAACAGTAAGATAATCACCATCAATAACTTTATGTTCTTCAACAACAGGTTTATCATTTACCATTTCTTTTATATAATAAGTATATTGATACTTAATATTGTTTGGATTAAGATTCTGTTCCATATATAAATCTATGTAAGAAATAATATTTAAAAATTATTAAAATATTATTTTTAAATATTTTAATAATTTTATAGTACTATATTATATGCCAAGTGTAATTGATACAAATGTATTAATACCTATTAGTACAAAAATAATTTTACATTTCGTACTTCCTAAATCACAATATTCTAATATATATGAACTCATTATTGTATTTACAACAGTAGTTATTTCCAATGGAAGGAAATTATATTCATCATGTTCTGATATTAAATCAGATGGAGTATGGGCAAAATTTTTAAATATAGTGAAAATATTTAATGATTCAATAATATTATTAGGCGGTGCTGAATTATTAAGTAATCCAGTATTAAATTATGTACCTACATTAGGATCTATTGTTAATTATCATCCATCTGGTGCATTAATTAGAAAATTTATTTGGTCAGGAATATATTTAGTAGAATATATATTATTAAATTGGAGTAATAATGCAAATTTAAATGCATTATGTAATAATTCATCTTTATTATGTCCTACAGATTCTTTAGCAAATAATACATTATTAATGATTTTAGTACTTTTTTTAACAATTTCTTATATGATATATAGTTCTAAAAATCCACACATGTTACCACCATATAATATGGTACCTAATATGATGCCAAATTATAACTTATTACAAGCACAAAAACAACATGCAATGCAATTTACTAATCCTATGGCAGCAGCACAACAACAATATATGAAGCAAATGCAACAATTTAATGTAAATAAAAATTTAGAAAATTTAACAAATAATTTACAAAAACAACAATCTAATTTACAATCTAATTTGCAAGCTAATTTAACAAAGAATTTACCTAATATACCAACTGTTTCTGATATGAATTTATCAGATATAAATAAACAAGCTATACAAAATTATGCAAAAGAAGTATAAAATAATATATAAATATATAATTACTAAATATTATATATTTCTATATTTCAGAATGAGTAAATTAAAATATATTGATGATGATAATGATGTTGATTTTTTAGATGAAGATATTGAAGAAGATGCTGAAATAATTGAAGAAACTGTTGAAAAAGAAGAAGATGAATCAGAAGATGATTTTGATGAAGAAAATAGATTAAAAATGAAAGAAGCATATGAGAAATATATTAATCGATTAAATGAAGAGAAATTAAATGAAGAAATGAAAACAATTAATATAGATACTATTAAAAAAAAAGAAAATAAAAAAAAGACAGTACCAAATAAAATATCATTAGATAAATTTATTTTAGATCAAAAAAATATAGAAAATGCAAATAAACCAAAAAAATTTGTCTCAAAAAGAGTAGAAGATAAAATGAAAACGAAAAATATTATTGTTAATACATATAAAAAAAGAGAATTTAATCCTAGAAAACCACCATATAATTTAGTTACTATATTACAAAATAATAATAATCTGCAAAACAGTCTGCAAAGCAGTCTGCAAAGCAGTATTTTAGATAATACTGATTTTCCATCACTTTAATTATTTCTTTGATTTAATTTTTGGAAATTTAAAAGATACCCAACATAAAGCAGCAAAAACAGAACCATATTTTTTTGTAATTTTTAATGAATCATATACAAATATTTTACCTGGATGTATAATATAACCTTTTGATGTTTTATTATTTTCAAACATTATTACTTTATCTTTAATGTCTCCATATCCTCTTCGTTCAATTAATCCTTTTAACGAAAATGATAAACTTTTTATTGCTTCTTCTCTAGTTCCACTACCAGAATATTCTAATGCAAATCCACCTAAATATTTATTTTTATTATCATATACATCTGTTGTTAAAACAGCTGCACTTATAAATTTTCCTTTCTCACCATTAGCTTGTGCTTTTATGCATTCCATAACTTCACCCCATTTAATTCTTTTTAATCCATCTTTTTTTGATATTAATTTTGCATCGGTTGGTATTACACTAGTATATTCTATTACATTACAATTTTGTATTCCTGCTTTTGTTAATGCGGCATCATATGACCCAGTTTCATATTTTAATCCTTCTGACCCTGCATCTGATTCTCCATTTCCAGAAGTGATAAAATATTCATATGGAATTCTATTTCCTAATAACATTATATATATATTGATATTATTTTTTTTTGTTAATTTTTTACAAAGTAATTATTTATATATATTATAATAATAATGATATATAAAAATAATATTATTTTAATAGTTGGATTATTTTTATTAGTAGTAATAATAATTATAAATTGTAAATGTATTGAAAAATTTACAAATGAAAAAAAATATAATATAGCAATTATGAGTATATTTAAAAATGAACATGACTATATGAAAGAATGGATAGATCATCATTTATCACAAGGTATTGAACATATATATTTATATTGTAATGATCCAAATAAATCTAATTATCCTTATTTATATAATTCGGAATACAATTCTAAATATAATAATAAAATAACAGTTATTGATTGGGTTAATAAACAAAATAATGGAGTTAATACTATTCAAAAACAAGCATATTATGATTGTGTTCAAAAATATTCAAATGATTGTCAATTTTTATTAATGTTAGATTTAGATGAATTTTTAAAACCAATTAATAATTTTAAAACAATTAAAGAATATATATATAGTTTAAAATCAAATTGGAATAATATTAAAGCATTTAAAATTCAAAGATATAATTTTGGTTCAAGTGGTCATAAAACAAAACCAAAAGGAAATGTAGTTTCTAGTTATAAATATCGTGAAAAAATATGTTCTAGTTATAAAACGATGGCTAATTGTGATTATATTGATAAAAAATCAAGATTTTTTGGGGTACATGATTTCATTTTCTTAAGGAAAAAAGGAAAAATATATAATAATTATTTTGGTTATTTTGAAGAAAATAATTATATTCCAAATGGTTGTAAAGAAAATACTATAAATGAAATATCCATGGTAATTAATCATTATTATACCAAATCATATGAAGAATATTTATCTAGATGTAATTTATGGGAAAAAGGTGGAGTTAATCCAATAAATTATAGACATAATTGTATTAATAAATTTAAAAAAGATGATATAAATGAAGTATTAGATATGAAATATTAGATAAATAAATTATAATTATTTATAATTATTTATAATGATTTAATATATGTATATAATAAATTTACACCCCAACTATTTACCATATTATGTTGAAATGTAGGAGCAGCAATATCCAAATGTATCCATGGTATTGATGATGATGTAAAAAAATTTAAAAATGAGCCAGCAATAACACATTCGCTACGAGTATTATAATTATGATTAGCAATATGAGCAACATTGCTTTTATGATATTGATTATATTCTTCATATAATTTTAATTTATCAACATATTCACCAGTTATATCACCAGTATTAATCATTTTATCTAAATATACTGAACCTAAAGTATTAGACATTCCAATAGCACTACAACTTTCAGTAATTTGTAAAGCATTACCAGTTAAAGTAGCAATATCAATAATAAGATTTTTTTGATTAATATTAATTTGATCATTAACATATTCTAATGCATCTGCAATACATAAACGTCCTTCTGCATCAGTATCTACTATTTCTACAGTTTTTTTATTATTTGTAGTTATAACATTACCGGGTCTAACAGCAGTATTACTAATCATATTTTCAACAATAGGAAGAATAATATGAATATTAATATTTGTTAGATCATTTTTTAATAATTTTAATAAAGATATTAATATACCTCCACCAATCATATCACATTTCATATCATTCATTATATGTTTAATATTCATTCCTCCAGAATCAAAGATAACACTTTTACCAATTAAATATAAATTTAATGCATTTGAATTTATAGTAATAGGCTTAATATGAACAAAAAACCATGGATTTATTGAACCTTTATTTACAGCATTGCATAATGGAAATAATTTTTGTTTAATTGTAACATTTTTATTTTTTTGATTAATAATATTATTTATTAAAGTAATATTATTATTTGCTACAAATATATTTGTTTTATAATTATCTGGTACATTTTGTAATACATGTTCTAAAAAAGTAATTTGAGTTTTATTTGGATGCATTACAATATCTTTATATCCATTTAATTGATTATATAAATTAATACAATTATCATTATCTATTTCTATTCTTATTTTATTATTATAATTATATAATATATTATGAATTAATGATATAACTTTAAAATTTTCATTTGTATTTTCATTTGTATTTTTATATTCATTAAATTGTAATTTTATTATTGTTGGATTAACAACATTAATCAAATTACTTATTTTATTAATATTTTTTTTTAATTTATAATTAGAAGTACTTATATTTAATAAAATATTAATATTATTATCTTTTGTAGAGAATGTTAATTTTTTTAAATCATTTTTAATAATTATTATAATAATAGATTCCATATATATAAATAAAGATTAATTATTTAAAAATAATATATAAATAAAACAGATTAAGAGAATGAATTCAACATTAGGAAAATTAGTTTGTAGAAAATGTAATGGACAGCATTTAACATTAAAATGTGATAAAAATAAAATTGTAACAAATATAAATATTGTTTCTAAAAAAAATGATACTATAATGCCAAATATTATAACAAATATTAATATTTTACCTAATAATGATAATACCTCATTACCAGATATTACAACAAATATTAATATTATACCAAATGAAAATACATTAACTTTTCAGAATCCAAATAGTCAAAATAATAATTTGATAACAAATAATTTGCAAAATAATTTACCAAATGTTGTAACAAATATTAATATTATACCTAAAAAAAATTATGATATGATAAATAATATTAATTATAATAATATTAAATATGATAATTATATAGATACAAAAAAACTAACAACAGTAAAAATATCTGATTTACCAGATGACATTACAGAAGATGAGTTATGGGAACTAGTAACTGATTGGGGAAATATAATGAAAATAAGAGTAAATCATTATGATAATAATAATATAGCATATTTAGATTTTAAAAATAAAAATGAAGCAGAATATTTTGTAGAAGCATTAGATAGAACACCTTTTGATAGTGTTATTATTAATGCAATGATATGTGAATAAATATATTTAAAATTATAGAATATTATTAGATATATATAATGTCTTCTGCTGAAAAAATAAGACAATTTAATGAAATTATTGGAAATTTTTTAAGTCAGTTATCTGATACTATTGGAACTACATATTATACATATTTTGAAAATATTATTAAATATAATGCATTTTTACCAATGGAACAATTTTTAATTAATATATTACCAGTACGAGATAAAATATTAAATAGAGATAAAGAATTTTTTGCAGATAAAAGTAGATCTGAAAAAAAATTTGGACATGATGCAGAAAAAATGAATGCAATATTTAAGTTACAGGATATTTATCAAACATTAGATGAAGAATCAATATCAAATATATGGGATATATTTCAGGCATTATTAGTATTAGGAGAAGAATATATACAATTAAATCAAAGTAAATATATTAAAACATAAGTTTAAAATATATATGCAATATTATTATCTAAATTTTGAATACTTTCTTTAAGAAGTTTAATTTCTTCAGATATATCAACACTTCTCCAATTATTTAACCATTTTTTATTATGTTCATTAATTTTATTTTCAATAATATTAATTGTATTGGTAATTACTTTACAATTATTATTAATCATATCATATACTATTTTTTTATTAGCATCTTTATTTGGATCATAAATTTTTAACCAATTTTCAACTAATTTTAATTTAATCATGAATTCATCATTTATAATCATTTTAATACAATTTTGTAAATTACTTTGGATATCATTTTGATATAAATAATTATATATATATTTAATACCAATATAACTATATGATACGGTATTGTATAAAATTTCCGTTCTATTTCCTAAAATAGACATTATATATATAATGTATTGTATCATTATATATTATAATTTATATTAAATTAAAAATCTTCTATAAAATTAAAAGTATTTGTTTTATTTTTATTTAAAACTGATGCATTTTGGTATTGTGTTGGTCTTGATTCAAAGAAATTAGTTTTACCTTCTACACTAATATTTTCCATAAAATCAAATGGATTTTTTACATTCCAGATTTTATTATAATTTAAATCAATTAATAATCTATCTGCTACAAATTTAATATATACTGTCATACTATCACTATTCATTCCAATTAATGAACAGGGTAAGCTTTCACATATAAATTCTGTTTCAATTTCTACAGCTTCTTTAAATATATTATGAACTTCAGTTTCAGATATTTTATTTTCTAACATGCTATATAATAATACAGCAAACATAACATGCATTCCTTCATCTCTAGCAATTAATTCATTAGAATTACATAATCCGGGCATTATAGCTTTTTGTTTTAATCTGAAAATAGAACAAAATGATCCTGAAAAAAATACACCTTCAACAATAGCAAATGCTAATAATCTATAGGCAAATGCATCATTAGAATCTATCCATTTTGCAGCCCATTGTGCTTTCTTTGCAATACATGGAAATTCCCTGATAGCATTTAATAATTTATCTCTTTCATCTACATTTTTAATAATGTTTTGTATCATTAAACTATAAACTTCACTATGAACATTTTCTATCATAGTTTGATAATTATATGCAATAATTGCTTCTCTAACTTTAATATCTTTACTAAATCTTTCAGTAATATTAATATTAACAATTGTATCTGATGCAGCAAAAAATGCTAAAACCATCTTAATAAAAAATTGTTCATTATTATTTAATTTAACAAAATCATTATAATCTTTACTAAAATCAATCTCTTCTGCTGTCCAAAATGCAGCTTGTTGCATCTTATATGCCTCCCATATTTTATCATACTTTGAATTAATTGGATAAACTGTTAATCTATTATTTTCATAATTTAATAAATCTTCTTCTTTATTAGAATCTAATAATCCATTTTCTAATAAACCCATATTATTTCGTAATTTTTTATCCAATTCTTCATTTATTTTATTATTATTTAAATTCTTGGGGCTGTGAGTTAAAGTTAGTAGTTGTTCCATTTTTTAGTATCCTATATATATTAATATATATAATTTTTTAAATGAAAATTTTTAAATATAATATTATATATAAGTAATGAATAATACTTTATTTAAAAAAAAGAAAGTAAGTTTAATTGGTTCTAAATATATTAAATATTATAAAAAAAAATTAAGAAAAAATAATAATGAACCTTTCCAAACTAAGTTTGGAAAGCTAAATCAAAAGACAATGTCTTTTAATGAAAGCTTTTCACCAGCAGGAGTTATTAATTCTAATCATAATAATTTTGGTGATAAAAAAGTACAAGATTTAGGTATTGATAATAATATAATTCAAAATGGTGGAGATAATATATCATGGCAACAATATATTTTAAATAGTATAAAAGAATTTATTAGAGATAATTATGGATTTTTAATATTATTAGTATTAATAATAATATTATTATATATAAGATATATTGAAGTATTGAAAAGAAAAGAAAAAATAAATCAAATGAAAAAACATTTTTTAAAAGAAGAAGCAGAGAAAGAGTTAGATGGAATCTAGATGGATTAATATATAAAGGATATTATATATTATAATGATAATCTATGAGTGATAGTTCTAACAAACAAGATGTCTCGTCTGAAAATCCAGAATCAAATATATCTTTTTTAAACAAACAACATTTACAATATTATAATAATTTTTTAAAGCAATTGAATACAACATTTCCAACATTAAACATTGTATCTGATACATCTGTAGATACAACAACTTATATGAACAGATGTTTATCTTTTGTTGAATCATTAAATAATGAAGAACATTTTATTAATTTTACAAAGAGTAAGATTAAAGTATTTAGTCATAAAGATGCAGATACAAAATTAATTTCAGAAAGTTTATTAACATCAAAATATCCATTAAAAAATTTTTTAAATAATCAGACAGAGTTAGTTAAAAATGTAATTTGGAAACATTTATATAATATTTATATGATGACTGAATTAATGAAACCAATTCATGAACAAAATATGGAAAGAATTAAAATGTTATCATCATTAGTTTATAGTGAAGTAGATACAACTTCAACAGATTCAGTTATTAGAGATAAATTGAATGAATTATTTAATAATGATTTAAATTCTGAAACATCAAATATGATTAATGATATTGTAAAAGAGTTTGAAACACAAATTCTTAATAAATCAAATGATAATTCTACACCAGGTTTTAATAATATAATGGGTATTAGTCAAATCATTTCATCAAAATATGCTGATAAAATTAAAAGTGGAGAAATTCAATTAGAAAAATTATTAAGCGTTGTACTAAAGAAGATGCCAGGCATGGAAAAATTAGTTGATCAATTTGGAGGCATGGAAAATCTAACTAAAATGATGAATGGTAGTTTTGGTCAAACTGCAGGAGAAACAGAGTCAAAAGAAAAAGTTGTAATTGATGAAAATTTTTCAACAGCAAATATAGTTGTACCAAATAATACTACAACAGAATTATCATTACCAAGTTCAGTTAATATAGGAAATGTATTAAAAATTGCAGATAAGTTTGGTGTATTAGGGGAATCTAAAAATAATTCACAAAACAATAATATGCCTAATAATTTGCAAAATAATTTGTTAGAAGGATTGGATATTGGTAATTTATTAAGTAAAAATATGTCTGGAAAAAAACCAAATATGGGAACATTAAATAAAATGATGGGATTATTAAATAAATTAAATAATGCAAAGAATGATGATAATAATAATATTAAAAATGAAATGGATTCGTTTTTACAAAATGATTTAGGTATTGATACAGCTAAATTACACGAACAAATAAATAAATCTCATAAATTACAATAATAATTATATAAAGATACTTTCTTATTATTAATTAATGGATTTTAATAATAAGAAAGATAATATGGAGGAATCAAAGTCTCCAGAATTGAATTTTGATAATTTAAAATTAGATGCTGATTTGTTAAAAGGTGTTTATTTATATGGTTTTACAAAACCATCACCAATTCAAATTAAAGGTATTTCTTCAATTAGTACAGGTAGAGATTGTATATTGCAATCTCAATCAGGAACAGGAAAAACAGCAACATATTTATTAGGAGTAATGAATCGTTTAAATACAAATGAAAATACATGCCAAGGAATTGTGATATCACCAACAAGAGAATTAACAAATCAAATTTATGATGTTGCAGAAAATTTAGGAAAATATACATCATATAAGATAGTTAAATGTATTGGTGGTACAGATGTTAAAGATAATAAAGATAATTTAAAAAATGCACAATTAATTATAGGAACATTAGGAAGAATATTTCATATGATATTAGAAAAAAAAATAAATTTATATGGTTTAAAGTTTGTAGTTATTGATGAAGCTGATAAATTATTAGCAGAAGGTATAGATAAAAAATTACAAGATTTCTTTCATAAAATTCCAATTGGATGTCAAATTATATTAATATCAGCAACTGTTTCAGGAAATTTATTTACAGAAAGTAAAAAGTTTATTCATGATCCTATTAAAGTATTATTAAAAAGTAATGAAGTTGTTGTTAATTTAATTAGTCAATTTTATTTAGATGTTGAAAACGAAGAATATAAATTTGATACATTATTAGATTTATATAATTTAGTTTCAACATCTCAAGCCATTATATTTTGTAATACAATTAAAAAAGTAGAATGGTTAGAAAAAAGTTTAAAAGAAAATAATTTTCCAATTACAACAATTCATAGCGAGATGACTCAAGAACAAAGAAATAGTGTTATAAATGAATTTAGAGAAGGAAAGACTAGATTATTATTAACAACAGATTTATTATCTCGTGGTATAGATATACCACAGGTAAATTTAGTTATTAATTTTGACTTGCCAATTAATAAAGAAACTTATATTCATAGAATTGGTCGATGTGGTAGATTTGATAAAAAAGGGGTTTCTATTACTTTAGTTAATATGAATGATCCTTATGATAATAAAACATTTAATAGAATGAAATCATATTATAAAATGGATATAAAACAATTACCTGATAATATAGAAACTTATTTATAAGTTTTTATACCTGATAATATAGAAACTTATTTATAAGTTTTTAATACCTGATAATAATTTAAATAAAAAATAAAACATTTATTAAAGCATATTTATTTTATGCTTTAATTTATGATTAGTAAAAAAATATATTAGCTATTTATTTTCATCCAAACATTTTGAGTACCATGTACTATTTTATTAAATCCTTTCTTAGCTAAGGTAGCTCTAATTTTTTCATAATTACATTTGTTAGGATAATCTACTTCAAATATTATCATTCTAAGTTGATCATAAAAAAATGGATTTTCATCAAAAAACGTTTCTAAAAATCCTTCACAATCTGCAACAAGAACATTAAATTTTAAATTATATTTTTCTTCTATTGATTTAAGATCTTTCTGTTTTTTCATTTTCAATAAAAGTTGCACCATATCCACCATGACAACAATCTAAATTTGTTAAATCTAATTTTTTATTACTAATAAATCCTTTAACAATATTAAATTTACAATTATTTCTTTCTCTGTTTTGTTCTAATGCATCCCATACTCTTTTATCTGGTTCTACAACTACTTGATTATATTTATTATTTAATTTACTATTTATTATACATGAAACAGATCCATAACGCGCTCCTAATTCTAAAACTATATCATTTTGAGATATAAATTTATTAGCAATTTGCTGTTCATCATGTTCTATAACATTTGTATTAATTTTATTTCCTTTAAAATCACGGATATCCATGATATATTATAATGTATAATAAAAAAATATGATGCTGTATTAAAATGTATGTTAAAAAAAATAAATTAACATATATAATAATTAATTTGGAATATAAAAATCTTTTTTATCTGAATTATAAGTCAATATATCTTTTATTAATGGATCTTCTTCTAATGGTGTAAAAGTAATTCGTGTCATTACTTTATTTGTATATTCTAAATTTATTAATTTTTGAGTATCTAATAATAATTCAAAACATCCTGTTCCTCCATTAAATACACGACCTAATGCTATTCTACTACTTAATGATTTCATAGAATCTTTTTGATTAAATATTGCTGAAGTAACAAAATTACCCATTGTTTCTTCAAATGATGCTTTTGAAATTGGATCTAAATCTAATTTTGATAATCCATGTCTATCTATTGATATTATATCTCCAGTATGACACATATAATCAACTAATAAAGATAAATGATTTATATTTATATTACTATTACCTTCTTTAAATGTATAATAAAATTCATATATTAATATTTGTCTAACAGCTTCAATACCATATAATCTTAATATTGTATAAATATCATTACATCTTGTTCTAGTATGATCAATATGTTTTATCATTCTCATATTTTCAAAATTAATACCATCTGTAATTGCTACTTTTTCTTTACTATCCATATCAACATTTCCTTCTTCATCATATTGTTTATATAATTCTGATATAACATCAACATTATTTATATAATCAATACCTTTTAATTTAATTTCTGATAAAATTATATTCATAAAATCAATAATTAATGAATAATTATAATTTATCATATTAAATCTTATGTGTATTATTTGTTCTTTATCTGTTAAATTATTTGAAATAATTGCACATTTATTTATTTTACTAATTATATCTTTTGTTTGTTTTTTCATAGTTTTTAAATTTGTAAAATTTTTATACCAATAATTTATAAATTTTGTTTTGATATCTAATAATGTTATTTCTTTATCCATCATCTTTTCTAAATCTAATTTAATTCTTATAACAAAAGGCATTGAATTAATATCTGATTTTATATTATTAACAAAAAATGGAATAGATACATTATCTTTCTTTAATAATTTACTCTGCTCATTATTATCATCTACTGAATAATATATTTCAATATTTGATATTAAATCATTAATTGTTAAAAATTTAAAATGACTTGTTATTTTATTTATCAAATTATTTTGATGAGCTACTTTATCAAAATATATATTCATCATTGGCATTTTAATATTTTTTGAATAATGTAATAATTCTAATATACGAGTAAGTCCCATACTAGCAGATGTTTTACCTGCTACACCCGCAAAATGTTTTGTATTTAATGTAAGCTGACTTGTTGGTTCGCCGACTGATTGAGCTGCTAATACACCAACCATTTCTCCAGGTTCAATTAAAGCTTTCAAAAAATTAAGTTTAATTTCATCCATCATTTTCATAAAATCAGATTTTGTTAAACCATATTTATATATACATTTAACTGGCGATATATATTCATATAATCCAATTGAAAAAAGATATTTTAAATCTCTATCGTCCTGTTTTGTATATTTATCTGATGGTTTTAAAAATGTAATGATTCTATATTTAGAATCATTTAAGAAATTCTCAATTTCATCAACTATATCAATCGGTGATAAATCTGTTTCTTTAAACTCCTTATCTGCCTTCTTTGAATAGAATTGAGTTATTCTTAAAAGATTAACAGGTAAGAAATATTTTTCTTCTACTATTTTATAATTTTGTAATGAGATTGCTTGTATTTTTCGTAATTCATCTCTAAATGTCATCATTTTATTTATTAATTGTTTATTAAATGATGTTAATTCATTTACTGATGTTTTTGTTGATTTTGATAACTTTTTAATTTGATTTGAAGTAAATCCAAAAGTTTCATTTACCGTTTTATTATTCATATTAACTAATGATATATGTAATTCAGATTGAATTGATTGATTAATACCATTCTCACCATATACTAATTGTATCATTGTATTATTTGCATTTCTATTTGTACCATCATATTTAATACTTAAATCTTCTAGTGCTTTTATCAATTGTCTGGCTATATATCCAGTTTGGGCTGTATCACGGACTTGAAGTCCATTTGCTAAACCGAAATTAAATGTTGATGGAATTGTTAAATCATAAACTTTTTTATGATTTTTTGTATCAATTAATTTTATTTCAGTAATCTCATCAAGTACAACATCATTATGTTGTTTAAAATTATTTGATTTTGTAAATCTAAATTTATTATTTAATTTTGAAAATGTTCCATAAATCCCTTTTCTAGAACATAACATTGCATATCCAAACACATCTTCTTCATTATCTGATTCATATATCATACTATTAATATGAATATCATTAATATTATTTTCTATTGCATATTCATAAAACTTATTACTAGTGTATTTAATATTTACAGGTGGATTACATAAGTTTAACGTAACTGGTACAAAATCTCCAACTTTAATTTCAGATGTTAAAACTTCTTTGAATTGATTAGTAATATTATTCCAAATCAATAAAGATTTACTTGCAGTTACAGTTACATTTCGACCACCACTTGTTTTAATCTCATATAATACTTCTCCTGGATCATGACGAGTAATCGCAACAATATCACCCCATGTAACTTTACCATCATAATCCATTGTTGGTATATATACTTTATTTTCCAAATCAAATAATTCCATTTGAAGATATTCTTCATGTTTAATATTTTCTTTATTATTATCTAATATATTATCTATCCATTCACCAATTTGAACATATTTTGGTTGATTATTTTCAATAATAATTATTGGCGTATCTCTAGTAACTGATTTAATAGCCGTATCGATTAATCCTTCTCGACAAGCAAACGAATTATAAAAAGATTCATAACCTTTTAATCCTAATAAAAATGAATTTTTAATAAACCCTCTTGCTTCTGGTGTATCATCATTTGCATGAAAATATACTAATGATCTTTCTTCTATTTTCTTTTTTATTCTTGCACCTTCAACTAAACCTTGACTAATACAACCACTAATTTGTGCTAAATTATTTTCACTTCCTTTTGCACCTGATTTACATGCATATAATAAAAAATTATCTGGTTTATAATATTTTTTTATCATATCACCAATTAATCCTTGAACTATTGATAAATCTGAAAATAATGATTTTTCAATACTATCTACTGATAATACATCATATTCATTTTCATATTGTGTTATATTATATGTTGATTCTAATAATTTATTATCTACAAAAGTTTTAATTATATTCTGCATTTTTTCATCAATGTATGCATCTTTAAATCCTACAGATTCACCATAAGTTAATAAATAATTTAATACTAATCTTTGACTATCATCTATAAATTTACATGTCTTATTTGGTCCATGTTTATCCCAAATAAATTGAATAATTGAATTCTTTTGAAAACTTAATGCTGATTTATCTAAATATCCTTCAATCAATTTCCCATTTATTATTTCTAATTTTTTTCCACCACTACTATTATATACTACATTATTAATACCCTCTGGAATAATATATGAGAATGCTTCATGTCCTGTATATGTTTTATCCATATTAATATTATATTTTGTTTGTGATGATGTATTACATAATATATTTGCTAATTCCCATCCAGGAATTTTTACATTCGGACTTGTTAAAACATATGCTCCTGATAATGTATCATCTTTACCACCTATAATTGGACTTGAATCTTTTGTTCCTATTATTTGATATTTAACATTTGCTATCATTTTTAATTCATTCCTTGCTTGAATTGATTGTGCTAAAAACATATTCATTTCATCACCATCAAAATCTGCACCATATGGCTTTGTTACTGATACATTCATTCTAAATGTATTTAAATTATCATTATCTATTACTTGAATTCTATGACCCATCATTGATGGCTTGTGTAATGTAGGTTGTCTGTTAAATAATACATAATCACCATTTATACTATGTCTTTCAACAATATCACCAATGTTTAATCTTATTGTTTTTTTCCGATACTTTAATTCTATTTTTTGAATATTTCTATCATCATTATTATTTGTTTTAATAACATAATTTGCTCCTGGATATATATCTCTACCATTTTTTACTAATTGACTTAGATATTTGATATTATATGATGTTACTTCTTCTGGAATTGTAATTTCCATTGCTATACTTTTTGGAACACCAACTTCATCAATATCAATATATGGATCTGATGTAATAACAGTTCTTGCACTAAAATCAACTCTTTTTGCCATTAAGTTTGATCTCACTCTTCCACCTTTACCCTTTATTCTTTCACTAATAGATTTAGTAGGTCGCCCACCTGTTTTAAATAAGGTTTGTGGTAATTTTAATGTTTCATTATCATAAAAAATAGCAACATGATATTGTAATAATTTATATATATCCTGATTATATGCTGACATATCAATATTAGAATTCTCTTTTTGTAATTGATGTCTTAATCTATTATTTGTATTAATTATATCTGATATTTTTAATGTTAATGAATCTTCCATTGTTGCTGATGATAAAAAATCAACTTTACTTGTTGGTCTTATATTAACCGGTGCTATTGGAAAATTTTCTATTATCAAATCTTCTGGTCTTTGCATTACTGGATTAAATCCTAGTAAAAAACAATCATTATCAGATACATTTTTTAATATATTATAACATTCTCTTGCACTTAGAGATTCTTTTAATTTCCCTGATTTATCTTCATTATTTTCTACATCTTGTTTATTCGTTGTAATATTTCGTTCTATCATTATTTTAATTGATCCATTATCTCTAATATCTTTTTTTATTAATGGTACTGGCACACCGCAATAATTACAATAACTAATATTTTTACTTAATGATTTAATTTCTTTAAACCTATGTTCTGTTTTTTTATTTAATGCTTTTTTAAATAATGTATCTGTTTTATCAATTAATAAATTTGAACATTTTAAACAAATACACTGTAATATATTTTTTAAATGATTCATAAACCCATAATTAAATACAGGTTCAGATAAAACTGTATGACCAAAATGACCCGGACAATCTGTTGAATTTTGACCACATGTCGTACATGCTAAATAATTATCACACGTACCCATTCTTAAATCCACCAAACCACCCTTCTTTGGTTCAAAATTATTATAAGATTCAGCTAATTTAATACCTTGAGGATCATCACTGGTAGCCGAATAAGATTTTACATTTTTATTTGTATAAATACTAAATTCAATGGCATTAATTGGCTTAATATCTCTCTTATAATATTTGTTAAAATTCATTTTTAAAGATATAATTATATATAAGAAAAGCTTTATAACTAAATTAATTTGCAATTTTTATATTAATATATTATTATTAAACTTGTCTTTTGTATTATAATTAATATTTAATTTTCTTTCTGTTGGATTTGTTGGAATATAATCTGTTGGATTTTCTTTTGGATTTATATTTATTAATGTATTATATCCAGTAGTATTATCTTGTTTTGTATATGTTGATGAAATACTATTATCAACTATTGTATCTAATGGATAATTATTATTATTTATTGGTAAATGAAATATTAATGGTGTTTTACTTTTAACATCTAAGTTAAATGTTGGAATTATTTTATTTCCTACTTTTTCTCCTATTACTAATGAATTACCACTATTATCTAAATTATTATACATTAAATAATCACCAACGTTTGCTTTATTTGATTGTAAATTTTTAGTATTACTTTTTGCAATATTCAATTTATCTGATTCTAATGTATTTGTATTTATATTTGGTTTCATTGTGACTTTCTTTTCTGAATCTACATATATTAATGCATCTTTATTATCATTACTAATAACTTTTGATAAAGTTGTTGCTAGTTTAGTATATTTATTTACTAAATTTTTACATTTGGTTTCAATATCTTCCATATCATCATTAATATAAATAAGATTTCCTGTTATATTATTTGCATTAACTTTTGATGCTGTTATATTATTTTTAACATTTATATTATTTGTAGCAATTGTATTTACAGTTGTTATTAATGGATTTGGATTAATTCCAGTATTTGAATTAACTACTGTTTTTGTTTTTATATTTTTTGAATATAAATCTCCTAATGAAGATGCAAATCCATCTATATTTAAATTTTTACTTGTTTCAACTGAACCTTCTACTAATAAATGTGTTGGAATAGTAAGTTGATTTTTATCATTCAATGCTGATGCAATAGATACCATATTTTTTATAGCAGGTAAATCCATTTGATAAATATTTAATATATCATTTTTTAAATTATCCTGATTAGAATCTATAAATCCTTCAGATATTACTGAACATTTCATATTTGTGAAAACTAAATATAATATAATTATAAATAATAATAATACAATATACTTTAACATATAAAATATATAAGAAAATTATTTATAATTATAATTTTTATAAAAACTATTATTTTTTTATTAAGCTAACTCATAAATTTAATTTCTGAGGAACACTATAAAATAGCTAACTCATAAATTTAATTTCTGAGGAACACTATAAAATAGCTAACTCATAAATTTAATTTCTGAGGAACACTACCATTTTTAATTAAACCATCTTTTCTATCAATATTATTTATTCCAAATCTTCCACTTGAACTATTTAATACTGTAGCATTAACACCCGTTTTTGTTGCAATGTATGGCGATTCTTGTGTCCTATTATATATTGTAAATGCATTATCAGAATTACTAGATACACCCATAATAGGCATAATTTCATTAGGAGCATCTGCACGACCAACCATGAATGTATTTATTTTTTCTTCGTCTTTTTTATAATTATATAATGCATAATTATCAATATTAATATTATTTGAAATAACTTCTTCTGCTTTAGTATTTGATGTTGTTAAATTATTAAAAGTTCCTGCTTTCTTTATATTAAGATTTTTAATACTAATATTATCTTTATCCAATATAGGTATAACATTATTATTTAAATCACTAGTATTATCTATTGAATTAAATTTTTTTCCTAATAATGAATTATATTTTTTTACTAATTCATTATATTTATCTTCATAAGTACTTAAATATGCTACTATTTGCATATATTCTGTTTTATTAGCAGGTTTATACATTATTTGATTTGCATTAATTTTATTACCAGAAATATCATTAACTATAATATTATTTTTTACAGTAAGATTATTTGATAAATCAATATTTTCACTAGTTAAACTATTTGTTGATAATTTATTATTTACAGTAACATTATTTGTTGATAAATCTACTGCATTTATTATTTGTGATGCAGACATATCTGGCATATCACCATTTACATTAATATTTTCATCAATAACTAATTTTAAATATTTATCTGGATTACTACTATTATATAATACATCGCTATAAACTAAATATCTATTCGTTTCATCAATAAATTTAGCAATCTTAATCATTTTTTTAATATAATTTATATCTTCATTATATATATTAAATATTTCTTCACGAACACTTGGATTAACAGAATTTACAAATGTTTCTGGTAAGTTATTACACGATTTTTTTAAACATAAAAATCCTAATAATAAAAATATTAGAATTATTATAATTGTAATAATATTTTTCATAATAATTTTTACTAGAAAATAAATTTATTATATATATATTTATGCAGGTATTATTTGATTAGGTGCTAATGTTGTTGTATTATATTTTCCATATTCATCTAATGTATCATATATTGGCATTCCCTTTGTATTATATTTATTATTTATCATTTTATATTTTGATACTACAATATCATCAATATTTTGGAATTGATTTGATAAATATGAAAAATTATAACCATCTACTTTTTCATCAACTATATTACTTATTAGATATGCATTATTATTATTTGCTGGATTTAATATTAAACCAGGATATACAATATTTTTATCATTATTAGATGTTTCTCCAATAACTAGAGCATCTTTCTTTTTATAAAATTTATAATTATTAATATCAGTTATATTACTATTTATAATATTACTATTTATTTGATTAGATGTTACATTTTCAGTTGTAATATTTCTACCAGCTAAATTATCAATATATAATTTATCTGATGCATCTTGATATATTGAACTTTTAGCATCAGTTGAACTAATATTATCTAAACTAGTTTTTGTTATTTTATTATATATATTATTAATATCATCTTCATATGATGATAATTTTTTCCCATTTTTAAATGTTATATCAGTTGTATATATTGTTGATAATATTTTACTTGGATCACTAGTCATATTTAAATGATTACCTGATAAATCATCTGCAGTTAAATCCTGACCTGATAAATCTTTTGTTATTAATGATGTTGTACTAACATTATTCATTGCTCTAATATTTGATATATTCAGATTATTAGCTGTAACATTTGTAACAGTATGTAATGAACCACTAATATTTAGTATTTTATTTGGCGGTAATTTAGCTGTATTAGCAAAATTCAGTTTATTTCCTGGATATAAATCAGTTAAATCTATTAAATCTTTTATTGGTTGTAAATTAAGATTATATGTTTTATTTATTGCATTTTTAATATCATCAATTTGACTGAAATTTTCAGATAATACATCCACTTTATTATAACAATATATTAATACAATTATTATAATTAAAAGAAATAGTAGTAATGTCATATATATTTATATAAGATTATATTTATATCCTTAATAAATTTTTAAAAACTTTTTTAACATTATCATTATAATCAACAAAATTAATTTTTTTCATATTTGGCGATAATTTATTACAAATATCTTTATTTTTATAATTTTTATATAAATATTCTGAACATTCATTTAATACATCATGAATTGAATATTCTGTATTTAATTTAAAAAAATTACAACAACAATCATTCATATTTAATATTTCTTTTATTTGTGAATATAATTCAAATGATACTTTAGTTTTTGAACCATTTTTTATAACATCAATTACAAAAGAATTCCAACTATCATTTAATTGTGGTATAATAATATAATTATTATAGCTATATTGACATAATAAAATTATAAAATTAATTATATCTTCCAAATATTCTTCAGGAAAAAAATCAAAAATTCTTAATTCTATACCATGATTCTTAAATTTATTATAATTAAAATCATAACCAATTGTTTTTGGTGGAATATATGGTGAATCCATATGTAATTGACCAAAATAATGATAATCATTGTATTCAAAAGTATTTAATTTTTTTCCTGCTTCCATCATCATTGAATCATATGTTCCTAATCCAATATAACGACTCATTGCTAATCGTAATGATCCACCAGAATATATTGGATTTATACAATGCATTATATCACAAGTTCCATATAATCCAATTAATAATGGTTCAAACCATTGAATTAATCTAATTGCATTACTATGTACATTTTTAAAATTTTTATAATTAACAATATTATTATTTTTAATCTGAGTTGGTAATGTTATATTAATATGATATGTTCCATTATTGCAAATAGATAAATTATTAGGATTTGATATATTTTTTGCAAAACCATAATTATATGGTGGATAAATTATTTTATCATTAAATAATTTTTCGTGACTTAATAATTTATTAATTTCTTTTAAAAATGTTGATTTAATTTGTATTAATTCTTTAACAACAGTCATTACATTCGTTTTATAAAAATTAGTAGTCATAAATTCAATAGTATCTCCATCATAAATTACATTAGTATCAAATAATTTATTTATAGTATTATTTTGTTTAATATAATCATCTATAGTTGTACCATTGAATTTTGGATTTATTTTTGGATTTTTAGTATAAGTTGTTTTATGTTCTCCATTTACATCCATATTTTGAAATAAATAACCATTTATATATACTGGTATCATTATTTTATCTAATTTATTTATTGTTTTATAAAATTCATCCATTTTATAATTCTTAAAATAATCAACAGAATATCTTTCTCGTTTATTTTTGATTAAAAAATTTTTATCAACAGTAATTAATTTTTCTAACATTAAATAAGATTCATTTTCAATACCAATACCCCAATATTCTGTATCTTTTTTTTTGTTATTTGTAAAAAAATCTAAATATTTATTATGTTTATCAGAAGATATTTTACTCATTATTTTAAAATATACATTATTATTCGTCTATTCTAAAAAAAATATTCTTTTACAAATATATGGATAAAGAATTCAAAAAATATAATCCGGATATCGAAATAAATTTTAATAATAAAGAACATGAAAGAAAAAATGAAAAATATAATTTAACTACTAATATTTATAATCCTATTACTGGTATTATTCCCTCGCAAATTAAATCTCAAAATGATTTATTATTAAATCATAAATCTGATAATCATCTACAAAATAATAATCTTAGCAAACTTATATTAATGAAACAAAATGAAAGAACTATTCAAAATAATGAATTTAAAAATAATAATTTGCAAAATAGTAATTTGCAAAATAATACTCTACAAAATAATTTGCAAAATAATAATTATATACAAACATTTGAAGAATTAAAAAATAATAATAAAAATCAACAAAATAAAAAGCAACAAAGTAATAATTTGCAAAGTAATACTTTACAAAGTAATAATTTACAGAGCAATAATATTATAAATCAATTAAAACAATTAAAAATTATAAATTAATATACTGATAAAAAATTAAGTATTGTTTCACGATTTCTATTACCATTAAACTCTATTATTTTATCATCTTTTTTTAATAATAAAGTTGGAAACCCTTTTATATTATAATTTTCTATTTCTCTTTTATTAGTTGAATCAATTGTAATAAAATTATATTTCTTTTTTAATTTTACATCAGAAATTAATTCATTCCATACAGGTTTAAATTCATTACAATGACCACACCAGTCTGCTTTAAATAACATAAAAGAAGGTTTTTTAAGTAATAAATACTTTTTTTTATATTTTAAATATTTTTCTTCGTACATATATATGATATTATATATTATATTATTATTAATCTTAATAATTTATTACTTTAGTATATTACATAATAAATTAGGGTCGGGAAATAATTTACATAGTAATAATAGTAATTTTCCAATATATAAATATATTTATCCAAAACCTAATAATGTTAAAACAACATATATATCAAATAAAAATCAAATAATTCATAATAGAAATTTAATTTTATAAAGTAAAATACATTTGCGAATGAATTTTATTATATTCATAGAAAATTAGTATAAATATATTAGTATAATATTTTATCTATCCAATTTTGAATTTCAAAACATATTAATACTGGTGTTCTATCATTATCATTATATGGCAATAATAATAAATGATCACTATCTTTTAATAAAACTAAAGTACTCTTTGTAATATTATTAGTAACTTCCTTAGAAATATCACAATCAATCAGTGAATCTTTTAACCCTTGGAATATTAATATTGGTATTTTAATATTTTTTAATTTATCCATATTTGTATTCATCCATGTTTGTAAATTATTCATTTCTTTTGCAGTATTATAATATGTTTTATCATATTTATATGTATATTTTTGTATATTATTGTGATATAGTGGATTTTTGCTTGTTTTGGGTCTTCTATCTTCATCATGTTGAGCTTGTTTTGGTAATGTAAATTCTGATTTTGGAAAACAACCAGTAGTTAATAATACAAAACTTTTTAATAAAGCTGGAATTTTAATTTTATCATTTAATTTTAATAATGGAGCTAATAATATACAACCTTTAATATAATCAGATGGATTAAATTCTAATAAGTATTTTAATATAATAGTACCACTAACTGAATTACCACATAATATTATTTTTTTAGGAATATTTTTTTTATTTATATAATCATGAATATAATTAAGAGTATTAATTAAATCATATACATAATCATTAATATCATGTATATAAAATCTATCACCATCACTTTTCCCATGACCATGAAATTCAAATGCAAATATCTGATAATCTTTAAAAAATTGGATTCTTTTACTTATATTTATTAAGGTATCATTTGTAGGTTGAAAATGACCTCCAAATCCATGTAAAAATAATAAAACACATTTTGGATTTTTTATTTCATTACCTTTTATAACATTAATATTACCATTATTTGATTTAATAAAAAATTCGGTATAATTCATATAATTAATATTATAAATTAAATATTATTTATCCAATAATTTACTTTATTAAATATAATTTCTCCAATATTTTCATCTTTTTCATTTGGAAATAATAATGCATGATCTCCATTATCAAATAAGATTAATTCATTATAGTTTAATTTATTACATACTAATGTAGTCATATTTATATCTACTATAGAATCATTTAATCCCTGAAAAACTAAAAATGGTAAATTAATATTTTTAAATAAATTCATATTTCTTGATATCCATAATTGAATATTATTTAATTCAGAAATAGTATTAATATACATCTTATTATAATCATAACAATATCTATAATTGTTAGTATATTTACAATTATGTATATAATTATTTGATGTTCCTATTGTAATTTGATATTTTGGAAAACATTTACTTACAAAATAAAAAAAATATGATAAATAAGTTGATATATTTATTTTTAATTTAAACATTGGAGCTGTAAAAATTATACCTTTAATATATTTTGATACTTTATGGTCAGTTAAATATTTCAATACTATTGCACAACTAAATGAATTAGCATAAATATATATTTTACTTTTTGATTTATTTATAATAATATAATTTTCAATATAATTAATAGTATTTATTATATCAATTATATAATCATCTATACTAGTAATATAGAATTTATCACCATCACTTTTTCCATGACCATAATATTCTAATGCAAATATTTGAAAATTATTAAAAAACTCAATACGATTATTAATGTTATCAAATGAATCATCTATTGGTTGAAAATGACCACCAAATCCATGTAAAAATAATAAAATATCTTTTGAATTGTTATTTATACTTTCAATAATATTTATATTACCATTAATAGAATCTATAAAAAATTCTATATATTTTTCCATTAGTTATATATATCTTTATAGCTTTTATATGTTAATGCCGCATTACAAATTGATATTATATGAAACATGCAATGTAACCATTTCTCATAATTATCATATTCTTCAATATATTTTTTCTTTTGTAATCTTATAAAAAATAAATAAATAATTAACATTTTCATACTAATATTATACAAAAAAATATATTTATTTTTGTATGTGTAAAGTGATAAATATGTTATATATAATCCATAAAAATGCATATATAATACATCTATTTTCCTAAATAATTTTCTTCTATATTTATCTGTATGAAAACTATGTGAATGATTACATATAGATAATCCCATTCCTATTGCATTTATATTTGTAAAAAAATAATCATTATATTTTAATCCCAAATTAATTGGTAATAAAAATAAATAACTAGATAGTATTGTTCTTCTCATAATAGTATTAATATATTTTTATTTTTATAATAACATTATACAAATAAAAATATTTTTTTAACAATCTTCTTCCTCTTCTGTAGATTCTTCCACAATTTTAGTTGTTTGCAAATTATTTGTTTGCAAATTACTATCTAGATTATTTACTTCTGGATTAGTAACTAATTCTGGAACTTCTTCTTCTACTTTAGTTTGATCTACCATCTGATTAATTTTATTTGATAATGTTTTCATATAAGTATATAATGGATGTGTTTGTTGATTTGCTAATACTGATAATGCTGTATCAACTACTTTCTTATATTTAGAAGGTTCTTTTAATACAACATTTGGTGCTGGTAAAGGTAATTTATACATTTTTGATAATTTTAAATATTCTGAATATAAAAATAAATTATCATTTTCTTTTTCAGATACACTCTTATTTGCTCTAGCTAATCCCATTGCCTTTAACTTATATTTTAACATTTCATGTTTTAATTTTAATTCTTCTTTCTGTTTTATTTCTTCATCACTTTCTGTTTTATATACTTCAAAAGTGATATGTCCATTTTCTGAATGACTTATAAATTTGAATCTATAATTATCATTCAAATAATTATGACTTAATGATACTAAATTATCTGCATAATTTTTATTTGTTTTTACATATTGTTTAAATTTTGTAATTGCATTTCTACTCTTAAATTCATTATTAAATCCTTTTACGAATACTGATAAATTCTCTTCAGACATTAATATTAATAATATTATTAATATTTATCTTTATAATAATATAATTAAAGAATTCTTTATATTATAAATAAGAATGGTTAAAGATTTAACATTATATACACGATTAGGTGTAGAGGCAACTGCTTCTAATGAAGATATTAAAAAAGCATATAATACATTATCAAAAAAATGGCATCCCGATAAAAATCCAGATAATATAAAAGAAGCTGAAGAAAAATTCAAAGAAATAACAGAAGCAAAAACAATATTAATGGATAAAGATAAAAGAAGATTATATGATCAAATAGGCATGGATATATATAAACAAAATAATATGGATGAAGGAGAATTTCCAAATTTTAGTCATATGTTTAATCAACCAAAATTAGAAAATGTAGTAGATAAATTATCAGTTACATTGGAACAATTATACAAAGAAGAAGTTATAAAATATACTTATAAATATAAAGCATATTGTACTGTTTGTAATGGTGATGGTGTTAAAAATATTGAAGCAGCAAAATGTAATACGTGTAATGGAGCTGGTGGTTCTATTCAAATTATTAGAATGGGTAATATGATACAACAAGCAATGGTTGGTTGTAGAATGTGTAATAGTACAGGAAAATTAATTAATGAAGAAAATAAATGTTCATCATGTAATGGTGAATGTAATCTTATAAAAGAAAAAACAATAAATGTACCTTTAAAATCAGCATTAGTAAATGGTAATAAAATTAATTTAACAGGAAAAGGTCATATTTTTAAAAATAATATGAAATCAGATTTAATTTTAATTATAAATGAAATACCACATAAAACATTTAAAAGATATAATCAATCTAATAAAAATATATCTAATAAAAATGTATCTAGTAATGATTTATATATTAAAATAGAATTACAATTAGTGGAAGCATTATATGGATTTGAGAAATCAATACTACATTTAGATGGTAGAAAAATAAATATTAAATATAATGGAAAAACAGATTATAATACTATTAGATATTTACCAAATGAAGGTATGAAAGATATAGATGGAAAAGAATATGGTGTATTATATATACAATTTACATTTAAATTACCAACATTAAATACTTATGATAAAAATCATAAATTATTATTAGATAATTTGAATAAAACATATGAAGAAAAAACAGAATCAGATATATCTAAATTGATAGATTGTAATTCTTTAGATATATTACAAAATTTTAATGAAATATATTATACTCCTAAAAATACAAATCAATCTTTTCAAGATTCTTTTCAAGAACAACAACCAGTTCAATGTTCTCAACAATAAAATATTAATTTTATTAAGTTTAATAAAATTAATATCTTTATATTAATTAATTATGACATATAATTATATTAATAATCTGCAAAGCAATAAATTAGAAAAAAGTATAGAAGAAACAGTAAAAGTAGTATTTCCTAAATTAAAAAAATCAGATTTAAACTTACTAATTGATTATACTAAACAATTAGTTGATTTTATTTCTGATTTTTATTTTTTTGATATAAATAATGAAGATTATGAACAACAATGGTTACAAAATAATAATAGAGATATTAAATCAGCATTATTATTATTACTCCCATATATAAATGATAAAGAGAATGGTTACTTATTAAGAGAATTAACAGATTTAAAGTCTATTTATTTACCAGATAAATTATTACAAGATACAAATAATTATAGTAATTTTGATATTGTTAGGAAAATGGAATTGAATCTACTTATTAATGAATATTTTAAATATTCAAATATTAATATAGCTCTTTTTTATGATCAAAATAAAATAAAAAAATTTATTGAAACTTTTGATATTAAAATAATTATTGAAAATAATTATAATGAAATTATAAATACATTAAATATAGTGGGTCATAAACAATATATTAATTGGATTAATTTTGTTCCAATTACATTAGAAAATTATAAAGAAACAAAAATTTATAATAATAATCAATTCGATTCTTCAAATTATTATAATATATTAAGAAGTAATTTATATGAACATATTAAAAAAATAAAATGGCTTATTTTTCCATATCAAGATAATAATAATAAATTATATATAGTACAAGGTTTAACTAAAATGTTACAATTAAAAAATATAATTAATAATAAATTTTATTATCAATTAGATACAAATGACCAAACTAATTTTAAAAATCAATTATATTTATTATATCAAAATATATTAAAAAATGAATATATATTTTCAAAATTAATAGATGAATACATTTTGAAATATACATTAATATATTTTATTAGTAATAATTCTTTTGATTTTGATATATCTATTTTAAATGATTTTAAAATTATAAATGATGATGATGAGGATAAGGATGAAGATTTTAAAAAAGAATATTTATATAAAATGAATAATATTACATTAAATCAAATTAATGTTGCTATTAAATTTATAATTGATACTAATTCTAAATATAATTTAGTAGGATATTTATATGATTATTTAAAAGATTCTATTACAAAATTACGATATAGTTCATATGGATTATATCTATTTGAAAATACTATTATTAAAGATAATTATTATTATTATTCTGATTCATTAAATTTAAAAAATATATATAATATTGCAAAATCATTTTCACATGATGATAATTGGGAAAAATTAGGAGACACATATTTATGTTTAAGTAATAATGAGAAAATACAAATTAAAAATAGAATAGATGATTTAACAAAAAATAATTTTATTAAAATAAATCAAAATTTAAAACGACAATATTTAAATGCTACAAATATTGATTATAATGATCTATCTAAACAAATAATTAATGAGTTTGATAAAATTAAAACTGATTTAATTTTTGAACAATTAATATATAATGGATTATTATCAGAATTTAGACCTAATATTAAAATGACTGATAAAAATTTATTTATAGGTAAATCTAATAATGAAATTAAAGAAGAGAGAAAAAAATTAATGAAAGAATATATTAAAGAAAATAAAAACATATGGAATAAAGCTTATTATTATAATAATAATACACAATTTGAAAAAATGGATAAAATACGAAAAGATAATAAAGATATTGATTATTTAGATTATGTTGCTGAAGAATCTGAATGGTGTTTCTTTTTTGCAATGGATTGGATTGGAACTATTGGATTTTATAATAACTATATTAATAATCAAGTACTGTATATAACCGGTGCAACTGGACAAGGTAAATCGACTCAAGTTCCAAAATTATTATTATATTCATTAAAAATGATTAATTTTCAAAATAATTCCACTATATTATGCAGCCAACCTAGAATTGCTCCAACTACAAATAATGCTATTAGAATTGCCAAAGAATTAGGATTAATGATTGAATATAATAAAAATTCTCAAAATATTAAAACAAATAATTATACTGTTCAATATAAATATCAAGAAGGCGAACATACAACTAATAATAATATTTGTAATACACTTAAAATTGAAACAGATGGTACTTTATTTGAAACATTAAAAAATGAAAATGCAGTATATGATATTGTTATAGTAGATGAAGCACATGAACATAATACTTATATGGATTTGATTCTAACAATAATGAAACATAAATTTGACGATATTAATTTTACAAAAAAATTAGTTATTATCTCTGCTACAATGGAAGATGATGAACCTAAATATAGATTGTTTTTTAAAAAACAACATCAATTAGATATAGATAATAATTGTTTTATTGAATCTCGTTATCATATTTCGCCACCTGGTGAAACAACACAATATACTATAAATGAGTATTATGAGACTCATTCTGAGACATATTCTAATAATCATTCTAATAATAATTTTTGTAATTATGATGAAAATATTCTGAATTCACAAACTATGATAAATGAAGATGCCCAAAGAATTCATAAATTAGGAGAACAGAAAATATTAGAACTTTGTAAAAAAACGAGTTCTGGAGATATATTATTTTTTTGTATTGGTGAAAATGATATTAAAAAAAGTATTGAATATTTAAATTCTCATCCAGATTTACCATCTGAATGTATTGCTTTACCATATTATAGTAAATTACATTCAAATTATAGAGGACTTATTGAAAAAATAGATACTAAAATATCTACTATTACTATAAATAGAAATGAAGTTTATAAACAATGGGGTGAAGAATATAAAGAAAGTAAAGGTAATAATAAATATAAAAGAGCAATCATTTTAGCTACAAATGTAGCTGAAGCCTCTATTACTATTAGTTCTTTAAAATATGTTATTGATAATGGATATGCAAAAGTAAAAAAATTTAATAAAAATAATAATACAGAAACATTAAGTATCGAATCAATATCTGAATCAAGTAGATTACAAAGAAAAGGTCGTGTAGGAAGAACAAATGATGGTGATGTATATTATTTATATCCAAAAGATTGTAAAAAAAAGATAAAGTCAAAATTTAAAATAACACAAGATAATTTAACAGATATAATGTTTAAATTATTGAATATATATTCTAGTAAAGAGTTAATAGATAATGATGGTTCTTTTTATTTAATACATCCATGTGAAAATACTACCACAAGAAATTTATTTTATAATTCAGATGTTACATTTAGAAATGATTATTATTACATATTTAATAATTTATTATCACAATTTTTAATAACACATGATTATAATCAATTATATAAAACACAATATGAAGATGTTACTTTTAAAGTTTCTGAATTAGGAAAAGCTGTATTAGAATTTAAAAGTAGTAATAATATTAATGAAACTATATTATATATTAGTAGTTATAATATGAACTGTTTTTCAACTATATTTGAAATCAATATATTATTAAATATAATTCCTGATAATAATATACAAAATTTATACATCTCATCATTTAAATCAAACTCTCAATCAGATTTAATAGATATTTATAATATTATTAAACGATTTAAACAACAATTTAATCATTTATTAGTTTTTAATTTAACAACAAATAAACTAAAATCATTATTAAAAATGCATAAATATATAATTTATGATTTAATAAATATGAAAAAACAGAAAAATCATAAAATAATTAGTGATATTAATTTATATAATAAATTTTCATCATTATATAATAATTATAATAGTGAAAAAGAATATTGGAATTTTCATAATGATATTGATATCGAAAATAATGCATTTTTTAAATTAATTATTAGTTCTAAAAAATTTAAAGAATCTATAAGTAATGATATAAATAATAATATTGATAAATGGTGTTATGAAAATAATATTAATAATATTATATTTCGAGAATTTTTATTAAAATTAATAAATTCATATTGTAATTTTGATATATTAAATTTTGATTTATTTATAGAAAAACATCATTTAGATATTAATTTAATAAAATATCTTACTACTAATACGATTGAAGAAAAAATTATAAGAGCATATATGTATGCATATCCAAATAATATTGCATTTAATGGAAATGATAATAATATGATAACAATTATAAATAATAATAAAAATATAGTAAATATAGATTCATCTATATCATATTCAAATATTATATTTTATTTATATAAAAAAGAATCTAATAATTCTGATATATTAGATGTAAGTATAATTAGTAATATTGATATTAGATGGTTAGTATCAACCAATCCATTATATTTTAATTCAAGTATATTTTATTCTAATTATATAACTGTAAATAAGGAAATTGAATATTATTTTTATACAAATTTTTATAATAAAATGCGTGAAGTAATATATAATAATTCAAATTATAATAATATGATTTGGTTATCACAAGAATATAGACCAGAATTAACTTTATTTCTAAATAAAATGAACAAAATTATAAATTGATCAGTAGCAATTCTCTAATTTTACTCTTAAAATCGTAAAATTAAAAAATTGAAAAAATTAATAATTAATAATAAATAGTATATAATATAAAAATCATTACTAACAGACAACAAAAAATAATAGTAAATGCATGTAAAATTAAGATTAGAAGCTTTGAATTTTGATGATAACAGTTTTTCTGTTAATATCGATGGATTTTGTATGAATAATTACATTATCACTTCTAACCTAGGTTTTCCTATTGAAACAATTTTTTTGATTGAAAATGAGAAAGAAACAGAATTAAAAATTATAATTGATTCCCAATGGAATGAATTATTATTTTTAGAAAAACCAGATCATTTAGTTTCCGAAAATGTACATGGTAAAATAGCATTAAATGATAATTATACTCATTTTTATGCTAATAAACAAAAGTTAGAAGTTTATGCTAATAAACAAAAGTTAGAAGATGTAATTAGATTAACATTCATATCATTTAATATGTTTGATGATTTTCAATTACCATACATTTTATGTCGTAATAACGATAATATTAATATTAATCCTGGGATGCCAGTTTATTATATTAATAATAATGGTAAAAAATATATATTTGGAATGATATCAAAATTATCACGATATATGGATGAAATTCATATTATTCCTTATTATGTTATATCAAAAACATTAACTAAAAAAAATAATAATGATATCTTTTTTATTAATATGAAAAATATTACTAAAATAGGGAAAAATATTATTAATGATAATAATTATATTTATCATAAATCATTAAAAATCGATGTTCCATTAAATACCTTCACATTACTAGAAGGTGATGAAGATAAAAAATTTAAAGTTAATAATATTGATACTGTTATGGAAAAAACAGAATTAATATTAAAAAATAATAATAAACTTATTAATGATAAAAATAAGTTTGTTATTACATTTAGATTTTTACAATTAATACAACAATTTAAACCAGAAAAAATACAGAAAATTATGAAAAAGTTTAATAAAGATAATAATTATTTATATAAAGCTTAATTTTTTGTAATATTCATAATTAAATTAATAAATAATGCGATAAATAAACCAATTAATAAAAGTAATATAATATCCTTATTTTCTTCTATCATATTATTTATATTATTTAATAATCGTGAATGTTTTTTTATTTTTGAATAACAATTTTCACATGTATTTAAATGTTCAAGAAACATTTCGCATGTAACATTATTATTAGTAAAACATTCTATTGAAGATTTTATATTACTATTACATGTTGATTCTTCTTTTTTAGAATCAGGATAATTAACATTATTACTTTTTCCCCATGCATCTTCTAGAGTACAATAAATCATTTATTAATATAAAAATATAGATAAAAAAATTTATATTATTTTTTTAATTTTTTTCTAATTCTTCCAAATCTTTTAATTTATCTACTAAATAATCTATTGAAACATTATTATATGTTAATCGTTCTAATACCGGATTTAAATATTCTTCCCAGTCTGGATTTGTAATTAACAATTTATTTATTTTTTCTTTTACTAGTTCTTTTTTTTCTGCGATTATATACATATCATCAATATCTATAGTATTTGTATCATTAGATGGATTAATAGTTTTATTTATTAATAATGAATATTTGCTATTTAAATTATTTAATATTTCTAATAATTCTAAGTTATTTTTTGATTCTAAATTATTTTCAATATCATTTAATTCTTTTAAAATAATATCAGATTTATTATCTGATAAATTAATTAATATATTTTCAATATTATTTTTTATAGTATATATTGTTTGTAATCTAAATATTTCATTCTCATCCATTTCATTTAATTTTATAGAATTTTCTATAATTTCATTTATTGTATTACTATCTTTTTTTGGTATATCTTTTATTAATATATTTTTATCTATTCCTGATTTTCTATCAATAACAGTTATATAAATAATATTATCAATATCAACTTTAAATGTAATATCTATTATGGGTAATGATTCGATTGATACTTTATCAAATATAAAGTTACCAATTAAAAAATTCTTATTTGCTATTTTTCTTTCACCCTGATATACATTTACATTAATACTATTATTTGATGGATTTGTTGTTGTATATCTTTGTGTTCTTTTTACTGGTAATGGAGTATTTTTTGGTATTATTATACTAAATGTTCCATCTGCTAATTCAACACCTAATGATAATGGTAATATATCTAATAATACAATATCATTTGCTTTTTTGTATTCATTGTTTATTATAGCATTATATATAGCTCCTCCATGACTGACAACTGAAAATAATTTAGGATGAATATATATATATTTATTAGTTAATTGTTTAATTTCTTCTTGAATTAATCTTATTTTACTACTTCCTCCAACCATTACAATATAATCAATTTTATATTTATTTATAAGTTCTAATAATATATTCATCATTTTATCAACTAATTTTTTTATTATTTTATTAAATCTATCTAATGATAAATTATAAATAATAACTTTATTATTTAATGTTATTTTAACTTCATAATTATCCAAATAACTTAATTTCTCTTTTATTTTTTGTGCATTATTCCAAATTATATTATATTCATAATCTTCATATTTCTCATTTTCATAATATATTAATAATATATCATCTACTATTAATTTTGTAAAATCATTGCCTCCTAAATCATTTAAACCACTACTATCTAAAATTTTAAACATTGTTTCAAATTTTTCTAATACTGTAAAATCTGTTGTCCCACCACCGATATCTATTACCATTATATTTTCTTCATCATTAATTGTATCTAATCCATATGCTAATGCTGCTGCAGATGGTTCATTTATTATTCTAATAACATTAATATTAACTGAATTAAATGCAGATTTAATTATTTCTCTTTGTGTATCATTAAAATTAGATGGTACTGTTATAACAGCATTAATATTATTATTTTGTAGATTATTGCTCTGCAAATTATTGCTTTGCAAATTATTTTTAATAATTAATAAATATAAATGATTAAAAAAAATTAATAATAAATCATAATCTGAATATTCACATTTATTTAATATCCATTTTTTATTTAATCCAATGCTCGTTTTAAAATTAGATACTATTTCTTTACATTCTATTGGTATATAATTTCCACAATAAATATTATCATTATAATAACCAATTCTAGTTGATATTGATGAATATATTGAATCATTCATAATATGCACATTATTATTATGATAATAACTAATAACAGTATTAGTTGTTCCAAAATCAATTGCTAATAATATCATTATTAATAATTATAATTAATAATTATATTACACATATTTTTATATAAAAAACTATATATCAAAAAAATTGATAATAAAATATAATAATATTTATAAATATCTAAATATTTAATAAAATCATAATGACTAATAAAAGACAGCGTTCTATTCCTTCTAAAGAATTTCAATTAGTTGAAAATATTGTAAAAAAATTAAAATTAAATGATTATTTACAAAAAAATAATCATGAATTTGAAAATATTTATCGAAATAAAGAATTAATCAATTATGAATTATTCTTAAAAAATATTAAAAAAACTACTAAATAAATTTATTTATTTCTTACGAATATTATAACATTGAATATCTTCACCATTATTTATTAAATCATATGTAATATAATGAGTATCTCGTTTATTATGTTTCATATAAAATTCAATAAGATATATATTATGATATACAATTCTTCTTTTATCAATATCATTTTCATTTAATAATGATAAATATAATTTAGCATATTCTAAAGCAGTATATCCTTTATAATCGATAATAGATGTATCAATATATTCTCCTGCTTCTGATTTAAAATTAAGAACATCTTTAGTAATACTAGGTTCAACACATATTAAATTATGTAATAAATAATTAGCATTTAATAATGCTCCATTTTTTAATAATGGTATTATTAATTTTGGATTATTATGAGCATAATATGATATTGGTGTTATCTTTTTTTCAGGATGTATATAATGAATGCACGCACCGTTGTTTAATAAAAAATTTAAATCATTTTCATCAGAACAATCAAATAAACATATATTTGCAGTATCAATAATATGTTTATTTAATTTATTAATAGTATAAGCTTTAATTTCATTTATTTTTGCATTAACAATTGTTACATCTATAATACTATTATTTGAGAATGTAGATAAACATTCATTCTCTAAAATTTTTATTCTATGATTATATTCATTTTTTAATTGTTTAATAATTGTTTCTAATATATAATTATATTTTTTTGTAACATTAATTTCTGGATATACTACAATAACATTTTCAAAAATGTCATATAACATATATTTTTTTGCTTCCTCAATATTGTTTTTATTAATTTCATTAATAGCATGAACCATTAATTTACAATCAGGTTTATACATTTTATTATTTTTAATAAAATAATAATTGCATAGTAAAAATAGTAATCAATGATCAATTTTTTTATTATTATAACAAAAATTGAAAAAAATTATTATTATTTATTATTTAATATATTAAATAATTAATTGAATACAATATGACTAGCTTAAATTGGATTGCAACAAATATTAATAATTATCATACTAGATCTGTACCAATAGATAATATTGATCATTTATTATTAGAAAAAGCAAATAAATTATGGTTGTTAATATTTAATAAATTTGGTGTTGATGATGATGAATGGACGATTAATTATAAACATTTTAAATTATGGATTAGAAACTGGGATTGTAAATTATGTGATTATCACGAATGGGTCGATTTAGGAGGTACAACAAAAGAATATATAAAAAAATTTGCAAATTCTAAATTAAAAAGAAAATATTATTAATTATTATAAAAAATTGATTTATTAATTACTTTATTAATTATTTTATAATTATATTATTTAATAATTATAATGAATGAATATTTATTAGAAATTGAAAATGATTGTAAAATAATAAATAATTATATTATTAATACTAATTATAATATGCATATATTAAGCACAAATAATTATAAAAAAGCAAATAGTCATGTTAAAAAAGCAATTAATACACATCGGTCATATTTAAAATTAGTACATGCCATATTAAAAAATTATATTTATTGTAATAATATTATAAACCAATGTATTAATTATATTGAAATTATTCATAATAATAATAATCTGCAAAACAGTAAATTAGAAGAAAGTTATAATAATCACCAAAATAGTTCTTTATTAAATATTAATAAATCAATAATAGAAAAAATATTAGATAATAATGATTATTATATTAATAGAGCAAATGCTACTATTAATGTTGGATATAAACATTTATATAATAATGATAATTATATTAATTTGATGGAATATTATATCTCAACCGAATATTTAAATCCATTTATAAATATTACATCTATTATAAAATTTATTAAAGATTATAAAAATAATATAACTAATAAAATAAATGTAATAAAATCATTATTAGTAAAATATAATAATGATATAAATATATTTATACAAAAAATAAATATACCATCAAATATAAATACATTGTGTTCTTAAAATAGCTTTATTTTTTTAGCATGATAAAAAAATTGATAATAAATTGTTAAATATTTAACAATTATTATATGTAAAAATAATTATAATGTCTAATGATAAAAAATATATATTTTTATTATTAAAACCATTAAAATCAATATTAAAATATTTAAATAATCCAAATGTATGTAATTTTAATACATTAATTGATGTACATTTAAAATATTATAATAAAATAGATATATTAGAAGTTTTATATGATTTATCCAATTTATATAATAATACTAGTAATGATATAGAAAAATATTATATATCAAGATTTATTAAATATATATCAAATATTCAAGAATTGTATGATATGTCATTATTAGATAATAATCATATTGATTATTATTATCCAATAATATCAAATAATTTTTTCAATAATGCTAAACAATATTTTGTTGAATTTATCATACAAACTTTTCCAATTAAAGATATTAAATTCATGTTAATATCATTATTTGAACAAAAAATTATTAATAATTTTCAAATTAATAATATATTATTTTATAATTCTGTTTAATTTTTTTATAATTCTATATAAAAATATAACACATATTCTTATTTAACTAATATTATTTGTTAAATAAAAATGGCATCTGTACTAGATACTAGTGATATTAATAATTGGTCTTATAATCAATGGTTAATATTTGAATCAACTATTCAAAATACTAGTAAATTTGTAATTAATTTACACGATCAAGCGAAAAAATCAAAATTAAAAGATATTGAATGGGATGTTGCAGAAAAAAAAGCTGATAGCTGGTGGTCAGATACTATTTCTAATAATAAACAAGCAGTAGATGCTATTATGTGTTGGAATAATAAATGGAAATTTATGTATATTACGAAAAAAGAATGGATTAAAATAGCTATCTGGGCAATTATAAAAGATAATAATAGATTTTATAATCCCAGTCATTATAAGTTAGGTAATGAAATTATTAATATTTTTCAAAAATTATAAATTCTTTTTTTTATTTACAAAATTATTATCACTATCACTGTCTGATACATAGGATGAATCAAAATCTGTTTGATTTGGTCTATTCACATATTTATATTTCTTTTTATGTACATCAGTATCATATGCTTTAATATTATTTATAGATACTACTTTATTTACAGGCGCTTCATCTGACTCATATGGTTCATCAGAATCATCTTCTTCTGCATATTCATTATCATCATCATCTTCTTCTGCATATTCATTATCATCATCATCAATATCTAATGTTTTAGATTCAGAATCATTAGAATTAGATTCATTCGAATTAGATTCATTTGAATCAGATGAACTAGAATCTGAAGAACTAGAATCATTAGAAAAATTACTTTCAATATCCTGTAATAATAAATTATATTTAGAGTAATTATATTTTGAATAATGGTTCTTATTTTGTTGATTTGATTGATTCATTTTATATAATAAAAAATATACTCCACCACAAAAAAGAAATTGATACATTGAAATAAAAAAAATAATTAATTGAGAAGAAGTGAAATTGTTTTCACACATATAACTATTCATTATTAAATAATAATATTTATTCTTTAATATTATTATTTAAAAAATAACAATATAATATCTATTATGAATAATGAAGAATATAAAATGATTTTTAAATTTAAAAATCAATATAACAATATTAAACCAAATCCGATTTTAGAATTATACAAAGGAAAATTATATATTTATATAATCAAATCATTTATAAATAGTTGTGTTAAAACATTTGGGAAAGAAATATTTTCTAAAAAAAAGTCATATTCTCGAACACTAACAAACATATTATCTAGTTGGATTTTTTCATTATATATTACGTATGATTATTCAGAAGATTATTTTTTCCCATCTAACTATGATAATACGGATTTATTAGAAGAAATTTTAAAGGATTATATTAAATATGATACAACTATTACTGACACTGACAATAAAATTACGAATGTTTTATCTAATTTAAAAAAAGTATATGGATTACAATTAAAATTATTAGATATTTATAAAAAATCAAATTATTATTTTATTAATAAACATAATTATAAAATAACAAAAAATGAACTAATAATAAATAATAAAAAATTTATTAAATTTATAATTAAGTATCCATTTATTATAAATAATTCACATTTATTAAATATATTAAATAATATTATAATTCCTGAATATATTTATATTAAATTATCTAATAGATATACTGGTGAATATAATCAAAAAGATGTATATATATGGAATATTATATATAGATATCAATTATTAAGTTCTAATAATCATCAATTAGGTGTATTACCAAAAATAATGAAACAAATGAATGTTGATTATAATTTAAATTTTGAATGCTTCGCATCAGCGATTAATTGTACCTGTTCGACATTTTGTTCTATTTATTATGATTTAGAAAGGTATTTTGGTTCAGTAGGCAGTTTTTTTAATATTATACCAATAGAAGGTACATTTGGATTTAATCCACCATATCAAAAAGATATAATTACAATTGGTATAACTAAATTATTAGATTATTTGGAAACAACAAAAAAATTAATATTTATAATTACAATACCTATATGGGATGATGATGGGAAAATGATAATGAAACAATTATATGATAATGAATTTAAAAAACAAAATATTATTTATGAAAAATTTGATATAATGGATAAAATAAATAATTCTAAATTTTTAAAATCAAAAAGAATGATATCAAAAGAAGAATTTACATATTTAGATCATAATTTTGATATTTATAAAAATAAAACAATTCAAAATACTTATGTTATAATTTTATCAAATTATGATATTGATGTTAGTTATTTTGAAAAATATAATTATAAGGAATAATTTTAACCTATTTTAATTATAATATATTATTAATAATTATTGATAATATATTAATGATATATTATTTTTTATCTGGAATTATATCAAAAAATGATATTGCTTATAAATATTTATATAAATTATATTATAATACAAAGTATAATATAAAAGAATGTTGTTCATATTCTTGTTCAAATAAACAAAATGAATTTTATATATATTGTTTTGGTGGATATTATTGTAGTACTAATTGTGTTAATGATATAAAACAATATATTCAACCTTATTGGGATTTATATTTTGAAAATTAAAATTTAATATTAATATCAATATCTATAATATATGTTAATATATTATATGTTGGTATATTAAATTTATTTATTTTTTTTGTAATAATATCAAATGTTATATGATCATATCTATTTACTAATAATCCATTAGTACTATTATTTTCCATTTTTGATTGGATTTCTTTATATTGTTTGATGTCTATAATTTGTTTATTTTGATATATTTTTTGTAATTTTGTTATTAATTCTAATCTAGAATCAATATTATGGATTAGAGTTAAATTTAATTTATTATCATTTGTTAAAATTATGATTGGTATATCATTACTAATATCTAATTCTGTTTCTACCTTTCTAAATCTTAGATGTTTTAATAATAATTCTTTATCAATTTTTGAATAATCAATATCATAATCTAATGGTCTCATTTTTTTATTTTCAAAATAATTATTATATTCATATATTATTTTATTATTATTGCATAATTGTATAATATTAATTGCCGATTCTAATTTCTCCAAACATAATGTATATGGACTAAATGGTATATAACATAGTTTCTTTTTAGTTTCATATTCTTTGTTTAATTTTTCTAATGTTTTTGTTATTTTATTATATTTTGTTTTTACTTTTTTTAGTTCAGAATATATTTTCGATTCTGTTATTTTGCAATTTAATGCATTTGCAAATGCATTTTTAATTTGTTCTTCTTCTATTTTTTCTTCAAGTAAAGATAGTTCATTTTTAATGTTATTTAATTCTGCTGTAGTTTTTCTAACTGGTTCATATAATTTAATGTTATATTTTTCTAATTTATCCATTTCAATATTACGCTCCATATCTTTAATTATACTATATCTCATATTAACAGAATATAAATTTCGAATATTTTCATCTAATATATATAAAGTAGTTTTATCTAATTCATTAAAATCTTTATTATCAATATTATTAATAATATCATTCGTTATTTGTAATAATACATCTTCATTTAATTCAAAGAAACTATTCTTATTAATCACTTTTGAATATAATGTTGATGCATCCATTTTTCCCGTAATTTGTTTGTATTATAGAATTTATTATAATATAAACTATTTTACTAATTATTATTATTATTCAATTTTTATTTTATTTTTAATGAAATGAAAATTGCAAAGTTATTGCAAAGTTATTGGATCAATTTTTATTTTATTTTTAATGAAATAAAAAAATTGCAATTTTAATATTTAAATAATTATTATCTTAATTTATTTAAAATTAGTTATAAAATGAGTATTCAGACAAAAACAAAGAAGGTACAAAAAGTAAAAGAGGTTTTACCAGAAGACGAATGTACTGTTTGTTGTACAGAGTTTAATAAATCTAATTATAAAAAATTTACATGCCCGATAGAAAGTTGTTCTTATAATGCATGTGTTACTTGTGTTAAAACATATTTATTAAATAATCCATTATCAGAACCACATTGCATGGCATGTAAAAAACCATATAATATGTTATATTTATTCAAACATTTAACAAAAACTTGGTATGAAACAAAATATGAGCCATATAAAATTAATATTAAATTAGATATTGAATTGGCTAAATTACCAGAAGCAATGGAAGAAGCAGAAAAAAGAACACAGGCAAAACAATTAGACAAAAAAATGGAGGAATTAATTATTGAAAGAAATAAAATGTGGGAAAAAATGGGTAAGCAAATTGATTCATTAAAAAAACAGAAAAATGCATTATTTAATATTACTACTGAAAAAAAAGTATTTATTCAACCATGTTCTTTTCAAAATTGTAATGGGATGTTATCAACTCATTATAAATGTGGGTTATGTGATAAATATACTTGTAAAGAATGCAATGAACCATTGTTAGAAGAACATAAATGTAATCCTGATATGGTTGCTACAAATATGGCTATTAAAAAAGAAACTAAACCATGTCCATCATGCAATTCACGCATCTATAAAATAGAAGGTTGTGATCAAATGTGGTGTACTAACTGTAAAACACCTTTTAGTTGGATAACTGGACAAATTATTCCAGCTGGTCAAATATTACATAATCCACATGCAATTGATTTCTTAAAATCAAGAGGTGGTAATATAAGAGCGCCAGGTGATTTAGTATGTGGTGGATTAATATCAAATGCACAATTTAAAAAGTTAGAAGAACGAATTATGAGTTTAGAACAATTATTAGTTAGTACTATTAGTGGTTCTAGTTCTAGTTCTAGTTCTAGTTCTAGTTCCCAATCAGATACTAATAATGTTAATAATAATATAATCTCACAATTAGTTAATATTAAAAATAAATTAAATAACAAATATAACTTCCAATTTTTGATAGATTCATTAAAATGGGCTTATAATATTAGTGAAGAAATTTCTAATAATAAATTAAGAGTCTGTCGTGAAAGATTACAAGAACATGCTTCATTCAATGAAGAACGAGTTCGTTATATATTAAAAGAAATAGATAAGAGAGCATTTGAATATAATATTGAAAAATCAGAACAACAAAAGAAAGTAAATACATCATTATCTTTTATATGGGAATTTGTATCTACATTTGGCATTGAAATGTTTGCAAGTTTATATAATTATAAAGAAAATTTATCAAATGCCAACAGTGAATTCAATATTATTGATATTGAATTTATAAAACTAATTATAAATAAATTAATTGAATTTAATGCATTAATAAAATATGCTAATTCTCAATTAGCTATTATTAGTGTTAGTAATTCTTGTTCTGTATATAATATACATTTCTCATTTAATCTAGATGAACCATTAAATATTAAGCTAGATAGACGAAATAGTCATGTTATTATAGATAATATACCAATATTAATATTTTCCAAAGAAAGATATTCTTTTGCTCAATTAACTAAAAAATTTAATTATCAATTATAATTATAAACAATTAACATTATTGCAATCAATTAATAAACAATTATCATTATCGTGAGAAATTAATTCACCTTTATATGTTTTTATATTTTTCATATCATTCATATATAATTCAAATGAATTTAAGTCCTCATAGTAATTATCTATAGTAAGTTCTAAGATATTAAAATTATTTAAATAAATTATATAACTAATTGTATTAATATTGTCATAATATTTTTTTTGTTTTAGTGAATATAAACTTTTAGATTTTATTTTTTCATATATTATTTTTTTATTATCATATTCTATATTACCATTTACCATATTTATACTTAAACAATCTTCATTATCTTTATAGATTTTTACATTTGTAAAGTATGTATAATCTAATATATACTTATGTATTGTTGGATTTATGGTTCTACCATCTATTTTATGCATATTTGAAATAATATCAGCATCTATAAAACTTGTTTCTCCAGTTACTAAAAAATTGTTTTTTTCATATAATTTTATAAGTTTCCAATCATTTGGTATAGTTATTAATTTTTTGCTTAATATTGGTTTGAGATGTGGATCACCGCCTGAAATTCCATCTGGGGGTGTGTTATCTTGAATAACAAAATCAGATAAAGATGTCATTTGACAGGTCCAATCATAACCACTAATATGTTGTAATGTAACTGGAAAATTAGTTGGTTGAGGAGTCATTAAATTAAATGTCCCTGTTTGTAGTTTATAAATTTTTAATATATTATTTGGATTGGCATTTGGTAATTTTAAATTTAATGTTATTGGACTAGTTAAAAAATTAGTTATAATATTTGAATTACTATCTACTGCTGTTATACTTATTTTAGAAATTACACCGCGTAATCCAGTGTTTAATCCATATGCAAATCCAGTATTTTGAGTTAATTCTATATTTGATATATTTATAACTATATTAACTACATTGGAATTAGATGTAGTCGCTGTAATTTCAAAAGGTATTTGATATGAAGGTAGTGTTGATATATTTGTAGTTATAATATTTATAACTTGGTTTTGTGATACATTTGTAGCAGCATTATAATTATCATCACCTGCTTGTGATGCAGTTATACTAGCTGTTCCTGCACCTTTTATTATTAATTTATTTCCTGATACATCTACTACACTTGTATTATCAGATGAATAACTTACAGATAAACCTGAATCAGATGTTGCTGTTAAATCAATTTCACCATCTAATAAATATGTTTGAGATGATAATGCATTAAATGTAATTGTTTGATCTGCTTTTGTAATTACTTGGTTTTGTGATACATTTGTAGCAGCATTATAATTATCATCACCTGCTTGTGATGCAGTTATACTAGCAGTTCCTGCGCCTTTTATTATTAATTTATTTCCTGATACATCTACAACACTTGTATTATCAGATGAATAACTTACAGATAAACCTGAATCAGATGTAGCGGTTAAATTAATTTCACCATCTAATAAATATGTTTGAGATGATAATGCATTAAATGTGATTGTTTGATCTGCTTTTCCTCCACTAGTACTTAAAATTGAATTTATTTCTGTTCCAGTTAATCCTCCAGTATTACCATCAGAAGTTGATGAAAATCCTGTAAATATCAATACATTTTTATTATCCACATTATATGGACTAGTTGATAAATTAAGTGTAGTATTATTTATTGTATTTAAGTATATTAAAAATTTAGGATTATTGACAGGTATTGTTAAAGGTCCTCCATTTGTTACAAAACTTGCTACTCTTACTAAACCATTATTTGAAGCTGTTGGATTATTAGTGAAAGTATTGTTATTAAGTGTAATTAAATTAATAAAGTTTAAAAAATTTGCATTATTTGGTTGTAGTAAAAACATACAATCACTTGTAGTAGATATTGCATTATTAGACACATTGAAACTATATGTGTCTCCAGATAGTCCAGTATCACATCCAGCTTCAAAAAATATTGCACGACGAGTTATATTTATTCCACTTGTGGAATTTCCTGTAAAATTAACTGTTCCGTTTCTTTTATTTTGATAACCATCATTTGTAGCAAAATTATTATGTAATAATTCAATTGCATTATTAGAAACAGAAGCAGTGAATGTATTATCCATAATATCAATTGTTCCATCTTGACTATATATTGCAATACTTCTTGCAGTAGTAACAGCTTTTGAAACTAACTCACTATTTTTAACACTAAAATATTTAGCTTTGCTTGAAACACCAAATTTAGTAAAATGTATTTTGCAGTCAAGTATGTTAATATTTTGATTCACCATTAAACCTGCATCTGGATTAACTGAAGTTCCTCCAGGACTAATATTAATACAAGCATCATTAGATCCTGTTGATGCGGGATTATGAACAAACTCTATACCTGTTAATGTAATATTAGATGCATTACATAAAACAGCTGTATTATTAGAAGCAGTTGATATATTAATTATAGGTCTAGTTCCGCTTGAATTATTTCGTCCAATTATAGTTAATTCTTTATTAATGTTAATAACATTATTATCAGAGGTAGTTCCGTAACTATATGTTCCACTAGAAATATAAATTGTATCACCATTATTTGCTTGTGTAATAGCATAAGCTAGTGTTAAAAATGGGGTTGCTTGGGACCCGTTATTAGAATCTTGACCACTTGTTGAAATGTAAAAATCAGCCATGTATGTATATAATAAAATAAAAGAAACTTATATTTTTTATATTAATATAATTTAATATAAAAGAAAAATTAATTATATATATTAAAAATGGAATACACCAAAGAAATATTAGTTAAAGACTATTATGATATTCATGCATTTTATGCAAATAAATATGGTGAAAATAAAACAATTATTTTAATGCAAGTTGGTTCATTTCACGAATGTTATAATTATACTGAAAATAATAAAGAATATGGTCCAAATTTAATTAAATTATCAGAAGAACTAGATGTTGTTTGTACTAAAAAAAATGGTTCATTACCAATGTCTAAAAGTAATCCTAGAATGATGGGATTTCCAATAACAGTAACAAATAATTATATTGATAAATTAATTTCTTTAAATTTCACAATAGTATTAATAGATCAAACTAATGATGTTAATGATAAAAATATTAAAAGAGAAATAACAGCAATATATTCACCATCAACATATATTGAAAGTAAAAATACTAAAAATTTTTTTCTAGTTAGTTTAATAATCTTTAAATCTTTTGATAATAAATTAAATCAAGAAAAAGTATGTTTTGGAATATCTTGTTATGACTTATCTACAGGTGAAGGAACTATTTATGAAACATATTCTAAAAATCATGATATTATGAGTGGTTTAGATGATATATTGAGATTTTTAGAAAATTATCCTCCTAAAGAAATTATTATAAATACAAATATTAAAGAAAATGATAAAGTAACGAATATGACATTATCAGATATATTATTATATTTAAATATCAAAGATAATGTTTTTAATAGTGATAATCTACAAAATAGTAAATTACATCATAAAATATCATATCAAAAACAGTTATTTGAAACCATCTATAAAATCGAAAATGATATTGATATATTTGAATATTTAGGATTACAATTTTTAAATTATGCTAGACATAGTTTAGTTTTATTATTAGATTATGCAAAATCTCATCAACCTAGATTATTAAATAATTTATCTATTCCAATTTTATTTGATAATAATAAATATTTATATCTTGGTAATCGAGCATTAGAACAATTGGATATTATTAATAATTCTACTAATTTATTTACAATTTTAAATAAAACAAAAACTGTTGTTGGGAAAAAATTTTTACACGAACAATTAACTTCACCACTTATAAATGTTAAAGAATTATCTAATCGATATAATGCAATTGAAATGATATTAAAAAATAATTATTCTGACAAAATATCATCTTATTTATTAGGAATATGTAATATTGATAAATTAATTAGAAAATTAGAAATTCAAATATTAAATCCATCAGAATTATATCAATTATATATGTCATATATTCAAATTAATAAATTAGTAAATTATTTAATTGAAAATAAAATAGATTCATATTTTAATATTAAATTAGAAAGTAATAATAAATTAAATGAATATATAAATTATATTGAAAATACATTTGATATTGAAAAATTACAATCTATTAATTTTAATAATTTTATAGAAACAGATATATCTTTTTATAATACAAATAAATATAATGATATTGATAATATTATAAATAAAATAACAACATCGCAAAATTTTATGAGTTATTTAATAACAGTATTAGAAAAATATATTGATAATAAAAAGATTATAAGTAATTGCAATAAATTTCAAAATAATACTATAAATTTAAAATTTAATACAATTGAATTACATTATTTATTAGTAACTAAAAGAAGGGCAGAAGTTTTAAAAAAGAATTTAATGTTATTAGAAAATAAAAATTTAGATATTAATGGAATAATAATTAACATTGATGATTTAGAATTTGTTGATTTACCAAAATCTAATAATACTAAAATTTTGTGTAAAAAAGTAAAAGATATTTCATCAGAATTAGTTATATATAAGATTGAATTAGCAAAATTATTAAAAAAACATTTTAAAAATGATATTAATTATATTTATACTAATTATAATAATGATATAAAAATATTATCAAAAAATGTAGCATATATTGATTTTATTAATTCTGGAGCAATTGTTAGTAAAAATAATAATTATTCAAAACCAATTATTTATGATATGGATTATAGTTATTTTAAAGCAACTGAAATAAGACACCCTATTATTGAAAAAATATCAAATGATACTAGTTTTGTTCCACATAATATTATGTTGGGTAATAATACTGAACAAAATGGTATATTATTATATGGTATTAATTCTTCAGGAAAATCAACTTTAATGAAGTCTATTGGATTAAATATAGTCATGGCTCAAATTGGTTATTTTGTAGCATCTAAATATTTTGAATATTCACCATATAAATCATTATTTACTAGAATATGTGGTAATGATAATATGTTTAGAGGATTAAGTAGTTTCATGGTTGAAATGACTGAATTAATGGCTATACTTAAAAGAAATAATTCTCATACATTAGTATTAGCAGATGAGGTTTGTAGAGGAACTGAAATAATTTCTGCAAATGTTATTATTATTTATATGATTGAAACATTAATTAAAAATAATTGTAGTTTTATAACTGCATCACATTTTCATAATATTGCAAATTTTGAATCTATTAAAAATTTAGAACGATTAAAAATTAAACATTTAAAATTAACATATGACCAAAAAAAAGATATTATTATTTATGATAGAGCATTAACAGATGGTGTTGGTGAAGAAAGTTATGGTTTATATGTAGCACGATATATTATGAAAGATAAAAATTTTAATGAAAGAACTACAGAAATATTAGATAATTATAATTATAATAATATTAAACAATCTAGATATAATTCAAATGTATATATAGAATGTTGTGAAATATGTAAATCAAAAGAAAAATTAGAAACTCATCATATTGTATGGCAAAAAGATTTTAAAGCAAATAAAAATAAATTTCATTTAATGAAAAATAATCCATCTAATTTAGTAGTATTATGCATGAAATGTCATGATAAAGTTGATCGAAATGAAATCACAATTAATGGTTGGGATAAAACATCAAAAGGAAAAATATTAAATATAAATATATAATCATGCAGTACAACTATCATTTAAATCACTTGCTTTTTTAATAATATCATTTATTTTTGTTTGATATTCTTTATCCATAGATACTGTTTCTGCATTAATTTTATTAATTTTTTCATTAATATTCTTTTTCTTTAATTTATTTGTAGTTATTTCACTTTCAATTTGAATGATATTATTATTAGTAATATTGATATCATTATTAAGATTTGCATATTTATTTTCTTCTTGAGTAATATATCCTTTTATTGGATTATAATTTTCATCAACCACTATATTTATATTATTTTCAGTTTTAACTATATTATCTTTTATTGTTATTAAATTATTTGTTTTATTTAATAATTGTTCTTCGTATAATAAATTATTTGATAATGCTGTTTTTTCTTCTTTTAAATTTGTCATCATAATACTATTTTGTTTTTGATAATCATTAATATTATTATTAATTTTTTTATTTATAAATTCACTTTCAGTTTGAATAAAATTAGATACATATACATTTTTACTATATATTACATATAATTGATAAGAAAATATGAGTATTATTATACCTAAAATTATGTTTAAAATAAATATTTTACCATTTATATCTTCCATATATATATATGATATATAATATAATATTATTAATAATTTTTATTATTGTAATTATAATATTATACAGCTACAAAACAAAATATAATAATATTGCAATTGATTCTGAAACAATTCAAGAAACAATAAATAAAAATATTAAAGATGAAATACAATTATATGAAGAAATTGTAGCAAAAAGTAATCAAGATATTATGATTATTAATAATGAATTAGATAATATTAACAGTATTATTACAAATTTAAAAGCAAAAAAATCTAATAATTTAAAAAAATTAAATATACCTCAAGATGAAATTGATAATAATTTAAATATTCAAACAGACATATTAAATAAATTAATGATTAAATTACAAAATATTATTGATACTAAAAATAAATATATTGCAAAAATTAATAAATTAATAAATGAAAAAGAATTATTATTTTCAAATATTTATGATCAATACAATAAATATCTTAATATGAATAAAAATATTATTTCAGATATTAATAGTGAAAATCAAAGTTTAAATGATTCTATTAATAATAATATTATTACTTCAGAAAATGGTAAATTACAATTATCTGCAGCAGAATCATTAATGGCTGAAACAGAACAAGGGTGTAAAGTTATTGAAGAGAAGAATTTAGAGATTAAAACAAATGAAGTTAATTTAGTAGTTAGTAATATGAGTGATAAAACTAGTAATCAAGATAAATTATTATATCCATTTTATCAAAATGCTAATAATAATACTTATTCTTATTTATCAAATTTAAATACTTATGTAACTAATGAATATACTACTCTTCCTAATTCAAAGAAACAATTAATTGATATTATGGAAAAATATAGTACAAATCCAACATTTGATACTTTTAATATTAATAATACTTTATTATCTCCTGCTGAAATTCAAATGTATTTAAATAATTTTAAAAACGGTGATTATACTATTCCTGCTAATGCTAAAGGTACTGTTGTTGATAATATTAATAATATTAAAACGATTCAAGCAGATGCAAAGAAGGCATATAATGCTTATGTTACCGCTGAATCTCAAAATCAACAAAATTCTAAAATTGTTGTTCAACAAATTGTTAATTTTTTAAATGATAAATCAGCTTATTTTAAATTATTAAGAAGTCAAGAAATAGCATTAAGAGATGCTGAATTACTTAAACAAGAACAAATATTAGATGAAAAAATAAAAAAGAATACAGATATTTTATCTGAGAATGAATCTATGTTATTACAATTAACAACATTAATGGAACCATATCAACAAAAATTAACTGCATTAAATAATGATTTAATTAATTATAATAAACAAATTGAATCATATAATCAAATATATATCAAAGCAGAAAAAACACCAGATACAGAACAAACATATACTGATATTATTAATGATTTAAATGTTAATATTACAAATACTCAGGCTAAAATAAATGATGTTAATAAACAATTAAATGTATATAATACAAAATATGTTATATTAAAATCTGCTTATAATAAAGCATCTGCCGCAAATAAAGTATTAGTTGAACAAGATAATCCCGCATATATATTACAAAATTTAGTTAATAAATCAGTTGCAACTGATTATGGAGCATCTTTAATTTATAATGCTGCTGCATTAAATGATTTAAGAATTATAGAGAAAACAATATATCCATTATTATTTCAACAATGGATTATAACTCCGGGGATATTTTATGTAAATAAAATATTCAATGCAATTTTAGATGGTAATAATGATGTTAAATTATTTCATAAAAAATGTGATTTAATGGGAGGAACAATTTCATTAATTACTGAAAAATATACTGGTAATCGTATAGGTGGATATACCTCATTATCTTTTGGATTAAAACAAGGACAATTGTATGATCCAGATGCATTTATATTTGATATTGCTAAAGGTATTATTTATAATACTCAAGTTAAATATAATAATAATATTAAAATTTATCATAAACAAGGGGCTATTGAGACTGAAAGATTTGATAGTATTTATATGGATTCTGAATTAGGTCCAGTCTTTGGAACTGGATATTTACCAGATTTAGGTATTTGGTATAATACTGATGATAGAATTACTGGAAATGATAAAAATAATTATAAATTAAATATCACTTCATCTGTATATGTTGATGAAACTAAAAATAATGGTTTGTTTATTTATAATGATAATAATAATCTTAATAAACAATTAGGTATATATAATTTAGAAGTATTTCAAGTATTTTATGTCAAATTATTACCATTTTATATTGATATTTCTTTTGCTAATTCAAATGGTTCTATAACTAATTTTGATTATGATAAATATATTACTGGTTCGTATAATGGTTGGTTACTTCCATTTAATTCTTTAAATTTATTATATAGAAATTCATCGGATGGTCCAGATTTTTCAAAATCAGTATGTTTAAAAGGTCCTACTATTTATTATGTTACATTAAAACCATTAGTTGGTACTAATCCAATTACTGTTGGTATTTATGTTAATGTATCATTAAATACTTTTGATAAATATATTGATCTTAATTCATTTGTTTTTCAAATATATAAGGATCCACAAAATAAATCAATATGGACTAAATCTAATGGTACTAATTCTATACAAATTGATTCTAATAATCCATTTACACTTGTTAGTAATAATATTCAAATCGATTTTAAAAATAAAAAAGTATTATTACAAACAAATTCTGGATTACAGTTACAACCAGGTAATTATGATTTTATAGATTGTGAAATTTATCAAGTTAAATATACAAATCAATCTATTGTTAAACAAATAGTAAAGAGTAATGTAAAATCGACTATTAATTTATTAACTAAATTATCAAATAATTTTGATAAATTTGAACAAATATGTTCTTTAGCTGGACCAACTTGTATTATAATGACTGATGAATCTGGAAATAAATTTGGTGGATATACTAATTATGGTTATAATATTACTGAATTATATGATAAACCACAAAATGACCAAGATACAAATATTATTGGTGCTAGAATATTTGAATCTATTAATATGTTTCATAGAAATATGAGCGATACTAGTAAAAATATTACTTTATCAAAAGGGAAAATTATTTTTGGTTCTGACTTTAATTTAGATCTTAGTACTGGAATTTTAAAATTAGGTGCTAATTCTAATTATAATACTATTGATAATTTAAATAATAATAGATTACTAAATGTTATGAATGGTAATAATATTACTAATACAAAACTGAATCAAAATGTTAAAATTATTGATATTGAAGTATATCAAATATTATATAATAATATTGATATTTTTAACAAATATATTCCTTTAACAATTGTAGATCCATGTTCATTATCAACACAAGGAAAAATAACAAGCGATTGTTATAAACAAATTTGGAAAGCAGCAGGTTGTCCAAGTAATTTACCAGATACTTTTATACAAAGTGCATTAAAATGGGCAAATTCAAGTAATTTAACTATTAATCAGCTTACAAATGATGCTGTATTATGGGCTACATTAAATGATGATGCACACAAAACAAGATGTTATTCAAATGATACTACTATAATTAATCAAACAAATAATTTATTAACAAATATTGATTATAAACTTATATATGATTTAAGTACCATAACAAAAGATCCAAATGGAAATGTATTTTATACAAATTGTTGTAATATGGGTGCAAATATATTAATTTGTTCATATATTGATAGTAATAATATTTATAGAAAATTAATGTTATATTCAACAAAATCATGGAATAAAATTAAATATAGTGATAATAATTCATTTATATATGATATGAATAAAAATAGTTATTATAATATTAATGTAAATAAAAATCAAACAATATATATTGATGATCAACAAAGTAGCATGCAATTAGTATTTGGTGATATTACTATTAATTTCTCAGATATAATTGAATTAAAATCAACAAATCCATTATTATATTTAGATTCATCTATTAAATTAAAAAATTTAACTGTATATCAAGTATATCAAACTGATTTATATCAATTATTATCAAATAATAAATATCCATTGAAACTAACTTCTCTTAATTTATTATGTAATCTTAATAATACTGCTATGAATAATTCATTATTTCATTCATATTGTGATTTTTATGGTGAAACATTAACTATTATTCAATTAGCAAATAATGATACTGTTGTTATATATACATCAATCCCTTTAGGTTTATATAAATCATATCAAGCAACAGATAAATTTGCATTTGCATATTATATTACAAAACAAGGTGAATATAGACAATTATATAATTCAAATATTAATATTAATATTAATTCAACATATGCATTATCTATAGGTAATTTATTCGTAGATACAGATAATAAACAAATTGTATATGATAAAAATATATTTAATATAATATATCCAACAGGAATGGATACAGATATTAATTATGTATCTACTGATATTACATCTATATCTGTATATAATGTGAATAATAATATAATTGATTTATTTTATAGATTAAAATGGATACCTAATCTCAAAAGTTTAAATTTACTATATAAAGGTTCAGTTGATGGCATGGATATAAATAATAGTACTAACCCTGATAGAATATTACAAAGAAAATTTCATTTCAATTGTGATAATGCTGGACCAACATTAACAATTGTTCGAGATACAAATGGAAATATATATGGAGGTTATACTAGTAAAAATTGGACATCAGATACAGATAAACATATCGATGATGAGAATGCATTTATTTTTACTTTAAGTAATGGACAGAATAATAAATATTCAGTAAATACTATTTATGTTGATAAAACAGTTGATAATACAACAAAAGAGATTCAACCAAGTACTGGACCATGTTTTGGCGATTATAAGAATGGTAAAAATAATAGATTAAATATTATGCAAAGTCGTGAAAATACTATTAATACTCCTTTATTATCTGGAGATACTACATTTACTCTAGCAGAAATTGAAGTATATCAAGTCACTTTTAATAATATTACACCTGCCGAAATTAATTCACCTTTAGCAAATAAATTAAAATCAATTACTGCATAAAATTAAAAAATTGAAAATATTTATATTTTATAGTTGCATATATAAATCATAATATAACAAAATTACAATGGGCATGATAATAAATTTTAAGGCACTTGCACAACTTGCAAAAGAAAATGAACATCTACAGTTCATGAAAGATCTCAAAGAAAAAGATCCAGATGAATATGAAAAGTTATTTGGTCGATCTTATATTCAAGTTTTTACTGATAAAGAGATTGCTGAAAGAAATGCAAGAGATCAGATTGCATTAAAAAAGAAACTTGAGTTTGAATGGTTATATGGATTTATTTCATATATTTTCGAATCCATTTTTATCTTTTTCTTTTCCATTGCAATCATTTTTTATTTGATGCAATTTGTGTAAATTGATTTTGATTATATAATAATAATATATTATATAATTAAAATATGATATGCTCCTTACGAGAATCGAACTCGTGTAACCCGCTCATAAGACGGGTGTACTACCACTATACTAAAGAAGCTTATAATATAAATATACTATAAATCTTTATATATATTTTTATTTTTCTTTAAAATTTGGGATATATTTTTTTGCTAATTCGGTACCTAATGAATATTCAACACCAGCTAATGATTTATTACCATTTTGAACCATGACTAAATTATCTAACATTTTATATAACATTGAGATATCATCTTGTTTGCAAAGTTTTTTACATAATGATGGGAATTCATCATAAAATTCTGGGAATTTCATAATTGTATCCATTTCTAATTCAAATGGATCTGTTTTACCATCATTAATTAAATTTTTAATAAATTCATTTATTTCAACAATTGTTTTCTTAATTCGATCAACATTAAAATCTGTTTTTAAAACTTCTGGATTAGACATATAAATAATAATAATACTTAATATTTAAATGGTATTATTTACATAATAGTGTATTATTTACATAATAGTGTATTATTTACATAATAGTGTATTATTTACATAATAGTGTATTATTTACATAATAGTGTATTATTTACATAATAGTGTATTATTTACATAATAGTGTATTATTTACAT